ACTTTTTCATCAACCCGGCAGACCAGTCCGGATTGAGGAAAGAACTGGATTCCTCCAGCGCCGCATTACGCCGACCCAACGAGGGCCGGTAATTATGCAGCCAGACGACTCGGAGCACCGTCTTGAGTGCCGCGATCTGCTCGTAACGAGCAACCGCGTCGTGGTCGCCCAGCAGGACGACAACACGAACCTTGAAACGACTCTGGCCAGCGCAAACGTCTTCGTAGATTTTTTTGATCTCGTTGACGTCGCTGGTAACCGGTTTTCCGTTCAGCCACGGGAAGTAGTTCTCGTCGGAGGCTACCTCGCCGTTGCAGTGCGGGAAAACCAGCACGTCGGAGCCAGAAACTCCGGCGTACCCAGCCGCGTTAGCGAGGTCACAGGCGATCTGGGCCTGCTGCTCGCAACTCGGCGAAATGTCTGGAAGAAACAGCGCGACAGGGCGACCACTGACGCTGTCTTCCTTGAGGGCGTTTTGCAACGGACGCCGGACAAGCATCCTGTTAACAAGTTTACGCGCACTCAATACAGGAATCGGACCCAGTTGGGCACCTGAAGTCCCTGCCTGCAAGACAAGCCGATTAATCAGTTCGGCCATCTGACTCCGCAACTTTTGCGGAACACGCCGCAACCTCCCGTGGGAAGTTGTCAGGTGTTTCCGGGCGGAGAGCGAGGGACCCGACTTGCCGGGGACGGGTTTCACCGCCGCCTGCTTGCGCGTCTCTCGCAACAACTTCTTTGCCTGCTGGAGATTCTTTGCGGCCTCAGCAGAGTTCGGGTTCTGCTGCGCAGCCCGCACGGCCTGCCGAAACATCTCCTTAGCCTGCTGCAACACCTGCTGCGGGTGCGGCTGCTGGGGTTGGGCGGGCGCAGAACCGGTTGGCTGCGCACGCGACTGCCCCTGCTGCGGCTGAGATTGCGGGTCAGGCTCGCCGGGGCCGTTCAGGCCGGGAGGCGGTTCCGACTGGCTATCTGAGCCTTGACCGCCCTGCTGCGGTTGCTGCGGCTGGTCGCCTTCCTGATCCTGCTGCGGCTGCTTTTCAGCGGCCTCGCGTTCCAGTGCGTCTAGAACGTCAGAAAGATCGGATTCGGGACCGTACCGCCGCGCCAACGAGTCGATTAAAGACTGCGGGTTAGCAGTGCGGCCAGCGCGGCCACACTCAGCACAACCACACGTGTTCTTAATCAACCCGTTGTTAAGCACTACACGCCGGAAGCGGTTGTGCCCTGCCACGAAATTGGCCAGCCGGGCCACGGTAGACCGCTCACTGTAAATGTCGTCATCAATGACGGTGCCGCCGGCACGCCGAGACGCGCTCAGAAACTTCTGCATGTCTCGAAGAGTTAAAGCCATGGGGCATGACCTCCTTTCGTGGCGTGGGTGTAGGGGGCGCGATTCCCGCCACAGAATCGCGCCCCCATTAACTACTTCCGACCGAACTCGCCGAACAGGACCGAACCCGGCGATCGAACTTCACGTTCAATCGCGCTGCGGTCCTTCGGGTCCTTTACGAGGAACCCGTCAATCAGCGCGTCGGTATCCGCCGCGGACTCCACCAAAACACGAGACCGCAGAAGTTCGCGCAACTCCTGAAGACTCGGCTTGGATTCGCCGCGGGTCCGGATGGCGTTGGCCATGCGAACCACCAGCCGACAGGCCCCGCCGGGCGCACCGGTCGACTTCCGCAGAACGTCGACTTCGATGTGCTCGGGCAGGAACTCCATGATCACGCGAAAACACCGCCGCTTCACGGCCTCCGGCAAGTCCGTCTCTTCGTTCGCGGTGAGCACGATGAAGAGCCGGCGCAGGTTGGCCTGATGCATGTGGTGTCGGGCGTCGGGTACCCGACCATGCTGGAGAAAGTCCAGAATGAGCGGGTAGAACCGACTGCCAGCCTTCTCCACCTCGTCGAGAGTGATCACGACGTCGTGGTGTGCCGTCGCCTTAACAGCGCGCAGCAACTGGCCGTCAAGGTACGCGTCGTCAGCGTGTTCAACGCCGACCGCGACCTTTCCGATGTCCACACCCTGATTTACCTCTTCATTGGTCAACCACGGGTGGCACGGAATGAAGTAATGCTTGGCCTTCCTGCCGCGCGCGAAGCACTCGGCAAAGAAGGTCTTTCCAGTTCCGGGCGCGCCCACAAGGAGCGCGGCCCGAACCGTGTCGGTGACGAGGGCCAGCAACTTTGCGGCCAGACTCTCGCGACGACGAGCATGGTAGCCGGGCAGCAACGTTTCGATTGCGGACATGCGCATCTCCTGTGTGATATAAAGCGTGCACTACAGAATATGCCCGGATTTTGCTATTTATTTAGCACCCCGCTGATATCTAAAAAAAGGGCCAACCACGCTGGCCCTGTGCGTTTCCGAACATCACGCCGGCACCTCAACCGCGAGGCCGCCGTGCGCGTTTACCACCGCCTCCACAACTTCGACCGGAACCCAGCCGTAGACCGTCTCCGTCGGCTTTTCGGGGGATTCGGCGTACGCCATGAACTCCTCGACGCGCTCCGACGGAAACCCGATCTCGACGGCGACCCATGGGCCGATGTTTTCCCGCGGCGAGCAGTACGTGTATTCCGAAGCCTGCGCAGAGAATGTTAAACCATCGGCACACCTGATTCTTTTCATCTGGCGCATCATGGGAACTTTGCCTTCCCACGCTTTCGCCCAGTATTCGCCGCTCGCCTGCATCCGTCGAATTCTGGCGAGGCAGTCTTCGCGAAGATTGCTATCATCAGCCAGATAGTCGTTCAAGTTAAACGTCATGCTGAATACTCCTGATAGGTGCAATCGTCGTAAAAGCGCTGGCCCGGAGATTGCGACCCGGGCCAGCGCTTACGCTACCATACCGCCTCAGTTCTGGCTCGGCTCCCACCGTTTGTGGACCGTACCGCTGAGGGGCTGCGGAGTAATTGCCGCGGTCTTTGCGACCTTGGCCTTCGCAGCCTCGGCGGCGGCGAACTCCTCGTTTCGCTCCTTCTCCATCTTCTCGCCGTCAGCAAACAACTGCTCGGCGATGTGGTGAAAGTCGATCGAGGCCATGTACGCCGTGAAGACGCTTTCGGCAAACGTCATCGACGACGCCATCTCGTCGGCCGCCTTCTTGTGCGCCTCGTCGCCGGTCTCGACGGCGATCCGCATGAGCGTCACGATCTCGTTGAGCGTGCTGGCAATTGACTTGCCAACGACCATGGTGACCCACAGCCCCATGGCGGCGATCGCATCCCGGCGGTGTTCTTCGCACCACTCGGTCTTGCCCAACTTGTTGCGGCCTTCGAGCGCCATGGCGTACGGATGGCCGTCCCACGGAATCTCATCGGCCTTCTTTCGGAACCGCTCCAGCGTGGTCTGCGTCGCCTCGTTAACAGCCTTCATGTGGTAGTCTCCACCGCGCAGTGGAAATGGGATCGGCGGCGGTTGCGCGACCGTACGCCGATAAAAAACGTGCACTACCTAATATGCCCGGATTTTGCCCGGTATTTAGGGTGTTACGAAACGTCGGCCCAAATGATTCAGGGCAGAGGTTTTGTCACATTTTCGCAATTCGCGAATTGCGTAAATCTTTGTCGCGCAAAGAGTTGCGACGAAAAAAAGTATTTTGACGCAAGTGTTTGATACGCAAAGACTTAGAGCGAATAGGTAATACCCGCACGCTCTAAGTGCTTACGCCGCAAACACTTGCGACAAATGTTCCATATTCCAGAAAACGGAACGTCAACTTCAATACCGGATACGGATCGCGTCGGTATAGGCACTGTACTTGTAGTTCGACGTGACTTCGCCGTAGCAGCCCTCAAGGTTGATGCTGGCCTTCGTCGCGCGAACCCACTCCCGATAAGCCTGCCAGCGCGCTTGGCCGGCACGCTCGTAAGCGGCTTCCTTGTTCTGGTCGTCTACCTGAATACCGCCGGCGGAGTATGACAGTTGATTGCGCCTGAATTGCTCCGCCACCATAAAGAACAGGTTGGCGCAAATACCCTCCAACCAATGATATCTAAACGGGAAGTTCTTGGTCGTAAATGTGCGGATCGGCGGCGGTATCTCATTCCAATACATCACCGGGCGGCCAATAGCCAGCGCGATCTCGGCGTCGTCGAACATCAGGTGCTCAAGCAGGTAACTCTCGCTCGGAGCCGAGTCGCGCAAATGTAGGCGAATCTCGGCGATGCTGGGCGGACCGCTATTTAACCCGCTGCGGCTGTCGAAGGCGCTGCGGTTAATAATGACGTAAAACGTGTTCGAGAATACGACGCACGGCAAACCAGCCTCTTCAGCCGGGATGTTGATCAGTGCCATCTCGCCGTAAAAGATGCCCGGGATGCCGACCAGATTCTTGGTGAGTGCGACTTCAACTTGCCCCGTCGCGGCGGCGACGATGGTCGCGTCAACTTGAACAACGGGAGAAGTGTTGCTGAGCGCAATTTGGTCGCGAAGGCGTAAAACGACCTTCATGGGCAATTCATCGCAGGCCGACATATCCACAGGGAGGCCGTCTTTGTCGTGCATTTGCCACTGAATCGTGGCGCACTGGCCTTGGGTGATCGAGATAGCCCGCATGCGCGTGAGCACAGGCTGGCCGTTTTGTGACGATACCGGTGCGCTAACAATACTTTGCCCGGCGCAAGAGACTGGCGTCAATACGGGCGCGGTATTGCGGTTGTCGCAGCACTGTTCGAGGGCGTGAGACGTGGGTGTGGCGATGACGGCCATGAATGCTCTCCCGTTTTAGTTAAGTATACAAACAGAAAGGGCCGGCCGATAATCGGCCAGCCCTTTCACGTTTAACACTGCTAGATACGAATCAAGCGCCGGCCGGGCCGGTCGCGCCGGTCGCGCCAGTCGCACCGACAGTGGCAACGAAGTTATCGTTGCCGGTGCCCTGCCACGACGGGTTGTTGACACCAAGCACGCCGGTGGCGTTCATGGCAACTTCCCGAGTGGTGCTGCCGGTCACGCTCAGCAGGTAAACCGACGGCGACTTGACGATATCCAGCATATTTTCTGTGAGCGCGCGTTCCAGCGCCTTGAACTTCCGCTGGCTGCGTTGCGCACCCAGTTTGGTCACAAGGTCGCCGGGAACGGTGTAAGTAGCGTTGTTTTCTAACGTCTTACCGTGCGCTCCCAGAAAACCGAACGTAAGGGTCTTACCCGAGACGTTCTTTACAGTCGTGTAAAGATCAGTTGTAGTAGTCGGCATTTTTTACTCCATTCTTCAAGATGCGGATTGCATAGCCGCGGCGGCCGCGGCTTGCAGGGTCAATACAGCGTCGGCAATTTCGGGTTGGCCGGCGGCGAGAGCGGCCACGTCGTGAAACGCAGCCTGCTTCTCGTCGCCGCCATTTGTACCCGACGCCGCCGCGAGGACCGCATCCAGTTGCTGATTTACAGCAGCCAGACCACTGTGCCTTGCCGCAGCGGTTTTTTCCTGCTCAGCCGTATAGAGCACATGAAGTTTCTGGGCAGCGGTCCACATTTCCGTGGCTTCGGCTTCCGACGCGGGCGTGATGCCGTGCGCCGAAAGTTTTTCAAAGAAATATGGGGCGGCAAGTTGCGTCACAACCGTGGCGTAAGCCTGCTCTGCCGCTTGCTTAACAGTATCAGACATGATTAGTGCTCCTTTGGTATTTATACGGCTCAGACAAACGTTACCTTCGCCAAACCATTCGTGTGGCCGAACGAGCCGCCTTGCGTGTTGTACGCAAAGTACTCAAGCATGAACGCTTCACGACGGATGTACATCGTGGTCGGTTCCAGTTCGTAGTTCTTGCCGATGAACTTCGGCGAGGCGAACATGTACAGCACATCGTTCGGAACGAGGTTCCGCTTGATCGTCACGATCCAGCGGCAGTTGAGGAAGTTCGTCTCCGCCCAACCGTTCTTGATGATGTCCTGCGAGAAATCACCGCCCATCTCGTCGCGGCCGAACTTCAGCAGTTCCTTGATGGTGATGTTATTCACCAAGCAAGTCTCCACTTCGAAGTGGCTGGGCGTCGAGGGCATAACCTTCAGGGCGTCAACGATCGTCTCGCGGGTGATCCCGCCCGAGATCGTGACGTTCTGCGGCACGCCGGACAGCGCGTTGTTGGTGTCGGCAGTACCGACGGCCACGTCGAGCGCCGTGATGAACTTGGAGTCCTCTTCGGCCAGCATGTCCTTGATCATGTTGTCCGACAGAACCTGACGGATGTCGATGACGTACGTGCGCAGTTCGTCAACGTCCTTAACAGCGCGGGGCGACACGATCCGGTCAAACATGACGCGGTAGCGCGGGCCACGGATGTAGAAGTTGATCGGAAGCGTCGCGAACGGGAGCGACACGGCCGCCGGGGAATCGGGTTCCTTGTCGACAACCTTCACCGGCTTGTCCGTGTCAACCTGACGATCGAGTTCGTCGTTGGTGATGGTCAGCGGGGGAAGAATACGACGGTAGAACCCGTCTTCACGCATCTTGGTGCGCGTGAAGTCATTAACCGCATCAATGGCCTGCTTCTGCATGCCGGGGGTATCAAGTTGCTCAAAAAGCGTCTCGTTGAGCAGTTGAACTTCTTGCTGAGTGGGCATTGTAAAGACCTCCATGTCTTCTATTAGGGTTGGTTAGTTCAGGCTTCCCAATCGGTAGCGCCGGGGAGCCAGACGCACCAGAACGAGAGGGCATCAATTCCATTGTGGTTAGTAGCGACACCGCTGGACACCACGCCGACCACCGGCGTCTCAAACTGCGTGACACCCTCGTTCGTCAGGCGGCCATCGGTGGCAGCCGGGGAAGCGGTGGTTGTGGCAGTCAGAAGTTGACCGGGCACGTAGGTGGTCTCGGTGGCCACGAACTCCGTCGAGGAGATTTCGTAACCGCCCGTGGCCACGAGGCCGGACATCTTTCCAGTCGGGGCGACAGCAATGTGCATGAAGTTGGCAGCGGTCTGCGTGGCGTTGGCACCGCCAGCGCCTTGACCCTGACCCCAACCCGGATTGCTGACGTCAGCGTCTTCGCTGCCGTTGAGCAGGAAGATGGCAACGTTCGTCTGGTGAACACCGGGGACGAAATTGCCGTTAGAGTCAACGTGCACGACGCGACCGCGCTTTACAACGAAGTCAACGTCGGGGGACAACTTCGCTGCGTAATCCAGCGAAGCCATGTCGAACCAGCCCTTCTTTACGTCAAGGCCGTGAGTGAACATTTGCTCAGGAGCAGGCATTGTTAGACCTCCATGTCTAAAGAGTTATATTCCAATCAGGTAGTGGGCGGATTGAGACCGAGACCAGTGAACAACTTAATGTCGCTGGCCTTGAGGCGACCATCGCGGGCACCCACATACCCGCTCGTCAAACTTTTCTCGGGGTCATAGGAAGCAGCCTTCTGCTGACCCACGGGTGTGCCAAGTCGCGCCATCTCGGCGGCGTTCTTGTGGCCGGCGAGTTTGACGACAAGTTCCATCGCGCGCACCGGATCGTGAAGCGCCTTTTCGAGGGCTTCCTTCTGGTGGGCTTCGATACGTTCATGTTCAACGCAGGCTTCAACGGCAGCCGGAATAAGCGAGGCCAACTTCTCAGCCTGCTCTTCCTGCGCCTTGATCGCCGCGGCGGCCTTCGTCAGCGCCGCATCGGAATAACCGATGTAGTCGATGACCTTCTGTACAAGCGTGTTCTTATCGGACATTTGATAAACCTCCGTGACTTATCGGTTAACGAGTTCCAGAACGTGCTGCTTCATGACGTCACGGAGTTGGCGCGAACGCTTGGTGCGCGCTTCCTTGACCTGAAACTTGCCGGCACGCTTGAAATTTACAACGGCACGACCGATGGCGTTAAGGTCGTTGGCAGCGGCCATCTTCGGGCCGGCTTCCATACCGCCCATTTCGCCACCACCAGCGCCACCTTCGGCAACGGCTTGCAGAAGCGCCTCGGGCGGGATGCCGAGTTCTTCAAGCGCCATGGCCAGTTCTTGAACGGCTTCTTCGTCGCTCGGCTCGCCGCCCGCGTCGCCTTCAAGCCCTTCGGCTCCTTCAGGAGCGCCACCCATCATGGCTTCCATACCGCCCTCGGGGGCCGGGGGAGCGTCGCTGGCGCCTGACGCGGCGTCACCGGCAGCGCTGTGGTCTTCACCGGCAGCGGCTTCGTCGGTCACGTCGGCGTTGGCTTGCTTAGCGGACAAAAAACCGATCAGAAGATCAGCCATCTCGTCGGCTTCGCGAAGCGTGTTAGCGCAAACTTCACGAACAGCGGCCTCAGCCGCCTCCTTCTCGACGCCGAGAGTGGCGGCGAGTTCGTAACCAGCGTCGTACGCGGCGGCCTTGCCAGCGCGCAACGAGGCGAGATCAGAACCCTCGATTTTGCCGTCATTGTCGACGTCCAGTTTGTGCTGGTCGCCCTTCAGGTTGCCTTTGCTTTTGTGCTCGGACTTTTCTTCATCCGACTCTTCCGACTTCGACTCGCCCTTCTCGTGAAGAGCCTTGGCGAGCGCCGGAGGCATTTCGGCTTGCTTCAGATTCGCGGTGCCAAAGTTAATCAGGTTGGCAAGGATGTCGTTGCCAAGGTTGCTGCAAGCATCGCGGGCTTGCTTGAACGACACGCTGCTGTACTTCTCGCCGTCGTTGGTCTTGGCGGGATGCGACGTGCCCGGGTCATCCTTCGTTCCCTTGTAATCCTTTTCAGCGGCCGGGTCTTCGCCGGTGGCCTTGGCGTTCGTGCCGATGTTTAACTGCACGTCGTCCTGCCGGCCGTCCTGCGACATCTCGGGGGTGTTGTCAACCGAGAGCGCGCCCTGCTGTTGCTTGATGTCGGCTTCGTACTCGCGGGCACGCTCGCCTTCCGGGGCGTCCTGCACGTCGTTACCAACACTTACGGACGGATGCGTCGAAGCGCCTTGATATCCACCCGGATCAGCGGGGACGGGGCCAGCCTTCTTTTCAGCGGCGGCCTTGACCGAACTCTGCGAAATCTCTTCCGCGAGAGCATTAAGTTGAGCGAAAAGGGAACGTTGCATCCGTGCCATGTTTATCTCCTTTGAGGCCTAACCGTTATGAACGATTAGCGTCGTTTCATGTGACATAATTTTGCAGTACACAGTGGTTTGCTGTCAACAAGTTATTCCGGTATTTTTCACTGGCGGCAGCGTAAGCAGCAATCTTATACAAAGCGTAGTGCTTCGCAAGAGCAGTTTCTGCGTTTGTGCTGGCCCGCTTTTCTGTCTGAGGTTTTACAGGTTTAACGTTACGAATTGCGGCTAAATAGGCACGTTTTTCAAGGTTATCGATTAACGTGCTGTGCGTACGTGCAACCTTTTCGGCCCAAAGCCTTACGGAGTCTGACGCGCTATCTGCCGGATAAAACTTGTTGTTTTCCAACGAGGAAACGATGTCTTCTTCTGCCGCGAGTTTCGAAAAAACGTTTGGCAGCGCGTTTGTCACTGCCTCAACGAGTTCAACATTAGCAGATTTGACCGTAAGTGCCAAGAAATCCCTTACAGACAGGATGACTCCGGCGTCGGCTAGTCCGCGTAATACCTCCGCCATTTTAGCAAATGGACAGGCGTTTATATCAAGCGCAGGCTGTACAGACGGGTGCGCGGCGAGGGCCATCTGAGTCCAACCGTTGGGATTGTTAACAGATTCTTGCTCGGCTTGCGCCAGTTGTTGCAGGGCGTTGAATTGCTGCGCGGCGCGCTTCGACGCCATGGCCGAATCCAGACCGTACGGCATCGTGACGCCCAGTTGCTCGGCCAGTTCTGCGCCTGAAACCATGGTTCCCGCAGACGCCGCTTTCTCCAACCGGCCCGATACGTAAGCGATACGGTCCGCCGGGCGGAACACGTGAGAAATGTCGAAAAACGAGCACTTGATGTTGTCGGCGTGGAGGATGTGGCCGTCCTCCAACACCCGGCCCATGTGGTGTTTTAAACCGCCGGCTTTGCAGTGCCCGCCGTTCTCAATCGAGTCGCAGTATTCGGCGCGGGTGCGGGCTTTATTGCCGCAAGACGAACAAATATCAAAAGGGATTTTGCACGCCATGGAAACCGGGATGTCCTTGCCGGAACCCAGTTTTTCCATCTCTTTGTCGGCCAGCAAACCGCCGTTACGGTCGGCGGCCTCCTTCGAGCCGTTCAGCGCGCAGATCAGTTCGATCCGCTTCATCGGCTCGTTGTAGTACGACGCCTTTACAATGCCGAAACTCTTGGCCGGATTCTTGTTGGCGTGGTCGCGGTAGAATCGTGCAAACTTTTCAAACGTGTGATGATCTTTTTTGCACGTGTCGCGGCTAAAGCCGTCGCCGTTGCGGTTCGGGCCGTAGTCTTCAGTAGCACCAATAGCGATCAGGTGCACAGGAACTTCATCTTTTGCGAATTTAATGTGCGATACCTTTTCGACAAACTCGGCTCCGGCGCGCTTTACAAACGCCTGCTTGTCGTGGCCTATGATGCCGCGATTAGATACTTTAATCAGCGCGGCGACCGGCTCGCTGAAGTCCTGCGAGTTCGGCTGAATAACTTTGATCATGCTCATGTGTAGACCTACAGCAGGTTGAGGTTTCTGTCTTTGATCTCGCCAATGGCTTTGTCGCGGTCGGCGCGGAGTTTATCCATTTCGAGAATCTGCTTTACGTCAAAGTCCGCTAACTGCCCGGACTCAAGACGCTTGCGCAACAACGGCCGGATCATGCCCGGGGCGTCGATAAGGCTGGGCGCTAATTCCGCAATTTCGTTAAACGCCATTGCTACGTCCTGCGGGTCATAGCCGGAAATAACGGAATCATTCAAAACCATATCGTGCAGCACGCTCTTGGCGCGGATAGTCTTCAGCGCGTTTTCGTGCGTCGGGTCCATGAGTTTTTGGTACTGCTCGCGGACAACCTTCTTGGAGTCTGTATCTTTGATCGGCGACAAGTCGCTCAGATTTTTGGCGCCCAACAACCCGCCGACGAATTTAATCGGCGTGTCCATCTTGGGCGCAAGGTCTTTTACGGCTTTGCCAAAATCGCCGCTGATGCCCTTTACCTTAGTTTTGAACTCATCTTGCTTCTTGGCAATCTCTTTTTGCTGGAACTCTTCGTCCATAAGCCGGGCTGCCTCGGCTTGTTCTGCGGTTAAATCTTCTTCACGTAATTTGCGCGCATATTGCATGTCGCGTTCTTGCTGCACTCTGTTGTTTTCGTTTTGATTAAACAACGCGTCTTGCAGTTTTTCGTCATCAGCCTGCATCTTGGCGGCGTCTTCTTCCTGCATCTGGCGGTGTGTCGATTCGTCGCGTTCTTGCTGCACGCGATTGACTTCGCGTTGGTTAAACAAAGCATCTTGCAGTTTTGCGTTATCGGCCTCTTGCTCCTCGCGCGCAAATGCTTCTGCCGGCGTTTCTGGTACAAGTTTTTTGCCCATGTTTTCGAATCGCGCGCGTTCCCGTTCCGCCGCGTCGAGTTTATGCGCTTGGCTGCGGACGTAATCGGGGCTGACGTTCGGGATGCCTAACCGGTCTGCAAATTCTTGTTGAAAGTTTTTATCGCCGCCAATGTAATTTGGCGGCTTTTTTGCCGCTGACTTTAACGTCAAAGGCTCTTCGACTTTTTCGGCAAGGATTGAGCCTGTAAGAAATTCTGGCGCGGTTTTCTTACCAACCGCTTCGGCTTTTTTTGAGGATGTCTTCGCCTGAGCGGCGTTGTAAGCGCCAACGGAATCAAGCACGTTCTGCACTAGTCCGTATACCGCGTCGTCGCCGAAGTGCTTTTTGTTTGTGTCCGCTTGCTTCGTGAAGTGCGGATAAACAGCCGCAACCTTTTGCAGCACAGAAACACCCTGCACGCCAAACCGAAGATTTACTTCGCGCAAAGCGTCGCCAAACGACATGTTGCCCGGCGTGCGGAAGTACACGTTCAGGTCGTCGAGGGCTGTGGCGGCCTTGCTATAAGCAGCGGTGGCTTGGCGGCGGGTTTCCTCTTCTGCGCGATGAGCGGCCATCTTTTGACTCTGCGAGCGAACAACAGCGGCGTGTTCGTCGCGCGGCGGCGGTGTCCACGTCTTTTCAGGCAGGGCCACTTTTGCCGCGGCGGACTTTTGCATCTCGTCCTTCCTGCGCGCAAGCATCCCAGCGACAGGTAGCGCGTATTCAGTCGAGACAACCTCGGCGCGTTTGATGGCGGACGAAGATTTCACTGTTTCAGGGTACAGGGCTTTAAGAACGTCGTTCACGTCAGCCAGCGGGAAGTCAGCGGCTTTTTCCAGCGTGCTGTCGCTCTTCTCGCGCTGCGTCGTTGTGCGGCCGGTGTTATAGGCGTGCACCATGAGGTTGATGTGGCCCGCTGGAATATCGTGCTCGCGGGCGCTTTTAATGATTGCGTCTGTCGGTGCAGCCCCGTCATTTACGAGCGCGGCAGCCTTTTCGATAGCGCTGATTAACTTACGCTCGGCGTCTTTGCTGAGTGAACGCATGTTATTCTCCCGGGAAACCTAATTTTTGGATATCGGCAGTGTTTTCGAGTTTACCGCCGGCGGCAATAACTAACATCTCGTCGCCGCGTAATTCTGCTGCTCCGTTATCAAAGGGTAACATTTTTGCCCCTTCGGAATCCAGTTTTGTACCAATTTGAAAGGGTAGAGACGTCAGCATTACGCCGATATTGTCGACGATTGACGACTGGGCTTTCATGACGTTGTCGCTGTTTTTCTCGATCTCCACGTATTTTACAAAAGACTCGATGAGCGGCAGTTGGGTGTGCGTATTGACCTGCACCGTTAGGCTGGCCAGCGCCGCCTTGTACTTCATCGAACTGATAGCAAAATCTTGGAAAAACGTCCCGACGCCGTCGGCCGACTGCGGTTTGGCAACGTCGGTGCCGCGGTTGATTACGGCGTCGAGAACAAGCGGACCGCCTTTGTACGCTAGCAGTTTCCAGAGCAGGTCGTAGTGCCGCTCCTGAAGCCCGCGGGTCACGGCATCCGCCATGATGACGTTTTGTACGTAATCCAGATTGTTAAGCCTGTCGCGGACATCGAAAAAGACGTTGATGTACGCGGTGATAATGCCCGGGTCAGTTCCGATCTTCTCGGCGATCTGCGCGTCTGACTCGCCGGCCAAAACGCGGGCCTCAATACCCCAGCGCGTCGGGTTCTTGTCCGCCAGCCAGATAGAGTGCGCCCAGAAAAGTTCTTTATCGCGCAGAATGAGGGCGTACATAGCGTTACGCCTGTTACCCGCCCGCTCAGCGTGGCGCTTTAAACGCACAGCCCGGCGAATCCACGTAAAACCGTCAGACCCGTCGATTTTTCGAGTCGGTTTTTGACCGCCGCCGTCAATTTCCTGCGCACGCAACCACTTCCAATGGGGGGCGCGGCAAGGGTTATCACGAAATGCGGGATTTAAAACGTTCATACAAATAAATTACGAGTACGTCCCGCCATCAATAGTGGCGTTACCGATATCGCCGCCGGAGCCGATTGTGGCGGTGGTGCCGTCTTCGCGCCCAATGTAAAGCGTGTTTTCGTCCTCGCCATACACCAGTTCGCCGGGCTGTAAGTTTACGGGCGCCCCTTGATTGACGTCCACCGCCGGCCGACGCCGCGTCGGCAACCGCAATACGCGAAAGATACGTGTAATAAGCCCGCTCATAATACCACCAAGAAATAATGCAAGATCGTTTTGTTATTTTAAATCCGCGGGTCTAAAACACGTGTGTTGCCCGCGTACACACACGCGCGCGCGACACGCACCGCCAAGCATAGCGTTAAACATTTTGGTCGACAAACCCGAAACAGACTGTGCAGTAATATTCGGCAGCACCGTAGTAAAACTTCACACTACTCATTGTTCCGTCGATTCGAATAATGTTGAACCCTTCTGCGCCAGTAAATTGTGTGTACTGAGTAACACCTACGGGATTTTGATATGTCGTCTCGCCGCCTGACTCCCAGATTGGCGTAAACGGTTTTGGATCACCATTCTCGTCCTGCACCTCTACTGGGACCGCCGTGCCTCCATTACCGACGCTAGCAAACGCGACTAGGGCGTCTGTGACAGGCGAACTAAACACCGCCGTAAACACACCGGCCTGCGTGTTTGCAATTTGCTTGCCGCTGCTTGGTACGCCGTATTCTGTCGGAAAAGTGCCAGCCGAGTACATGCCGCCGTGCTCAAACATCCCGCCGCCACTTTGGGTAATCGCGACTGTGATATTGTTCTGCCCGATTCCAGACGCCGTGGTGGAGTCTACGCTAAGCATTCGCATCCACTTAAAACCAGAATCGCCAGTGCACGAAAAGTCATCGCAGGTTGCTAACGGGTTGTAATTGTCGGCGGCTGGATTCATGCAGCCATAGACGCACGGAATACATGACCCGTCATCGCAGGTCGCGCTGGGGTTGTAGTTTGTGGCCGTGTCATCTGTGCAACCATTAACGCACGGCGGGCAAACTTGCTCAGCCGCATACGGCGCAGGCCAATTTACAAGCCAAGGCCGCGCCGCATAACTGTATGCCCGCGCAAGTTCTCCGTACGTCGCATTTGTGTAAAGCCACACGCCCGTCTCGTAGCGAACAACTTCATCCCCGTATTGATAAGTTGCGCGCCCGTAAGGCGCATAAGGAATAGGAGAAAGCGTGCGCTCGCCCGCGACCCAGCCCGTCATTTTGACCGGAGCAGTTGCCTCAGAACAACACGAATCGCCGCGACAGAACACCAACGTATCGCCTACAAATACGCGTTCAACATCGTCATCGCCTATTTTGATAGACGTGATATTAGCGCTGCCTATGTATGTATCGCTGTCTACTCTTGGCATAGCGATTACTCGGCAACAATGTAGTACACAGTTGCCGGGTCTTTAGTCGCCAGCGCGTTGTACCCGGCTTGAGTAATTTTGACGATGTTTGTAAGAACTGTCCCGCCTGTAAGTCCAGTAATGTCGCTCTCTACGTAGTTGTTATCCGCGCCGCCAACCTGCACAGCAGTTGTGTCTTCAAGACCGGCGTACAGTTTGTTTTCTTCTACGTCGTACAGTATCTCGCCCGGCTGCACGTTAATTGGCGTCGGGTCTACTTCGCTGACAACCTCGCGGCGACGGTTCGGAAAGTGAAGCGCCCGGAACACACGTGTCGGGTCTGGGGTTTCTTCAGACATCGTTGCACCTTGTTAAAGTTACCGCAGCATCGGCGTCTCAACAGTAACCGTCAGCACAAAATTTTTGCTTCCCGAGCCGTTCGGTTTAATCCACAGATATAAAAAACGCTGCGGCACAGACGGTGTTCCGTCGCGGTTTAAGTACGCCACATTGACGTTAGTATTTTCAGCGATTGCCACAACGTCAGGGTCAACGACTACGTCGGCGAAATCGGCGAGGCTTAACACGTGAAATGCCTCAGCCGGCAGTGACGCGTTCGGCTCTGTTTCTTGGTTGCTAGAGTACAAGTCGGCGTCGAACTTGTCGTCGTCGCCGGTTACCTGCACAAGCGAATAGCCGCGCAAAATACCGCGGTGCGGCGCGCGCACCGGGATTACGGTTTCTTGCCCGCTAACAGCCGTGAAAGATGTCGTTCCAGACCAAATCGTACTTGCCATATTTTCACCTATTACGAGGCTCCAGCGGTAGCGGCGAGATCAACGTCTTGCGCTTCCTCTTCCGGATACGGTTCAATTGTCTTTTGCTTGAGGAACAGAATTACGTCGCCCAACATTTCAAACGCGTTGCGGAGCGAGTCTTCCAGTTCCGGCATGTCGGCTTTGCCGTAACGATCGGCAAACCGGTCGCCGTGCCAGTAGAACATGAACAGGATGCGGCCCAACTTGTCGAGGCCCTTGGTCAGTTCGCCCATGTACCGGTCAACGAGACCATCGTCGCGCACGGCGCGCAACATCGTGCCGATCATGGCGGTGTCGAATACCTCGCGCTGACCGCTCTGCGCCGCACCGAGCACGTGCTGGATCGACTTCTGATCCAATTGCGTGTTCGGATTGTAAACGCTGCGGTCAGTCTGGCTTGCGGACATGCCGGGAACCGGCGCGCCGACGTCGATGCCGAGTTGTGTCGGAACGCTGGTGCCCATAATGGTTTCGCCGCCCATGACCGGGCCGGGATCAGCCGGCGCGCTGGGCGCGTTGTTAATCATCATCGGGCTGCCGTACGGGTCGGCGTACTTGATGTGGCACGCAAACTTGCGGCGGGCTTTGGCGTTGGCCAGTAACGTGCGGGCTGCGTCTTCACGCAGGCCATGACGTGCAACAAGCGACGCCAAAGCATTCTTTTCCGACAACTCTTTTTCAATGAGTTGCTTCTTCGGACTGTGAATCTCGACTGCCGTGCCGTTGTGATAAATCGTCACGCTGCCGAGTTTCTGCATCAGCGAGAGTTGCGCGTCAGCAAGGTTGCCCGGCATCAGCGGCGGATTGGCGCTTTCGCCGCAGCCGCAAGCGTCTTGCCCGTCAGCCGTTTCGGCGTCGTCTTCGCCCGGCGCGCACTTCAACAACTTGTACCCTTCGGGCACAAAGATGTCGCCCATGCTGAAGCGAAGTTTCGAGCCTCCCTTTCCGTTCAGGTGAATGCGCACGCCGTCGCGGTACTTGTCGTAGTTCAGCGGGTCGGTGTAGCAGCAGGGAGAGATTGAACCCTTGGGCGGGAATTTGGAATGGTCTTCCATGTGGACTTCGTAAGCGTTGCCGCCAAACTCAGTCTCGCCGTATTCGCGAATAACGCGGAACGGGACAGTCGTGTCGCCGTTCTTGTGAATCGCCATGTAACGGCCGCTCTTCGACACACTGTTGGCGTCGGAAAGGCCGTTGTACCACGAATCAAACTCGTCGCCTTCAACACGGCTCAGACAGAACACGTGGTCGGCGCGGGTGTTGATCCACTCCGGCTTGCCTTCCGTGCGGACGACGGTGACAAAGTCGCTGCGCTTGCTCGGCCCCATCGGGTAGACAGCGATATAGCACTTTTCCACGTCGCCCGGCTTGACGAGCACCATGTACAGGCCGCTTTCGGTCGGATTGAATAACTTCTTCTCGACCTGAATGTTGTAGGGGACAGACACGTTGTCGCGGTCGCGGATGTCTTTGATCAGAATCCCGTCGCGCAGCAACTTTTCTTGGTCCTCTTCGGTGTAGCCCGGCGGGAGCGCCGTCTGCATCGTCGCGTCGTACGTGATGACCTTCAGCGTGGCCATAGCCTTGGGTTTTTCGGGCGCTTCGGACAACACGCTCGCGACCTTGTGGTTCGCGGCGGCCTCACGGGCCTTCGCCGTACCGATTGCCTCGCTAATAATATCTAAACCGTGAAACTCGTCGATCGCCTCGGCGAGGTGTGGTGCAAACTGGCAGGTTTTAACAAGCGCGGCAATAGTCTCCATGCCGGCTTGCTTCAGAAACGCCTTGAGATTTAACTTGTGGCCCAACTCTTCAAAAGCCAATTTGGTGTTCATGGTTGCCGTCTTCGCCAGTGTCGGCAGCACGGCGGTCATCATTTCCTTGAGCGTGGGCTGCGCCGAACCGAACTTGGCCGGAGACCGTGACAACTGCGTAAAATCGGGTTGGCGCTGGCCAAACTGCGTCAGGTTCTTGTCGATACCGCTGCCGAGAATGCTGGGCTTGCGATTAATGAGGTAATTGACCCAGTTTTCCTTGAGCGGCACGAACATGTCCTGATTCTTGATATACAGGAGTTCGTGCCCCTTGAGGTCGCCGTTGAGGAAGAATACGGGCGCGTACAACCACATCGACCCAACCTTAAACGCAAAAACGCCAACAGCCTTGGTGTTTTCTCGGTTTCGGTCGAGGAGTTGGAACCCGATCTCGTGATCCATTAACTTGGGCGCGCCATCGCGGAGATAGGCGTGAGCGAGGTTTGAAAACGCCTGCTCAAACGCCATGTCGTCGCCTCGGCCGCCGATTTCGGCAACCTTGGTCTGGGTACGGTCATAGGACCGGACGACGTTTAACCAATGCTTCCACGATGCTTCTTTAGTCTTTTTGTTGTACACAGGCGCCACCTCCATGCGGCAGACAATAAACTAACAACTCTACTAATTTACAGTGTTCTTGGCTCGGAGCCTAGCGGACTTGCGGGGGTTTGAAAGGCTTTTTGGGGGTTAGATTCAGTTTTCCACCCACTTGTCGCGCCAGAAACGCCAAATTGCTCGCCCCGCGCGAGCGCAGGCACGTAACTGCTACCTTCGGTATCGCTCTTCAACCCGCGGTGAACACTGTTTAAAAATCCACGTTCTTGATACGACCCCAGCATACGCGTCATCCAGTCAGGATCGTTTGAAATGTTGGCCATGCCGCGCACCATCTCGGACTCGAAGGGCGGCGGCTCTTTATGGGCCTGAATATTGTTTATGCCGTACTTTTTCAAGTTGTCCGCGACGCTTTTAGTTATTTTTGTGCCGATCGAATAGTGCAAGACCGGTTCTTCCAGATAATGATTCATAAGCGTATTCGGCGCAGATGCCACAGCGCCCGAACGCGGCTTCCACGACCGTTCCAGCATTGAATATGGAATAACGTCGTCTGGGGCGTAGTCGCCGTATTCGTCGTTCAGCCTGACGTGGTTGATCAGCCCGCGCGCCACTAGTTCGATGTTACGCCGGTGGGCTGTGATGCCGGAATTACCAAGCACTTGCCGCATGGCTTGCACGAAGTACTTACGCCCTTCACCGACGCCTTTGTGTTTAACAATCTCGGCGGGGTTGGGCATGCCGTCTGACAGTACGTCGCCGGCTTCCAGTGCGTCGCCTTTCTTGACGCTCACTTGTCGGTCTGCCGGGACGTAGTGATCTTCACCGTCAACGGTGACGTAAAAGCCGCCCTGCGCGGCTGGGCGAATTTCTTGCACGCGGCCTTCGCGCTGCGTGTGCGTAGCGCCGTCGGGGTAACGTCGTGGAACTTGCACAAGCGCGTTAATAGCCTTGAAGCCGCCAATCGACTTTGCCCCGCCTACGCCACCCGAGTGCTTCGACGACAACTGCGACTGCGACACCGGCTCAGACAGCGCTTGCGCAGCCGCAATGCCGACGTAATCACCAACGGGTGGCACGCGGCCCTTTTCGCGATAGCCGACGTCTTTCGCGTATACGCCGCCATCCTCCGGACCGCCGACCAGCGGACTGCGCACTAAAATATCTTTAACGCCCATCGCCTTGATGTCTTTGAGAATTTTGGGCGTGAGTACCGTGTTGCGCTTGTACGGGCCGACAGGTCGCGCCAAAAACGACCCTTCGTTATCCGGGTCGTCAACGTCGGACGGCAGGCCGCGGTTGTGCGCCGTTACCAGCCGCGCTTCGTCATCGTCGTCATCCGCGGTGACAAGGAGGCGGTGCGCCATCTGCGTAAGTTGCTTGCCATAAAAACCGGCGTCAGCGGTGGCGGTCTTCACGTCAATCACGCCCTTACGCGTACCGAACGATGCCGCGAAGTATTCAGCCGGCGTCAAGCCGCGACTGTAACTCCGCAGCACCGGCAGCGGGATTGGGTTATCACGATGGTCGACATATTGCATGTCAGCGCCAATCAGCGAGTTCAACATAAACTTGTTGCCCGTGGCGCCGGCCAGCACTTGGTGCGCAAGCGGGTTGTTGGCGTCGCGAGCCTCGTTAAACACGTCTTCAACAAGTTTCTGCTGCGTTTCAGCCGCAAGTTTCAGAATTTTTAACTCGCGCTCTTTGTCCGAGAGGTTAGTGTCCGCAAGAATTTGACGCAGTTCTTTGCGGACTTTGATTTGCGCGTGGCGGCTCGCAAACGTCGGCCGAATGTCTTTCAGCCCCATCGACAACCCACCCGTGGTGTACGCCACGTCGCGGGAAACATCGTGAATCTTCTTCATCACCTCGCGGTACCGGTCAGGGTATTTTTTTGCTAGATCGGTGGCCAACGCGCCCATAGCCTTCTTGTCCAACACGCGTTCGTAATCACGCATGTCGTCCGGAAGGGCTTCGTTGATCATTAACTGGCCAAGGGTAGTTTTTAACACGGCAAGTCATTTCGGCGGAACAAGTTCTCGTACGGTCGGCGCGTTGTTGAGGCCGACCATGTTGAGTACGGTTTTGAAATCACTATCCCCAACTGCCGAGTACAAAATGCCGTCTACAAGGTGCGTAGCGACAAAAATTGGATTACCCAAATCGTCTTCGATCACGACGCTATGGGCTTTTTGGTCGGCAGGAATTAAGTTGTGCTGCGTTTTAACGAGCATTGTCCGTCAAACTCCGGTGCAACGCTTTCGCTGCGCTGACTTTTGCTTGAAGATCAATGTTCAAAATCTCAGCGGCAACGGGCTGACCAACACGCGAAACAGCGTGCTGCTCGACGCGCTCCCACCAGTTCGCCTGCTTGCCAGCAGCAGCCGGATCAGCCGGCGGCGCGCCGGGAGGCAGCGGACCTCCGGGAGGCAGCGGGCCGCCCGGCGCTTGAGGACCGCCTGCCGGGGCCGGAGGCGGCGCCATCGGACCACCGGGGAGCGCGGTTTCGGCCGGCGGGGCGCCGGTTGTGCCGGGAGGAAGTACAAGCGACTCAGGCGCAACCTGCACGCCCATCGCGTTCATGATCGCGGTGAGTTGCTGCTGCATGTTGTACAGCCGGTAGTCAAGCATCTGCATCATTTGTTCTGGCTTTAACTTCTGACCAGCACCGGCGCCGGCAGGACCGGCGGCTTGCGGAGTAGCCGGCGGAAGCGCGCCAAGCATCGACGGGTCCATCATGCCCGGAGGAGCGGCAGCCGGAGGAGCGCCACCACCCGCGGCGGCGGCAGCCTGCGCCGGATCAACGGGCTGTTGCGCGCCAAGCGCGTCAGGAGTCATGGGAGGCATGCCGACCTGCTGGGACTGATCAGCGCCCATTTGGCCGCCCTGCGGCGGCACAACCGCCGACTTTTCAAATACCCGGCGGCTCGCAAGCGCCAGCAGTTCCGGATTTACCGTGTAGGACATATTTACCTCCATGTAAACAATCAGGCCTTATCTTCCACAATGTGTACCGGCGTGTCCACGTCGATATCGCCCCGTCGGTAGGCGGCGAGGGCGTCTTTTTTCGTGCGGTAAACGCGCGGCTTAGATTTGTTGTTAACCTTGCTTGAGGCTAAGTATACACCAGTCTGGTAGTCTTTGTTTGGTACATAATGGGCTTTGAAGTTAGACGCTGCGAAAAGGTTTTTGCTGGGCAGCATCTTTTCGACGGCTTCCTTGGCGGCTTCTTCGGTGCTGGGCACGTGGTACTGCATCGCGTCGCCGTCGAAATCGGCCCCGAAGCCTTTTGTGATAACCGGGTTTACTTCCATGACCTTGTTTTTTGTTAACCGCGGATAAAACGCCATAACGCCGTACCGGTGTAGAACGGGCGCGCGGTTAATGACGATGGGCTTCGCGTTCATTTGCGTGTTTAATTCGGCAAACGCTTCTTTGTTGCGCTCTTCGACTGCCCGCATCGCGTTCATTCGCGGCATGCCGCGCCTGATCAGCCCGCGGACGACAAACGGCTTGTAAATGTCCCACGCTTTGTCTTCTGGCAGGGCTACCTCGTCCATGTCGAGGTCCGGGTTGGGCGAGATTACGGCCCGGCCGACAAGGTCCACAGTGCTCGACAGCAGTTTGCGCTGCATCGTGCCAAACTTCGGACTGTCACCAAATATCTTTGACAAGAAACCGCGCACGTTCCGTTCGACGTTCTTCGGGTGTTGCGGATCGCCAAGGCCGGACACCGCCTTCATCGAGTCGTATAACGACAACCGCTCGCCGCCGACGTCGGAAAGCAGGCCAGAGGCTTCCTTCAGCACGTTGTTCGACTCAAGCAGTTCTTTGTACAGATAGTTAGCGTCGTCGATAAGTTGCATCTTCTTCGCGCCCATCGTCGAGACTGGGCGGAACGCTGGCGGCAGCACGCCGACCTTGGTTTGCATCCAGTCTTTCGGATGGACGCCAGTGGCTTCTGCGCCCTTCAAAAACGCGAGCCGGCGCACGGCCGCGTCGCGCAACGTCTTGCGACCAGATTTGATGTCTGCGCGCGCTTGCTCGATTGCGCGCGGAAGGTTCACAGACTTTAACGCTTCGTGAATCGCTGTTGGTCCGGTCTTGTTGCCCAACTTCTCTTGACCGGCGAGCACGGCGCGGAACTTCTTTTCGGTCAAGCCTAGCGTTCGCCGAATCGGCTCTTCCATGATCGGGTTCGGCATCGGCTCGTGTAATGTTATTTTTGACCAACGATTGCCGTTGTGACCGCCAGTCAGCGTCTCGTCGAACAGCCCGCCTTTAACCGGCTTCAGGTTGCCCTTCCAGTCGACGGTCTCGGCGTTCTGAATCTCGCGATCGCCGGCTAACTCTTCGACGTTCTTGTCAGTCAACGCCATGATGTGCGTCTTCGAGCCGGTGCGCACAGCGTTTACGCCAGCGCCGCGAAGTTGATTGACAAACTTCTCGTACACGTGCGGCACCTTCGGCAGCGGCGGGTCATACCCGGCCATGAACTGCGTCCAGTATTCGGGGTTGGCTTGGCCGCGTACCATCTTGGCGTCGCGCACAACCTTGCCGGCGCCGTGAGACAAAAGCGCGCCCAGTTCCAGCATGCCGACGCGCTTAGCGCCTTCGCTGCCGCCCTTGGCGGGCGTGCCTTCAGCCGTATACCCGCCGATCGACCGCCCCTGACCTTTAGACTCAGCCGTGTGGTGCAGTTTCATAAAGAAACGGTTGCCGGTCAGCACGCCACGAATCTTGCGGCCAGTTTCTGGGTCAATCAGGTCTTCAGTGTCTGTCAGCCCGTGCTTGGCCAACTCCGCGGCGGCCATCTCGACCAGATCGTTATCGTTATCGAAGTCTTTGATCTTGAACGGCTGGCCAGTCTTTTCAGAAACTTTGCCCAACGCGGCTTCGATGATCTGCGCAGGGTTTACGCGATTAATTAAGCCGAGCGGGCTGACAAGAATTTCGAGCGGCCGGCCTTGCCCGTCTTGCGGCATCTGATTGTCAGGAACAATCTCCGACACAACGCCCTTGTCGCCGAAGCGGCCGGTAATCTTGTCGCCGACCTCCATCTGCGACTTCGACTTCACGACGACGGACACGCCCTTCTTGGTGTGCTCCACGTCAGTCACGACGCCCGGCGAGTGATGCTCCCACGTCATCGTCTCGTTCGCGAACGCGCCCGCCCGGCCGCGGTGTACTTTGCCGTAAACCTGATCGCGCTTCTTGGCGACGAGCACCAGCGGGTCGCCAAAATTGACGATCGTGCCTTTTTTGATTGCGCCGTTATCGTCAAAGTTCTCCAGCATCTTTTTGTCGTACTCGCTGGGAAACAAACTGACGAAAGCCTTCTTGCCGACGTGGGTGTTGTCATCCCACTCGGCTTCGTGCTGATACATGTGCTGGCTGGTGAGTTTCTTGGCAGCCGATTCAGATATCACAACGGCGTCTTCGTAGTTGCGCCCGCGGAACGGCGTATAGCCCACGCGCAAATTTAAACCCAGCGCAGCCGCGCCGCCTTTATCAGTAAAGTTACTGGTAGCGATCAGTTGGCCGGGCTTCACGACATCGCCGGGCTTTACCGTCGGCGTCTGCGTCCAGAACGTCTTCCGATTGAACGGCATGTCGTTGTATAAGTCGATCGTGTGCTTCTGGCCGTCCTTGTCGCGAATGATCATCTCGTCTGGCGTGACTGCGACAACTTGCCCGCCGACTTGGGATTTAATTGCGCCTAACTTTTCGCCCATCTCGTCTTCGTGCGAAACGCTTCCGTCACCGTCGAACTTGGCGGATTGCACGAACGGCGACTCAGCGTTTTCGAGCGGGAGCGCCTGCGTAAACATACGGCTACCCATGATGACGCGCTGGCCTTTTACCATGCTTTTCATCGGCACCATGTTGGTCAGCGACGAAAACGTGTTGTCCATGTTCGGAACGGTGTACTGCGCGTCTTTGCGCGGCACGTACTTAATCTTGCCGTTTACAAGCGCCGCGACCATCGGCAGGTCCGACTTGTCCTCGCCCGGGAACATGAGCGGCATGTCCGCCAGTTCTTGCGGCGTCTTGTACTCCGTCTCGCCGGTGTTGGCGTTCTTGACGGGCACCACAAACGTGTGCAGGTTGTTGCCCAACTTGCGCGCCCCGGCAGCGAAGCGCATGTCTACGCCCACCTTGCCAGACTCCGGCGTGCGGAGATAGTCGATAAAGCCGAAGTGGCTGGGCTGCACGCTGCGCGACTCCGCCGGCACGGCGTCCAGCGAGCCGATGCCGCCTTCGCCGAGCCGGGTCACGCGCGTCTGGTGGTCAAAAATTTCAGCCGGGTTGATTTCTTCGAGGCTCGACCCCAATCCCGAGCCAATGAGCGCCGCGGTGATCGACTTGTTAAAGATGCCGCTGGGGATGTGGTCCAGCGTCTTCTTCGCGGTGGCTTTCCAGAGCAACTGCCGCAGGGCCGACTTGTCTTTCACGAACCGTTCCGATATCAAATCTTCCGGGCCAAAGACTTGCTGGAACGTCATGCTATCGCGGTCGTCGCTTTCGGCTTCCTTGCGATTGACCGCGATAAGTTTTTTGGTGATGTCCAGAATGGCGTCTGGCGTCAGATTCTTGTACGGCGTGCCCAACGTGCGCTTCGTAACCTCTTCGTCCAACTCCGTCTTGGCAAACTCCGCGGCGATAGCCTTGATCTTGGCTAACTGGTCCGCTGCCGGGTCTGGCTTAAATACGAGCCGGCTGTAAAGTTTATCCAGCGTGCCGGCGTCGCCTTTCTGCATGTTTACGGCGGCGATCTCGTTGCCCCACGCTTCCCGTATCTGCTTTTCTTGCACGCCGAGTGTCTTCAGCAGCGGCATGAGCGGAATCTTAGCCTGCCCGATCTGGATTTGAAACTCGCCGGTTTTGGGGTCCATGTAATAACGGTGCGAGCGGCCTTTGCCGGGCAGCGTGTTAACGTGCGATTCCAGTTCGCCGTTATCTTTCTCGCGCGTGAACACGCCCGGCCTGAGTCGCAGTTGATGTGCCAGCGTGTATTCGACACCTTTGTTTACAAACGTACCTGAGTCGGTCAGATATGGCACATTTGCTATCGTAGCCTGTCGCGAAGCGACAGGCTTTTCCGAGCCATTTTCTATTAAAGTCCACGTGCCCGTTAACTTTCGGGCAAGTGTGCCGCGAGTTAATACAGCCTTCTTTTGATCTTTACGCGAATAGCGCTCAGGCCCCGCGTAACCCACGTTCGTGAGTTTAAGGGTGTAAAGATCGTTCTGGATCGGCTCAATGCCTGACGCAGAACGCAGCGCCTCGTTAAAGATGTTATCGCGCAGGGCGTTAATATCGCCGAATGCGCGGGTCTGTTGCTGCGGAGGAGCAAGAGGCGGAAGAGCCGGAACTGTCTGCGGTTTCAGCGGCGGCAAGGGGTCGGACATGGTCACACCCCTTGGTCGTCATGCGGTTCTTTCGTGGCAGCCACGTCTTTGACCTGCGCTAATTCCTGCGGATCAATCCAGACTGGCATTGTGTCTTTCATGCGATCCTTGGCCGCCAGAGCCTTGGCCAGATTCTTCGCTGAGGACGCGGCCATGGTCTTGTCATACATGTATTTGCCGCCGATCAGGCCGCCGCCGAGCGTCGCGCCAGCGGCTGCCACGCCGTACATGTTGGGCAAGTCGTGAAAAATGGACTTAAGGATAGGCAAACGAGACGGATCAACGTAGCGGAGATAATCCGACCAGTCGGCTTTCTTTTCGGTATACACGTCATAGGCTTGATCGAGCATGTCGGTAACCGAGGACTTCTTCTCTTTTTTGCTATCTTTGTCGTCGTCCTTCAGCAACTCATCAAAATACTGCCGGCGAGCGGACTCAACGTTGTCATATTGTTCTTTTTTCTTCTCGGCTTCGGCGTACGGCTCAGCGGCCATATCGTAAAGCGTCTTTCCGCCCAGCACGCCGAGACCAGCGCCGCCAGCGTTCATCATCGCGTTCCAGCCGGTATATCCAGAACCGCGATTAAAAAGCGGCTTACCTAAGATCGGCTCCAAAAACGGGAGATACGAGCGCGGCGTGTTCTTGCCCAAAAACTCGTGAACAGGCTTGGTGTTTAAACCCGCGCCCACGCCAGCACCTGCAAGCCCGCCCAGCAACGCATTCCGCTTCTTCGTCTTCTCGTCCGACAACGCAGACGCCAAGATCGCACCAGCCGCGCCGCCAACAGCCGGCGCCGCAACCGTATACGCGTCAAAAGCCAATTTCTTTTGCTCAGGAGCCGGCAGTAATTCAGGCGTATCAAGCGCGACGTCATTGTAGTCGGGCGTTACGGGCTTGCTGCGCGCCAACTGATCTTCAAAGCGCTTCCGCAGTTTCTTGGCCAAGTAGTACAGCCCGGTGGCCGAAGCCCCGACGCCGGTGCCTAACAGGACATTGTTAAAGATTTCTTTGCCGTCTTCTGCGTAGCCCATAGTCGCCTGCCGTTATTTGGGCGGAATCATGCCGTAAACTTGGCACCACTCCAGCCAGACTCTGTAATGTTTGTGTTCTTCGTCCCAGTGATCGGAACGTTTTTGCGCCATATACCAGCCGTTGACCATTTTATCATTGATGTCGTCAAATTCGGCCTTTTGCTGCTCATCCCACAATTCGAACATCCTAGACTTGAAGTCGAGCCGGAAATCAATGTTTTCCAGTTCGCCGTCTTTTAAGTTTGGGGCAGTTCCGGGCGGCGCAATGACAGGAAAACCTTCAGGTGTTCCCGGCCAATACAACCGATGATTCCCGTGCTGACCCCCGGCTACCTCTTGAAAATACTTCCTTGTACTCACAGGAGCCTTTCGTTAGCGCGAGGTTTCACGAGCCTGCCGATACTTCTTGTAGGCTTTCTGGGCCTTGAGTCGATCAGAGTAGACCTTGTATGTATCCGATAATTCTTTTGATTTAATCTCGTCTTCGTCAATCGGTTCTTCGTCTAACTTGGCTTTGCCGTAACCGAGCGCGGCGCCACCCAGAAGGCCCGCTGCTCCGCCAATGCCAATACCAGCAAGGCCGAGGTCTTTAGCCGCTGAAAGGCCGCCGTTAAGCAAGAAAGGACTAGCAAGAATGCCCGCGGTGCCTACGGTCTTTGTTGCGGCGCCTGTGCGGGCAGCAATTGGCGCAAGGCGGGCGGCGAGGGCCGGGGCAAAACGCGCTAACAATCCAGTGCCTGTGCCGCCGAGAAATGTGGGAAGAAGTGCGCTTTTTTCAAACGCTTCCTTCACCTGTTCGGGTTCAAGGCCCATTTCAAAGCATCGGGCGGCGAAACCCATCTTGAAGGCCGTCTTTTCGTCAATGCTATCAAAATCCATGTCACTCTCCCGGCAGAATTAACTTTTTGGGGGTATTCGGCGTAGCCCCCATTGTAAAGTCTGGAGCGACGTATTTTCCAGTATCTCGGCCTAAAGGAAGCGCGCCGGGAAGTGAAGTCGTAAAATTAGCCCCCGACGCCAACGAAATCCGGCTCTTGCGGTTCGGGCGGTGCTTCATGAACCACGCATCGACTTCCGGGTCCGAGCGGTCGCCTTGCTCCTTAGCCTCGTTCGTGCAGGCAATCATTTCTTCAATAGCGCGAATCAGGTCAGAGCGGTCAGCAGACAACCACGACGCCTTAGACGGGTTTTCGGCGGCGACGTGGCGCAGACGGGCGGCTTCGTCGGAAAGGGCCTGTGCACGCAGCAGGAATTCTTTACGAGTCAGGACGTAGAACTCGCCCGTGTCCTCGTCGTGCAAACAGACAAATCCGTTTTCCGCGTAAAACTTGAGGCCGCGGAACCTGTAGCACTTCCCTGTGACTTTTTTCAGATCGGGCATCCTTGCACCTTATGTCGCCTATATCGAACGTCAGCCTCCGTAACGTCTTGTATATCTGACATTACGCGTTTCGGCAACGGTAATCTAGTTCGGGATTATTGCGCCACAGGCAATTATCGCGAAATAGTCTGCCCGAGCGTGGGATCGCAGTCGGGGCACTTGGTCCAGCCATGATCATCGCCCGTCCTGACTCGCCCAGTGCCCTTGCAGGTCGTGCAGTCCTTTGTGGGGACTTTGGGCTTTACGGGCGCTGCTTCAGGAATAAGAGCAGAATAAGCAGCCTCTGAAGCGACCAGAGCGATATAGTCTTTTTGAGGCGCGGCGTTGTCATGATACAGCCCCGGCGAAAAAAGACCGAGCACGAACGCGATAAGCGCCGTTAACCAGTTAGGCATGCTTGTACCCTTTAATATTTTGAAGGTTTGAGCGGTTGAACACAAATTTCTTATGTCGTTCCGCGTAACATATCAAAACCGATATGTCGCTAAATGTTACCTAATGCACCATATGACTTGAGTTTCTTGGGCGGCCAGCCGTTGACGCCCGAGAAAGCGATCATGGAGCGGTTCTTGATATCGGACCAACGTGCCCAGAACGAGCCGATTGGGATATCGATGTTCGTGCCCAGAATGCGGCGAGGTCCGTCATTCCACGCGCCCCACGAATTTTGGACCAACACCAGCGGTTCTTTATACAGCGTCTTAATTACGTCGCGATCGTCCACGGCCAGATAGGCGAGGGCGTGCGCCCAAGACCCACGTCTGGCTGACACGCCATGCTCATCCCTATCACTTGAAAATCCTTCCGAGCCGCATGAACTAATGCAATAACCGTTGGCAATCAGGTCGCGAAGTTGTTCGTAATCTTCGACGTCGGTCGCAGTGCGTACCAAGTGGTCTTTGCCGATCTCCAGCCACGACTCAGGCGGCGTTTTGGAACCATAGATGCCGGCGTTGCGGGCGGAATATTGCGTGAAATCGACGTTGATTTCGTCGTACTTCTTGCGGAGCCACAGACCAGACTCGCGCAAGGCTACACGCGCGGCGGAATCGCAACTCCATCCGTCCCCGCCGTGCCGGCGCCAATTGTAAAACGCTTCAGTAGCGATGACGCCGTTTAAACGCGCTGTGTCGCTCACTTCCGGCGCGCCTTCAAGCCGCCCGGAAACTTCGTCGGGCTTGCCGCTTGTAATTTCGCAGCACATGGTGCCAAGGCACGCGTTTCGTGTACTCCAACTGACACAGTCGCCGCGGCCCTGCGCTCCGCCCGGGAGACAGTCAGGATACAGCGCCAGAATTTCCATGAACGCGAGGCTTAACTTATTTTTGCCAGTCTCTTCAAGGCCGTACGACTGGCACGCCATCGCGCCATTCGGGATACCGCCCGCGGCCGCAACTTCTTCCCACAGTTTCGCACGCTCTTCGGGATCGGAGTACGCGCCGACGAAACCCTTCTCGTAAGCGTCAACTACGTCGTATACGTTGTCAAAAAATTGTTCGGTGTCGGCCATGGCTTTGTAGGTGTTAGGGTTAGGCCCCGCCGCCCGTCAGGACGGCGGGGCACCAACCGGTGTGTTAAACGTTACGCGTTAGTAACGTCTTCGTCAGTTCCGCCCTCCGGAGCCTCGTCCGAGACGGTGGTTTCGCTGACCAGCGACACGCCCAGCGCACCCGGAGCAGCGGGCGGCAGGGTATCGACGGCCACAAACATCATCTCAGCGGGTTCAGATCGGTTGCCGGCGTCGTCTACGTCGACGAGCCGTAAAACAACCTCAGCATTCTGCGGCGCCTCTAGGACGCCGAGATCAACTGCGTAACCCGGGAACGAAGCAACAGGTTGCTCCACCCCGTTGATAACCACGCTGAGTTCGCGTGATACAACGTCGCCATCGACGACGGGAGCAGCGGAAACAGCGTAAGTTAAAACGTCAGTCATAGATTCTCTCCTTTGCTCATAAACAGACAAACGCGGCGTTTTTGGGCGCCGCGTCAACACGTCTCTTATGATAACAAAAAAAAGAAACAGGAGCCACGCGCCGACGATGACAGCAGTAATCGTGCACGATGCGGGCATGACGCGACTCCGTGATAGCGGTATTACTTACGCGCCGAGGCTGCAACAACTTCGCAGGCTTTGACGAGACGCTGCTGTGTTTCAGGATTATTCGGCAGCACGTCATCGGTGCCGACCGTCTTCTTGAACACGTCTTCAATCGCGACGTCGAGGCCTTCGTACTTGCCGGGAGTTTCCATAGCGAGTTGCAGCGTGTTGGCCTGATAGTCAGACCAACGCTCTGTCGTCTTGATTCGGACGCCGTTATCGCGGCGCAGCACGGTCGCCATCGCGTCGTATACACCAGCAATGTGCGCTTTGTCTTCCGGCGTGGCTTCGGCCAAGATTTTAACGATGGTGGCGTCTGTCTCGACATCGACGGGTGCGGGAACCGGCTTCGGAGTCGGCAGGCTGATGCCGTTCGGAAAAAACAGCGCCACCAACAGCACGAGGCCAGCAACCCAAACTAATTTCTTCATGGGAAATACTCCAAATCTGGTTTATCAGACGTTCTTGGCCGGCGGGGTGTGCTCAACAATGACACGCAGAAGACTGGTGCACGCTTCGACGCCCTGCTGGCAACCTTCGGACGCCAACTTATCGCGCAGTTCGGTGACCGAGATCAGGTCGTCAACGATTGTTACGGCAATCGACTTAGGCGCCGCGGCGGGGGTTTCAACGCCGCCACGCTTCAGCAAACTCTTCAATAACGCCAACAGTTCCTTGCGGTAAGCCACGGCGACAACACCGACGAATACACCAAGCGCAAGCATTTGAAACTGAGTCATGGTTTTCTCCTTAAAGATATCCAGTGATTTTATCAAGTTTTGGGTACCAGCACATAAGGCCGCCCGTTAATGACAATGGTGCCGCCAACTTTTAGGGCGGCATCTTTTGTAATCGGGTACTTCTTCGTGCGCTTACCGTATAACTTTACGATTTCTTCAATATCGCCCTTTTGTGGCGACGTGACGTTGGGGTCATAGTAGGGCGCCATCAGGTTGCCGTTGTTTAAATGCGGCAAGCCGAGCGCGTGGCCAAGTTCGTGGCAAATGACGGCGACAGCCATGTTAAACGACCACGGCTCCGCTTCGTCGTACATTTGCTCTAGTTGCACGTTGTGCGCCACGCCACACGGCAACTCGCTCCACGCTAATGTCCCGCCGCGGTTGTCGAGGTTGTATTTCTTGCCGCTGCCAGACTTGGCGTAAATATTGGCGCGCTCGTAGCCGTCCACGCGTGTCGGCTCGATGTTGCATACTTCAGCCCACTGACTGAACGCGACGTCATACGCGTCACGCACCTGCTCTTCCGTGATGCCGGGCATCTTGACGTCGTGATAGTACGTGATCTTCGGCATCGGCCACTTGCACGGCTCGCCGTTCGGGTCGGTGATGCCGAAGTCCGGCAGGCCACAGCGGCGGCGGTTCAACCGGTGCGCGGTGACGTCGTCAATGCAGCCGCACTCGTCGATGCCGTTGAACTTTTGATAGGCGCAGATTGCCTTCTCTAGTTCCTTGCCGCGGATCGTTTTGACTTTAGACCACGATTTCCCCTCGAAATAACCGAGGTTGAAAAGATACTTAAGCGCTTCCTGCGGCGGAATTACATTGTTATCCGCCGTAGGCTTCTTTGGCTTCCGTGCCATACATCACCCGTTTTCTTGCTCGCGGGCGAGTCGGAGCAATTCTTGAATTGTCTCCGCGTCTGCCCGTTCGCTCACCTCGTACAATGCCGTTACTAATGGATTCACCGCGGTTGGGCTGGCCTGATCGCCGCCGCACCGCTCACGCCATAACTTATTCAGCCGACGACGAAGCCGCATAAGTTGCCGCGGGGGCAGCGTGCGGATATCGCGGATGTCCTGCGCAATCTGCTCGTCATCTCGCTTGTTGCGGCAGTGAATGATTACTTGCACGATGATCGAAATGATCATGATGATCGTAATCGGGTCAAACTGCACATTTTGCTCAGAATGAAACGCCAATTCCTTGGCGATATCATCGTGCAACGCTGACAAGTTTGGCGACGACTTGATCCGATCAGCCAGAGCGCCTTCGGTCATGGGTCACCTCGCCTGTAAGGCCTGAATGCGGGCAAACGTCACGTCTTCAGCCATACGCAACTTGGCCGCAACAATCTGCTTGCGCACTTCTTGCCGGCCGGTCAAAAACTTCCAGACCAGCAAGCCGTTCACGAGAATAACCTGCGACGCGCCGAGCAGGGCAGTGACGGCCTTCGTTACGTTTTCAACTTGCGAGTGGTCCAGCCAGCCAACCAGCGCCAGCACGGCAATCAGGTTACTCGCGGCTGTAATAGCCATGGTCCAGAACTCGGGCGTCAGCCACTTATCAAGACCTTCCAACGCCGTGCCCTCGACCGCTTCGCCAAACGTGCGCAACTCTTCGCGCACCGTGTTTACACTCTTTTTCGGTGTCGACATAAAGCCTCCTTTAACGATTACCAAACATTGAAGGTACGATAGCATGCATCATTCCGCCCCACAACCCCATGTCTTGTAACTTTTCCTGTCCGGCAGGTGTTAAACCGGCTAGCGCAGATAAAGCCCGGCCAGCCATGTTTGCCGTGGCTAAACCGACACCGGCAGATGCGATACCGCGGATTACGTCTACAGGGCGAATAATCGGGGAGTTATGCGCAGTGCTGATGCCGGTCATTAAACCTGTCGTGGCAGCAGCAAACTGGGGCGGCGTGTAGTTCTGAAAGTTATTGGTATACATGCCGCGCTGTACGTCGCCCCACGCAGCCTGATTAAACTGCGGCACGTTTACGACAGGCGCAAACAGGCTGGGCTGCCGTAACTGCGACGGAAACTGCTGGAAACTTTGTTTTACTTGTTCGGCGCTGCTTTTCTTAACCGCCGCCGGAAGAGGGTCATAGCCCGGGATACCTACGGCGGGATCGGCTTCGCCCATACCGACCCAGTGCTGACGAACCCGGTCAACGTGCTCGCGCTGCGCCGGTAACAACTCTTGCGGCCGATTAAAATTTGCGACTTGAATACCGCCAAGGAGCGTTTGATCGTCTGTCATCACGCCGTTGGTAAATGCTTTGCGGTCGCCTTTTGACAGGTTATCGACATCAAACATCGGCGCGTTGGGTCTGTTCGCTGGCGCGGTGAACATGCCGTTAAGCGGCTGGCCTTTCGCAGCAAGACGCGCGGCGGGCGTGTATTTCGAGACGTCGGCGTCGTTGCGGGTGATAAGCCCCGACCAGAAACCCTTGCCAGTGCGCCGGCCGTTGGCGTAAGCGTTCATAGCGCCTAAACCAGCGCCGGCACCAAGGCCGAGCAGGCCGAGATTCTTGCGCAACTTGCCGCGAGAGACGTACCGCTCTGGAAACAGGTTTTCAGCCAGCGTGCCCGCACCGTAGCCGAGGCCGCCGAGCATCAGGCCGGACACAATCGCGTTCGAGAGCGGTGTTGGGCCGAGCAGGGCTTTGTTCGAAAAGTCCCACACATGGCTAAGGCCCGGAATCGCGGCTTTCTTGATGATGATTTCTTTTTCAAGATCGGGCTTCTCGTTGATGTCGCGCAACCGAAAGCACTGCCCGTTATCGAGGTGGCCTAATTTGACGGTGCGCGTGACGTTCGGGCGATAGCAGACCAGAACGTCTTCGTCGACTAGCCATGTAGCCGTGCTGCCGGCTAAATCACCGGTCATAGCCGCGATCTTGGTGTAGGCGTGAGCAATCTCCATCGCGCGCGGTAAAAGTTCTGCTACGCGCGCAGGAACGGCTTGCCATACAGAGATGTCGATCATTATCCCGTATCCTCGCTATTTCGACCGGAAGCCGAATATGCCTTTAATAAACCGCACAGTGCCGCGCAGCAAAAGATACAGCCACGCGATAAAGCCGCTGATAGCAAAAAAAACAATTGCCGGGACGCTCACGAATACCGGCCAGAGTTCCTTTAAGTTTACCTGACGCAGCGTTAACCACACACGCATCCACGGCGTACGATTCGGACTATCATCGGGAATTGGCGGGATTACAGGCTGCGGGTCGGTCTTTTTGGGTTTTAACCAGCCGTCAATCCAACTCATTTCGGCCTCCCAAACACTGTGTTCATGAAACTATCGCCGTAGCGTCCAATGACTTGGTCGACCATCGGCTCTTCTTCCATTTCATTGTTCATGGCTTTCATGGCCAGTTGATACCGGTAGTTGGGATCAAGTGTCGCCATGTAGCGCTGCTGGTTGATTTTGGCGTTGCGCATGAAGTCGCCGCGCTGTTTCACCTGCATTAACTGCTCTTGGATGTTTTCGGCCACTGTTTTGTCGTAGTTGTATGTCAGCGGCCGGTTTAACCCGTAAGAGTTGTATAGCGCGGTGGCATATGCGCTCCGGGGCTGACGATATGCGGCTTTGACAGACTCAGGGATCGCGGTTGGCTCGACGTGGAACCGGAACTTCGTCGGCTTGTGCGTAATTCCCTTGTGGTACGGCTTCGGGTCGTCTACGTGCCAGTCTTTAGGCGCTTTAGCCATGAGCCGCCGCAAGATTTCAGTTTTGTGCGCGTACCTTTTGTTATCTGAATGGTCTTTAGCCGCGCGGAGTTCGTCGAGAATGCGCGCTTGGGATTCCGCCTGCTTCTTTTGCTCTTCTTGCTCGTCTGGCTGCTGGGGGTTCGGTAACTGCTGCCCTGACGGCGGAAGTGCGGGCGGAGGAACAACACCGAAAGCCACGTCGTTTGTTACCGGCGGAGGCATTTCGGGCGGCGCAGTCAGGTCTTCGGCTAGTTCTGGCGGCTTTGGCGGTTTGGGAACTGGCGGAAGTGCAGGATTGTTGGCTGCTTTTTCAATCGCTTCTACTTTTTTGTAGTAGGACGCGTCTTCTTGCAGATGATCTTTGGCAATTTCTTTGGCGACTTGACCATTGTTTGTGTGTTCGTGCTCATGCTGCGCTCCTGCGGCTAATGCTTTCTGAGAAATTTCCCGATCGGGAACATTGTCGGCTTTTCCACCCGGTAACAGGTCTTTTTGTCCCGAGCGGGAAAGTTTTGTTCCCGTACGGGCAAATTTTGCGGCTTTCTTTAACGCCGGCGCCAATAATGCTTTAATGTCTGGCCCCATATAGTCGGCGCCTTCGGGCAGTCCATGCGAAAGCGTGACCACAGCGTCAGAACCAACACTAGCGTTAAAGTTTCCGGGTTTGAGTTTGTGCTTGGGCAGTTCCAGATAATGCTCGTGCTGCCATCCTTCGCGCGGATCGTTACCTAAAGCGCGGAAAGCGGTTGGTTTGATTTTCACGCCGAGTTCTTCGAATAACTCACGCGCAGCAGCCTGTTCTGGTGTTTCGCCCGTTTCGATACCGCCACCGATAAATCGCCGTTTGCCGATGTTTTCCGGCCACTTCGAGTTATTGAGCGTTTCCATCAAATACTGGTCTTTGTACGGCACGACGACGCGCACACGGGGCTGCGGGCTTTTAGCGGCGGCGGCTTTGCGCACACTATTGGCCTGCAACACGCTTTTCCGGCGCACGGCAACAGTAATGTGGAACGGGTGGCCATTTACGAACGGCTGCAACCCGTAACTCTTGCGAATAGCCGACAACATGGGCGACGAGACTTGCAGCGCCCATAACTTGCTGACGCCGTCGACATTCCGGGGGGTGATCTCTTTCAGGTGGCCGAGGGAGTAGCCAACCATGTGCCCGCGTTCGTTGATATTCTCCGGGCCGATCTTTTTGACTTCATCGGCAGTCATGACGGAGATATGCGCGTTCAAGACGTCGCTGGCTACGTTGGGCACGTTCATGGTGCCTGCCAGCGGAAGTTCGGCCCCGGGGGCAGTCATCGCGTCGTAGATGCCCCGGACAAGCGCGTTCGGGACGGAGAGAAGAAGCCAGCCGCTTTTGGCGACATACAGCCGGCCGGCGAGGGCGTGGCTGGTGGCGGCTTGTTTTTCATTACGCGCAAGCCAGCCGACAGCGTTGCCGATGCTGTATTCGCGTTGGGAGTTCAGCGGCTCGCGCCATGAACCGTCAAGAATAGAAAAGCCGTCCATGGCAAACCCGTAACGATTACTGACGGGTCATGACGGCTGTGGCGGCAGTTTTTTCAATACTCTGCCGGGTGTGTTCTGCGCCGTGAACATGGGCTGACAAAAACATCACCCAGCCGCATAGAAAAGTCATCACCCACGCCATGAGGCTCATCTGATTACGAATGTGTTGGTCGATCATCGTTGTTGGCATTGTCGTGAGGGCAGTGGAGTTCATCACGGTCCCTTTCGTGATTGATGATGACTTTAATACCAGCGCCGGCCAGAAGCGAGATCAAAACGTCTGTGATCGTTGACCCGCCCATGCCTGCCAGCACGCAAATTCCTATTAATCCGTGAACGTTGGCGGCTTCTCGGTAGTTTTGATACCAAATCAGCGAAATGGCGAGGCCCAGAAAGCCCGAATTAAGCATAGCGCTGACAATGGCTAGTTTAGAAAGTTTGCGGCTAAAACGCAAAAGCGTCGCCAAGCCGGCAAACGCTGATACGCCAAAAGCCGCGGCAAATACGGATAAAGACACAATAGTCTCGTCGAACATGTTTTTAACTAATGTGCGTAGGCCGACTTACGTGTGAAATATGGTGTGTACCGCAAGCCCCCGCGATCCCCTTTCCGCGGGTCCGACCCTGACCGAAATCAGGGCTTCACGGCAACTTTCGAGGGCAAGAAATTTCGCCCTGTGTGGTATTTGCCGCGCCTCCGATCGTGTTCACGACTAAACCTGACCACGAAACCATGTTGCGCTCGCTGCATCCCTGCATTGGCCGCAACCCTAACCGACCGACCACCACGGCCAACTTACGGTACACACCAATTTTACAAAATCGCAGTGCGGCGACGGAAATGCCGCTGCGATTTCCGCCATAATTTGCCAAAGAACAAAAAACTGCGGCTATTAGATATAGCGTCGCGGTTCGTCGCTGCATAGGCCGGCTGGTTCGGCGCTGGCGAGCCAGTCCGGCGGCGCGGTTTCAGGCAGCATCGCAATGGACCGGTCGATAAGTTCGTGCGGCGGCAACGTCCAGATAAATTGCGCGCTGGTCAGCGACATAAAACTATCGCTATTCAGAAAACAATGCGCATTAATGTTGCAGAGCGCGTCGATCGTTTCGGCGTTGTGGGCGCGGCACCAAATGCGCTGTTTAGACAGCATTGCCGGCGGAGCCACGTTATACCCGCCGTCAAACGGTAGTAAAAAACTACCTTTGTGGAATATCACATCAATGCAGACGTGCCAGCCTTCTTTCAGGGCTTTTTGAACATACGCGAGCGTATTTTCAAGTTCAGGCTGGCGGCCGTCGGTGTTCCCCAGATGCGAAATAATAATGCCACTAAAAGCCTGCTTACGCATTGCGACATCCCTGTCTTAACAGTCAACGCAAGATGTATAAATGGAAACGCCCATCGTACCACTGGCAGATGGGCGCGTCCACGCGGTTAGAAAATTTTGTCAGAGCACTTTCGCAGCGATCAGACAGCCGCGCGCAACCGCGTGAAGCGGGTCACTCGCGTGGCGAACTTCCTTGATCGGCAACGGGAAACCGTTCTCGACAATTTTTTGCTCGAACATCTTGACGAACCCTTGCGCCTGCGTCGTGCCGCCGGCGAGGGCGATGAGCAGCGGATTCTTGAACTTGGGCAGCAGTTTGTGCCCGCGCAGTGCGTTCGCGAGTTGCTTCGTCGTATAGTCGATGAGCCGTTCGTAGTACGCACTCACCGCCGCGAGCACAGGATTGTCGTTCTGCTCGCCAATCACAAACTCGCCGTTCTCTTTCTCGGCCTGCACAACGCTGTCAGGCTCGCCGGTGGCGATGCCCGCCATGCGATCGATCCAGTCGCCGGACTTGGTGGTGGAGAACGTGACAGTCGGCTCGCCGTTGAGCATGACGCAGCAGTTCACCATACCAGCGCCCCACGAGAGCGCGACACCGGTGTAGTCGTCGTTCTCCAACTCCGAGTAGCACAGCGCTTCAGCCTCGTTGATGGCGCGGGCGCTGTAGCCTTGGCCATGAAGCACGGTCTTCACCACGTCTTCGTGATAGCCAACGTCAAACTCGTCGTCTTCTTGATCGACGGGCTGCGCGGGGATGCAGAACACCAGTTTCTCGTCAGGCTCGCTGGCGGTGCCGCACACCTGCTGAAGAATGTACGCCAGCACGCGCTTGGCTTCTTTTTCCTTGGGGCTAACTACGCCGCGGTACATCGGGCGCTTGGCAGAGTCATTGCGCTCGATCGCCTTCTCGATGGCGTCTTGGCCGAGAATGATGAACGCGCCGTCGGCGTCCTTGACAAAAACTTTGCCTTGCAACCCCTTTTCGATCATCTTCGTCGCGACCGGAGTCGTGGGCTTGATAACAAAAAAAGCGTCACGGAAGTCTGTGTACTTCACGTAGCCAAACTTGTCGTCGCTCGTGTAACTCATCGGGGCTTCACCGTCGGAAGCCAAGACGATAAACGATGTACCGACGTCTAAACCTTTCGCCATATTCTTCTCCTATTTCGTGTTCCACATGAGCGCGACGTTGGCGCAGCAATAACTAGCCCAGATAAAAAACCCGGGCGTGTTGCCTTTGTATCCCTGCTCGACTGCGACATACGCGTAAATAATCGCGACAAAGAACAGTAACGGGACGCTCATTTCTGCTTCAGTTTCTTTTCAAGTTTCTGAATGTACTTTGCCTGCTCTTTGAGTTTGCGACAGGCTTTTTTGACTTTCTTTTTCGACCATTTGTCCCAGAAACTCATCACTTCCCCTTGAGTTGTGCCAGCCGAGAAACCGACTCGTTAATTTTGTCTTGTTTCGCGGTCGTCGTGCCGAGTTCTACTTCGGAGCCTTTTTGGATGTCTTTCGTGCTGATTTCTGTGACGACCGTGCGCGTGTCGATGTCGATTTTTTCGGCGACGGCTTGCGCTTGGGTTTCGCTGGCGGGGCGCTTGGCGGTTCGTTCCATTCTTTGCGCGAAAAATCCAGTGGCTTGGGGGAGTTGACTTGCTCCTTCGTGCCACTCTCGGAGCCGAACGTAAATATAGTCAAGGCGCGCACATAGATAACCAGCAAAAACGCCAGCGATAATGCCACCAATAAAGAATGCATACGTAGTCATAACTCCTCCGCGCAAAACTAAAGTATACCTTAAGTTTCGTGCGTTTTAAGTCGCTCTTGCTGTTGTTCGTCGTACCGCAGAATTTCTTGCGCATCAAATACGTCTGGCGCGCACTGGGCCGCGGCATAGATATCATAAGGCCGCGGATAGTGTTTTAACAACCACAGCGCCTCACGCCGGACAGCCTTGGGAATGCGCTTGATGCCGTTTTCGTTGTACGGGCTGATTAACCGCACCAGAAAGTCGTGCACGCTGACGACTGCGCGCGTGCGTTCATTGGGAAGTGTCATGAGCGTGGCCTAAAATTCGATGGTGCCGCCGTTGAAGGTATAAGACACGCCAAGGCGCTCGTCTAGTAATTCGATCTGCACGCCGGATTCGCGCAGCATCTGGTCTGCCGCAGCAATAGACTCAGCCCAGCGTCCATTGGCTTGCGACCGCGGGACCGTGTGGCCAACAACGCGAGTAATGCCCGCCAGAATAATCGCGCGAGCACAGTCGGCGCAGGCAAACCACGGGCAGTACAGCGTGGCGTTGTGCGTCCTGATTCCTGCCTTGGCGGCAGCAAAGATTGCGCCCCGTTCTGCGTGCTCAACGAACTGGTACTTCGCCGGGCGTGCCAGTCGGGCTTCGCTGACAACCACTTCGGGTGGCAGGCGGTTCGCGGCCACAACGATTTCACCAGACGCGGCCCGAAGAAGCGCGCCATTTTGCGTGTGCGGGTCTTGGCTCTCCATCTGCCCAACTTTGCAGGCTTCGCGGAGGTAGATAGCGTCGTGCGTCATGCGTGCCAGTTGCCCATGTACTTAACAGCGATATACGTCCCGATAAACGCGCCGCAGGCCAACGGGATCAAGTACCATGGGTTGTGCAGGTAACTCATCACGCCGTACGCGCCCAGACTGTACAGCGCGGCGCTGATGGCGCTGGCACGCCACGCTTGCTGCCGGCTGACACACAGCACGTACAACGCATAGAGAATGTCAAAAAAGACATAGACGACAAATACCGTCGCCGCTGTGGACCAGTTAAATTCTTCCATGACTACAACTGCTCCTCTGCGTCAAAGTGTGTGTTCAAAGCGTCAGCGAATCGGTCGGAAATCTCCCATATCTCATCACCTTCCGCCTCTTCGCCAACTTCGACTTTGTTGCGCCGCACGACGACTTCGTACGCACAGAAGTATGGGTAGACGTCGACGTAAAGCCGCTGGCACCCGTTGGCTTCGGTCAACATGCTCGGCTCTTCTTCAATCTCTTCCCACGTCATATCGTCCGGCGGAAGCATAAAAGAAAATTGCACGTGCCATGGCGTGGCGTTGTCGGTGTCGACGTACACGGGCGTCAAACCCACCTCTTCGGTCAGCACGTCGAGCCAGCCGAACAAATCCTGCATAAAGCAGTCATGCGAACTTTCGTACCACGGTAAACCGGCGCGGTTACCTGTGTCGCCGTTCACGTCGGCGTACTGCACGGACTCAATCGTCTGCCAGATGTGTTCCATCAAACGCGCGTACGCCACAGTTGTCCTCCCTATTTAATTATCCCGGTCATGTTCAAAGATTTTGCCGCCAGTGGCGAGTAACGCCATTGCCAGCAAACCGCCAAGAACAGCGCCAACGTAACCGACTACATGCGCGACTAGCCACAGCGCGTACTGAGTCTTCGGCCACATTGCAGGATTAAGAAAATAGGGCCAGATGTGCCACGCGGTAAAACCACCAAACCACAGCACACCGATGTGTATCCATAGCCGCGACCATTCCGCGCTAACGCGCTGCTGCTCCTGCTCGTCGAGCATAGCCAGCCGGGCACGTTCTTCTGTTTCCAGTTCGCGGGACGTTTGCGGCATCATGCCACCTAGACAATCGCGCCGGCTTGGATCATGCCGGAAAAGATATCAAAAGCCTTCTTGCAGCGCAGGTCGTGCAGTTCGCGCAGGCCGATCAGGGCGTTTGCCACGCGCTCACGATCCGTAGATTCGTCGGTCAAGGCGTCCAGCACGATATCGAGATCGTCGACGACGTTGCCGCAGGCAATAATCGCTTGTTCAAGGTCAAAGCGGTCCATCGTAGTGCTCCTGTCGATTTCGGTGAGAACTTGGGCTAATTCAGCCAATTCGCGTTGCATAGCAAGCCCCGTCGTCGCGGCGGATTGAGTAACCACAGTGTTGTAATCGTTGCATTAAGGCTTGCGCGTCCGGCAGCGGGACGAGGCCGTTATTCTCAAAAAATATCTCACGCGGCCGTTGTGCGCAAGTGTCTAAAAAGTCGTTCAAAATAATCGCGTCGTGGCCTTCGGTGTCAATCTTTAAATAGTCGATCTCGCCGATGCCGTGCTTGTCGAGCAGCGCTTTAATCCTGACGACCGGTACGGTATCCGCGCGCAGAATCTCAGCGGGCAAACCGGCATGATGCTTGTGCGGTTTGCCCACAGAATTACAGCCGCGCAGCCACGTGTCGAGTTTGCGCGGCGCAATCTCGTCGGGGTCGACGTAATAGATATCGACCGTGCCCGTGTAGTTCGACACGGCCACGTTTTCCTTCCGGCACGGAGGCAGCCGGTCGAAATAATACTTCAGCGGTTCGATAAACAAACCGTCGGCTAGGCCGGCGGACGTCTCGAAGTCGCAGGTGCCGATTTCAACAATCATCGTAAACTGCCCGGGTAAGACTCGAACTTACAACCCCAGCATTAACAGTGCCGTGCACTACCATTGTGCTACCGGGCATCATCTTGGCCCCGTGTCTGTCGTATTGCCGCTGTCACTCGTGAGCAGGTGCAGCATCAACACGGCCGCGACACACCACAGTATCTCCGTCATGACTTTACTTTCGTAGCGCAAAATATACCGACGGTATATTCTCGATCACTTTCCTAAAAATTTGAACGGATCGTGACGCGTGTTCCGCAGCATTTGCCGCAGGTCGTTCGCCATGATGCGGCGCATGCGCTCGGCGTCTTCGTAACTGTCTTTGAGTTGGTCTTCATAGAACACGGTGAGGTAGCGCGCCGTCACCGGGAACGCGGCAGACAACTGATCGAGTTGTTGCAGCCGCTTCGTGTAGTTCTCGACAACGTGCATCTCCAGTTCGATCGCGTGCGTGATCGCGTCTTCGGCGTTACTAAACGTCGAAAACGACGCCGATGACTGCGTCGGGTTGGGGTAGTTCAGCCCGTATAGCCGGTCCAGAAACGCCTGCACATGCAGCATCTCGCCTTTCGCTGCGTCCGTAAAAAATTCGCGGTATTCTGTGGCGTGCATGCCGGTAATCGCCGCCGAGTGGTACAAGTAAAACTTGAGATGGGTCCACTCGTTCTGGAGATCGTTGTTTATCAACTCCAGAAATGCCGGCAACGTTAAACCGGGTTCACCGACCGGGCCGGGATCGCCTGCGTGACTCATGACTGAAACTCCTTTTCGTCATCTCGGGTTATCACATCCGGCGTAAAGTCCGGATGCAGCGCCGGGCGGTAATCATAATGGTCAAAGTCTGCGGTGACTAGGGGGGCTGACAGCAGATCGTCGATGCGGAGATTGAAACAATCCCACTTGAACCGCCAGCCACCAAAACCAGCCGGGTCGATGTCGCCGCGCTTGTAAAACAACGCCTGCGCAAAAAACGCTTCTTTGGGCATTAAACCCAGCAGCCACGCCTTCGAGAAATCTTTGAGAACACGCACGAACGCGTAGTAATCGCACTGCTGCTCGGCGTTGCTGGCGGCAATCGAACAGTTGTAGTGCTGCTGCGGCGCGGAGGTGCAGCGTTTAGTTTTTACTTCGATGCGCCCCAGTATTTCCGGGTCCAGCAGGTCGTAGTGAAAGATCGATTCGCCTTGAGAGCGCAGAAACCCGTAATAGTCGCGGAACAACTCTTCGCCCACCAGTCCCGCGAGCATGCCTTCGCCTTCGGTGATCGAGTTGTTTAAGTGCGCCCGGCCGTAGCGCGCCGCGAACAACTTTGTCATTTCTTTTTCACGGGCGCGGGCATTGGCTATTTGACGCTTGGCCGGCACAATCTCCAACAATTTGAACTTGGTGGGCATGCGAATCCTTTCGCGTTCGTGCGTCCGTGCACGATTGCGTCAGCCAGCGCGTTGGAGTTCTTGAATCCACGCGCGCTTGATGACTGACCAATCGAATGTCTTGCCGACCTCCAAGGCGGCCTGACACATATGAGCGTACAACTCCGGCTCGTTTTGTAAAGTCCGAATTGTATTGCTAGCGCTAGCAATGAAAGCATCTTCTTCCATCGGTAACATAATGCCGGCGCCTGAGTTGGCTATTTCAGGAAAGATACCGACGGGCGTGCCCAGTGTTGGTATCCCAGCCGCGGCGGCTTCAATGGCCACGTACGGGTTGCCTTCGACTAGCGAGCAAAACATGACAAGATCGACTTCGTGATACAGCCGATCAGCCACGAAAAAAGGCACGTTTTCGCGGTTCCAGAGCGTTAAGCCGGTGTTCTCGGCGACGCTCTTCGCCAGATATCCGCGCTTGATATCGAACTCGCCGTCCTTGCGGTGCCAGCGGCCGAAGTAGCCCAGTTTAGATATTTGAGTGGGCCGCTCGCGCTGGTAATTTGCGCAATTGACGCCGACGCGTAAAAACGTCGGGACGCGTTTGATCCCGTGCGAAAACGATACAGCCCTCAGCGGCTCGGAGACGACGGCGTATCCCCGCAGTCGTTCGAAATAGCCCGCTGGAAATCGACGGAGTGCGTCCACGATGTCGAAGTCGAGGTGGACATGGCCGTAGCATTTTTCAAGTGGGATGCCGTATGTGTCGTGAAGGAAGAAACATCCCACGGGTGTGGAGAAGAATAGATCGTACTTCTGCTGCATCCGGTCTGTGTTTTCGCGTTCTTGGACTTTCCCCCAGTCGAATATGTCACAATCCACCTCCGGATACAGGTTCTTTGCCAGTTCGTTGAATATCTTGCCGAAGACCCAGTTGTTCTCGATAAAAAACAAGACCCGCTTCAAGTGATGACTCCTGTCGGGGAGCCACTACTTTAGCGGGTCTTTCCGCACCTGTAAACGGCACTTGAGTGCTTTTCGGTTGGGGCCGAACGGGTGCTAGTTGTGCGATACTTTAAGTTCGGCTTTGTTACCTCGGCGGGTGTTAACCCAGCGACCTTTTTGGCCGCGGGCGCGATACTTTTTCAGCCATTCGTCGGCGACTTCTTCAGCCGTCTTCTCGGTCTTCTTTTTTTTCTTCTTGCTGCCAATCGGGCGGCACGAGTTTTCGCTGTACGGCGCTTTGCCCGGCGCGGGTTCATAGCCCTTCCAGCAGCGGGCTTCTTTCGCCCACTGGTGTGCAAGATTGTAGCCGTGCTCGACCGACGTTTTTTGTCGCATACCTAACAACCCGGAACCCATTTCTTTAGCCCAATTAGTCCATGTCGGTTTTGAATACTCTTCACCCGTTCGCAGGTGCTGGTTAAGCGCGCTATCTTGGTCGGCGTATTGCGAACTCAATGTGCCAACGTTCTTTGCGGCCAGTTGCGCTTCTTCGGGGGACAAACCCATATTCTCCAGCATCCGCGGCGTCATACCGCCCATGCTATTCAACATTTGAATTTGACCAAGTTGCTCTCTGCCCGCTGCAACTTGCTTGGCCGCACCTTCGCGCGACGGCACCGTCGCCCACCCGCCGCCGCCTTTAATTTGCGCAACCGGGTCTTTTGCTAGCAAAATTTGCTTCTGCTGGTCTGTCAGTTTTTCAGGCACCATGCCCATCGACTTGCCGATGCCACTTACAGCGTCAGCCATGAAGTTCTGCGCGCCCTGACCAAACATACCGCCACCAGCGCCAGCCAGACCTGCGGCGCCAAGGCCCAGCAAGCCAAGCATTCCCATTCCCCCGCCACCACCGAACATACTGCCGAGTATGCCCAGAAGACCGCCACCCAAGCCAATCCCCATCATCCACTTCATCGGCTCGGGCATGTTTTGATAACCCTGCATGACACTCTGCAACATGCCGCCCTGCTCTTGCGGGCCAGCGCCGGGATTCTGCTGCCGCAACTTCGCAAACTCTTCACGGATGTAGGCGTTGCCGGCCTTGTCCACCTCGGCCTGAAAAGCCTTGGCCTGCGGCGTGTCTTTGCCGGCATGTAAGTCAGCCATGCCTTGTTTCATTTCCGGATTGCTGTCCATCATCTGTTGCACATGCTGCTGCGCCAGTTGCTTTTTCTCGGCGTCCGGCATGTCGCTATTCAACTTGGCCATGACGTCCGTGTTCGCCTGCTGCTTCTGGTCCGGCGTCATCGGCGTCGCGGGTTTGGCGGCGCCGTCGGTCGGCGTGTTTTGTGTTGGCTGCGCGCCCGGCTGTTGCTGCGTGGCGGCCGTTTGTTGCGGCGCGCCTTGCTCGGGAGCGGGCGTCGGTGCGGTCTCTGTCCCGCCAGATAATTGTCGTACACCTTCGAGTGCCGCGGGCAATGCGGCCTCGGTGCCAAGCGTGGCTGCGGTACCGCCAGCAGTCATCGCGCCACCGCCGGCCGCTGTTAATCCAGCCGCGGCGGCGACAGGAACAGCCGCTGCCGTCGCAGTCGCGCCGCCAGCAATACCCATTGCCGTTTGCCCCCAGCCCTTAAGGCTTTCTTCGCCGCGCTCTGTGCTCGTCTGCGTCGTCCACGGGTTGTACCACCGATCAAGCACGTCAACGTACGACCCGTAGCCTGTGTGACTTTTCGGCCCCGGCGTTGTCTGACTTTGTTGCGCGCGCATCTGCGCGAATGTTTGCGGGTCGACTTGTTGCCGGTTTGTCGCCAGTGCGGGTTGCGCCGGCTGACCTGATTGCGCAGCAGCCACAGACGCGGCATTTTGCTGTGCACGAAGTTGCGCCGTGGTTGGCTGCGCAGCGGGGGCCGCGGGCGTTTGCCGCGAAAAAATAGAATTGTTGCCAGCCGGTGCCGCGCCAATCGAAGCAGACGCTAACCCAGTGGGTTTAGGCTGCGGGGGCATCAACGGCTTCGCGCCGCCGCCCGGCTTGTTAAACGAGAACGATTGCGCCTGTTCAGTCAGGCCTTTCGGCATCGGCGCGGCCGGTTTCGGCGCCGTTACGCTTTTCGGTAATCCGGCGCCCGTTGGGTTGTCTGTGAGAAACGCATATTTGCGCAACGCCGATTGTACGTGCTTCGGAAGTGCCATAAATATCCCTTACTCACTGCACCGAAAAACCATCGAGTACCGTAATGCGCTGACGGGTTTGATTTCGTGCTGCCACTCGTAGCGAATCTCGTTCCGCATCTGCACCAGACTGCGCGGCGGCAACTCCACTACGATGTCGGCTTCGTCCTGTTTTGTAAATACCATTGTGGCCGGGGATGCCAGACTCAGCACCGTGATCACAGGACCAGCCTGCATCGGATCAATGTGCGGGCGAATGACTTGCCCCGGATAATACTCGTTTATTGTAATCGAATCGGGCTTTACATGCGTATGCTGGGCCTGCGCTAATTTCACGCACAGCCAGTCGAGGTGCGCGGGAATTTTCCCGTCCAGCACGTCTTTAAACGGCTTGGGAGACCCGAAGCGCACGATCGCGTTTCGGTCCCGCACGCCAGTTCTGGGCCGGTCGGGCATGTACACCCGAATGTGCAACAGCAGTTCGGCTTCTTCCGACGGCGTAATAAACTCCGGATACAGCACAAGGCCAAGCGCGACGTGGTTTTTCATAGCATTATCGCCGGGGAATGGGCGGCAATAACTGCGAGTTGGGTACGGCACCCTTGGCCAGATTCGTGTTCGCCACTGGAACGCGATTACCCTGATCGTTCATGATGGTGGGATTGTTGGGGTTCGCCGCGTTGGCCGGCGGGACGGGCGCAGGCCGCGGCTGTTGGGGTTTCGGCACAGGCGGAGCCGCGGGCGGCTGCGGCGCTGCGGGCGCTTGTGGCGCGCCAGCCTGCTGCTGCGGCAAGCCTTGCACCGACGACAGCGGCGGTTTGTAGCCCGGCTTACCCTGCTGCGCAAACACGGGGTTATAGCGCTTCCCCGTATTCGTCGCGAACGTGCGCATGTTGTTAAATGTCCGCACATGCTGCGCCATCGGGCCGCGCATCGGGCGAGCCTGCGGCGCCTTGGCGAACTGCTGATTGATATGCCAGATGTCACGCGCGCTGGCACCTTGCAACTGCTCAGCGGACATATGCGGCAACCCAGCGTGCTGCCACGCTTCGGCCGGCAAGTTTAACTTCGCATAGCGCTGCCGGAGCGCGTTGTAATCAGGGTCGCCGGGCGCGCCAGTGTCGGGCACGCTCGCGGCGATCTTCTGGCGCAACAGCAAGCCAAACTTAAAAGCATTCATCGTCGCTCTCTGTATAGTTCGGGGACTTCTCGTGGTCTTGTTCGGGGCGGCAATGCCCGCCGTCGCAGCAGGTCTCGTTGATCGTCCGGCAGCGGGAGCAGACCATTTTGCCGCGCATGTCCATCAGATCGCCGCCGCAGACATAGCAGGTAATCATTGTAACATACTCCTTACTGCCGCGGACGTGGCGGGGAAGATACGGGCAGTTCACGCATTTGTTTCCGCAGCAGACTCCGTGTTGTAAAAGCACCTGCCGGGAAAGCGGAGCGGGCCGCGTCAAATGTGCGCGGTGGTGAATCGCTGCTCGTAGGCTGCATAAATTTCAGCGTACGCCACGCCCCACGCCGCGTCGTGAGCGAGTTTATTAAAAGCCTCGTCCGTGGCGGCGTTGTCCAGCCGGTGATTCCACGCCCGGGCATGTGCCCACTCATGGATCAATACATCCATGGCGCGGCTCTCGTCCAGACCCTTGTCGATCTGGATGTGAAACTTTTTCCCCTGTTTCCAGCAGCGCCCTTCAAGTTTTGTTAACTTGACGCGGCGCACACTGACGGGGAACGCTGCGGCGCACTCATCCTTGAGCATCCGCAGGAGAGACTGGTATTGTTTAAATCGAGCCGCCATGCTCCGTCTCCTGTAGGCATCCTTGCCACAGGGACGATTGTATCAGGCTGAGAAAGCCGCGACGAACGCTATTTTTACAGGCCAAATTGCGCCCGCAACCACGCATTTGCAACGGGATTTTGGGCTGTTTCTTCCGGCTCCGCGTCCAAAATACTTGATATCTTTACGCTCGGACCCTCGGGCGGAGGAGCGCCACCTTCTTCACGGAGAATGCGCCGGAACGCCTCGTTGATCTCTTCTTTCTCCGCGGTGAGTCGTTCCAGTACTTCGTCGCCGGTGCGCTGGCGTTTGGCGCCGAATAAATACTTCCCGATCAGGCCCGGCTCAGTCGATTCGGTGAGGTACCGCCGGACAAGCACGTTGCGCAGGTCTTCAGGCAGTCCCGCGTGGCTGTCAAAGCGCAGACCACGGCCGCGGGCTTGTTGGCTGCGGGCTTCGTTCCAGTGCGGGTCCAGAAGTTGAATTAAACTCGTGCCCTTCGTGCTAATCCCTTCCGCCGCGGCCGGCCCGAGAAGCAGGGCTTTGCTGCGCCCTTCGTTGTAGTCTTTCAGGGCTTTCTGCCGGTCTTTCAAGGGGATGCCGCCATGAAACACGCCATACGGAATCTTGTCCCGTTCAAGGGCCGCAGCATAGGGGTTCACGCCCGAATCAATGAAGTTCGAGTAGATGATGGCTTTCTTGCGCGGGTCTGATTTAATCGTCTCTTGAAAGTCCTGATACGCCTTTTGCATCTTGCTGGACTGCTCGAACGCCTTGATCGGATTCTTGTCTTTGCGGAACGCCTGCGTGGACAAACTCACTTGGCGCAGGCCGTTCAAGAACGAGTTCATCTTGGCCAGTTCTTCGCGCGACAGTGGGAACTCTTGGTCTAACTTCCACAAGAAGCCGGGCGGAATGCGCGTGCGAATGGCGTTCTGAATCTTCTGCTGTGCGTCGGACATCGGCACGCGCACGATCTCTTCATTAACGTTCACGCCTTCAGGAGTCTTGCTGGGGTGATAGTCCACTTTGCCCTTGAGCAGTTCACGCAGTTCGTCTTCGTTCTTGACGTAGGCTTTCTCGCCCGGCTTTGCGCCCCTGAACCAACCCAACCAGCCCGGGCCGACTTTCTTGTAGCCCACGTACTTCTCTTCGAACTGCTCCGGAGAAATCTTCTGGTTGTTCAGCATCGAGAGCAGGCTGGCCAAGTCGGTCGGCGCATTGGTGATCGGCGTGCCCGTGAGCAAGAGTAAACGCTTGGCTTGGCGCGCGGCCTCTGTAGCCGCGCGGGTGCTGGCGGCGTCGGGATTACGTAACCGGGCAGCCTCGTCCATGATCAGCGTGTCGGGCGGCTTCTTGAACTGCTTGCCCAAACCCAACCCGGTGTAACTCATGATCTCAGGCTTGGACCCGGTCGTGAACTTGTCGATCTCTTTCTGGAAGTTCGCGCGCAGACTCGCCGGGACCACGACGCCGTAGTCTTCTTGATATTTTTGTTTGGCGGCTTCGGCAGCAGCAATAGCCGAGAGAGACTTGCCGGACCCTAGGCCGTGATAGACCAGTAAGCGCGGGTCGTCGCCGGTGAGTTTGTCGGCAATGCGCTGTTGGTGCTCTTGGAGTTGGACTTCTGGTAATAAGTCGGCTTGCTTTTCCGGTTGTTCGTGTTGAATGTACTTAGCCGGAATTTTCTGCGTAGTGTACTGGTCGGTCATGAGCATATTGAGCGGCCACGGAAACAACGGCTGCACAGCAAAGTCATCAGGGAGTTCTACTTTCAAGCGCGCGTCGCCGTACCCAGAGTTCAACTGCGGATGTGTGGCTAGAAACACCCGACGTTCGTAACCCGGAATGTCGGTCGGGACGCCGGAGTCAGCCCCAGTACCAGCAAATTCCGGGTCAAGACCGCGCTCCAAAATAGACTTGAGGTTTTTGCTGGCGGTGCCGTGATAAAACGTTTTTGCAGCCTGCTTCTGCTGCGCCAGATGCCGCTGCGTGGCTTTGGTCTTGTACGCGTCCAGCATCTCGGCAACGCGCTGCTGCTCTTCAGGCGACACGAGCGTCGTCGGGTCAATTGCCCAGTTGCGCAGCGCCCAGCCGCGTCGGGGTGTGGGGTTCTTGGCAAACGGACCGCCATGGCGGGCTTTGAAACTCAGCCAGCGCTTGATCTGCCGGGTGTCTTCGTCCGGGATTCTGCGGCCACTGGTGTAACGCTTGTACCACTGCGCCCAGCCCTTGGGATCGTGCTCGCTGACCCATTCAGGCTTCCACTCGCCAAGACTGGCTAACCGCGGGCCTTGGCCGCGGTACAGCGCGTCGTACACGCCAAGGTTCTCCAGTTGCTCCGGGGTGTAGTCCGGCGCAAACGCGGCGTCGAGAGCCTGCAACTTCTCCGTGGCTGTCTTCAAGATAGCAGCCGGAAGATAGTCCGCGTCCAAGATAGATTTGCTGGGCTGCCTACTTGTCATAAAAGTTATCCGTGACTTTCAGCAGCGCCAGCAACCCCAGAATAGCCGAGAGCAGGCCGAGATATTTAGCCCATGTGAAGATCGTGGCGAACCAGTAGATACCCAACCAAATCGCCATCCCCGCAACGAGAATGGCCAAGATATTAAAATGCCGCCACGCCAATACGTACGCGATCGGCCCGCAAAGAAAGACGGCGCAGAACAGGCCGAAGACTAACAGCGCCAGACTCTCCATGACTAGCCTCGCAGATACAGCAGAAACCACGTCAACGTTCCGGCCATGGTTGCCGCCAGCGTTGCCATCGTGAACAGGAATGTGTTTAAGTGCTTCATGGTCGCCTCCAGTTATTTGGGGTCATCGGGCAGTTTGAACTCGACTACTTCGAAGTCCAAGGCTGCTCCCGTTGTCGCCCGTGCGGCCAGCGCCAGTTCGTACTTCTCGATCTGCGATTCTACCCAATTGGCGTATAAACTGACACGGGTAAATGCACTTTCGTCGCCATACGTGCCGTCGGGTTTCTTATCAACCGCCATGAGAAAAGAGTTAATACCGGCGAGTTCATTGCCGATAAACATCCCGCCGCCCGAGTCGCCCGGCGAGATCATAAACTCCAGCGGAAACCGCCCAGCACCCGTGGTGGGCTTGCAGACTAATACCCCACGCTCCGTGCCTTCGACAGCGTTATGCCCAGCCCGTTTCTTGCCGTCAGAGAGCGTGCAGCCGGTGTGAAACGTGCCCGTCAGGCCGTAGCCGGCAATGGTGATCGCCTTGCCCAGTTCGTCCTGCTTTTTGTACAGCGCCGGGTAAAAGTCCAGTTTAAAATCCTTGGGCGAGTAGCACAGCGCCAGATCGTAAAAGCCGATGTTATCGCCATTAAATTCCTTGGGTACGATGACGTCGTTGAGCACGTACACGTCGTCGTTGTCTTTGATCACCGCATGAACCGTGGCGCCTTCGACCACGTGGGCGGCGGTGAGCACCCAATTGGGCCTAATGATTACGGCCGACCCGTACTGGACGGCCGGCCGTGTCTTGCCCGTGTCTGTGTCAGGAATCTCGCTAATCGCCCGGTAGCGGACGACCGACGGAAACTGCTTGCCAAAATCTTGGTACTTGCTGTCGGGCGTGTTCGGGTCGCGGGTTCCGGCGTGTAGCCCGTCAAGTGCCGACAGAAAAAATAACAACGTTGTCAGTAGTGCGCGAATAAACATGCGGCACCTCCATGTGATAGAAAGCCATGGGTCCCGTTGTTTATTTTACTTTCCGCACTCCGCAAATTGTTAACTTTTACAGCCGCCGCAGAATTTGCGCGACCAACGGGTGTCGCACGACGTCTCCGGGGGCGAATTCGTGGACGCCAATGCCCCTGACGCCGCGCAACTTATTGACGACTTCGAGCAGGGCCACGCCGTCCGGACGATGGCCGCCGGGAAGATCACTCTGCTGCGGGTCGCCTGTGACGATGACCTTGGTATTGACTCCGACGCGCGTCAGAAAGAGTTTCAGTTGCGTGTAGTGCGCGTTCTGGGCCTCGTCGAAAATACAGATAGCATTGTTGAACGTCCGGCCGCGCATGTAGCACAGCGGCGCGAGCACGACCGCCTTGTTGATCGCCTCGCGGGCCGCTGACTGCTTGCCCAGCATCTCGTCCATCGCGTCGTACAGCGGCTGCATGTACGGGTTGACTTTCTCGCCGAACGAGCCGGGCAGAAAGCCCAACTTCTCGCCCGCTTCGACGATCGGCCGGGTGAGCACGATCTTCTCGCACTGCTTGGCGAGCACCGCTTTGATCGCGTGCGCCATGGCCAGAAACGTCTTGCCCGAACCAGCCGAGCCGAGCAAGAACGTGATGTCGTTTTCTTCGACGAGTTTAACTGCGGCTTCTTGTGATTTCGTGCGCCAAACAATCTCAACCGACGAAGAAACATTTTGCTCTTGCTTGGTTCTCCGCGTCTGTTTCCGTTGTTCTCGCCGCGCGGCCTTGTTGGCTTTGCTGGCGACACGTTTGGCCATGGTCACGCCATCCGGGTTGTAAAACTAGTAGCAAATCAGTGCTGCGTGCGTTGCGCCAGTTGGGCGCCAAAATCCTGTGCGGCCGACATCTTGCCGAAGTGGTCCATGGCTGCGCCGCCCAGACCACCAGCAATGCCGCCCATGCCAGCGCCGCGAAGAGCGCCAGACAGCATGCCTCGGCTGCGCTTGCGGACGTTGCCGTCCTCGTCTTCGTACTCTTCTTCGCCGGGCATCATCGCGCCAGCCAGACCACCAAGGCCGGCACCGAGCAAACCGCCACCAACAGCGCTGCCAAAGCCCTGTGCGGTCTGCGGGTTCATGCCGACAGCCCCGCCCAGCGCGCCGCCAAGACGTTGTAACCCGCCACCGATGTACGGCAGTGCGCCGCCAGCAACACCTGCCGCGCTGGTCGCCAGTCCGACCGGGTGCATCATGTACGAGCCAACGCCTTTTTGGCCCACGAGCATACGCGGCACTAAGTTCTTCCATGTCTTCGTCGCGTTGTTGGCGACGCTGGGCAGAATACCTGTAGTCGCGACGGCCTTGGTGCCCTGCCAGAGTTTGTTGGCGTTGCTTACTAACGACTTGCCGCCGAGACGCCACAGGCCACGGGCAAGCGCACCGTACGCTTCTTTTTCAAGACCATTATCTTCTGCGTGCACACGAGCAACCATGGCAACTTTACGCTGAAACTCGTCTTGGCTGAGCCGCTTGTGCGCCGTCGAGATCATCTTCGGCTTGATGTCGCTCGTACCCTCGCCAGCGTCGTGGACTTGCATCTTCGGCGCAGTGGTTTCGGGCGGGCAGCAGTTCTTTGTTTCGTTGCTCATGGTCGTTCCTTTTGATAGTTAAATGCGCCCGTGATTTACATCACGCGGGCGCCCATTGTGGAGTTGAAGTTCGTGGGGCCTTGGCTCAGTCCGGCCGCGGGAGACGCCGACGGCATCGGCCCGGGCGCCGGAGACTGGACCGGCATCGAGTTCTGTAATGCAGGCGCCGGAGGGACACTGGCGCCCATTGTCGCGCTGGCATCCGCCGGGCCTTGCGGAATTACCGGCGATTGCGGTGCAGGATTCTTCGCGGCTTCAGCCTTGGCGGCCTCGACCAAGTCAGGCTGCATTGTCGCGTCGGTTGAAATACCCTTTTCAGGAGACCCGGCGCCTTGCTGTTTCGAGGCCAGATGCGCCTCTAACAGCGCACGAATCTTATCGCCGCCGAAGTAGCCAGCCGCACCGCCAGCCGCCCCGCCGACGGCCGCGCCACCAGCCAAGCCACGCAGCGCGCCCATCAAACGAGACCGACGCTTACGCCGGCCAGTCATCGGGTCTGTTTCGTGTCCCGGAGCCAGCGCGCCAAACAACGCACCGCCAGCGCCGAGCGCGGCGGCACCCGCACCTGCACCAAGGCCAGCGTCGCCCAAGTTGGCTGTCTTTACTTCAGGCTTTTTCTTCTTGGCGTCGTTCTTGCCAGCACGGCTTCCCAGATACGCGGCGCCACCAAGGAGACCTGCTGTTCCCAGACCAGCCGCAGCATACGGCGTGTACTTCGAGTTCATGATCTGCTGGAGCATTCCCGGCTCATCGCGCAGCGCCATATTTCCCAGCGCGCCAAACAACGCACCGCCAGCACCAGCAGCGCCTACGCCGCCTGTGATCTTGGCCCATTGCGGCAGCGCGTTCAGGCCTTCAGCAGCCCGACCGGCGTAACCCTTCGCGGCGTCTAACCCAGTGGTTGCAGCGCCAGAAGCGTTACGCCCCAGCCGTTGCAGCCGCGCCATCATGCGGAGATACGTGCTGATGGCCTGCTTTTCCATCGGATTGTTCGTGGCCTTCGTCAACGCGTACCAGTTCATACTTGCAGCCTTGGGCATCTCGTAGTCTCCTTCGTCTTCTTCACGTTGCGGGCGCTTCTTTTTCTTGTTACGGCGCGATAAATAATCAGCCAACGCAATGGCACCCAAACCACCGGCGCCAATCGCCGCATAGGGAGCGTAGGGCTTAAGTTGGTCGAGCATGGACGGCGGCGGGGGAGCGTCGGGCTTGAGCCACTTGAGCAAGTTACTGCCCGCGCCCATGCCAGCCCCCACAGCGTCCTGACCCTTCTGGCCAATGAAACTCAGCGCACTGCCGATGCCCTTACCGGCACCGATGCCCATGCGCTTGGCGGTATCGAGGTTCTTGTTGAAGTACTCCCAATACACCTTGTCGTTCAGTTTTTCTTCCGCCGAACGGGGCCGAGAGACAGCCCCAGTGCCAGACGACGCCGACATGTCGGGGATCATCGCCGGCGGACGCCACTTGCCGCCGCCACTTGCAGCCGGAGCACCAGCAGGAGCCGGCGCATCAGCCATGTTGATTGGCAGGCCAGTCGTGGGCGAGATCGGCATGCTGGCGCTCGACGGGTCAAAGCCCGGAGGCGCGCTCATGGCCAGACCGGGCGAGGGCGGAATGCTTGCGCCCATCGTGGCACTGGTGTTCAAGTCAGCATGCTTCTTGAGCAGTTCAGCGTAAGCCGCCATCTTCTCGGCCAGCGTCAGCGTTGTGTTATTTAAAAGCGCGTGGGCTTCCTTCTTTTTCGTCGCAGGAATGTTACCGTCTTCGTCTTCTGCCGGACCCACAAGCGCGTCGGCTAACGCTTTGCCGCCAGCGTGACCAGCCATGCCGCCGAACGTGCCACCCACGCCGGCGCCCAGCGTCGCAGCATTACCGACGTTCGACAAACCTTGGTAACTCTTCGGCGCGCCGGTCAGGCCGATGACGGCGCCGCCACCAAGACCAGCACCCACGGGAAGTCCGGCGCCAATGCCGAGTCCAGTTCCGGCGCCCATGAGCATTCCGCGGGCCATGCCGCGCAGTTTGTTCTTGGAGGTAACCGCGCCAGCAGCACCACCCACTGCGCTCCCGAGAACGCCAGTGCGCAAAAGGTAATTCAGCAGCAATTGGGTTTCGGGTTTCATCGCCTGCTTCTCGTTCTCGCTCATGGAAACATCCTTGTTAATACTCGATGATTTGTGTCGTTCATTATAGCGGGCACGTGCATCCGCCATATCAGAAGTTCGCTTACTAAAACGTTCCGTGGGCCTGTAATATCTGGCCCGCGCGGTGGCTACGATCTTGTTGTTATCCCAGCCCAGAAAGTCGGCTTGGTACTGCGGGTCGGCTTCTAAGTCTCGCTTCGCGGCGCCCTCGGGCATTCTCCGCATGAGTTCTTCTAAACCTTCGTTCTTGGCTTCTCGGTCCATGCCGGCTGCAATGGCGGCCAAGCCACCGGCGCCCAAGCCGCCGATCAGCGCGCCCATTCCCGAGTAACCTTTGCCGTCTGAACCGTGTGCAGTACCACCGATTGCGCTGCCGATTCCAGCCCCAAGTAACCCCGCCGGCACGCCAAAGATCAGGCCAGTCTTCAGGGGGCTGGCCATGAGGTCGGGAATCGGCGTCCCGTAACTCTGGAAGATGCGCGGCAGCCAGCGTTTCTTGCCGGCTTCCAGTGCGTCCTCCTCGTGGGGCGCTAACGTTCGGTGCGCCGAGATGTCAGGAATACCGCTCTCGGCACGTTTAATTTTCTCACTCATGTGTGCGCCGTCCGTGGCTGCAAGACCGAAGAAAGTCCGGCGGGAAGACTAGCCCTTGCCGAACAAGAATTTATCGATCTCTGGATTATAACGCGAGACCACTTGGCCCGCATAGTTCGCTAAAGCACCCGTGCCGGCGCCAATACTTCCCTGCTGGAGCGCCCCAAGCCACGGTTTAATTTTCTTCTTGGAGATCACGCGGCCTTCGTCGTCCAAGGTCTCGTTATACCCGGGAAACATGTAGCCCTTCACGCTGCCGATTGTGCCGCCCACGCCCGCCGCAATCAGGGCTTGGCGGAGAGATTTATAGTCCGCGGGAAGCCGGGCCGCGCCTTCGTTATCGAACAAGCCGGCCAAGATGCGCGGCGCGTCAAACGGTGACAGGCTGGCGACCTTTTCGCCGAACAACCGGGCCGCATTTTTTTTGCTATCAGAAGCCAGCATAGTGATTACATTCCGGCCGCGCGGCGAAGGGCGTCAAACTGGTCCCACGAATCAGTCAGGCCCTTCCACTCGGCGGGGTTTAAGTCGCTGAACCCCACGGGCTTGACGCGCGGGACTTTCAATGTGCCCTCGGCCATGCGTTGGGCGCCGATCGAGTTCGTAACAAGTTCTTTAATCTTGTTGCCTTGCTGGCCAAAAAACTTGCTCACGTCACCGAAAGATTCGGGGTTTATAGTCCGTGCGGCCGTGTCGCCGATCGTCCGCAGGCTATTGCGCGTATGGTTGGCGACGTAGCGCGCAGCATCAGCGCCAGCGCCGGTAGCGTTCTGGAAGCCGCCATGGACAGCCTGCACAGCCTCGTCGGCTTGGCTTCCAATCTGGCCCAGATACTTCGTGGCAAGGTCTTTGATCTTGGACTGGTTTACGGCCTTCGCAGCCGCGGTCATGCTAAACGGCACAGGCATTGGAGGTGGCGGCCTGCGCATCATCTTCGCAACACCGCCGAATGCTTTCCCCAGCGCCGGAGCAGCCCGAGCAGCCATCGCCAACGGATTCGCCTGCTTCTCGGTCGTACTCACAGTGTTAGCCACATACTCGCCGAACATGTGGGCCGCGGTTTTGTTATCAAAGGCCATCACTTGAATTCCTTGAAGTTGACGTGCTGCCTAATTGGCATCTGGCTTTGCTTTGTGCCAATTAGGCAGATGAGATTTAGTTATTTGGGGCCGGGAAAAAGGGACTGCCCAACAGCGCCACGAGTGCCGCCAAGCAGGGCTGAACGCACAGTGGGCGCGCCGCCACCAGCAGCCGGCGTCACATTAGTTTGGCCGCGGCCCATGAGTTGGTTCATCGCTGTCGTGCCTCGTTGCACGCGCTGCTGGTACGCCTGTGTCTGCTGCGGGCCGACGAGGTTCCCTAACTGCACGCGCGGGTCATTGGGGTTGGTAGTCGGCCCCAGAGCAAACGGCGCCGCGGCCAACTTCAGGCCGAACTCCATCGCGCTGGAGCACTTGCAGTTCCACTTGCGCAGGGACTTGTTAATCCGCGAATCAGGGTCGGACTTCGTCTTGGCGCCGGTGTTCACGCGCTTCATGCCGCACATGCGTGAGCAGAACGAATTCTGGCGCTTCTTCGCCTCGCCCTTGGGGTTCTTCTGGGTCACAGGAGCCTTGAGATTCCCACCGTGCTCGCGCTCGTAACTCTTGCGCCCCTTCTCGTTCAGGCCGCCTGCTTCGTTCTTGCCCTCACTTCTTTGCCATGCCGGCGTGCCTGCTTCCTTCTCGCTCTTGCTCTCGTCTTTCTTCTTCTTCTTTTTGCCGCTTCCTACGGGCCGGCAGGAGTCTTCGCTAAAGGGTTTCTTGCCCGGCACCGGCTCGTATCCAGCCCAGCAACGCGCGATCTTCATGACATATTCAGCGCTGTACTTTTCCATCACGGCGACTTTCTTTTCAGAGGGTTTGTAGCACGACCCGCCCGGCTTTCGGCACGAGCAGGACTGGGAGCATTTGCAGGTCTGGACCGTATCGCCGCAGCCACACGAGCAGGGCATATGCTTGTCAGTTTTGCTATCAGAACTCGCGGCTTTACGCCCGGCAAGTTCTTCTTCAAACTCTTCGCTGTAATAGTCTACATCCAGCGGGTCGACAGTGTTAAGGTCCATGAGTTTGGTCAGGGCTTCGCTGCGGGTGGCGTGTTTTATTACTTCAGCCGTCTTGGAACTGTCGGGGCTATTCTTGGCGCCGAACGCTGCATTCCCGTTGATTACCCCTGTCGTCGAGAGCGCGCCGAACGCATTAATCGGGTTGAATTGTGGATGCGACCCGCCACCGACAGGTCGCGTGGGATACTGGTTATTGGGCTGAGATTGCTGGGATTGCGCCGGTGCTTGGGCCAGTCCCATCGGCGGGAGAATATTAACACCCCCGACAGGGTATTGTTTAATTCCGCGGTTTCGGCCAATTCTGCGCGCCACACGTCCCTCGCGCTCAGCCCTCATGTTCTCCAGCGTTTGTTCAATATGCGGCGACAGGACCACAGAAAGTTTCGTCAGCAAATCATTTATAGCGTTTTTGGGTTTATCCCCACACCCTTCGCCCACGTTCATGCCTGTAGGAATCTCGCTTGAAATCTGTCCTTTTGCGCGCTCTTCCCCTGCATAAACCGGCTTGGAACTGTGGGGGATGTCTACGCGTTCTTGCTTGGAATCAGCGGTCTTATCAGTTTTGCTCATGGTAGTATTAGCAATATCGATACGGCTAGACTTACAATTATTCACATATCTGTTAACAAAAGTTAAAGCAGCCGTATATGCGCTTTTCTCCGTAGTATCGTCTTTGGCTTTATTTGCGTACATCGGGAGTTTCTTTTTGGTGGGATACTCGTGTGCCCAGCGCTTGGCTATCTCAGGATGTTCGGCCCAGAGAAACCGGCGTTGTTTTTCTGACTTAAAGGGCATGCGGTTATCCCGTCGTATGTCCACCAGAAATGCAATGTACACCCGGGCAGTGTATATGCGCCAACGAGTGTAGCGTCAGCCGGTAGAGAAATATGCTGTTTTTCCCAAGCATGGATGTATCGGGTATTTTCGCAAAAGTGGGCTGAGAGGTAAAGGGCTTTGTTATTTATGTCGGGAACAGGGGATATGCGCTCTGATATCTAAAAGAAACACGCGGTGGTCCGGGTGATTAGGCCCGGACTACCTGTGTTCCTTTTAAAGGTACGCTGGTCAGGCCTAAAGCCCGACCGCGTACCTTTTTTGTTACAGCCCGACGAGGAAGCCCTGAGCGGCAGCCAGCAGGGGTTCGTGGGAAATCTCGTCCAGATGGTGCATTGCCTGAATCTGCATTTGCACTCCCATCTGCCGGAAGAACGAATGCCAGAAGCCGCCCGTGATGGGGTTCTTCGGCATGGCTTTCCCGACCGTCTCAATGAACAGGCCGGCGAGTTTGACCCTCACCGCCTGCTCGTCCATCGACAGGTCGTTCCAGCCCGTCATGTTCCCGATAGCATTGGCGAACTTGATGTGCGCCAAGTCGCCGTCGCCACTGTCCTGTTCTTCAGCCTCCATCAACGGCGCACGGTTGATGGTGGTGTGGGTCTCAGCCGCGGGAGCCTTGTTCGCCCACGCAGTCGCAATCACTGAGACAGCGACGGCGAGTAGCACGAACGGCACGAAACCCTTCACGCGGTCCGGGGCCGAGCGGCAGACGGCACACCCGGCCATCCACAGAAAGCACGCCGCACCGAACGCGCCGAGCGCCATGACCACGTAGGACACGGCGACTTGTGCCGGAGTGCTCGCCGTCAGAAAGCACTCCTGATAAAACCCCACCACGCCATACCCGAGCATGAAGCCTCCGAGGGTACGCATGGCGGCAACAATCGTGTTCTTCATGATAGAACTCCATTGTTAGGGAAGCGTACGAACCCCAACACGACTACCCCACCCTTATTAACCCTGTGTTAACAAGAGACGGTACGCTTATTAGATATGCCCGTATATGCGCAAATATTAAGTCGGGCTTTGATATCTAAAAACAAGCGCCCAACCCCGGGGGCGCTTGTGGCCCCCGGGGACAGACACCACGACTACTCGTCGACGGGGCGCAGGTGCGAGTCCTGCGTCCGGGCGTAGTTCCACACGGCGTAGATCACGTCGCGCACGGCGACGGTGCCCATCGCCACGCCCTTGAGGCGGTCGCGGCCGAGGAAGCGCGTGAGGCGCTTCGAAAAGGCCTCACCGCCCACCTGCATGTCGCAGGCGAGGAGCAGTTCGAGGTCGGCCCGCGCCGCCTTCTCGGCGAGCAGGTCCCTGCACTGCTCGTCCGACATCGGCCCGTGCTCAGCGCGCAAGGCGTTGAAGCGCTCCTGCTCAGCCTTGAGGGCGAGCAGGCGAGCGGCGTGGTCCTGCTCGTTCTTGCGCTTCTTCTCAATCTGCGCGGCGGTCTTCGGCCGCTTGGTCTTGGTCGCCGTCGTGCCGTCCTTCTTGCCCTTGGTGTCCTTGGACATGATCACGTCTCCTACCCCGTCGGTGCAAGCGTACGAATCACCGATGACAACCAACCCACTGTTATTAACCCTGTGTTAACAACAATCGGTACGCTTAATTAATATGCCCGCATACGCGCAGATATTTAGTTGGGCTTTGATATCTAAAAAGCAGGCACAGCGGGCGGGCTTGCGCCCGCCACACCATGCCTGCTTCGTCGCGGGGTAGGGCGCACGATCGACGCGCCCTACCCCGCTCACTCACAGCGTGAGCGCGGCAGCCGGGGTGCGGCTGGCCGGCGCCTCGCGCAGGCCGACGTAGGCCAGCGTGAACGCGAGCGCCGCGATGACCGCGATCCACAGCATGCCGACCACGCTGGCGCTGCCCGGCGCACCGGTGCAGACCCAAGCGCCGCCGCCGATGCTCACGTACTCGTTGCCACTGAGCGTGGCGGTCGAGTACAGGAACCCGGGCTGCACGTCAGCACCCACGGTGCGAACGATCACCGCGTCGCTGGTGGCGCCGAGGACACCACCGTCACGGCTGTCCCACGCCACGTTGGACGTGGTGAACTCCGAGGCCGGCGGGGCGACGACCGCCACCACACCAGCCAGCGCCACGAAGGCAACGACCGGGGTGACGATGGACGCCACGATCCGAGGGCTGCGCTTCGGGGTGCTGCGGAGCGTGTTCGCCGCGGCGTCGCCCGCCGTGTTGAACACCTTGACGACCTGCTCCTTGGTCGTACCCGCCTTGACGACGTTCTCGACCTTGTTGAACAGGTGCGAGACGCCGTACAGGATAACCGCGGCGGTGGCGGCGAGGGCAATGTAACTGATCATAGAACTGACTCCTTCGAAGGAGGACTACCAACCAGCCACAGAAACGGTGTGGCGCCGTCGCCCCGCGACAGGGCAAGTCTGTTCCTCACGAGTTGAACGTGAGACCACCGGAGATGTGGGGTGGTGGTTGCCGCCTACGGCAGAACAGATGCTGGTTTCACTGCTAACCAGCGGAACACTAGATATGCCCTGTTTTGACCCGGTATTTAGCCGGCAGGGCATATCGGGCGTATATCACAGGCCCGAGAGGCCCATGTACACGCCGTAGGCAAAGCAGGCGCAGATGTAAGCGCCCACCGCAACCATCACACACAATGCGATGTTGCGGACCGTCCGAGTGACGAAGCGGACGGGGAGAACAAGGCCGTAGTAGAGAGCGGCGCAGAAAGCATAGGTCATGGCTTCACCCTTTCAAGGTGACTATCTGTGTGTCCCGCATGCAAAGTGCGCACTTTGCTGGTGCCCGGTACGCCCACAGATAACTAGACGCCCGTACTTAATATGCGTGTAAATGCGGGAGTATTTAGCCTTGATATCTAAACGAACGTGTGGGTGCCCGGGGCGTTAACCCCGGGCATGGCTTCCACACGTCGTTGTTGCGATCACCAGTCGCCGCCGTAGGCTTTTTCGCTGGCGGCGTACTCGTCGTCGCTCTCGTCGCTCTCGTCGCTCTCGTCGTCGACGAACTCCGCCATCGCAGCGCGGTGTGAGTCGCGGTCGTACTCGATGGACTTGTTCCACCGAGCAGAGGACTGCGCCGCGTGATCGCGTGCTGTGCTTTGCACCCGATATACGAGACCCGACAACTCCGGCAGCGCAGCGTCGAAGAACGCCTGCACGCCGCTGGAGAGCCGGGTCAGGACGTAAACCGGCACGACGACGACCGCGAAGGCGGCCGACATCCAACAGAACTGGAAGGCGTTGTGGAGCCGGCGGCCGAGCCGCTTCCAGTCCTTTGTCCTCACCATCATGAGGGCCGTCCACACGACACACATGATGACGCCGGTGACAGCGGCGATACCGTAGAAGAACATTTGCTCAGTGGTCATCTCTCTGCTCCTTACCCCGTGTTGCTGGTGGCTGAAGTTAGCCGCGGCGTACGTTCCGCACAGTCCAACGCGCAACAGATAATTGGACTGCATTAGATATGCCGCAGAACACGGGAGTATTTAGCCCTGATATCTAAACGTGACGTGCACAACCCGGGTGTGACCCCGGGCTATACACGTACACGTTGTGATCAGTCGCGGAACAGCGCCTCCGGCGGGAGGTGCTTGCCCGTGACGTTATAGATCACGCCCTCAATGGCGCACTCCAACGCCGACGCACTGCGGGCGGCGAGGGAGTTGGGTTCCAGTTTCTTGTTAATCAAGAACTGCAACAGTCGCGCCGCCGCGACGATGTCGCGCGGCTGAGTGCCGGACCAGTCGCTTTGATGCACGAACGCTTTAATGGCCGAACGCAGACGCTTGAGCGCCGCGTCGCCACCACCGAACAAGTCGTCGGCGCTCCCGAACAGCGAATCATCGTTGTCAAACAGGTTAGCCATGGCTAACTCCTTATCGCGCTACCCCGGACATGGCGTTGTGTTGCTGCGCGAATAACAACACGTGCCTTATTGCATATGCGTGTAAATACCGCGCTATTTAGTTGTGATATCTAAACGAGGCGCGAACAGCCGGGGCGTTACCCCCGGCGTCGCGACACCCGTTTACTTTCACTCGCGGTCCTCCGTCTGAGCGGTGAGCATCGCGTCCTCGCACTTCTCACAGCGCTCCTCGTCGATCTCCACCGTCTCCCAACCGCAGCATTCGCAACGGGGCATGACACACCTCTTGTGTTTTCGTGCTTCCTCCGGGCACGGCCGGGACTAATGCAAAAGCAGGGAGTCACCCGGGCCGCCAATACGTATCGGCGACTTAATAGATATGCCAGAGAAGCCGGCAGAATTTAGTCCCACAGCCCTTCGAAGTACTTACCGAAGAGCGTCAACCCGCGCGTTTTTCTGTTTTGCCACGCGGTATATCCGTCCTTGTCAAACTTGCCCCGGCGCATGGACTCGTCAAACGAAATGCCGGGTTCGCCGCGGGGTTTATCCGGATTCAAATCAGTGTGAAACTGGCTTTCGGCTTCGTCGTCCACAATCTGCTCGAACGCCCAGATCATTTCGCCCATCACCCAGTCCCAGCGTTTGTGGGTATTGTTATCTGTATACCCCATGTTGACCTGCGCGTCGGTCAGGGGTTCGGCGTTGGTGCTTTTGAGTTCGTCTGGCACGTCGTCATCGTCTACCAGAGCCGAACCGTGCTTGGTTTCTTTTAACTGCTTGAGCAAGGGCAGGATGATGGGCGCGAGCGTGGAATCCATACCCCACGTGTCGTAATAATCGACGCGGATTCGAACCTTGCGCTTGTACCGTGCGTCAACCCATTCTTCGATCGCGCGCAGCCAACTAAACCGACGGCGAGCGATACGGTTGACGCGGTCGTACTCGTCGAGGTTAACGCGCTTTTCATTCAAACCGTACCGCCAACGCAACAGTTTTTTAACCCAGCGGTAGGGTTGAAACCAGTGGTGGTACGGCCCGATGTAGACTTTCATGCCGTGGTTCTCTTTTTGGGTTGTGGTTTAAACCTGTACCAACTGTGCTTGCAGTCTGGACACATCCACTCGCTCACGCCGTCGTAATGCTGCGGGTGGTCATACGAGTATTCGACGCCCACAAGCCTGCTGAATTTGTAGGGCGGCGCATAACACTCTCGGATAGACGCCCGGAGTTCGTCGTCAGACTTGTCTTTACACCACTCTTGGGGGCGCAGGACATCGAAGATATCACCGGCACTCCAATCCGAACCGCACTCCGGGCAATTTCCGTGGCTGTCGAGCGGGACTTCGGCGTAGGTGGTTTTGTCGTAGGCGTTCATGCAGAAACTACCTCGTCGGGAAGGATTCGAAACTGGTCGTGGTAGGGTAAGATGCTGAGCGACCGGCCGTTATCCCAGCGCACGCTAATCTGGTGAAATTCGCGCGGGCCGTTGAGATTTACATACGTGATTGTGCCTTCCAATCCCACAGGCATGCCGTCTTCAACTGGCTTCCACGTGGAATTGTGGTTAGTCATGGGCGCAGTTAACTTCACTCGCTGGCCGACTGTGTAGAGTTCCATAATTTGCTTCCGGGTGAAACGTTGTAAAGTTCGCAGAACAGGGACGCCAAATCACCCACGCTCATGCTGGCGTACTGAGACAGGTCTTCAGTGCGCGCGTGGTTGAGCGTGTTATCGCTGACTTGGATATCTAATTCCCGCATGGCCAGAAGTTCCGCCAACAGGTCTTGGTTGCGTGGATTCAAAACGGCTCCTGTTTTGTTAATTGTTTTCGGCGCGGGATTGCAGAAACGACGAATAGACTTTCGCCGCTGCGGCGAGTTCTTTTCCCATCGCTTTGACTTCGTCGAGGATGTCACACACTTCCTGCGCGTCGTCGTCTGAAAATTCTTCGATTTCGATCTTGGCTTTGACGAGCCGGATGTGGGCGCGTGAGCGACGGATAGTCTCAAACTGAACGTCCATGTCGATTTTTTCAAGCGCCTCTGCAATAGCCTTGGCGATCGGATTGCTGTCCTTGCTCTGCTCGACGAGAGATTCAATGTCTCGCTCGATCTGCCGAAGCCGAATCAGCCCTTCATCGATCAAATCCAAAATCTGTGTGCGCTCGTTATCGGTGAATTGCATCATGCAACCTCCTGAATAGATATGAAAAAACCGGGGCGGGTAGATTGTTGCCTACCCGCCCCGGTCGCAGTTTGCCAATGCATGCCTCGCCGGAACAAGCCTCATCAGGCATCGCCCAGCCTGTCCAAGCCTGCCGCGGATAGCCGAACCACTCCCGGCCTCTCCTCGCCCTGCCTAACCCTGCCTGCCGAACCGAGCCTGACCCTGCCTCGCGGAGTCAAGCCCTGCCGTGCCTGCCGTGTCTATGCCTCTGCCCGCCGGTCCCGGCCACTCCCGGCCAAGCCCAGCCTCGCCTGCCGTGTCTATCCCGGCCGGGGCGCTCCCGGCCTTGCCATACCTCGCCTGCCGAGCCTATCTGGCCGCGTCGAGACGAGCCGTGCCTAACCATGCCTGCCATCCCGCGCCCGTCATACCGCGCCTTGCCACGCCTGTCCGAGCCTGCCGTGTCTAAGCGACACCGATCCTCACCAAAGCATGCCGTGCCTTGCTCTGCCTGCCTCGCCATGTCGCTGCTCGCGCGTCCACGCCGTGCCTTACCCAGCCTGCCGGTCCAAACCGAACCTTGGCTATCCACACCTCACCGCTCGTCGCCCCGCCTCGCCGTGCCATGCCTGCCCAGCCCTGTCAAGCCGAGCCATGCCTAGGCATGCCGAACCGAACCGCGTCCAGTCCAAGCCTGCCGCGTCGTGCCTAGCCGAACCTAGCGTTGCCCTACCAAGCCTGCCGTGTCTATGCAGTTGCAAGCCAATTCTTGCCCATCCCGGCCACGCCTAACCCAGCCTGCCGTGTCTAAATGCTCAGGCTCGATGCTCAGGCTCGCGCCACGCGCCGATTGCGCCGGCGTGTGGCGTTGCGGGCTACACGATCCAAAGCAGCGAACACAGGCGTCAACTCGCGCAGCGATTCGTACTTGCGTCGAACTCGCTGCAACTCGTCAATCGCCTGCTGCAACAACTGTGCGCGCATTTCGGCACTGCTCATCACGTCGGTGAGTGCACGATAGCCACCACCGCCGCTTTTGCGATCCGAAACGAGCGACACGAACATCGGCATACGAACACTGCCGTTCGGCGTGTCGAGTACTTCGATGTTCAACCGGATGATCTTCCTCGCCTGCTCCAATCGAAACTGGTGCGCGGCTTCGGTGTCATCCCATTCAAACTCTGCGTGGAGCGCAGTGTTTTCATCACGAGCAAACTCCACAACCGCTTCGGGCGGAACGCGGCCGTCGTGCTCGTTGTAAATCTGCGTCAGTTCTTCCTTGATGGAAGAGATTGCTCTACGGCGTCTCGCCATAAGAACTCCTTGTTAAATCAACCCTTCACACACTCGAAATGACCCCAGCCCATACCGCACGAGTTGGGCGAGTCAGCGCGGCCTTCGCCGACGCCGACCTGCATCCCGGCACGCAGCATGAGGTTGGCGATGTCAGCCGGCGTAAACATGTCGGCGTCGAAGCGCACGCGAACCTTGGCCCGCCACGATTCAAACATGGCGCGCACACGAATATCAGCGACGCCGGTCGCATTGCGCACCGTGTGCTCGACGTGCTTCGGCTTGGCGTCCACCAACTTGCCCTTGCCATCCGCGTACAGATGAATCAGCGGCGTACCCTCGACAGCATCGAAGCCGTCGGCCTCGACGAAGATGGCCTTCTTCGCCTTGGTCTTGTGATAACCCACGACCACGCAGGAGTCAACCAGCGCGTTTCGCAGGGCACTTGCCGGGATGCCACACCAACCCTTGGTCGAGCGGTGCTGGGCTTCCTTGAAGTTCGCCTCGAAGTCCTTGGCCTCGCGCTTCTTGCCCTTGGAAGCCGTGGAGCCGGCGGCCTGCTTCTCGCGCATCATCTCGCGTGCCTTCTTGCCGAACGCCAACTGCACGTACGGCGCCGTGCCGCGGATCACGATCTCCACAGTCTTGAAGTTGGGCGCGGTGATCGTCACGCCCAGCCTTTCGGCGACGGCGATATCGATCTTATTACTCGGGTCAAGGTGAGTTTCAACGATATCTTTTACGCGCTTACGAAACACGCCATCTTCAATCTTGGATGACTTGGATTGCGCGGTCTTAGTCTTGGTCGCCGTTTTCTTCGAACCCTTGAGCATCGTTGCCATGTCTATTCCTTGGTAAAAGAAAAACCCACGGCGAAAGTGCCGTGGGTTTAAATAACAAAAGCGTGCCCCGGGAATTGCACCCGAGTGGTTTTGGTACTCTAGCCTGCCGTATAACCCCGACAGACAACCGCGTACAATTTTTGACGTCGGTTACGCCGACGTACGTACACGTATCATAGAGTAGGTTATCCCAACCAGTTCGCTAGAACGCACGCATAAGTGGAGCCGGCGGGAATCGAACCCGCGTCCAGAAACGTTTCCAGTAAGAACGTCTACATGCGTAGCCAGTTATGTGTCACCAACTGGCAATGCTATCCGCACACTTAGCGGAGTCAGGCGGTTTACCGCCATCTCGCCCGATTACTTTGCCGGACCGACGCAGGTGGCTTACCACCATCAACCTGATTGGGCAATGAGGCTCAGGTCGCCCCACTCGCGGTCCTGACTAGGTCAGGCAGCGAGGGCCGGAGCAGAAGCGCCGGTTAGAAACTTAATCGGCTTTTAACGTGGCCAACCGATCAACCACGGCATGCAATCCAAACCTTCTCCGTCCTGTCGATACCAGTACGGCCCCAATAGCGCGGGTGGGATTCGAACCCACAACCTATTGATTTTGAGTCAATCGCCTCTGCCAGTTGGGCTACCACGCCAAACTATACCACTGACCCCACGGGGATTCGAACCCCGGTAAACGGAACGAAAATCCGTTGTCCTAGGCCACTAGACGATGGGGCCAAACGTATTAGAAAACCGACGCAAAACGTCGAGTTTCCAATACGAGTTGGGCAGTCACTTTTCGGACCAAAACATTTCAGCACGCGCGATAGCGGTTTTGATATTTTTGTGTCCGACCGGATTTGCTGAATGTACCACGACTGTCAAGGGCGCCAATGTCTTTTTGTAAGCGGCCTCTTCAATAAATTTGGCAATATCGTAGCCGGTTTTTTCTTCGCCAAGGTCGTGATCGAGTGACAGGTGCGTGATGCGGCCAATACGCAGCGCAGTGATTGCGGCGTCTGCGGTTTTTAGCCAGACGTCGAACTCGGGCGGCTTTGGTCGAACATCGTCTACCCAAACTTTCATTGTTTTTTCTTTCGTTTAGTCGCCTTGCGCGATGTTTTGCCTGTGTCGTGCGAATCCAAATCAGTCACGACGATATCAATGCGCCGGCGCAGCAAATCCAAATCGCGGCTGATTTTGCTCAGCATAGCGCGCATTTCACTCAGCGACAGTGGTGTCGACATTTGGTTCCTCCTTGGCGCGCGACATCTGCGGGAAACCAGTTGCCGCAAGCCACGCAGCAACTTTGTCTGTATCTAACGCAAACTGGACGCCGACGATAAACCTGCCGCCAAGACCAACAATTTTAGCCGATGGCGGATCAAACTGCTCGTTAGCGATTGCGAGTAGTTCGCCGTGCTCAACGAGGTTTGGCCAATACTCGTTTTGTTCGGTTGTCCAGACGTGAGCATCATCGACCACCAATGATGTAATCAGGTCGGTAAGGGAACCGACAGCCGGAGGGCGATCGAGCACGTCAGGCTGCGGGCCAATAAAGTTTCGTAGGTCGACGTCATCCTGAAACGTCACGCGCTTGTCGGGATGCACGGTCAGCATCTTGGCGAACTTCTTGACCGTGTACTTGTACTTTTTCTCGTCAGTCATTGGGTCCTCATAGTCTTTCCAGCAAGCCGCGTAGTGCCGCTGCGATCTGCGCGCAATCCTCGTCATCGTCATTATCGGTGTAGGCGTCGCGGGCCTGCTCTAACGCCGCCCGCTCCTCGTCGGTGAGTGCGGCGTCCATCTGCACAATCACGTTGCCGTCGCAGACCGACAGCGTGGCGTCCTGATCGGCGAGGCGGCGGATGGCTTCGCGGTGCTTTTCTAATTCTGCCGCAAGAAGTTTATTTGCTGCGCGGAGATTTGTGAGTTCACAGTCCGTCATCGTTAACTCCTTGCGCCCATGATGTGGGCAACGTGGCCGTACATTCTACTCTTGCGCTGCGCGGCCTGCACCTCGTTTTCCATGTCTTGCAAGATTCGAAACAGGCGCTCTTGCGAATCTTCGGGCAGCAGGGCGATGTCATTCGCCAGTTTCTGGTTCTGCCCGCGCTGCCGTAGGAGCATACTCTGGATGTGCCGTAAAAAACTCATCGTCTCTCCTTTTCCGCGATTCGGCCAGCAGTGTCTGAATGTCTGCGTCTGAATAGACTACGCCGTCTATTTCAAACGAACCGTCGTCGACGCCATTGACGGTTTCAGGGATGTCGTACGGCAAGTTGTCTACGTACGAGTCGTCGTGCTGGTGCACGTGTGCGCCGACTTCGACGGTGTTGGCGAATTCCATGATGCACAGCGCTTCCGGCGGCCATTCGCCGAAACAGCCGCGAGCGCCGGGGAAGATTAAATCTACCGGCACGAGGCAATTCAAACCCTTCATGGTTTGCCAACGCCGTTTGATATCTTCAAACTGTCCGGGCGTGTACAACGCCCACCAGTATTGATAGCCGAACTCTTCCTCGATCCGAACCAGAATGTTTTTTTCCATGTGGCTCCTTTAGTAGGGCGGGTTGGAGTCGAACCAACCTATGGGCACCTTATAAGAGTGCTGGATGCAACCGGCTTACCTTCCGCCCCAAAAGCGGGCGCCGGGGAACTTGGGCGATTCGCCCGGCGCCCGCCGTGATCAGCGGTAACGCTTACAAGCGTACCACCGACCATTGCGACCGCAGGCTACGCCTTGGTCAACAACGCGCATGCCGCTATTCGAGTAGCAGCAGTTGTTAAGTGCCTGCTCGGGCGTCGCACCCATGCCAACGCCTTCGTAGCCAGAGTTGCCACCGAAATGCTGGACCACGCCGCGGCTGGCCATCATCTCAGCAACACCCTGCGCAGACCCGGTGCCGCCAACAGCGTCGGACTGCGAGGTGTAGGCATAAACACGTTCCTGCGAAACTGGAGCCGTCGTGGCTGCCGGCGCAGAATACGTGTAGTTACGCCGCCAACGGGGAGCCGCCTCGACCGTGGACGCGGCGAGAACGACAAACAGACACATCAGAATGCGAACCATAAATCCTCCGTGATTGTGCCGGTGGTGTGCCCGGCTAACGAGAATCCAAACCCCACACCGGGCAAAAAACTAGCGACCGACAGGCTTGGTGAACTTGGTGAGTTCCTTCACCCTGTCACCGTTCTCGACGTAAAGCCACGTCTTGGGTCGCGGATCGTCGGGCTGATTAAACGCACGGAACTCGTCGAGGTTGTAGCAGTACGCCGCAGCCTCGAACGGGCCGTTATCGACTACACACACGACGGCGCCCATGTCCTCCTTGATGAAGAACTCAGCCTCGTCGCGGGTGATTTCGATAGCGTCCAAGTTTTGCTTGAGCGCCGCAGCCTTGTTCTTGGGCTGCTGCGTTTCGATGTAATAACCCATCTGGTTCCTTTCGTTAAAAGGTCCAATAGGCGCAGAGGGATTCGAACCCCCGACCTTCGGTATGTAAAACCGACGCACTAACCAACTGTGCTATGCGCCTACGCGAGATCAGAGGTCTTCGGCCGTCTCGCGGACGTCCTTGTCGCCATCATCGGCGTACATCGCGAACATGCTGTCTTCGCGGTAGTACGAGATCAGATCGCAGACCTTGTCGTCAAGATCAGCCACGAGATCGCCGAGATCGTCGGGCATATCTCCGCCCAGAACCTCGCCCGTCTCCGGGTCGATGTTCATGCCTTCAGCGTCGAACACGTTCTTCTTGACATTGTCCCACGCAGTAACCAGCAGTTCAATTTCAAGCGGCAGCATTGTGCGCTCCTGTACGGGTGTTAGTCGGGAATCACGTAATCAGGCGGCAACGGCACCCAACTCTTGGCGCGCTCCGCGTCGTAAGGCATCCACCACGGCGCGTCGTCCGCGTCGCAAACGCCCCAGTCGTTGTTGATAAACTTGTTGTGATTGATAGCGTTCACAACATGATCCGGCAGGTCGACGATGACTTCCTCGCCGTCTTCGTTTTCGGTCAAACCCTTGGTTTCTACGGTCGGGTCAAATCGACCGATGTGCAGCCCGACAGGGTGACCGAAGTAATAGACCATTTGGCCTTCTTCCGGCAGCCGATCCGAACACCGAATCCAACCGCGTTCTTCAGCAGATCGCATACGGTTCCTTTTGTTATTTATTCGTCTTCTTCTTCGCCGCCGAACATTTCATTCCAGCATTTGTCGCAAATGCCAGAAATAAGAAATTCACGCTCGGCTGCGGTGAGATACGAGAAACAATCCTGCGCGAAACCGCCGTTACGGAAACGTGCCAAATCTTCAATCTTGGCGCGTACCGTCTGCTTTTCGCTGCACGAATAACAAGGCCCCGACACCTCCGCGTAGGTGGCGTCAGCATTGTCGACGGCGCAAATGCCGTCACGGAACGCATACTTTTCGATCAGAAAGGACATTGAAATCTCCTAATGGGGTCGGTGGGACTTGAACCCACACGGGATTACTCCCAACGGATTTTAAGTCCGTTGCGGCTGCCGATTACGCCACGACCCCAATGCCGCCAGCCGAGTAGCCCCGGTTAGAACTGGCGGAAAGGGTCATGTCAGGCAAACCGGTCCTGCATACGAGCATTCATCCACTCGTTCATGTTTTCGAGTGAACCCCAGCAAGAGCCGGGCGCTTCGTTGTAGAACCACTGGACGTAGAGTTTGAGCAGCCCGATGTTCTGCTCGTCGGCGCAACCCACGGCACGCCGCAGGTCGTTGGTGATGACGCCGGTCAGGAAGTCGCCGGGCTTGATGCCCTGTACGACATAGCGCCGAATGGCTTCCTGCATGTGGGGCGGAATGGTCGCGTAATCGCCCCGAAACTCTACGTCGAATTCAAACTTGGTTGCGGTCATCTCTGCGTCCAGACGTACCACTGATTGTTTTCGTATTTCCACCACTGCCCGTTGTGGTACATGACACGGGCCTGTGGTTGCGGCTGCGCTTGCCCCGCGGGCTGCATCATCGGCTGCTGCGCCGGAGATTGCAACTGTTGCGGTTGAACGCCTAATTTCTGCTGCATTTTGTCGGCACCGATCTGGGCGAGCGGTTGCAAAAACGGCATGAGCAGCGTGAAGAGCAAAACAAACAACTGCATGGAAAACCTCCTTGCACAAGAAAGCCAGCGATCCTCCGCCGGACAATGGGGCCGGTGGGATTCGAACCCACAACCAAAGGATTAAAAGTCCCTTGCGCTACCGTTGCGCCACAGCCCCAACCGCCGTTGTTACACGACTACCGAGTCGTTACCCGAATTCGTGGAAACCCGCAATTTCCGTTCGGGCATTGACTGCGCACGTTCACACCGTTCTTGCGATTGATCTCGGCAGCATTGGGACCGTGATAGACCCCGTCGTCGGTATAGCCCACGTAGGGCTTCCGCGGCTCCGTCATGACCAACCAAAGTCGCCACTTGCCGCCTTCTTTTTTGAAAGCCTGAACATACTCCGTCTCTGCTTCGGTCGGCAAGAGTTTAGAGTTTTCACGGTAGAAGGCTTCCTCTTCCGTGGGTTCAGCCGTCGGCTCACCCGTCGTGGTGCCCTGTACGACACGCGCGACGGCGTACTGTCCTCGCACCTCCAACAGTTCGAAATCGCGGACGCTAATGTACGCGTCGTTGTCTCGAAACAGCGCGGTAGATTGCTGCGCAAACTCGTCACGCCGCGGGAGCGTGGGAGACAGCGTAGTCATCATGGCCTGAACGTCTTCGCGGTTGTAAGCCTCGAAGTTCTGATCCAGCGCCGCACGAATCTTGCTTTCTTCCGGGTGATCGGCGCGCGCGAGAGCAGCGTAACCAAGGGCAAAAGCAATCAACGCAACCCACCACCAGAACGCCGACAGAAAAACAGAGCGAATGATTTGAAACACTAGTTCTTGCCTCCTCGCATGCAAAAGTCAGCAAATGCCCCCGCCAGTCCCATGCCAGTAAAAGCCAACACGACTTGCGTGGTGGATTCAAAACTTTGCCCAGCCGCGTAACCGATGGCTGAGCCGGCAATGACTGCAACGAACAACGTGACTTCGCGAATCAGACGAAGCGTGGACATGGGTTCCCTCCCGGTGTCTGGACGCGCACCAAAATCCCGTAATACAAAACCCACGGGGGTGCTAAGAATATGCCCGGTTTTTGGCAAAAATTTAGCCGGGATTCGAAACGGCCGGGGCTTCGATTTTGCGTTTTTTAAACTTTTCTGGCAGCGTGTACCAGCCGTCAGAATACAGTTCGTGAATCTGCGTAAACGCTTTGTCGTACATCGCCCCGCAGGTTTGGAGACTGTACTTATGCCGGGCGTAGGCGGCAACTTTTCTTCTATCTAAATCGTCGACGATTTCAAGGGCTTCCAACCAATCGCGCAAAGTCTTGCACCGGTAACCACTCAGGCCGGGCACTACGGTCTCTGTAAACGCGCCGTAATCGGTCGAGACGAGCGGGGTGCCACACAGCATGCCCTCGACACCAGAGCCGCCAAATGGCTCCAGAAAGTTCGTAGGCATGAGCGAGCAGATGGCGTTGCGCATAAATTCGCTGCGCTGCTGGCCTGTAATCGGCCCCCAGTATTCGATGTTGGGGTGCGCCCACTTAGTGTGGTCGCCTTGCCCGCAAAGAATAATCTTTCTGTCGCCGGTGTACTTGGCGATTTCTTTAAGCGTGTCCAGTCCTTTGCAGGAGTCAATACGGCCGAGAAACGCGTAATACTTGCCCGGTTCGTAACTAGGCGCCCAGTGGTCGATATCGAAATAGTTCGGAATAACCCACTCGTAGTTTGTGCCCTGCCTGTTTTCTTTGGCGCAATGAAAGTGCCGCCACGCTTCGGATTCAAAAATACGCATGGTGCCGGTCATGAGCGTCGGGTAGCCGATGCCGGTTTCAATGTGGATGTTCTTGGGAAACTCCTGCATGACACGGGAATGCGCGTGACCAAACGGGTGGCAAATCAAGTCTGTCGGCTTGACTCGCTTCCGCATCTCCGAGATTAACTTGGCTTCAAATATCTGATGATGCCGAGTGCCGACAGCCGCGAGATCGCCGTGGAACGATTTCTTGTCGCGATTGCCGATGTATTCGTCGTACTGCGCCTTCAGCAGCATCGTCACTTTTTCATTGGCTTGGCTTTCGCTGCCTTCGTTGGCGTACTCGATAATCTCGTAGCCAAACGGGCGCATCATCTGGGAAAAGCGCAGGGCTTTGCCGGTGAACGCACAATGAGAAAACGCCTGATTATGAATGGTGTGAAAAATACCAATCAGATGCAGCGTGGGCTTGGCCATCGTCACTCCTTTGACAATGAATTACTTGCTCGCGAATGGCAGAAACTTTTGCGCCATGTCCGTTTCGGCGTTAATGATTTCCAGTTTTTCAGCAGCCGCACGTAATTGGGCAATGATTTTTTTGCGGTCGTGCTTGGTTGTCAGCGGGACTTTGAGCACATATTCGTTCTGCGGCCCAAATGTGACTTCTACATTGCCGCCTTCGGTATTGAACGAGATCGGTGAAAAAAGGTCGGTGACTTTACGCAAATACTCGTTTTCGATTGCGAGGTCAGCAATACGCTTGGCCAGTTCGTCGATCTTGGTGTTGCCGAATCCAAACTCGCGAAGGATGGTATTAGCGCGCAAACCACCTGCGGCGACTTGGAGCAGTTTGCCGACGAGATCGACGCTGATCCCGGACAGCGATTCCAGCAGCATGTCTTTAGGGAGATTCTGTTCTTGTTTGCACCCGGTTTGTTTGTTGCAACAACCCATAGAAACCTCCGTGTTTAAATAACTAATACAGCCGCGTGATCTTACGCCGATCACGAATATCGTCATTGCTGACCGGCACCGTAATTGGCGACATATCTTGGCGCTGCGTCGTGACGGCTGTACGCGGCGGATTATTGCGCGTTTCGGCCATTGCAAACAGCGCCCGCGAGTACTGCTGTTTAACCTGCCAACGCCGCTCTCTGAATTCGCTACGCACGCGCCTGATTCGCGCTTCTGTCCGTACGATGAGCGTGACGAGCGCCAGTACGCCGAAGAATAAGAGCGCGACAAGAACCAGCGCCCATGTTTGCTCAGGCATTGGCTGGGGGATGGCTTCTGCCGGCGGAACGATGTTGGGATTCATAACAGTCGGCGCAGACAGGTAAGTACTTTTCTTCGCACCCCAACTCGACGGACGGGCCGGAGAGTGTCGGCTGGCCGTTGAGCAGTTTAAGGTTGAACACGGCTTTTCGCAAGCAGAAGTTGCATGTGGTTTTGACCTCTTCGATACTGTCGGCCAATTCCATGAGTCGTTGCGCGGCGGGGAAGAGTTGGCGGCGGAAATCGGTGCGTAACCCGTAGCAGATCACAGGGACGTTGGGGGCTGTGTGGACGCACCGGTGCAACTCGTCAATATCGTGCGTGGTCAAAAACTGAACTTCGTCAACTAAGACGCAGGCAAAACCGACGAGATCAGGCAGCATGAACGGGCCTACTCGCGGCACAAAACAGTCTGCTGGCATTTCTAAGCCGGCGCGTGTCTTAATGATATCTTTGCCGAACCGCGTATCGAGTTCGGGTTTGACGAGCAGAACTTTTTTACCCTGCTGTCGGTAGTTATGCGCCACGGCCAAAAGATTGAGCGTCTTAGCGCTACCGACCGCGCCGTACCGAAAATAGAGTTTAGCCATACATTATGGGTAATTAAATGGAAAACTCTGTTCAGCGCCCGTACCGTTGGCAGTATACGTGCCGCTAAAAAGAACACTATCGACGACAAATTTATCCGCTTCAAAATCAAATTTCCACTTACGCACAGTGACTGTACCGAAATTGCCAAAGCCGTTTTCTTTGGTGATTTTTATGCGTAACGTATTTTCGCCTTCTTCAAAATCGTCTTTTTTTACTGATTCTTTTGTCACGTCACCACACGACTCGCCCTCAACCTCGTCGCTTGTGCTCCAAACTGTACCTGCAAGTTTCATCTCAGGCGCCTTGTGCGCGCCAATGCTTTTATCGTTTAAATAAACTTCCCAGTCGTCGTCGGTGATTGAGTTAACGTTACACATTTCAATTGTGTACTCAAATTCATTGCAGCAGCACGGGTCGTCCTCGTCGGCGAGCACAAGCGGACCACTGCAACCGACAACGCGCAATCTAGGCCCGCAACACGCATTGATGACAGTGAGTTTGGCCACGATTCATCACGCCGGGTCTTCTGACTTTACGCCAAACTGAAACGAATTGATTTCAGCGACCGACCACCGATCACTCGTTTCAGGATTGTCCAGTATGTATTCCGGTCCACGTGTTTTATACGTGTTGTCTGACATGACATATTTATCGGACAGATCGTACGTCGTTTCAGAACCCGATTTTCCGATAATACGGTACGCAGAAGCCAAACTGGCGTTTTTGGCTTTCGTGCTAATGCGCACAGCACCTACAAGCGTTCCGGGCGTCAAACTACTGGCGTCAATATTTGCCCAATTGTACAGTTGTATTTGATTAAACGCACTTGTACGAATGCCGCTCGTATCTCCGTCGTTGCTATACAGTCGTTGATAATTACCGGTGGAGAACCATTGGTTTGCGGTAACCGCGGCGTCAAAATTATCGCTATCTACCGACACGTTTCGCACAACGGTTTCCGGGCCAAGCCATGTGTTTTCACGCGTACCAGTGTTGTCGACAAGGTAGAGATCGTCGATATAGCAGCCGCTACTTGTATATTGCCGAATACGCCCGTTAACAAATTCGATTTTTGCGATATTGCTAATTGTTGTCAGATCAGTCTTTTGCAGCGAATTCGAATTAACCAGCGGCATGCCTGCAATATGCATTGCCAATGTGTTTGTCGCGCTTTCAATATCTAATTCGAATTCGAAATAAATCCATTCATTTATCGCGACGATTTGGCCATGATATTCGCCGCTCAAACCGGCGGTGTAAGTATCAACAATTGTGTTCGCTTGCACGACATTAATGTTAACGTCTGTACCGTACTCAACTTGTGAATTGCTACTTGTCGGTGTCGTGTCAAACGTTAACGTCAACACAAGAACGTTTGAACTGTTATAGAAACGCAAAAATGGTCGACCGCTCGGGTACAGCGCGGTATCGCTGGTTGTTGTAACGTAATTGTGCAATGCAAAACCCAGATAAAGCGTTTTTGCGGAATGCGTGCCGATGTTTGTCAACGATAGCCGATAATCCAGCGCTTCGTCCCCGTAAAGGTGCATGGAATTAGGGCCGGAGCCGGAACGCACGTTGCTGTTCAAACCCATATTCGTTGTGTTAGTAAGCGTCCAGTGATTTTCGTCCAGATCGCGGTTGAACCCGTCAAAGAAAATAATGGCCATAGCAACCTCAATTACGGCTTATAGGTCAACATGTCTATTGTAACGTTTGTGATTCGTGATTCGTTTTGCGGCCCGGTATACAGCAGCACGTCATGAACGTATTGCGTTATTGCGTTTATATTTTTTGTTGGGTCTAGGTAGGTCAACGTATTCACATTGAATTGCGTAATACGCGTCGAATTTTGGTTTTGGTTCTCGTAGATTAATCTATCGATGACCAGTTGCGTAATGCGTGCGTGCGGTTTTGTTTGGTCCGTGTAGTCGAGCCTATCCAAACTCAGTTGCGTGAGGCGCGTTTCTAGAAAAGGCTCACGCGGCGTACGAAAACCTAAATGACCGCGCATTATGGCACCAAATCACCGGTGAGAATCCACTGATTATCTGCGATCATAATTAACGTCGCTGTACTGTATGTATCGCGTAAGGTTGGCCCGGGTGTAGAGAACAGCGTGCAGCCAGAACCAGCCACACACGTTACAGAACCCGAACCAATGTTAATGATATCTATGTTTACGCCCGGCAAAATTGTGGTGTATGGACTCGGGAATGAGTACCGTTGTGGCACGGTGATTGTAATGTTTGACGCCGAGTTGCACAGGAGTATTTTTCCCGCGTCACTCGCTACGAAAGTGTAATTAGCGCTGACATTTGTAAAACTTTGAGAAAGCGCAAAATTACCTTGAGGTCCGGCAGCGCCGCTTGGGCCTGTCGGACCTGTTGCGCCGCCGGGCAAACCCTGCGGGCCGGTCTCGCCCTGTGGGCCTGTTGCGCCTGACGGGCCAGCGGGACCTGTGGCGCCAGTTATACCGATACCAGTCGCACCACGCAGCCCGGCTGTACCTTGCGGCCCGGTTGGTCCCAAAGGCCCTGTTGGTCCGGTCGGACCAGAAACACCAGTCGCCCCTGTCGGTCCGTTTTCGCCTTGAATTCCGTCTTCGCCCTGCGGACCTGTTGGTCCGGACGGGCCGGTGGCGCCAAGCGGACCAATTTCACCTTGCGGCCCTGTAGGCCCGTCGACACCTGTTGGACCAGTTGAACCGACGACACCAGTAGCGCCTGTTTCGCCGGTTTCTCCTTGATCGCCTGTAAGACCAATTAGACCTGTAGGTCCGGTTTCGCCTTGTGGTCCCGTCGCGCCTGTTTCTCCAGTTGGACCTGTCGGACCTTCAATGCCCGTTGGTCCTGTCGTGCCCTGCAAACCAGTTGGACCTGTGGCGCCAGATGGTCCTGTTGCGCCAGTTGGACCGGCAATGCCTTGTGGTCCCTGCTCGCCCTGCGGGCCTTCGCTGCCGTTTGTACCCGGCAAACCCTGCGCGCCCGTGGCGCCTTGAATGCCCGTTGCCCCAGTCGGCCCGGGAATACCGGTCACACCAGTCGCGCCGGTAGCGCCCTGCTCGCCGGTGTCGCCCGTCAAACCTGTGGCGCCCGTGGCGCCGTCAACACCTGTTGCGCCTGTCGGACCTTCTATACCCGTTGCGCCGCGAAGGCCAGACGCACCTGTCGGGCCGACGGGTCCATCAACACCTGTTGCGCCTGTTGCACCAGCGCCGCCTTGTACGCCCGAAGCGCCGGTCGCACCTACCGGGCCGAAAGGACCAACCGCGCCTGTCGCGCCGATTTGACCCATAGGCCCTGTTGCGCCAGTGGGGCCTGTCGTGCCTCGTGGGCCAGTAGGGCCTGTAGTTCCTTGTGTGCCAGTTACACCCGTTGCGCCAATGACGCCTGTTGAGCCGGTTACACCTTGCGGACCCGTCGCGCCTGTAATACCTGCGGCGCCAGTAGACCCTTGAATACCAGTCGCGCCAGTTGCGCCTGTTAAACCTTTTGTACCTTGCGGCCCAGTCGCGCCGCTGGCGCCCATCGGGCCAACCATGCCAGTAACGCCGACAGCGCCGCTTGGCCCGACAGCGCCTGTAGCGCCCTGCGGTCCCGTGGCGCCACGTACGCCGGTCGCACCGACGCCGATAATCTCCGCGGGAATCTGCGCGACGGGGACTTTACCGTCGCTGCCAAGGCTCGCGACGCCATTGGGTTGGCCGCGATCGCCCCACGTCAGCGCGCCTAAAATATCTAAAAGGCGACCAACCGTGGTTTTTTTAGTTATCGGCGGTTGTGCCTGTTGATCGACAATCGCCAGTAGGTCATCGCGATTCGGCGAATCTTTCAGCGGCAGATCGGATATGCGTTTTTTGGCCATAGGCTATTCTCGCAGCAAAGAGTTTCTGCCTCATAAAATAGCATATTTTGAACACTCAATCCACTTGCCTTATTTGTAAAAAACAAACGCCTACCCGCCAAATAAATGACGGGTAGGCGCTGTAATAAACGATAAAGCCGATTAAACGCTGAAAATATCAGCCGTTGTTGGCCGGCGCCGGTTCGACCGGATCGACAGCCGTCACCGTGCCGTCGTTGTTGTACGAAAACTCGCCAACAACAGCGGCGCCCGGGGCAATCGCTTCAGCCTTGACCGTAGCCAGCAGCGCGCCGATCTTGCCATGAAGTTCAAACACTTCCTTGGCGTCGGTGCCGAGGGCGGCAGCGATCTCAGACGGCTTCACGCGGGGGTTCTTCCAAAACTGTTGTGCGCCTTGGTTGAACGCCTGCACGAGTTGCTGGAACGTCATGCGGGCCTGCTGCTTGAGTTGCTGAGCCACGCGGTCAGCAGCGGCGACTTCGGGAACCTGCGGATTATCAAGAACACCCATTGTTTAAATCTCCAGAGAAAAGGGCCACACGTGTGAGAACCAGTATACACAATTCTATTTACGCCGCCAGACTTCCGCGTTGCTGTATTTCTGCATAAGCGCCGGGCCAAGAATCTCAAGGGCTTTCTTCGGTACGGGCGCGACAGCCGGGCGAATTGTGTGCAAGCCCGGAATACGATGCACGTTGACATCGTCTTCTTTCGTGACCTGCTCTATGTTGACAAAGTTATGCTCAAACGGAGTCTCGCCCAAAAACTCATACACCCGCCGCATGGTCGGACCGGGGTTTTGCGTCAGGTCGTCAAACTCGACAAACAGCATGGAGTTGGCATAGCCGCGCGACAAGGCGTCTTTAACGCGGTTATAGGCAAGACCCACCGGCTGCCCTTGGCTAGCCCAGATATCGCAACGGCCGTCGAGCGTTTGGGCTTTGAAATAGTCGGCCTGCTCAAACGCCCACTGACTTTGCCCGGTAGACTTCCGCCAGAGTTGTTCGAAACTGGCAAGAATCTCAGCAACATCACGAACAGGGACAATAAACTTAGCCGGACCACCTTTGACGAACTCGACCATCTCGATGAGCGAAAGCCAGCCGCGGCCTTTGTCGACAATGATATCTTTGTCGGTGTTGTGATAAGAGTCTAGGGCGGCAACCATGACCCGTCGCAGTTGGTCGTAGTTGATACCTTCAGCCTGATGCTCGATCAATTTGTCCCACTGGTTGCGAATGTTGAATAAAACATCGTGGCAACCGGACGTAGCCGGGGACACATAGAACTTGGGATTCTGCGCTAAGATATTGCATAGCAGCGTGGACCCGGCGCGAGGCAGGCCGCTGATAAAGTAGTGCGTTTTCATGCGGGCAAGCGTACACGACCCGACAAAAACGGTCAACCCAGTTTTTCGGCGAGGAAATAACTGCCCGATTTGAGTCCGATTGACCCGCCGCCTACAGAACTAAACTTTGGAACGATGTACGTCTGGCTTCCCGAATACAACAGGAACTCATGTGCGCCGAACGTGTATGTAGTGCCGCTCTGCATGTTGTACACGACCGTGGCCCCTCCGTCGGCTAACGAGTCCCACGAAACATACCCACTGTCGTCGTATGAGTTGAGTCCGCCGCCGATGGCTCCGCGGGCTGCACGTCACGCAAACGCCAGCGTAAACGATATGTTGCAATTCCCACTGCAATCATACACCTCTACGGTATAGGTGCCATGCGAGAACACAAGTGTGTGGGTGCCATTGGATATGCCGAGAGGCGTGGCGTAGCGTTCATCGTCGTAGTTGTACCCCGCCTGCGACCCATTGAAGGTAAATGGTGCCGAGCCGTAAATAATCATTATAGTGCTGCCGCCGGTCTTGGTAAGCGTCGCGGCGCTCAGCGTTTCTGCCGTTACGGTGAACGAACTGTATTTGCCGTTTACGCCCGAATATGTGAGCGGGCTGGCGGTAGAGCCTTGTCCGCTGACGGTGCCGCTCGTGCGGAACTGGTAATTACCAGTAGTGATGACAGGCACAGTGAGGGGAGCGACGGCCGTCCAGACCTCAGTTGTGCCAAGATAGACCTTGCTCGGCGTTGCATTGCCAAGCCGAAACGAGACTACATTCGTGTTGCCGATCTTCATGCTGGCCTCGGTCAGTCGGTGATAACGTAGAACGTGCTGGCGTCCTTGGAAGCGAGCGCGTCGTATTCGGCTTGCGTCAGGCTGACGATGTTGGTGATCTGGTCGGCACCGGCGATTCCCGTGGTGACGCTGGTGATCGCGCCGCCCGTGTAGGCTGTGGTCTGTGTTGTGCCATCGGGGAACGTAAGGCCGCCTGTGCCAGACACACCTACAATCTTGAGGTTGTTAACAAACGTGGTGTCCGCAGCGTCGGCTGTGATGGAAGAACCGATGATGTGAGCGTTTGATTGACTGTTGGTGTTGTTGCTCTGGCCGCCAAGAACCGAAGAATAGGCGCCGCTAGCGGTGTTGTCTTCGCCGCCACTGATGGTGCTGCGGTTGCCGCTGGCGGTGTTGTTATAGCCGCCGACAACGCTGTAATTGCCGTTAGCGGTGTTGCTTCTGCCGCCGCTAACGGCGCTGTAGGCGCCGCTGGCGGTGTTGCCAAGGCCGCCGACGACGGCGCTGTAGTTGCCGCTAGCGGTGTCGCCGCTGCCGCCGCCGACGACGCTGGCGTAGCCACTGGCGTTATTTTGATTGCCGCCGACGAGGCTGGCGTAGTTACTGGCGTTGTTCTGTCTGCCGCCGCCCACAGTACCGTAGGTGCTGCTAGCAGTGTTATTATTGCCGCCGCCGACGGTGCTGCGGTCGCCGCTGGCGGTGTTGTTATAGCCGCCGCTGACGGTGCTGTAGTTGGCGCTAGCGGTGTTCTGTCTGCCACCGCTGACGGTGCCGTAGTAGCCGCTGGCGTTGTTGTTCTGGCCGCCGCTGACGGTGCTGGAGGTGCCGCCAGCAGTGTTTTGATAGCCACCGCTCACAACGCTGTACAGGCCGCTGGCGGTGTTGTTTCTGCCGCCGCTGACGGTGCTGCGGTCGTGCGTGGTGGCGTTGTTCCTGCCGCCGCCGACTACGCTGGCGTAGCCACTGGCGGTGTTTTGATAGCCACCGCTCACAACGCTGTAAACGCCGTAAGCCTCGTTATCAGTACCGCCACCAACAGTGCTGCCCACCTCACTGGCGGTGTTCCTCCCCCCGCTGACGGCGCTGTACAGGCCGCTGGCGGTGTTTCCCCGGCCGCCAAGTACGCCGGAGTATGTTCCGCTGGCGGTGTTTTCCCGGCCGCCGCTGACGGCGCTTCGAGTGCCGCTGGCGGTGTTGCTTTCGCCGCCGCTGACGGTGCTTCGAATGCCGTTGGCGGTGTTGCCTGTGCCGCCGCTAACGGTGCTGTAGTAGCCGCTGGCGGTGTTGGCACCGTTGACAGGCACAATGCTGTTTGACCCAGAACCGGTTGTGTACGGGCTGGACCCGCCGCCGGACGAGATTTCCCAGCGATTAGTCGACGTTGAGTAAGCAAGGGTCGCGCCGTTAGTAGCCGAACCGGCCCAGCCCTCTGAACCATACGGGTCAAGAATCCACGGAGACGTTGCGGCCGTCCACGACGACCCCATGTTGTCAGACTTCAGTACTTGATTCATGCCGGTCGGACTCGGAACAGAAGCAGAAGAAGGCTGTTCAGCCACCCACTGGTTCATCATGCTGTCCCAAGTCAGCACGTAACCGTCTGTGATACTACCTGCGGGAAAAACGCTTCCGGCTTCCCAGTTGTTATTTAAAGTATTCCACACAAGATGCGGCGACGAACTAGAACCGCTGGGTAGGCTGCCAGAGGCGGCAGTGGTTTGAGTTGTGCCGTCGGGGAACGTGATGCCTCGATTGCTGTCCACGATCTTCAGCGCATTGACGAATGTCGTGTTCGCAGCGTCGGCTGTGATACCAGAGCCGATGATGTGGGCGTTAGCGTTGTTGTTCGTACTGTTGTTCTGGCCGCCAAGTACGCTGGAATAGGCGCCGCTAGCGGTGCTGTTGTAGCCGCCGCTGATAACGCCGAAGACGCCGCTGGCGGTGTTGCCCCAGCCGCCGCTGACGGTGCTGTAGTCGGTGTTGGCGGTGTTCTGTCTACCGCCGCCGACGGTGCTGATATACCCGCTGGCGGTGTTGCTAAAGCCGCCGCTGACGGTGCTGTAGTTGCCAAGTGTATCGTTGTTATCACCGCCGCCAACGAAACTGTAACTGCCGGTCGCGTTGTGCGAAAAACCGCCGCAAATAGTCGCCGCGGGGCCGTCAGCAAGATTAAATTGCCCACCGCATATCAGCGCGTGCGTACTACCAGTTGCCGAATTGTGACTGCCGCCATGTACGGCCGAGTAATTAACAGAAGCCGTGTTGTCAAAACCACCCCCGACGACGCTGGCGTAGCCACTGGCGGTGTTTTTATAGCCGCCGCTCACAACGCTGGAAACGCCGCTAGCGGTGTTCTGTCTGCCGCCGCCCACAGTACCGTAGGCGCCGCTAGCAGTGTTATTAATGCCGCCGCCGACGGTGCTGCGGTCGCCGCTGGCGGTGTTGGTACCGTTGACAGGCTGAATGCTGTTTGTGCCAGAACCGGTTGTGTACGGGCTGGACCCGCTAGCCGTAGTCTGCGTTGTGCCGTCTGGGAACGTGATGCCTCGACCGCTGTCCACGATCTTCAGCCCATTGACAAAGGTTGTGTCCGCAGCGTCGGCTGTGATACCAGAGCCGATGATGTGGGCGTTAGCGTTGTTGTTCGTACTGTTGTTCTGGCCGCCAAGTACGCTGGAATAGCCGCCGCTAGCGGTGTTGCCTGTGCCGCCGCTGACGGTGCTGGAGATGCCGCTGGCGGTGTTGTTTACGCCGCCGCCTACGACGCCATAGCCGCCGGTTACCGAATTCGACCGGCCGCCCGCAACAACGGTATAGCCAGCCGACGCGCTCGACAAATTATTGGAGCCGCCGCCGACCACGGGATACACGCCGCCCGCGGCTGTGTTGTTACGCCCGCCGCCGACAAAAGCACCGGTAGTGCCAGCGCTGTTGAGCGCGCCGCCCACCACAGCAGAAATGGCGCCACTAGCGACGTTGCTCTCGCCTTCGAGGTTGCTTTCGTTGATCCAGCCGCCACCGGCAACAACGGCGCCAATGCCGTTGGCGGTGTTTTCCCGGCCGCCGCTCACAGTAGAATAGGTGCCGCTGGCGGTGTTGCCCAAACCTCCGGCGACCGTTGCCTCAGACATGCCGCTAGCGAAGTTGCCGTTGCCGCCGCCGACGGTGTTGGCGTAACCGGCTGCGGTGTTGTTTATGCCGCCCAGCACGCTGGAATAGTTTTGGTTGGCAACGTTGTTCTGGCCGCCAAGTACGCTGGAGTATGTTCCGCTGGCGGTGTTGTTCTGGCCGCCAAGTACGCTGGAGTATGTTCCGCTGGCGGTGTTGTCTTCGCCGCCACTGATGGTGCTGCGGTTGCCGCTGGAGGCGTTGCTTTTGCCCCCGCTGACGGCGCTGCACACGCCGCTGGCGATGTTGCCCCAGCCGCCGCCGACTACGCTGGTGGAGCCGCTGGCGGTGTTGTTTCTACCGCCGCTGACGATGGTAGCGTTCTCGCTGGAGGTGTTGTTAATTCCGCTGCTGACGGCGCTGTATTGGCTGCTGGCGTTGTTGCCAAAGCCGCCGCAGACCACGCTGTAGTCGCCGCTGGCGGTGTTGTTAATTCCGCTGCTGACGGCGCTGGTGTAGCCGCTGGAGGTGTTGTTCCTGCCGCCGCTGACGGTGTTGGCGTAACCGGCTGCGGTGTTGTTCTGGCCGCCAAGTACGCTGGAGTATGTTCCGCTGGCGGTGTTGTTACCGGTGACAGGCACAATGCTGTTTGTGCCAGAACCGTCCGTATACACGCTACTCCCGGCGGTACCTTGCGCACCTGTTGCGCCTTCCGGTCCTGTGGCGCCGGTAGGACCTTCCGGTCCTGTGGCGCCCGTGGCGCCGTCTAAACCAGCAACGCCTGTGGCGCCCGTGGCGCCGTCTAAACCAGCAACGCCTGTTGCGCCCGTGACGCCGGCTGGACCAGCAACGCCTGTTGCGCCCGTGACGCCGGCTGGACCAGCAACGCCTGTGGCGCCCGTGACGCCTGTAACTCCAACGCCACTACCACCGCCGCCAGTAGACCAGTTCGCAACATTACCGTCCGCGTCTAACGCGTAGATTTTCTTATCCGCAAGATTCAGCGCCAACTCGCCGGGGACGAGGTCGCTGGCGGCTGGCTCTAAACCGGGAACGTCACTGCGCTTGTGGCGAATTTTGTTAGACATTGTGAATTTTCCTGTTTAATACTTACGAGTATGTGCCGCCGTCGATTTCGTCCGGCAGTTGTAGTGACGGAAGTTTGCCGTTTGCATCCAAACTGGCTACACCGCCGGCCACACCACGAAACACGGCAATGATGCTTGACAGCATCGTACGTTTCGTGCTAATCGGCGTGACGCCTGTGTCAACCAGAGGAACCACATCGGTCGGCAACGGTTCGTCTTTTAGCGGAAGTTGAGATATCTTTTTGTTGGTTGCCATGAGTCACGCCTGAGTGATCTAGCCTTGTGCCGTTGCAGCCAGTTTTTCAACTTTTCTGGCCCCTGATACCCGACCTGCCGGGCAACAACAGTAGTGCCCTCTAGTATAAGAAAAGTGGGCACACTTTTAATATCGTGCAATTTGACAAGTTCTTTTTCGTTGTCGAAGTCAATATAGCCCCACTCGTAATCTTCGACAATTGAGGGGTCGGCTTTAATGTCTTCTTTGAACTGCCGACAGGGGCCGCACCAAGGGGCTGTAAAAATAAGCAACTCTGCCGCCTCTACGTTAGCCGCGGCCACCAGTAGAAGCAGGCAGAGCAACAAGTTTTTCACGGCGGGCCTCAGTATTCGTCGATATCGTCCTGCTCGTAGTGGTGGCGGTGCTTGTTCTTTTTATCAGAATGCTTTACGCCATCCAAACTGTCCGCCGCGCGATTGAGCCATTTGGCTAGTTTACGTGCGTCAATTGCTGTCAGAATGGGCGGCTGATTGCCGTAAACATCGAAAACAATTCCTGACTCCACGTGATCGTCTACCTGCCAGTCGCCGGCTTGTATGGCCAGCGTCGGCGCGTCCTTGTTACCGGCTACGGAAGAATTTACGAACTGAATACTATCCGGGCGATTTTCAACAATCGTGGCCACAATCTACTGCTCCGAAAGGTCGTCAAGAATTACCGGGGTGTACGAGCCAGACCAGAGGTTGGCAAATTTACCGAAATACTCGTCGGCGTCTTCTTGCGAAAACCCGTCAGAGAAAAGTTTCTCGTAAATCTTTGTCTTGCTGTACACGGCGACCGGATCGTGGTGGCCAATGTAACCAACCCCCACCAACGCCGAATGCATGTTTTCTAAAAACACGGCTTCGGGGTTGAGGTCGCCAAGCGCGGCGGCAACTCGTTGAGCGTCCATGCTTACAAGTTTTCGTCAATGTCGTCGAGGAACAGCACGGCGATATCACTGGCGCGCCGGTATCCCTCGCGAATGCCTTTTTGATAGTCGTAGGTGCCGGGCGCCGCAGGCCGTTCCGTCAGGTCTGCAATTACCGCCAGACATGCCTTTATTTTATTGCGCAACTGTCGGTATTCAAAGGAATTGCGAATTAAATCTACACTAACGCCGGCTACTGTCCGGTCAAGCCGGGCGAGAATTTCCGGCTTAAGCCCCATTTCCTGTAACAATTTAATGCAGTGGGCCAGACTGTTGTGGTCTGTAAAATTAGCGGGAGTATGCGGGACATATTTTTGCGCGAGGTCTAGCAGCAGAAAAGCCACGTTGCGCAGCGCAGAATTAACGGTCTTATTAGCCGGGCTGATGAGCAACTGGCGCTCGATTTGTTGCACTTCTTTGCGAGCAACAAATAACGAGTAATCACGTTCTTGATTTAATTGATCGTGATCTTGAGCGAGCACGGGCATTTTTAGACTCCCTTCGGGGTTTGATACCGCGATCCTCCAGTGCAGATTCAACAATGGTGTAAATCTGGCGGTGCGTTACGTCCGGCGGCTGCGACGCGTCAATGACTTCGGTCACTTCGGCGGTATACTGTCCGGCAAATTCGAGATAGGCTTCGCGCATGATCTTGCGATCTTCCATGCAGCGCCGCTCATAACGATCCCGCGGCTTTCCCATGCGCTTCTTGGCTTTGGCCGGCGCAAGGTCAAGCAAAAAGCAAATGTCAGGAACGATGCAGTTTGAGAGTTCAAAGATATCAAAAAGCACGTTTTCGGGCATGTCGTTCATGACGCCCTGATACACCAGCGTCGACAAGAACCAACGGTCGCAGATGATGACGGTTTGCTTTTTGATTTGTTTGGCTGCGTATGCCGACAACTCTGCGCGACCGGCTGAGAACAAAAGCATCTGCGCGAAGGGGGTAATCGGCCCGTCATTGTCGAGGAGCAACTGCCTGATAGCCGTGCCGATCTTGGTCGTGCCGGGATCAGCCACGAGTTCGACTTTGTAGCCAGCCGCAGCAAGAGATTGCTGAAGCATACGGGCCTGCGTGCTCTTGCCGGCACCGTCGATCCCTTCGAAGCAAATAAACACAGAAAGTGTTCCTGAAGGATTTAGCCAGTGATTCGAATAGAGGTGTCGGCTACCGGGCCAGACGCGCGAATGTTTCCGCCCGCGGTTCCAGAAATCGCCATAGCCGGCTGGTTGAAAGTAGGTTCGTTGTTGTACGAAAACAGCAGGCGTTCAGTGCCGTCTTTGAATCGCAAAGCAATGCCGTTAGCCGTCGGCGACTGTGCAACCCCAATTGCGCCCTTCTCAACGAACCAGTTTTTAGCGTATGCGCAAAAATCTTGCAATACTTTGCCCTTCGCCGCTTTGGGGTTTTGGGCAATGTAATCACTCAGCATCTGATCGAATATTTCGTTTTCTTGCATAACGCACTTCGGCTTTCTTTTCTTTAGGCTTAACAGGTTTCGCTTCTTTTTCACGCGCGGCGATAGATTCTTGCACCTTCTTCGTCAACTGCATAGCCGCTTTTTCAGCCTTGGCTTTTTGCCTGCACGCTTTGATTTTTTGGCTTACGTCAGACAATAGGTTGCGCGCGGCATGCACGTAAAGGCGCAGCATGTAGTACTTGTTCGCGGCGTGCACTGACAGCAAGTCGCCGTCTAACTGAGCCAGCATTTTTTTAGATTTGGGCACGACCGCCATGCCAAGCAAATCTAAACCTTTGGCAAGTTCTTTTGCGGTACAGATAATGTCAGCCACGGCAACAATCTGAGTTCCAACCGCGCTCTGGCTAAGCCGCCCGCGAAACTCCATATCGCGCTTTGTCTCTACCAAGCGGAAATCGCGGCTCAAGGCGGCTACCATCGCGGCAATCTGTACGTTGGCGATCTCGGCAATATGCTCGAAGGCGCAGGCGTGGACGTTCAAGACATCATGGAGCACACTACAATGCACAATCGCGGCCACCGTGTCTTTGACGTTTTCAGGCACATAGTCCGCGCGCAGGTCTTGATACAGTTTTTGCGCAATGACTTCGGCCTGACTAGCGACTCGTTTGCAATGGGCTAATACGTCTTCGCCAGAGTTGGTCTGCCGCGCCTCGTAGCATTGTCGGGCAAATATCAATGTTTTTTCTAACGATAAGTCGTCGGCTTTTTTCATGGGTGCCTCCGTGCACCGGATTTCATACAAGCCGCAAAACCGATTGCCAGCCCAGTTCAAACGATTTGCGGCGCGAGTTTAAGTTGTAATTGATTTTTTTGTTCATTGCGTCGATGTGTCGCGGTTCGGCGACAAGGGCTTGCAATGTTTCACCAAACAAGTCGTAATCAGCATTGGCGTGCGGAACGCCGTTTTCGTCGTAGTCTATTTTTGTTTTTACTAGTACGCCATTTGCGTCTGGATACACAAAGTCTGTTTGCGGCGAAACTGCGAGCGTGACAACCGGCGTACCGCAGCAGATAGATGTCAGGCTACAAACACCGTAGTTATCGCACTCGGCCGGGAAGACAGTTAAATCGTGAGATGCGTAAAAACCAGCACGAGCAGGAATTGGAATGTTTCGCTTTAAAACGACGCGGCCGTCAGTTTTACGGCCAAGCCGCTGAAAAAACTTGGCGATAGACGGCGAAAACTTGCTAGACGAGATCGCGACCGTGAGGTGAATTTCGTGCATGTGCGTCAGCAAGTATTCCAGTTGATCCAAAAAATAGTTTTGCGAGCAACGCGCGTTTCGATCGAACCACGGTAAAAATAGTTTTATCTTACGTGGGTTGACCGCCGTATCTTTCTTGGTCGGCGGTAAGCCGGCATCGAACGGAATCAGCGTTACGTTTCGAAACTTGTAAACGCCATGAAATAGTTCGCGGCACTCTGTCGACATGGCGATTAGGTGGTCTGCCTGTCGGGCCGCTTTGCGGAACGGCGGATTCAGTTCTTGCCACATGGGGGCAATCACTGTCGTAGCGCCGTGACGTTTCGCGATGTTAATTTGTTCAATCTTGGGAATATGCGTCCACACAACGACGTGATGTTTTTTCACCCAGTCGCTGTACCGTTGCTTGCTTTTGTAGACGACAACGTTATCGTAAGCGGTCTTGATCTTCGGCGGCTGATTGTCGCTATAAATAGAAAAATCTACGCCCTGATTGCGCAGAAAATCAGCCAGACGCACTGCGAGATATGCCTGATCGCATTGTGCGTAATGCGTGTAGATGCCGACGCTCATTGTTACCCGCCTGCGGGAGCCGGCTGTCCATATTGCTGCTGCATAACCATGGCGCCGCCTTGTGACCGGGCCTGCTGCCGGATGTCATCAATAATGCTAGTTACGAGCGCGTGCATGGTGTTGTCGCCGCGCTTGAGTTTGATAAGTTCCGAATCTTTCTGCGACTCGGGCATAGACAGCAACTGATTCGCGATGAGTTGCGCTTGTTGCTGGAGGTCTTCCGGTGTACGCGGAATGCTGCCAGAGTTTTGCCGCTGCATGAGGAACTGATCGACGGACGTGGGCTGGCCCGGGGCTGGCATTCCCGGCGGACCCGCCGGTGCTGCTGGTGCGCCGCCTTGCTGCGGCATACCGGTCGCACCGGCACCGGGCTGCCCTACGCCACCTATCATCTCGGCTTGCTGCGACAGGTCCTTCATCTGCTGAGACTGTTCCATCTCCTTCTGCATGCGCTCTTGCTCTTCGGCGTAGATACGCTCTTCTTCCAACATCCGCTTTGTCTCTTCCTCGTAATCCAAGCCGACCGACTTAAGGCCCGTCGTCTTGCTGATCTGCTGGCCCTGCATGAGTTGTAGTTTCGCCATCTGCCGGTTGAGGTCGTCGGCGTGTGTAACGCGCATTAACTTGGCGCCCACAGGCTCCCACGACATGATCTTGGCGATGTTGCCGGCGAGATCAGTCAGGAAGCGATTCATGTTATGCGGCAGATGGCTCCAGTTGGCTTCAAACAAACGAAGCGCGGCAGGAGCAGCCTGAAGTTGCAGTGTGCCGTTAAACAACTCAACCGGCATGCCAATGCACTTCAGCAGCGTTTCCAAACCCTGATCCAAAAGTTCGCGCGGAGCCAATTGGCTGGCGTCACCGCCGAGCGCCTGATAGTTGACCGGAAACGGCAGCACGTTCCAGCGGGCTGGGTCCGTGCGGCGGGCACGGAGCATGGAGTTCACGCGGGCCGTGAAGTTCGAAAGATTGATCGTGTGGACGGGGTCACTCGATTGTGCGTCACCACCGCGGGGCGCCGGCGTGATTACGCGGAACGGAATCACGTAGTCGAGCGCGACGGCTTCGTTGTATCGATGCAGAATTTGGTAATACCACGCCTGCCGAAAATTCGTCAGCACGCGAGAGATACCCCAACCGCGATTGCGCATGCCTGCCAGCGCGTCTTCCTTGAGATGGTAGATCACGCCTTTGTCGAACATCAGGTTCTGTTCATTCTTGATCGCTTGGATAACTTCCCAACTCGCGCGCTCAAGGTGATGCAAGTGGCCGTTCTTGATCAGCGTGCGGTAGTCCTGCGGAATCTTCCAAACGTACGAGCACTCGTTGCTGTAGGGGTCCCATAAGATATCTATTTCGTGCGGACTCCAACGCTTGACGTGCATCTGGTCCGAGTCGCCGCTACGGCGGTCGATGTGCTTCCATTCGCCGGTTACTTTGCACTTGGGGCACGTGGCGTGAAACTGAAAGTTCTGCCACTTGAAATCACACTGCGGGGAGTTGTGTACTTTGTCGAGCGGCATTTCGAGGCCGCAGCGCTTGCACGACAGATACCGGCGAAATGGCACCAGCAAACTCGTAAACGAGTTGCCATAGGCCATGTAATCCAAGCCGATGCTGTGCAGTGTATTTTTGATGCTTAGCGTGTCGTCGAGAAACACGCGGAACTTTTCCTTCTCTTCCCGGCCGGTCGTATTTTCACCAATGTCGTAAACTTCGACGTCCGTGATGAAGTACGACACCACCCGGTCGATGGCTTGCCGGTAAGGGCCGTTGGCGTTCATGACGTACTCAGTCCAGCGCAAGGCTGTCTGAATACTCTCGGGCATAGACAGGCTGGCAATATCGCAGAACGGGTCCGGGAACCGCTCATCAGCGGCTACGCCTTTGCCAAGCGAGTTGTAACCTAAATCTGCGGTAGGGGCAGTACTCACCAAATCACCTACTTTTGGTTGGTGTTATGTGCTGCTTCAGCCGCCCGCTTGCGAAAGTCATCGTCCAGTTCGGCGGCCGACGGCTTTTTGTTATTTATTTGAGCCGCCGTCTTTTCAGGCTCGTGTTCGGGCGGGGTAATACCGGCTTTAATAACGCCGTGCTTTTCCATAAGTTACAGCCCTGTTGACGTCACCGCGCGCTCGACCGTCAAAACACAATATTCGCGGCTGTCATAAACATACTGAAAACCGGTCGTATGCACAAGATAAAGCCGTTTGTCATCGCTGATTTGTGCGGCCCACGGGCGTTGATACGGATCATTAGCGGGCGGAAACCAGCGCGCAGCATTCTGGTCAAAACGCAAATCGTAAATTAACACAATAAACCCGCTTTCTTCCAGCCCGTACTCGTCGGTAGCGGTCAGCGAGACGATAACGTCGTGGAAGAAGGCCGGAACAGTCCCGATACCCTCTTTTTCAAAGTACACAAGTTTTTGCGGCGGACCGACACGTTGCGCGTGACCGATAGCGCCCGCAGCGTTTTGCGTCTGCGTCGGCGGTTTCTTTTTCAAGCCAAATGCGGCCATCGGGCTGTAGTTGCGGTCAATTTTTTCTAGCGGCGGCCCGGGCGGAACAGGCGGAGGAGTGACGCCGCGAATCTCCTCTTCTAATTCGTTAACAATTTCAATCTCGTCAAAGTCTTCTTCTACCGGCGGCTGCGCAGGCGAGACGAGCGCGTTTGTTTTCTTCGCCGGTACGCGCTGAACGCCGGATTTTGCCATCTTTGCCATTTCTTCAAAAACCATTGCGGCACGCTCCCGTATCGAGTCAATATCGTCACCGACTATTATTTCATTGGCTTTCGCCATCGCCACGTTTAAACGATCCGACGTAAACTCACTCAGCGCCACATCGCTAGTATTTTTGCCATTTGGGTCCACGATGTTTATACGCACTTTTGACATATCGTGAGGATCGTAGTTCACCGGCGTGCCGCCCGCAGTGGCTTTACCGACAACTACGCCGCGCAGACCAGCCGGGCCACGGCGGATGTAGTCCGCCATTGTGCGCCCGTTTTCCATCTGGATTTCAGAAGGGTCTTTGTACATAGTCTCTGATATCTAAAAAAAAAGGGGCGCGCTGCGTAGCGCTAACCCCCAAAGTTTTCGGGGCGGAGTCCGTCACACACACTGTATAACAGACTTTTCTGAATCTGAAAATACAACCTGCCGAGTGGCACGCCGGCGCCGCACACTTCAGTGACGCGCTCCGGCGACGTAATTACTTCGGCAAAAACTCCGCCAGACAACAGATGCGCTACCACTAAACCCGAATCGTCGTCTTCCGGAAAAACCGGCAAGATACGAGGATTTGCGTCGTAGTCGAGTAACCACGATAAAATTGGTTTTTCGGGTTTAAGGAAGTAGCGCATGGTTGTTATGCGATCTTGGCCGCAGGGAACGAGGGCTTGGTGTCGGGCGCCACTGGCGCAGCAAACGGCCCAGAGTTGTTCGGCGGCGGCGACCAGTCCACGGGCGACAGCACAGTTCCGGCGTAATCTTCCGGCATGTCCTGCACCGTTTCGAGCGGAAACACCTGTAAGGCAGACAATCGACTGACGCGCACCGGTTGCGAAGGATTCTTCGCTGCCAGCAGCAGGTCATTAAAAGACGCCTCCCACTGATACTTTGGCGGAAGCGCTGCGCGCATCGCCGCTACGGCCGCGTCCGGTACCGCGACGACAGCCTCGTCAAACGGCAACGAAAACGTGCAGTGGTCGCGCTGGAAGAGCAACGCGTCAACAGCAGTTGCCCATTCAACCTCGACGCCGCCGAACTCCGCGCGGAATTCAGAGACAAGGTTGTCCAGTTCAGCCGTACCAACCGACATCGGGAACTCGATGCCGTGTCGCGCCAAAATCTTCGCGGCTGGATTGGGCCGTCTGACGGACACCTGACCCAAAGTCGCCGCCGGGTTTTCCAACTCAAAGCCAAGCACGCCAGAATAGTCTTCAGCGACAATCTTGCCGTGCTCATTGCGAACAACTTCCGGAAACCGAAACACCGACAGATTCTCGTGTACGCCAAACGACACGCGCTGCCCGTACGCGACAAGATTCGCGAGCAGTTCGTTTGCGCGGCGGGCAAGTACGACGTTGTTCGCCGGTAGCGTACGGCCGCCACCTCGCGGCGTGTAGGGCATCGTCAGGTCGTAACTAAAGATCGGCGTGTACACAAGCCGGTCGTTCTGCTGTCGGCTGATGGCGCCGGTGAAGTTCAACGACTCGCCTTCGAGCGTCAGCAGCGGGGGTCGGCGGCCGGTGATACGCCGCACAGGTTTGTCGAACGTCTGGTCGATGCCGGGCAGATACAACCCGGCAACAACGCCGTCAAGATAGTGGGAAACGTTCTCCCACCGTTTCAGCAGTCGACGCTGCTGAGCGATTACCGCGGTCACCTTCTGGGCGGTTCCAGTATTCGTATTTTCTGCTGCAATTGTCATGGGCGTCCTTTACAGGCTTCGGACTACATCGCGGCGACGTACGCCAGCGTCATAATAAGTGTTCTGTTTTTCTACTTCCCATTCTTGTGGAGTGACGACAATTGGTGGTCGCGAGTAGAACACCAATAGAATTTTGTCGTCCCCAATCTTTCGCTGGCGCTTGACCGCGCTACCACGAAAAGTAACAACACGCATGTGACCCTCTTTACTAGCACGCCCTAGAAAATGGGGGTGCTGTAAATATGCCACGTTTTTGCGAAAAATTTAGTTGTCTGGATCGGGCAGCGCGCTGTCGAAAATGTTGATCGTTTCGCCGTCTTCGTCGGAGAAAAACTCATCCGGAGAGACACCCGACTTTTGCGGTGACGGGGCGTTCAGTTGCGGCGGGTCTTCAAGGTGTGTTGGGTCGACGCCGAGGTAGCCGGTGTCGTCTGGTTCGATCTCCTGCGCCGTGTCGAAGAGCGGGATGTTGCCAGTCGGCGTCATCAGGTGGCGCATCGGGGGTTTTGATATGTTTAACCGCTTACCTTGGTAGCAGGCTACGGATACGTCGTGATTGATGAGCGCTTTCAGGCGGGCGGCAAGTTCTTCAGCAGTGTTGAACACTTCTGCGGCAAAAGAACCGTCGGCCTGAAGGACGACGACGTGAAACAAGTCTGTGTTGTTTTCTTCAGTCATGTTACTCGCACACGATGAGGGGGTCGTTGCCGTCAAACGGACTGAGAATTCCGTTTTGCTGCAAGAAGTTTAAAGCGGCTTGTTCGTTCGGTACGGGTACGTGGCGCACAACTGGCGGGCCGGCCATGCGTTTCTCCAGCATGGCAATGAATCGATTTGAAATGATACCGAACACCTTTACTTGCAGTATCTCGTTAAACCGCGACGTGGGGTCCGGAATAGAGATATCGTAAGCAAAGGTGCTCGCGAAATATCCGCTGCGCGATTCAGAAAACGCAATGCCAGATAAAAAGGCAAAGCATTCTTCTTCGCGCTGCTGGGCGATGCCGTACAACCTCTTGTCCCAGTTCACCGGGCGCTGGCGGCCGGGGAGCGCGTGCTGCCCAAGACCAGAAAAGAACACTTCGTTAGTGTCAGGTTTCAAGTCAATGCAGAACGGCCGCAGATCAGCGGACTCGGCCGGGAAGCGCGCGTCGAACTCAATTATGGGGTCTCGATCAAAGCGCCCGGATGTGATCAGCAGCGCAGGGGTGAACAAAGATATTTGTTTGTTCAGCCCGCGAAGCGACTCGGAGCATGACCGCGCTGCGATATCGTCAGCGTTTGTGACTTCATCGACACGCGTAAAAGAGGGCGGAAGAACCATGTCATTTCTTTGGTTGCGGCATGCCGGCGTGAACTTTTTGAATAAGCAACAGTAACACGAACGCCGCGTCCACTACGTTGTCGATACCCGTAGATTTGTACTTCGACGTGTCGAACGCAGCGCCTAACGCTTTGTTGGCGGCAATGATCATTTCTTCTTTGCTCGCCTTGCCGTTACCCGTCGCGTACTTCTTGATTGTTGAAATAGCATAACCGTTCGACACCAAGTTGTGTTCTTCCGCCCATGTAGCCACCGTCACCTTCATACCGCCCAATACCTCAGACGCCGTGGCGACGCGAGACAATACGGCTGGAATGCCAAATTTTTTGTTAACGAAGAATTCCTTGGGTGGAGAATATTTGACATCTTCGTAACCGATTACTTCAGGTTTCGTTACGTTTAAAAACGCACGCAGCCGCACAAACCGTGCGGCGCCGGACTCAAGGCCCTGCGGCGACAAGTCCCACTGAAACAGTTGCAGTTTTTCCTGCAACAACTTTTTGCCCGGAATGTAGTCGTACACTGCCACGCCACAATTACTGCCCAAGTCGAGGCCAAGGAATCGCGTTGCGTCATCCGGACACGGACCCACTTTGGAGGCAAACGTCTCCGGGTCCTTGTACATCCTGTACTTCGGCATTACTTCGTCTTTCTAAAAACGTTAAACAAACGGCGGAGCCACGATTTTTTAACTGGCGGCTCTAAGGTCGCTGTAAGTTTGCGAACCTCTTCGCTGCATTTGCCCAACTCCGAAGAGCGAGCCTTCAGTTCGGTCAGCAATTTCTGAATTCGAGTTTGCAATACATCTTGATACATGCGCAGATGTTCTGCCATAAAATTGGCGTCATACGTGACGCCTTTTGTGTGGTTTACAAACTCACGCACCGTCGCGCAAAACCGCGCCATATCCGTGTGGGCGGGAGATTCTTCACCAACAATAGATACCTCACGCACGGCGATAAACCACGCCGCACAAAACACTTCTCCAATCGTCGCGAAGATAAACTGCCGCACGGCGTAACGCGAGTTATGAAAATCGTACCGAAGCAACGCCTGCTCAAAACTTAACACCGGGTCAGCGCCGTTGACGAAATCACGCTGAGCGCTCGCGAACGCGGTCAATGCGGCGTTGATTTCGTCAGCCGTGATATTTTGCTTCTCGCGCCACTGTGCTCGATCAGCCGGCTCGTTGACTTCTAGGTTTTCAACCGCAATGCGCATGAGCGTCGGCGTAATGTATGCGTAATCCCGCTCGGGATTGTACATAGGGCCGGTGTCACCCTTTTGCCGATAGCCGATGTCACCCATCTGTTCCTCCTTGAACTGGCTGCGCTAATTGGCAATGTGCCTATTTGATTTGCAACAGTTGACGCACATCGCCGCCGGGTTTTCTGGATCAAAAAACGCGATGGTGTTGCATATCCGGCAGTGCGTTTCAACGTACGTCTTGGCGTGCGTCGCGTAAGAACACTCGTTATATCCGACGGGGCAATTGACGCAAGAGTGCTGAAATTCATTCGGGCAGGGTTTGACCCGGCAGCGCACCTCTAGCAACGACTTGTTAGCCTTGAGCATGCTACTGGTAATGCTTACGCGATGAAACGACGGCCTGTCACGGGAGCGGTCGGCTTCGACGTGGGCGAAGAACATCAAGTTAACAAAGTGCATGCCAATGCCGGCATACTGGTACGGCCCCCACGAGTTCGTCGAGAAACCGACGATTCGCGAGATGGCGCGACAACTGTTAGCAGAGAAAAACTGCGTAAATAACTCGGCGCATGGCGTACCGGCCAGCGCGCGGCAATGAAACAAAAATCCGTGCTTGTCTTTCCGTTTCATCGGCACAACTTTTTCGACGCAGATGGGCACGATCTCGTCGCGCATCTGCCGCGTCCAAGGCACAACGGGTTCGCCGGCGATCAGGAGGTCTATATTGCCGGCCAGCCGCCACGCAAGTTTTGCCGCAGGCTTAGCGGTTAACTGCGTTCCCGCCATTAAACGTATCGTCTCAAAAACAGCGTTCCGCGACACCGTTGGCGGCAGCGCGGAACACAAACTGTCAGTGATTTCGTAAATAGTGTTTCCGACAATCGATTGATCAATGTGCCCGCGGAGTATTTCAAACAACTGCGCTCGGCGGGTAAAAATCTGTTTCCGGCTAAATTTTTTCGCCGTCATTGTGTCTGTAGGGTAACGGGGGCAGCCGACGAAATGTCGGGCGAGTTATCTGCTGGTGCGGTTGTCGTGTCAGTCACAACCTGCTTGTTTTTATTAGCGGTTTCCCACTCCTTGAACGCAGTGACACAACGATCGTTGGTCTTTTGCGCCAAGTCAGCAACCTGCTTGGACAACTCACGAAGGGAGACAATAATAAAACCAAACTCGTTCGTAATCAGTGTCGACAGGTCGCCAATGCACGAAAGCGTCTGCATCTTGACGCTGTGGTCAACTGTCTTGTCGCCTTTGCTGATAGCAAAATCGAGCGTCAGACCTTTGAAGATAACCTGCGGCGGCAGCGGCTCGTCGGTTGAACGCCCGTTGAGTTCCGCAGCCAAAATCTTCAGCGTGTCAAAACGCTGATACAAACGCTCCATCTCTTGCGTCATGTCTCGCATAAACGTCGAGGGATTGATGCGCTCGACCGACGGTGTTTCCATTTGAATGCCCGGGACGCTGGCGGCAGTCATCGCTTTGGCAGCCATTTCCTTGATGGCCTGCTCCATCTGTGCAGTATTTAAGCGCACAGGGACGTTCTGCACGTTCGGGCCGGTAGTGGTCACAGATTGAGCGTCAACAATTGTGGGCTTATCGGCCATGTTTATCTCTCCGTAGCGATGGCGAATCCAAACCAGTAGCGAAGTCCTACTGCCGTATTTATATCGTCTCCGTAAATTAAGTCAACAGGGTTTCCAGTGACCACGTGCAACGTTCTAACCGGTTTCGCCACATACCCAACGCAGGCGATACCGATTTGAATGACAGCGGCAAACGCGAGGTCTGCTTTGGGGCTTAGCAGGTACTCAAATACCGGTATCCGTAAATACTGATCGTTGGTAGTCAAGGCAATGCTCGGCGGAGAGGCAGCGTCTACGCGAGCATCAATAACAAACCAGTCTTCTGGCAGCCCGGGTTGTTTTGCGTGAATAAGCGCGGGCGAGAACGGCTTATCAGACGGCCAGTTCTCTCGCGTGGCTTTCATATCTAAACGCGATACAACAATTTTCATAGTTCAATTGTCCGGGCTACAACAGCCTCGACGCCGCTGTCGTTAACGTTGATTCGCACACCGTCGCGGAAATGACACAGAGGAATGTTTTGATGCTTTAGGGCTGCCCCGAGAATACGGTCGCCGTTCTTCTGCTGGAAGTCTGGAGACGGAAAGTCAAAGCGACGCAGCAACTCTGTCTTAATCGCCCACCAACCGCTGATGACGTATGGCAAGTAAGTGTTGTCCTGCTCAGGGTTGAACCACGTTTGCTGCGACGCCCACGCCAGTTGCGCATCCGGTAGTTTCGCCTTCTGGACAGACCCAATCAGGTTGCAGCCATTGACGCTTTTTATGACGCGTTCCAGCCAGTCTTCAACCGTACACTCTTTCGGCTCCAGATACGAGTCGTGATCAAACCACATTGTAATCGGCGCCCTGATCGCCGGCTCGTGAAACATTTGACGCATCATGGGGTATTTCATGATGTTGTTCGCGCTATGGAACAAGACGGTGCTGTGAAAGTGATCCGCAATCTGCCGCTGCAAAAATGACGCCGTGTCTGGCCCCACAGCGTTGCAGCCAAAACGGAATTCAATATTCCGCTTGGCTAGGCAACGCATAGGGTCATTCAGCACCCGCTGCGCGAGTTTGAAGTGTTGTTCTTCTGCGCCGTAAAACAACACGCAGATACAGACGTCAGCGGCTCCATCCGCCATATCGAATCCGTTCGATTAGAGGGCTTTAAAATGTTCCTCAATCACGGCAGCAATCTTCGCAAACGACGTGCCGCTGTCGTTTAACGCCATAAGCGTGGTTTCTTGTTTGATGGCAACTTCGTGGCCAAAGTAACCATCATCTGACTCCATCCCAGACCAACGCCGCACGGGGTCGGGCAAAGAGTATTCTTCAGGCGTCCAAACATTTCGTGCGTCGAATCCAAAAATCGTATGGCCGGCAGAAACATTTTCGCCGGCGCCGGCTTTACGCGCGCGAACGCGAATTTTGTGTTCGTGTTCTTTCTGATAAAGATCGCACAGCACGCCCAAACAACAATGCTTGGTAATGCCGGTTTTTGTTTTTACCTTCAACGCCCCGCGGCCCTGCTTGTACCGCTTCGACCGCAGGGCTTTGACCCACTTTTTGGCAATCGCGGCTTTCATATCTTTACCTGCTTGAGACTGTTCTTGGCTACCGCAACCGGCAGCACTACCGGGGCTACGCGGGAGAGCGACAAAAGTTTAAATATCGTATTCACATCGTTCTTGTTAGGCGGCACATCAGAGTGCATCTGCGATAACACGCGATCGATGGCCAGCATAAAGTCATCACGAGACCGTTCAGAGCCAAAAGAAAACCGAACTGAAAACTGCGTGACAGTCTTTCCGGCGTGCTCGTCGGCAACGTCTCGTCGTTCCCATGCTTTGCCTGTTTCGTCACGAATGTAAATTACCGCAAGCCGGCCGTGATTGTCGTATACAACGAGCGTCACAGATTCGTCCGGGTCTTGCGTGAGTGAAAACACATGGGGCATTTTTGTTGCCGGAATAAACGGCAGTTTCGATAACTTGTCGCCGTCCAACGCAACGCGAAACAACTGTACCGGAAAAGACCGCCGTTTCTTGGGCGGCCCCATTACGGCGAACTCGGCTTCAATGGCTGGAACGCCGGGTTCGACGACTACGGGTACATTGCGGATTGCAAGCATTGGTGCCTTTCTATCGTGTAATATCGGACTTGCGCTTGGGGGTGGTCGACTCTTCTTCTTCGTCATCCGCCTCGTCGGCACTGTCCAATTGCGAGATAACTTCCTCGTGAACCTTGTTGCACATGGCAATGTGATCCGCCACCATGTCCGACATCATGTCAAAGTTCTGCCGCATTTCAGCGAACAGGCCAATGATGATTTCGTCAAGGCGCTCGGGGGACGCGTTTGCCACGTCGTCGTAAATGTTATCTGTATCTTCCGCCAGCCAGAGTTTTTCGGAACGGGCGATAAACCGCTTCTGGTGGTTAATCAGATCGAGCAGTTGCTGCTTCAGGCCCTTGGGCGCCTGATGCGTACGGCCGCTGTTCTTCTTCTTGCCGCGAATCTCTTGAAGTTCAAGCGCCAGATTGCGCGCTGTCAGGGCTTCCTCTGCGCACTTACCCTCCAGCACGTTTCGCTGGTCTTCGTCGGCCACCTGCGACAGCAGTTGGACGTGCGACACCGTCATCCGCCAACGCGGCCGTTCCGGACAACGTAACGCCAGCAAGCGGGTGATCTCCTGCTCGCTGGGGTACCGCTCGTGAAAATTCACGGCGCCACGCAACTGGTCGGCGGTGTAGACGGGCGCGAAGATTGAAATAATGAGCGACGCGCCGTCAATGTGCGACGCCCGCTGCTCGTCGGTCAAATACGTTTCGGGGTCGTTCTTGACGTCGGTAATCAGTTTGCCGACCCGCCAAAACGCCGTCAGGCTCGCAACCTGTACGTCGCCGAAAATCTGATCGATCTCCGCGACGACGTCGCGCAGTTCGTTTGTCAGCGTGTGCTCATTCAGGCGGTCAGCAACGTTCTCCGCGCCTTCAGCGCCTTGAACAAAGTCAGCCTGCATAATCGACATCGCATTGGATTTGCGACCCATAACTTCCTCCTGTGATGGTTAACTGTTTGGAATCAATAACTTCATGGCAGCGCTCTGTAACGCGTCTCGTGTCGTGTAATACTGGTTGCGGGAATACCGCAGAATTGAACAAAACATGTCGTACAGCGATCGCGAGTTCATGACTTCACGCGTGTACACGTCAATTGGATTTCGCGGATCAATGTCGGCGCCGACCATAGCCGCGTTTTTGCATATCTGCCGCGCATCATCCCGTGTAACTTTGAACCGCCCAAGGTAGTCGATCCAGTTCGCTGTGGCTGCGTCCAGCACGGTTTTTGAATCCGAGAAATTCAACGACGTAGCCATCAACCTATTGACGTTTTTGGCTACAACGCCCATGTCAATTTCTCGGGTTACCGTCTTGCTAATCATGATCGCCGCGCGGCCTAGCAGGTCGGCGCCGATGTGCCGCATATGAAAGCCCTTCCGGCGATGCTCGATTGCCGGCCCGAACTTGGTCATGATGCACAGCGCAGCCCGCATGGCGAAGCCGCTGTCTTCGCGATTCGAGAAATACCATCCACCGGCAAAGATGTGCCGCCGGTCGGTATAGATATCATTGCGCTTGCTATTTGTGTCGATGTAGTAAATGCGCAACTCGCGGCCGACCAACTCAGCCCGGTAAAACTCTGCCGCAGGTTGCTTGGCTTGAATCTCGTCAGCCACCATGTTGAAAAAGACAGCGTTGTCGAGCAGGCGGTGGTCAAGACCAAGGAAACCTTCGATTGTCTTGGAGTTGTGATCGACGAGCAGCGTACGCTCACGAAGCAGTTCAAAGCGTGACCGCAGCACAGCGTTGTAGATGCCCACGGCCGTGGCGATGTCGCCGTTGTCGAGGCTAACGCTGTATTTGCCGCGCGTCTCGCCGGCGAGTTCGTTGAACACGCTGTTCAGCCCGGCGGCGAGGGCGTTCGCCACGGCCGAAAACCCGATCGCGTTGAACCGGTAGTTGTTCTCGGCAATCCGGCCGTCGGCGGCCATGGACAACTGCGCCTCGTCGACAATCGGGATCGACTCGGTGTCGGCGCTGCGCTTGGCGAGGAAGTCGCGGCAATCGGCGAACTGCGCTGCGTTAAACGCCAGCGCGGGTACAGGCGCAAACACGCTGCGCGACTGCTGTGCCGACGGCCTAACCACGACGCGAGCCTCCTACTCTTCGAACCAGTCGCCGCCTATGCCCCCGAAGAAGGCCGCAGACGGCTCAACATGGATCACGCCGCCTTCCGGCGCGCCGAACGTCCAGCGTACGCATGGGACGTCGGTGGCTGGCCGTACGGGAAGGTCCATATTATGCGCCACGAAGAACTTTCTGACAACCGGAAAAACGAACACAAATGGGCGGTCTAGGCTGACTGCAAAACCATGCAGGGCTTTTGACAACGTGCGCATCAAGATGTTGTTTTTTGTAGATAACAAATCGCTAATCGTTAACTGATACAGCGACAGGCTGGCTTTATTTCCAGCGTCGTCGCGCCGATAACCGCAATAACCGATTCGCTTGCCGCACAGCGTCGCGGGGAACTGGGGGAACGCTGAGTTGAACCACGCGCAACTCATCTCGTGCGTCCCGGTCGCGTCTCGGCATAGGTTGACGAGCCGGCCCCAACTTCTGGGTTTGACGCCGCACTCGTTGAATACGCGGCGGACGATGCGGCTCTCGTACGATAACTGCCGCTGAAACCCATCGGTCTGCGCCCGCGAGTTTTCGTCAAACAAATTGTTAAAGAACTGATCGCGATCCATCACGCACGTTTATTTTTCTTGATGTGTTTTTTGATTGCCTTGACAGCCTTGGTCAACTCGAACAGCCGCTCGTCATCGTCGAATATCCCGTCACCTTTGGTTTCAGACTCGTAGACAGTTTCGCCGCCGCAGTCCGGAACATCGGCCCGGAAATAGCCATGCCGCAACCGCAGATAACCAACCTGATCATTATTTTTATCAAACACGTCGTACTGCTCCGGGCAGGCACTGCACGTGCAGACAAGCCGCAACCCGTCAATGTCGATGTCTGCCATGTTGTATCTCGTGGTTTGCCACAACTCCAGTTCAGCCCGTAGGCCCGCAATCACTTCGCGTAATTGACGAATTTCGGCGGCTGCTGCGCGAAGCAGTTCAGATCGGTCTAGTGCGCGACACTGAGTAACCGACGCCTCTAATTGCACTATGATGTCAATACCGCGGGAAGACATTTTGTCACTTTTTGCGTCGGCGGGTTGAGTTTATCTATTGAAAACAACCGAGTTAAACGTTTTTTATCGTAATCGGCGTACACCCCGTCGCGCCACCCGATTTCTTGATGTACCCAGCCAAGAATCTCGACCTGCCTAAACTCGCGTGGCCTCGGAAACGCGGCCCACACGATTAAGTCAGAAATAGAATTTTGATGATAGCGAATCGGCACGCCTTCGCTCACACGAATTCTTCGGACTTCAGTGTTGTTTCCAACGTCAGGATACATGTCGTATTTGTAGTGCTCTGACGCGTGCCAGACGTGGCCGTGCCAATACCTGTTTAAATATTTAGCAACAGCAAGTTCACTAATTGCTGCGGCGACACTCGCAGTTCGGTCGTCTTCTAACCGCGTCGGGTCTTGGTACCACGGCGCGTCTTCTCGTCCCCAGTTCGCCGTGTACCGCCGAATGCCTACGTCTGACGCGCGCTCATATTCCCATGTTTCTAAATCAATAACAATCACTGACGAATCCTTTCGTAAATAACGTCAGTCTACCTGCCCAAGCGGATCGAAATCTTCTGGGATGATGCTGTCGCCCGACATGCTGGCCGCAGCCATCAACTCGGGCACGTCTGTCATCTGCTGCGTCTTCAACTGCTCCATAACTTGAGCGCGATACTTTTTAGCCGGGTCACAAATAACGTACTCGTTGACGCCGAGCAATCCGTGGAGAACACCGAGCACCTTTTTGTTTTCTTCGAGCGCCACTGAGGCTTCAACTTCGGAGAGCGCACTCTGCTTCGAGATACCGAGAGCCGTGGAATAGACGAGCGGCGTGTCTGCATTTTTAGTGCCGTGTTTATACTCCAAGTCACAAACCTGTCGTACCAACGCTGGCAGTTTCGGATCAATGCCCGGCTGCGGCTTCTTGTCGGCCGCCTGCAAGTCCATGAGCAGGCGGATAGACGCCGTATGCCAGTCCCAGTAGTGATACTGCTGATTTCTGTAGTTTTCATTTCCTTCAGCGTCCTTTGCTGAAATGATGTCGTTGTACCACATAAGATTGACAACCAGTTTGCGGCCCGGCGCGCCAAGGTTGTTCTTGGTCGCGATAAGCCGTACTGCCTGTCCTTCGGCACGGCCAGCCACGATGTTGTTACGCGACGCCTTTTGCATGTCGATGATGAGCGTCGGATAGTAATCGAGGCTGGCGCCGCCCGGAGCGTACTTCTTCGGCGGACCGAAGCCCATGCTGTTGATTTCTTCTTTGAGATGATTTGTCGCAATAAGTGCGATTGGGTAGTGCCGAAGAGTGGGCACTAACGCCGTGCGCATAAAATCCGACAAGTTGCGCGCCAAATACGGATGGCCCGCGGCTGCATGACCCTCTTCCGCCACCTTTTCAACGCGACGATCTACCTCGACAGCAGAGATAGAGTCGACGCCGATACAAATAGGAATAACCCGGTCCGGGGCGTTGGCCGCGTCAATCTGCGAGTGAATAGCCTTGCAGAAACCCATGTACTTGCTCTGCCACTCTTCCACGCTGGCCGCAGTCGTGACCTTGGTGCGGGCGATGTGCTGCGGGTTATGCCCCAGCATGCCCGCCAGCATTGTCGGGCTGCCCTTGTTCTCGGTGTCGATAAGAATGGCACCGCCACCGTAAACGTGGAACCACCGCATGATTTCCAACAGCAACGCCGACTTGCCGGCGCTGAACTCGCCACGGAGTTGCGTAAACCGCGACAACGGAAAGATATTGGCTTGCAGCAAATAACGCGCGGCTAAAGTCGGCAACGGCAACCCGATGAGCGGGTCGTTGTCCTCGGCGTTCGCTTTGAGGACTTCGGTGATTACAGGGTGCTCGCCGTTAACGTCGAACACGCTGACATCATTATCTTCGTTCTTTTTCTTACGACCCATGTGTTCTTCCTATAGTTAAAATGCCCGGGCGGTAGCAACATTACTGCCGCCCGGGCTAATTGATCAGCGAATAATACGACTACGGCCGCGGCCTGCACCAGTACGCTTCGACTTTTCGGCAAGCAGGTATTGCCTCAAATCCACGGACATGATTCGCTGCATGTTCACTTTCGGCTCGTAATCCGGCTGTTCAAACCGGCCGAGCATGTAAGTGTCGAGTGCGCCCAGAATCTGCGCCACGCACTCAAGATGCTCCTCGCGAGCCGTGCCGCGGCGCTCGGCGAGCATCTTTTCAACAGCAAAAACGGGGTCCATCTTGCGGCCGCGCTTTACGCCGGCCTTTTTGCAAACTCGCTCGAAGAACGGGACTATTTTGTCGCCGTGCTTCATGTGTGCGAGCACGAACGCCGCAATCATCGGCGATTTAATAGTGCCGCAGCGGTACGCAAAATCGTCGAGCGCGGCCAGTTGTTCCTTGAACGCACTGATGTGGTCATACACGGTCGCCTTTGAGGTGGCAACGTGTGTTGTAGTGCTGGTTGCAGCATTGAATATTTCAAACGCGTAACCGAGCGGTGTGGCGATGCCGGTGCTGCTTTGAAACAAAGCAGAATTTGTCGGAACACGGTGGTGCTTGAGCGCGCCGTGTACGTTATCCGACGCGTTCTTTTTGGCCTCAAGACTATCATAATAGCGGAAGTGTTTTTCCGCTTCGGCATCGTTGCGAACGGGCACAATAAAGACCTGCACACGCCGCGGGATAAAGTCACTCAGACCGTTCTCCCAAACATGTGACCGGCCGTGGCCGTCTAATTTGCACCGGCGGCCGTCGGGATACTCGGCCATGTGGACACGAGCGTGCGAATCATTGAACGTACGCAAGTGATCGGTACGGCGGCGCGTCGCTCGATTTGATTTTTGAATTGGATTTGGCGGAACCTTGATCCAGTCCGCAGCCGACATGTAAACACTCTTAAGACCCGTGACGTCAATCATCTTGGGCTTAAGTTTTAAATTCTTCGCACTCTTGACCGTCTTGGTCGCAGAGGAGCGGGACTTGGCCATAACGCTGCAATCCTTTATGAAGGGGGGTAAGAACAACCGAATAACCGTCACGAGGCCGGGGCGAAAAGCGCGCGCTGCCCTCGGCCCCGTGACGGCAAAAGAAACTACTTCTTCAACTTGGCCGCTTTAGCGCGAGCACGCGCAAGAATGTCAGCGGGCTTCAACTTGTCACCCGCCGGCTCCTGCGCGGGAGCCTCGGCTGGGGCGCCAGAAAACAGATCACCGACACCGGCGGCCTCTTCTGGACTGATCTCGCCCGTGGGCGACTCAGCCTCCCACGGAGCCACAGGCGCCGCCGCCTTGGGCGCCGGCGGCGTCACGGGCTTCGGAGCCGCTGGGCGCTGCTGGAAAGCCTGTACGGCCTCGTCGTTCTCGTCGTCAATAAACTCGGACGCCGAAGCGGCCGGCGCAGAAGACGAAGAACTACGACCAAGCGTCCGCAAATACTGCGGATACTCACGCCACGCGAACTCAAGCGCCTCGCGCGGGAAAGCCCCGGCCAACTTTTCAGCCTGCTCTTCGTACGACAGCACGTTGAGCATCTGGTCCCACGACTGACCTTCCTCCGCAATACGATCCGCATACGGCTCCAGCGAAATCTGCTGGCCGTTATACGTGTCGTGCACAATCGCGAAGTGGGTGAAGGCGCTGCGCCGGTCAGGCGGCGGGTAGCCGACGATGTACTGCGAGTCCTTCGGGCCACGAGCGTACTTCGGGCAGAAGAACGTCTCGGGGCCGTCGGCGCCGATGCCCATCACTTTCTGCTCCTTGCTCTGATAAGCCTCGGGCAGGATGGTGAGCAACTTAGCCGAATCGAACGACAGCATATCGCCGGTCAGGTACTCGTTAGTATCCGGGTCACGAACCTTCAGAATCGAGAACAGCGACTGGAGCGCGCTGAACTTGAGGCCGATTACGCGAGCGTTCTTCTTCGGATCATCGAGGAATTGGCTCAACACAATCTGCCCGCGGTCGTCAGTGCCGACGATACTGGCCGAAACAAACAGAATCTTCTCAGGCTTGGTCAACGAGCCGATGTGCGACTTCATGACCTTCGGCTTCTGAAGCAGTTCGCTGTAGAGCCGGCCGATACCCGGGGTCTCCTTGTTCTTCCACGCGACGTTGTACAACAAGTTGTACGGATTCTCGCGCAGGTCCATTTCTGGCGACCCGTCCGTCAGAATTACGCACACGCCGGGATTACCGACCCAGTGCGCAACGGTCCGCAAACGGCACCAGTCACCGATAGCAACGTCGTCAGCGCCCTCTCGGAAGTTGACAAACTGGCGCTGGCCGTTGCCCTCTTCGTACATGGGCATCAGCCGCAGGCACAAGCCGTTGGCCATGAGTTCGTTACCCGCAGCGATTAGAACATTTTTGCCGTACGTGTACGGGCTGTTCTTGCGGGGACCGTTGTCAAGATTGTGCTGCCGGCGGAACTCGGGGTCGATGGCAGCAAGATTTTCAGAATCATAACGGGGCATTTTAAGCCTCTTTCTTTGTTGTGCTAGGTATCGTACCCAGCGTTGTTAATAAAGTACGGGATGCTGATTAGGCTCCCGCGTTGTTGCTTGCAGTGTAGCAGACCGCGCGGAAGAATCAAGCCCCCTATTTCTCGGCCAACCAGTGCAATCCGAGCGCCTTGGCTTCGTCATCGCTCAGTGTCTCGCCCCAGTGGACGAACACCTCGCGAGAAGACCCGAAGCGATACGGACCAGCATCAATCAAACCACCATCCAACCGTCGCGGATAAAACGGCACAGCATCGATCATGCATTTGGGCACCACCTCTTTGTACACCTGTTCAGCGTGCTCAATCGGCACAATTAACACAATGGCGTCGTGAATCTGCAACCCAATTCGGTAATCGATTTCTGGGTGCTCGTCGCGGTAACGCTGGAAATTAGACAAGGCAATAGACACGGCATCGGCCACGCCGCCTTGAATCGGGAAGTTCTGCGCTTGCCGCTCCTGCTCGCCTCTGATGGCGCGATCTTTTGACGGCACAAACCGCCGCATGCGCCCGTACGGTCCCATGAGCCAACCCGGGTCTTGCGATCGGGCGCGGCACTCAGCCAAGAAATGACGCGTGCGAGGATAGGACGCAAAATACGCCTCGATCATCGCTTGGCACTGATCGGCCGTAACATCGACGCCTTCTTCTTTACACTGTCGCGCAAGGGCTTCGGCGCCGCGACCGTAGGGAATACCGAAGTTCACGTTTTTGGCCGCGATACGTAAACCTTTCTTGCCGGCTTTCTCCAGCCCCTTCTTTGTCGGCTCAACGTCGCTAATGCCGAACGTTTTAATTGCCTGTTGGCTGTGGATGTCGTAATGGTCGGGGTGGCTTTCCGGCAGCAGGTTACGCCGCACGTGTTCGATCATGTCTGCGTCTTGACTCAACCACGCGAGGACCGCCAATTCCGCACCAGTGAGGTCTGTTTCAATCCCGACGTAGCCGGGCGGGACGCGCAATATTGAGCGAACCGGATGTTGGTATTGTTCGCCAAGAATTCGTTCGTAGTCGTTTTCTCGTCTGGAACTGAGGTTTTGCAGTGGGGGTCGCGAGGAAGACGCACGACCAGTTTCTTTAGTTTGGAAAAAGTGAGTACGGACCCGACCGTCGGCGTGAACGCAGCCGACAAGACCTTTTTCATACGAGTAATTACCGTTTTCATCGACTTCGTAGTCTCCGTCATCCGTGATAGAAGGCTTACGCAACACCGACTGCAAAACCTGACTGATAAACTTGTAGTCCCGGATTTTAGCCGCGGTGGGATTTATGTGCCCGAGAATGCCAAGGCTTTCCTTGTCGGTGCTGGGCGTAGCCGTATCAGGATTCACACCCCGCCAACTCATTTCGTTCCACAGAACCGGCCGCTTACCGGTTGTCTTAACTGGCCGCAGGTTCAGCAACTGCGCGCCTTCCGGGACGTTTGGCGGATTGGTATATCTATTTGAAAACGCTTCGCCAAATAAAGCGACCGACAACTGCGGCTGGCTCTTTGGGTTGAAATCCGGCCAGTTTAATTCTGCGCGAATCTCTGCCAACAGTCGTTCTTGAGTATTCATGAATAACGTTGTCAGTTCGTCGGCGCGTGTGCGGTCGATCACAAGCCCGGTCATTTCCATTTCCAGAAACGACAACGACGCCCGGTGCGCTGTCCAGTACGGCAACCAGCAATCGTGGCCGTGTTGGTCACGGGCGAGAGCGCCGTCTTTACCGTTAGTGCCGTAAAAATGCATCATGATTCGGCGCGTGACGTCAGCGTCGTATGCGCCGTAAGGATGCAGCACGTGGGCAGGGCAATCTCCGTAGCCCTCCATATCGCCGGCTTTTAACTTGTTCTCGGCGCGATAGCGTTTACGCCACTCGTTCAGTTCGTCCCAGTATGTAGGCGCACTGGTGAATCGCATGGAGCAGACGTCGAGGCCATATTTGGCGCACTCATTAACCGCGTGGTACATGAGGCTGGTGTCCCAGCCGCCGTGGGTTCGGTCGTCCGGGTCGGTGGCGGGAGCATACTCCGGGCGCACATCCACGCCAAAAGCAAACAGCCATGGCAAGTCAGCACGGAAAAAGTGACCGCCGACACGGACATGCCTTTCCGGCGTACTTTTGAGCAACCGGGCGAGTTGCAACCGTGCCGCCTCCAGATTAGGTTTAAAAGCATCTGCACCTCCTTGATGGCGCAGAACAATTGTGCGCGCCCACTTATCCTTATTTGATATCTGAACAGTACGAAGATACGCACTTTCTTCTGTCGGGTAGTCGCCGTGCCACTCGCAGTCGACGGCGATAATGTTGGCACTCGGGTCTGGATCGGCCAGCATTGCGTCCACGGTTTCACGCAGGGCGTCTTCCGTGTAGATGTCGGCGTGATCGACCTCTTCAACGATTGTCTCGCGGTTTTCGACCAAGTCTTTGAACCGCGCCAACTGCCCGCAAAAGTCTTCGTACACCTCGGGCTTGCGGAGAACGTAGCCCGGATGCATCACAGACATGACGCGAATTTCACGCTCGTGGCCGTCGGCGTCGTATGTCTTCAGCGGCGTCGCTCGGCCGGCAAGATCAGACACGCTGGCATTAGTATTTAAAACAGCCTTCGTGGCCTCGTTACCAAGACACAGAATATAGTCCGGTTTGACAAGCCTGATTTCCTGCGCTAGTAAAACCGCGCAGTTTTTAATCCACGCCGCAGGAACTGCGGTAGTGTCGGGCGTCGGAGAGCCGAACTTGCACGCGTGCGTAATGTACCACTCGCGGTAGTCTTGCGTATTGAACCCGCACTGCCGCAGCGCTTTGAACAGCGGTTCCATCACAGGGCCGGTGATCGCGCTGCGGTCGCTCAACTCGTTAATGCCCGGAATCTTGCCGACGATCATTACGCGCGCCGGCTTCGGGCCGTAGACGGGGTCGTCACCGGTGCCGTACTTCATCAAATGACCGGGCAGGAACTGCACAATCTCAGCGCCGCCCTTGAGCGTGATCGGCATCGAGAACGCCGGGTCATACAGCGCGGCTCGGTAAAGATGGACGAGTTTTTCGCCCACCGGTAGTTTCTTTTTGTTTTTGACGTTCACAACCGTGGGGTCGTCACCTAGTGCCACGGCGTGAGCAATAAAGTCGGCGCCTGCTGGAGGCATGCCGACAGAATCAAGCGCAACCATCGGAAACAGGTCGGCGGTTAGTTCCGCCCCTGTGTCGTCGTAAAGTGCGCTGGCATGCCTGTGATTTAAAGACACAGCGTGGGCCATTGTTCACTCTAAGAAAGACAAATCAGCCTTGACGTTTACTGCGGAAGCCGCAGCCGAAAGAATGTCACGCAAATCACCCCGCGAGTAGTCGGCCGGATCGCGTTCGTCCGGCAGCACTACGGGCACGACATGCAAATTGTGTTGACACAACTGCGTGACCACGTGCTCCAACTCCTTTTGGGCGTCGCAATCTAGCACAACGAAGACCGGCTTTCCAGCCCACGTCGTTGCAATCGTGTTTTCCTGCCAGTAGGACAAAGTTTTACCGAAGATAGACACCCCAGCCCGCCCAATCCGCCAGACGCTTGGAGCGCCCTCGACAATCACGGCAGTGCGTTCGCGGCAAGCGTTGTCGTAGTTATACAGTGCGCGGCTTTTGCGCCCCTGCGTGTAGTACTTGGGTTCCTGCTTGCTCGCTGGGTTGCGAGTTAAACGGCCCTGCCACGCCAGCAACTTCCCGTTAAAGAACGACGGAATATAGATTCGACCGTTCATGATTCGGTAGCGTGTCGTGGCGGCGGTGCAGACGCCGACCTGAAAAACATCTGACAGTTCATTGATATCAAATCCGCGGTCGGTTAAGTACTCGACTGCGGGGTGTTGCGCCGGCAAATCTTTCAGCGGAATGATTTCACCGGGAACATCAATCGTTTCCGGGGCTATCGACAAATCGCCGGAGCGAATCGCCATTTTGCGGTTCGCCCATTTGCCGGGGCCAAAAATCATGTCTTCTAATTGTTCCGCTCGGCCCGGGGTCGCTATGCAGCCGTTTTTGTAGCATGTCGCGAGAAACGTGTCAGTCCGTCTGCCGGTTCGCTGATCGTAATCTGCGCCGTACAGATGATTAATCCACAACTTGTTGCCGACATCGTTACAGAACGGGCAGTTCACGCAGTAGTATTCGCCCCACCAGTGCGCTTGGGTGATAATGCGCCCGGGACGGAGCGGGTCTGGAAACCGCTGGATATTCGCCGATGATCCGGCGTTTGCGATCTTCACTTCGCCAAACTTGTGTTCCAGCAGCGCATACAAGTTGGGGTTTAACGGATTTACTCTAGGCATTGACGAGTGTGTCATTGCCATAAAAACTCCTACAGCATGTCGCTTCCGAACGTATCAATGTTTGGCATCACGCGGCGGCGCTGAACATCGCCCGGCGCCACAACGACGTTGTTGTGTGACGTCGGAGCCGTGTCATCGCGACGCATGATCTTTTTGCCTAATTCATTGACGTAATATTCGTCGTCGACCGATCGTACATCGACAACGTTTTCATCTATCTGAACCAGCCCGTACGGTGACGCTGGCCGCCCGAAACGAATCTTCGACCAGTTGATCGTCGACACGCGCGATTCCGGATCGGGCCGGTTGAGGCAGATGCAGGCGTGCAAATTCTCGGCAAAGGCTTTTGAACCCTGCGCGTCAAAATGCGTCACGTGCCGATAAGGCGGGATGTTCTTGATGTCGCTACCCGCCAACTGATGCGCCAAGAAAATCGCGCACTGGAACGGGATAGCAACCGCAGTCTTCAACTCGTCGGGCAACATTTGCAACTGTCGCCAAATCTGTTCTTGGTACTTTGTCGCTGTGTTCTGCGCCATTTCACGATTGAGCATGATGCTGGCATAGTCGATGCACACCACGCCAATCTGCATCCCAGTCTGCGCGACGAGGTTTTCCAGCGTGGCCACGATTTCGTGGACGCCGCCGTTGCCGCGACCGCCGGTGTCCGGGTTTGCTGAAAAATCGAGAAACACAAAGTTTGAGTTGTACCACTGCTGCACCGCAGACCAACGGTCCCGCTCGCACAACAGGATTTCAGAATTTGCGTTAACTGGAATGTGCCGCTCGTACGGTTTCAATGTCTCGCGCGTCGACAGCCCAGCCCACACCTCTTCGGACGACTTGTTGATAAACGCCGCACGTTCGATGTGCGCCGCGGCAGAGTAGAACGTGTAGTTCAACTTTTGCGCGCCGTCCTCGTAGCAGATGTAAACCGCCAGTTTGTTCTGGTTGTTCGCCGCATACTGCTGGGCCATCCGAATTGCGACGGTGGTAAGCATGGTGGTCTTTCCGCCGGCATACGGGCCAAGCATGCCGATCACGTCGCCCTCGCGAAAGCCGCTTATAAAGTTATCAATCCACGCAATCGTGGTGGGTTCAAACTTGGGCGGCAAAACAAGTTCGTCGCCGAAATCGGGCATGACGGCGGAATTCACCGCCTCGTTGCCGAGAAATTTAATCGCCTGCGCTTGCGTGTTAAACTCTGACAACAACTGCTGGAACTCCAGCGGCGACGTGTTGTCGTTGCTCTGCCCGATCAACGTTCTGAGCCGTTGCTTCAAAAACCGAGCATTTAAAAACCGACGAATAATGTTTGTGACGTACGTTCGTTCGGCTCTGTGCTCCGCAGGTTCTAGTTCGCGGGCCGGCGGCGCAAAGGCAAAATCAATAAAACCTTCCGCTTCGGGGCTTTCACCAAAGAGGAAGTCCGCTTCGTTCGGCCCCATCGCAATCGTATGCAATTGCGACATCGATTCGATTTCGGACAAGAACATGTCCTTCGTCACGACTCCGTGCCGGTCGTGCAGGCTGACGTAGATCAGCATGAACAGGTGCAGACCCTGCTCGTCTGCCCCGTTGAATAGCGCTGGCGCAAAACTCACCCGTAACGCCGACTTAAGCAGGCTTGGAAACCGGATCAAACCCCGCACAAGTGCTTTGATTTCGGCGAACGTGAGGGCGATATCGTCAGTGGGTGTGTCGTTGAATCTTCCATAACTAGGCATACCGCCTCCAATGCTTCCGAATACCTGCGACAAACTTTTTTAGACTGGGCGGGACAAACCAATCGAGTTCCGGGTTGGCCTCAATGAACTTGTCGTATAGCGCTTGTTTCGTTTCGTACTCTATCGCAGCAGGCCAGATAAACTTGTTTACAGCCCGCTGGCACTGCAATTCAGCCGCAAAGGCGTGCCGCAAAAACGGCGGCGCATTTACGTGAGACTTGTCGCACAGTACGAGCAGCACCTGATCGTCTTCAGGCAGATTAAACGCCTCAGTGATTGCGTAACGAGTAGAAATAGACGCCTCAGCCGAAGCATATTGTTGTTGAACCTGCGTGTCAAAGGTTCGTAAATAATCGTTGTAAACATCAAACGAAATTGGACTGCTAAGAATTTCCGGCTTGTTGTTAATAACATTTTTGCCGGCTGCGATCCTCGCTGCGTGCAGTGACGGCGAGAAGTGCGCGGCAACCCAAATACCCGGGCTGGCGTCGTGACGCTTGATCAGCGGTACGATTTTGCTCCAAACCGATTTGTGGTTGGTGCCGTACCTGTCGCGCCCGCCGTCCCAGTGCGGCCGATCAATTGTGTGGGCGTCTGCGTCCCAGTCGATCGTGCCTTCGCAAAAATAGATAAACAAGTAGCGCACGTAAGCCGCTAGTTGTTTGTCGCTCAATTGCCGATACCACTCCGGATCAAGCGGTGGTCCGTTATCGGTCTTTTGTTCGCCAACTCCTTGCGGCATCATTCCAATCTTGCTCCCATCCCAACAGTTTGTAACTATCGCGGCGGCCGGTGCTCTTGCGATAGAACGTCGGGTCGAATGTGTCCATACAGTCGATAACTTCGCCGAACTCTTTCTTGACCCCGTCAGGTGATGTGTAAGTTCGACTTACGCGCCCCGGCCCCTGTACGTCCACGATGTCGCTGTCGCGGTCGTCGGCCCGTACAAGAACGTTTAACTGCTCAAAGTCAACGCCGGTCGACCACACGTCGGTGGCGATGACGCGTCGCAAAGCGCCGCTTTCAAACGCAGATCGCATATCGTGCTTTTGTACGTCTGTAAGCGGTTTATAGTCTTGCGGCAAAAGTTTAAGCCGCTTGTACGCTGTGCAATCGTACGGCGCCATCTGCGAATACATGAGTGTGAATTCGGGCAGAAGCGAACCAAGATGCACCGCATGTTCAATGGTCTCAACCAGAATGAGAATCTGGTAGTCTTCGGGGTATTCGCGCACAGCGTCGGCGATAAGGCTGTTGCGGGCGTGATTCGTCCAGATGCCGTAGCGCTTGCGCGCGACGCGGTGCTTGTACCTCTCCGCGGGGTTGTGTGTCAAGCGGATTGGCAGCCAGCGCACTTTGACCGGCACCACGAGGCCCAGTTCGACCGCTTGCTGGTACGGGAGGTCGAAGATCATCGGCCCGAACAGCGGCTCCAAAATCGCGTGAGCGTTGTCCATGCGCGCATACGGCGTGGCAGACATGCCGAAGTTGCGGCTGTTTCTATACCGCGCCGCCAACGCCGTCGAAAAGTTAATTGTGGCAAGTTGGTGAACTTCATCGGCAAACATGAAGTCTGCTTCGCCGTCAGCGTGTTGCAGGCTTCCAGCCGTAATGACGGTGACTCGCTCGCGCTGTTTCCACCCGTCACCGATCATGCCCACCTTCGGTACAAACCGCCGGAGGCTGCGCACGATACGCTCCGCCACGTCGACGGACTTGGTGACTACGTCGATGCGGGCGTCTGGAAACAATTGCGAGGCGGCGCCAATCAGGGTCGTCTTGCCGAAGCCCGTCACGGCTTTGATGATGCCGCACGGAACACGCGAAATTAGTCGCAGGCATTCTTCCTGTCGAGCGCGGAACTCGATCTTGCCGGACAGGTTCTCCCACCGCGGCACATAACAATCGGGGCGTTTGCGTTGCGGAGACGAATCGATAATGGTCAGCGCGCAGCCCAGTTTCTTGAGCCTGTTAACCATGCGCGCCATGTAGCCGCTGAGCAGCACAACATGACCGTTTTCAACGCGATACAGTTTGTACTCGCGCGTTTGAAAGAAAATCCGCTGCCCAGTAATCGGATTCTTGCGAGACTGCCCATGAAGTTGTTCGACGTGCTCGTAGCGGAGGTCTTTCGTCAGCCGAGTGGTCAGTTCTGGATTCAGGGCAGTTCCGCCGGCGCCCGTAATCTTGAGCACGTTTCCGGTGCGGTTAATAACCACCGGATATCCAGCGAAATTCATGTTAGTCGCTTCCCGGGCCTGCGACTGGTTCGATTGATATGACTTCAAATGTCCCATATTTATCTTGTGCGTTGTTAAATGGCGAAAATCCTCTGTACTTGCCGATGAGTGTGAGCAAGTGGTTGAAGTCCGCCAATGATATCTCATCGGGGAGCACGGCGGAAACGACTACCGTGTCCCCCGGGCGAAACGCCTCATGCAGCGCGTAGTGACTGCGCATACCGTCGTTGTTTTGATTCGGTGTCAGGATCGTTCGACGCCAGTCATTGCGCGGCTCGCCGACAATCACAGGACACCAATCAATCTTTTTGACCTCCGAATGGTGACGATTAGCGATCTTCGCCGCGTGACGCATGCAGGCCAACCACGCTGACGACATGAACATTACGCGGTCACTCGGGTCGCGCTCGAAGCAGAATATGACCTGTCCGTGCCGCCGCTTTTTAGCCGCACCAAGGCATACGCGATTGAAGCGAATTGTGACCGTAATTTCTTGCATGCTATTTCTTTGGCGGATTCATGTGGTATTCGTACGACCCACATTCCGCCGGCGTCTTGAAAAACAGGTTTGGCGCAAACAGCCCGTCGCGCGCACCCTTGCGGTTTTCCAGCCCTGACAGCCAGTTGTCGTTGACGTAACGAATAAACGCTTGTGATGCCCGTAAGTCGCCCTTTGGGCCACTTCCCGCCGCCTGATGAATGCGATACAAAAAGTTAGCCGGGTTTTTTAAATCGACGCGCCCTACCGGCTGCGTCTTCCAACTATTCAAAACAGAAGCGCAACGAAACTCGCGCGCCTTGGTCAGCAGTTTTTTGCTATTTGAAACTTTTTGCTGGATTGCCGGCGTAAGGCCGAGAAACAGTTCAAGTTTCTTGATACGTTCCGGCCGGCGGCGATCGATATACCACCGCGGGTCGACAATGTAGATGAGCATCTTGGCCGCGGACGCCGGATCAAGCGTAGGGATAAAACCTAGCGCTTTGTGCGCGGGATGCATCTGGAAATACTGCTGGACGGATTCGTCGTAGTCGTAATTCGTGCGCAGCATCCGCGCAAGCATCGCGTACGCCGGGTAGTCGTGCATTGTTAATTGATGCCAACCGCCGCACGCGGGGGCTACAGTAGCCGTCCGCATGCGTTGCAAGACCAGTTCCGGACTGCTCAGTTCATACTGGCTGTCCAGAATGTTCGGTCCGGCAATTTCAACCGACCGGACTTCGCCCCTGTATCGGCGATGGTAGAGCGCACAAATTAGTTCTGCATTTTGTTTAACGCCCAGCACGCGGAACGTCAGTCCAATTCCAGAAACAATAGGCGACAACAAAAAACTGTCGGCTATCTGTTCTGAGTTTTTTACAGAACTAATACCGCGGGCGTACCAGACTTTGCCGTCATCCGCAGTGTGAAGTTTAATAATATTTTCATCCTGCGGTACGAACATTGCGCAACTCCGGCGGTTCCAACTCGATAGTTGATTCAAACAAATGCGACAGGCTTGAAGCGTGGGTTACAAGTAGACATTGTAACCCTTTTGCTGTCGAGAGGTCTCTTAACTTTTCGAGCACGGGCGCTAACGCTTGGATGCGCGGTTGATCCAACGACGCAGTCGGCTCATCCAAAGCGAGTAGACCGATCTCTTCTGCAAACATCGCGTTGACGGCGACTCGAAACGCAAGTGCCAAGACTGTCTTTTGTCCAATGGACAATCGTTGCGCGGGTTGTCGTCGACCATCGTAAAACTCGGCGATAAAGTTTGGGGCACCATCTCCGGCCACTCTTACCTGAAAGTTTACACTGAATATCTGCAACAATTCATTAATAGCCGTTTCCAGCCGCTGCAAATTTCGCTGGGCAACAATCCGGGGCGCATTTTTCAAGGCCTCCCGGGCTTGCTCAGCCAAAGTCGACCACTTACGCAGTTTAACAGCGTCACTTTCTTGCTTAACTGCCGCTTCGTATTGCTCCTGTAGCCGCCGGTGGTCTGCGGTCAATTCAATCTTTTGCCGTTCGAGAACCTGCCTGTTTGAGCACTGCGTCCGCAGTTCGGTCAGCCGCGCCGTCGCCAAGTGGGCGTCGGCTTCGGTTGTCGTGATGGCTTTGATATCTTCAGCCAACTTTTCCATGCGCTCACGAACAGCGGTTACCGCGCCGTTCAGTTTGGCGATGTGCTCGCGAGTCTTTTGCATCAGCGGCGCCAACTCATTCTGGGCCGCTTCAAAATCCTCGTAGTCAGAGACCGCCTGCTGAAGTTCCTCTTCGGTAGATTCCGGCGGCTTGACAATTGTCAGGTCGCGCTCGGAGTCGTCGAGATGGCGTTCGCGGGCAGTCAATTTCTCGTTTAACGTTTCCCACTGGCTGCGGAGTTTTTCTGCCGCGGCGGCGTTTGCCACCGCAGTTTGAAGTTCAGATAACTGTTCACGCAATTTAGGAATTTGCGCCTGTTGCTCACTAACCTGCGACGCTAATTGGGATGAGGGGGTGTGGCAAGTGGGACACTCGACCACGCCGGCCTCAGTAAACATGGCAACGAACCGTTCGGCGTCTTTGATTTGACGTTGCACTGCCTCCACATTCCGCTGCCAATCGGCAGCCGACTGGCCACTTGGGGTTGGCGGTTCTGGATTCCTAGCGCGCTCTTCAGCAATCTCGTCGCGCTGCGATTGAATCTTGGTCTTAACCTTTGCAATGTTCTTGTAGTTTTCCCAATGACCTAGCGCAATCTTGGCTTCACGATGATTGGCTTCTTTACCGTTGATAGCCGCCGAGAATGCGTCTAGGTCTTTTTCGTACTGTCGACAGGTTTCTTCCGACTCTTCAATTTCACGCTCGTACTCAGTTGCTTGCTGGGTTAGCCGTTGCAGTTCTGCGCCTGCTTTTTCTCGGGCTTCCCATTGCTGGATAAGTTTCTGATCACGCTCCTGTACCTGTAGAAAGGCATCGAGTGACGGCAGTTTTTTGATCTGGTCCGTCAGGTCGTCGATTTGTTTGGTGATCTCCGCTTGTTCCAGAAGTATTTGCGAACTGGACTTTACGATTTCAGGCACGTTGAGTTTCAGCAGCCCTTTGCCAATTACGTCTTGGCACTTGTCGGCTTTTGACGTATTGAACAGCCGCTGAAAAAACTTGTCCGTGTCCGTCTGGTTGTCGTCAATAAATGAGAATATTTCGGTCTGGGAGACGATGATAAACCGGCTGATGAACTTGGCGTCCACACCCAGCAGTTTTTCGACCCCAGCCGTTACCGCCTTATCCCCGCGCGCAACTTCCTTGCCGTCAACAGTCAAAATAGACTGCTCTTTCTCCGGCAGCAGGTATCGCGTCACGACGGCAATGTGGCCGTTGTGCTCGAACTCAAGGGTCGCGTAGGACGGCTCACCTTCCTTGGCGTACTGGCTGATGTTGTCAGCCTTCACGCCGAAGTTGGGATTCTCGCCCGTAAGGAGCCAGCGGATGGCACCGAAAAGACTGCTTTTGCCAGAACCGTTTTCACCAAGAATGGCAACGAGGCCGCGTGTAAATTCACACGTCCGCTGTCGATGGTGAACCCAGTTCCTCACTTCCAGTTTCAGAAGTTGCATTGGGTTCCTCGTTCATGAACTTAGAAAACTGCGCTTCCAATTCCTTTGCCGGGTCGTCCGCCGTCAAAAGAGCAGAAGCCAATTTGTATGACTCGTTATCGTCGCCGATTAAATCGGACAACGCGGACAATAGATCGTTCTTAACCGAATCGCGGTTTTGGGATTGCCGCGGAGCCATCTTGTCGGTCAGCGCCTCGCAAAACAAGTGCGCCGAATCAGACACCACGGTTGTGATGCGCAAAAAAGCATCAGGGAGCCGTTTGTCAAACTTAACTCGAACAAGCGGCTTGTGGATATCATGGTGGTGCCCGGCGGACTTACTGTCTGAGATCAACTTTTCAATCTCTCGCGCCAGTCTGCCCGCGCACAATTCGTCAAGCAACTCAACGTCTTTTACGACGTAACTCAACGTGCCGCGAGTTTTCAGCGGCTTGTCTTCAAAAATAATCTCGCCGTTGTGCGCGGAGATAACAAAGAAAAACTTCGCCGGCTGCTCGCCCATATCTTGCATAGCCGTCGAGCCGGGCGAAAGCATCTTGATTGACTTGCCCTGCGCGTTGACACCTTCAGCCACTTTGGTCACGTGAAAGTCGCCCGCAAGCACGGTCTGCACATGATGCACATCGGTCAGTTCGCATTCCGTGCGGCCGATCTCGCCCATGAAGTCTTTCCAGACCTGATGGGTCACCAAGATATCTGTATCCTCGGGTACGGCTTGAAACGCCGCCTGAATCTCGCCGCGAGGAAGCCAGTCGAGTCCCCGCACGCTAATGCTGGTAGCGCCAAAATCGGCGCTAATGTTGTGCAAGTGAATCGGCCACGGGTGGATGCTCAGCCACGGCGCGTTGCGATCGTATTCGTGATTGCCCTGAATGTAGTACACGTTCAGTTGCGCCGCCTGCATGCGCGATAGCCCCTCGCACAACTTGGCGATAGGGCGGGCAAGGTTTTGTTTCTTCTCTAGTACGTCGCCGCCAAGAATCAGCGGCAACCGGTGCGCAATGCAGTAGTCAATAATCTGCGCAAAACTGTAATAGGCATCGCCGTAAATGCCCGGCTTGGTTGACCAAGCCCCGTCCTCCAGATGGAGGTCGGCGCTAAACACAAAAAGCGGCTCCACGCAAAAACCTCCTATTCATCATTGTCTGGTTTAAAAAACATGTCGAACTGCGACATGCCATTATCATCGTCATCGTCGTCAAAATACTGGGCGTCTTCATCATAATTATTTTCGGGCGGCCAGAGTTTTTTGGTCGGACCGAACGGACCTTCGTGCCAGTTCTTGTGGTATTTCTCAAACGGGAAAAACTTCAGCAGCGTGTTGAAAAAGTTTGACACCAAGTCCGGCAGAGAATGTAAATCGTTTTTGGGCGTGTTCTTGTACAGCGCCAGCGTCTTTTTCCACTCTGTCGGTTTTCCGCTAAACCAGCCGTCGTCAGTCTTGATTTTTTTACTGGTTTCCGGCCCCTCCTCGACTGTCACCAGTTTGAAGAACGACAACGAAAACATGTCGGCTAACTCGTCCATCGTAGGACCAGTCGCGACTTTGATTTTTCGAATCTTGTCTTTTTTCTGAACCCGACTGAGCGCGCTATCGAAATCCTGATGCATCCCCTCCAGCGCCAAAGCCATTTTTGTTGCGTCAATAAAACTTTTCACACCCAAACCGTTCGGGTGCATCAAGTCCAGCACCGACCGCAGCAAATAGTATTCGCGGCGAAGTGTGGTGACGTACAGCCGGATGAATTGCATCTCCGACGGCGTCATAGCCGAAAATTGCATGCCGCACCGCGCACTACAGGGCTGGGCCGACGATCGAAACCTCGGGGATCGCTACCGTGTTTAAGATAGCATTAAATCCGTGTTCCGCCCAGTCGAATTTGTAGTGTGGGTTTTTTCTGTTTACACACTCCACTATCGTGAAATGAATTAACGGCCGGTCGCCGATACGCACCAGAACTTTGTCGCCGACACGGTACTTTCCGTCAAACATGTCGGCCTCCGTGCCGCAACCAGCAGGTTATCTATTTTTCTGCTTCCAAACTCTAAGCCGACGCTTCATCGACTCGGCGCTGTTGACAACCTCGTTCAGCACAGCAAGCAACTGGTCTGCCTGCTGGTCTGGCGAATACGTCTCCTCGTCGCTGGCCATGTCGTGCAAAACGTCATCCAGCAATTCGTAAAGAATCCGGTATTCCGACTCGCCAATAATGTCGGGATCAATAAATATCTCACTGAGGTGCGGCATAGTGTTCATGTTTCTTTTACAAAAATACCCTCGGGTGTCAGCGTGCCTTTACGATCTTTAATCGTGTCGTACGCGTAAGTAAGACATTCCGTCAAATCGGTCCCGTACAGTTCGCAATACAAGATCAGCGTCACAAGCACATCACCAATGCCGTCAATAATGCCGTCGTCGTCGCGTTTGAGCGTGGCGTCCGCCAGTTCGCCCAACTCGGACATTGTCTTCATGAGTTGCGCGGTCGTATTGCTGTTCGAAATAATTTGACGGTCTCGCGCCCACTGCAAAACTTTCTCTTCCAGTTCTTGAAACGTCATTTATCCTCCAATGAAATAATTCCGTGCTCTGGCGGATTGTCCGTATCTAATATCGCGTTGCGTACGCTGATGTGCTGCGCAATCTCTGCACGTTGAGTTCGTACCTCGCGGCGAAGAGATTCAATGTGCGCTGCGGCTTCTAACGCTAATTGCGCTCCGTCAGCACGCGGCCGGCCGGCAGCCCACAGCGTCAATCGGTGCACAATGTCGGCGCTCATTTCTCGTCTTCCATTGACACCAACTGCCCGTCGGCGTTTTCGACCAGCCCGGTGCGAATTACGATCTCGCCGTCGTCTTCCTGCTCAATCTCAAACCATACAGGCATAAAGTTATTTAGTGACTTGCGCAAATCGTCAAGCGTCATGTGCATGTTGGCCATAAATTACTCCGTAACTCATACGTCAGCCTCCGAATGCCCGACTAGGATTCGAACCTAGACAAAGGGAACCAAAATCCCTTGTGCTACCGTTACACCATCGGGCAACTGCGCTTGCATCCCTGCGTTGACGACTTCCGACACACGCTCGAAAGGAGTCCTCTTTGTTTAAACGTTGTCGGCTTCGGCGTTACAAACCCACGGCCGACTAGGGTGTTGGACCGCCGTCGATTAGAGCGGCTTTCAACGCCTTGCGACGTCGCGACGCTGGGCACCAACCTGCCCTGCTATTTTTGTCTCGCTACGGCTGTCACGAATCTCTTAGCCAACTCGATTGTCGTTAAATTGTCTACCTCCGCGTTGTGCAACTGTCCGCCCATGTGCGGCGCATACAAATCACGCAACCGCGTCAGCGAATAACCGCCGGAGTGTTTTCCCGCCGCGTTCAAAAACCGCGCAATTGCCGCGGTGTCAAACGCCGGGTACGTAAAGTACATGTCCCACGTGCTGTTGTCGAGTAAATAAGCCCGCAAGAAACTGACGTCAAACGCGACGTTGTGTCCGGCCGGAATTAACCGCGCCTTGCCAGACTTGCGAATCATCGCCTCGATGTACGAGCAGAGTTGATTGCTGGCCTCTTGCGCGGGGATCGCCGTGGCGTCGTGTTCAGCGATGTTGATTTTGTTCACGGAGAGCGCGCCTGCTGTAAGCGCATACTCTTCGTGCTTGATCTTCAAATAAAGCCCGTGTTCGCCGTTATCGCGGGGAATGATATTAAAATCTGGATCGACGCAAATCGCAGACACAGTAAGCAAACTGTGCTGCGGCGTCAGACCGCCTGTTTCCGTGTCGACGAACAGGTACATTAGTTGAAGTGCTCTTCGGTTTCTTCGGGGTTGCCCTCAAACCCCACAAACTCACCACCTTCTTCGTTGAAGATGATGCCGGGCGTTGTCTGCGCCGGGATGTCTTCCGCGGCAGCGTGGGCGGCACGAAGCAGCAACGCGTATATCTCGTCACCATGCTCCTTGCCGAACCTCATGCATAAAAGCCCACGTACAGACAGATAAGCCTCGTACGGCTCAAAACCGTCGGCTGTCGGTTCGTAGTCATCAAAATCAGCAAAATCTGCGTTTGTCATAACCACTCAAAAAATAACGGTGAGTGAAATCAATCGGTCTTTCAACGGGAACAAATACACTCCGCGCAAAGAGTAGAGGCGCGGAGTTTCGTGGCGCATGAGCACGATGTCTTCACCCGTCTCGGTTTCCCGAACAAGGCGTGCAGTGCTGTATGGGCCGAGAGTATCTTGGTTGGCGTCTAACACAACAAGAAGATCAGTCTCGGGAATCGGAAACCGAACTGTCGCCCCTACGGGACCAGTTGCGCCGGTGACGCCGATCCTAACAGATTCTCGACCCATGTCAAACACGTGTTCAAGTGCCGCGATGTCTTCAACATCAGCAACCGCTTGCACGATTGGCTTGAGCGGTTTGCCTAAGTTACCAGCCGCAATGTATTCAAACTGCGGCTTTGAAATCACAGCGTAAATATCCAGTTGCTGTGCAACTACGCACAACGCAAGAAACAACGCCGTCGGAATATCTGGGCACAGTACTTCTGTTTTTACAATGCGCAGATGTTCGTAGTCTTTGGGCACACAAACAAACTCGCCGCTTTCGAGCAGCACGAAATACCGGTTCGTGCCGTTGTCAAAAGCCAGCCCGCGAATTTCTGGCCCGCGCTGCGAGTTGCCAAGTGTCGCCGAAAAGTACACCAACTTTGCGTCTAACTTAGAAAGCACGTCGTCGGTAATATTTTCCGGTTCAAATACTCGCTTCACGAGCCAGTGGTTAAAAAGTTCCGGGGGCGCCGCCGGTTTCTTAGCCGGGGCAGCATCCTCGGCTAGTTCGTCCGCAAGGCTCTGTACCAGTTCTTGCAGCGTTTCTTCGGTCAGCGGCTTCTCGCGCCCCATCAGGCCGATAAACGCCAACAGACTTGCCAGCAAGATTTCCGGGACCATTTCAGCCGGCACGCCGCTCTTGGTCACGATGGCTTTGTACTTTTCAGATAACAAAGCCTTGGTAATAGAAAAGGGAATTCGACTCCATTCGATCTCGGGCAGGCTCGCCAATAACTCGGCGATTGCAAACCCGGTGTTGCAGGACTTCGAGTGCCGAAGAAGTTCTACAAGGCCGGCCGTCAGAAATAACTTGTCCGCCGGCGGATGGCCAGAGATGTTCTCTAGAAAACTGTTAAACGGTTCTGTCAGGTGATTGTCGCTCATTGGTAATTTTGCCCGCGTACACGTCGTTGCATGTTTGAAATAACTGACTGAACGTCGTTATTGTTGGTTGGTCTAAAAAGATGACGTGACCGCCGCGGATTTGAATCTCTGTTTGAAGGGTGTCGTCCGGCTTTGAAAACAGAACGAATGTGAATCCAGTCTGGTGCGGCTCGACCATCCGAAGCGTTTCAAGGCGCTCCAAAAACAGTCGCACTCCGCGCTGACACTCGCCGGCGACGATCATCACGCCGCCGGGAGTGCCAAAAAAGTTTCGAAGTTGTTCGGTGTAGGCGAATAGGTCTACGTATGCCGCGGCGCCAACAGCGGCGCCAATCTCAGCGCCACGAATGTTAGGCGCGGTGTGCCGGCCGATCTCGCCAATCTCGGCGGCTACAAGGGCTGGCAGCCCCAAATCAAGTACGCCGGCTAGCAGACTCTTCTGCCTGTCAGCGTCAGCGGCAAAGCCAACGAGGCCAATCGCCTCTCCGTAGCCCATTCCGCGCTCGGCAGCAAAGCGAGCAACGGAATTGATATCAATAGGCGGCTGCGGGTGCGCAGCGTAGACGTCGTGCGACGCCGCGGTCAGCGTAGCGATTAGAAAGTCTACGTATTGCGCCTGAAAAAACGGCAGCAGTATTTGCGCCAGCGGGACGCCGGTTGATTCGTTACCTAAAAAAAAACCAACTGGTTTTTTGTTTGCATGCGCCAAATACACAACCCTAGCAGCGTCTTCGTAGGGTTTTACATCTTGGATGGCGGGTTCTGTAAACGATACGCGCTCCGGCGGAAAAAACTCAGTGCCGGGATTGTGTGTGACAGCGTCAAACAAACAGAGGTTGCTGCGCATCTGCGGCGGCAATGACAGCCGGTCTGGTTCGCCAGCAGGAAGTTCCATAATGTTGCCGACGCCGCACAGCAACCACTCCGCGCGGATACCGATCTTGGTCACGATCTGCGCGGCCATGTTGATCGACAGCCGCGAATGGCCGTAGAGCACGCGGTACATGTGGCGGTAGCAGACACCAGCCGCTGCGGCCATCGCGTGTGAATCACCGTGGAACAACGCGTTGCATGCATATGCAAGTCGGGCTTTGACGGCAGGATACTCGTGCCAAACCTGCCTCTTGTTCTGCCCGTACTTTTCCATGGCGGCTTTATCGCGCCGCACACGGTTTTTACGCCCGCTTTTGTTGACCATTGTTTTCCTGTCGCTCTTGATCTTGCTGCCGCATCTTCTTGAGCAACCCGCTCCCCGCGCTTCTAAACTTGCCGTAGCCGCCAATCATGCGCTGCTTGGCCGTAGCGTTCAATGCCGCCGCGGTCAGGTCAATGTCTTCAGTCAACAGTTCTGACGGATAGCGCAAAAACGACAGCATTAACGTGTCGAGTTTATTTTCTGTCTCGTCCAGCCATCGCTCCTGCCAGTTCTTACCGCCAGACAACAACAACCGTTTGTGCTTCAAGATTTTTGTGCCACGGAAATTGATGCGCTCAACGGGTGACTTTTGCTCGGGCAGCGAAACAAACAGTTGCCGAAACTGGAGCCGCCAACCGCCGTCGACCGGGATAGGCACAAGCCGCCAGTACGCAGCAACTGTGTTGCGATGTATACGCAATTGCCGACTACGTTGTTGGATCAGCCGTTTGTATCTCTGCGTTTCACGCTGGATGATGAGCAGCGCTTCGGCCGCGTCGTCGGCACTGGCGTGGTTTGTCGAAGATATACGCGGCGCCGGAACAAACTGCTCGGTGATGTACGGTGTCACGTAAATGCGTCCTGCGGCTCCTTGCCGAAGAAACGCGTTAATCACCAGCCGCATCTGCTGGTACTGCCGCATGGCGACTGCGCACCAACACGACGGGCAGAAGTTCGAGTGCCCGCACGATTTAAACTTGCGGACGTTCTGCAACGCCGGCGGATATATCATCACCGTTGGGCAACAACTGGCGCACAGTTCAAACGCGCCAATAGCCCGCTGGGCGTCAAAGTAATGTTGATTTGGAATAATGCCGCGAACGAGAAAGTACTTATCGTACTTGGCCAGTTCGTAAGCACGCGTTAAAAACTGCACGCGGCGAAAGTTAACACACGCCCGCATCGTTGGCAGGCTGTGGTCGCCGTCAGGCAAATCGTACGTGGCGGCGATGGCGGCAAGACACGGATTGCGGGACCGATAGCCGACAATAGGCAACGACCACCGCACAGCCTTTTGATAGGCGCTGTCGAAAACATCGAGTCCGACGGACATCACGCATTCTCCGGCGCATCCGGAGGAGGCGTTTCAACCGGGGCGACCTCGGCCTCGGCAGCCAGCGACGCCTTGATGTGCTCCATGCGATCGCGAATAAGAGTCGCCGCAGCGTCAGCGCTTTCAACTTCAACAAACGGAAGTTTCTCTTGCAGATGCTTCCATTTTGTCTCGCCTACGCCGGCTACGTTAATCTCCCCGACTTTCGCCGCGGCAAACTCGTCTAACGTGGCGATTGCAATCGCATCGGCGCGATTCTGGAATACGATGATTTGGTTTTCTTTAGTCGAGAAGAAACTGGTGCCCTTCTCGTCCGTGATGACATAGCGCACCGGAACTTCACCGGTGTCAATGTAGTGCGTTTTCTTGCCCGGCGCGTCCGGTTGCTGTACGGCGTTAGGTGAGCAGCAGTACTTGTACTTCGTGCCGCTGCCGCAAATACAGCGGTCATTACGACGGGTTCCAATCCCGCGCTTGAGCATGTGAGCCTCCGTGCTTTGGCGAAGAGCATAGCCTACCGAGTAGACCAAAAAGGTCAAGTCAGGTATTTCCCGAGAAAAACGGGGGTAATCTGAAAAATGACGCAGATTTTTTTTTGACGCAAGTCCTTGTCTTATCGCGGGTTACGGCAAAAAAATCTTCAAAAATGTTCGTTTTGACCGAACTACTTCCTACTTCGTAGGAAAGAGACTCCCGTCTGGGGAAGAGGCAGAAGGCGATTCAGATGCCTTCGTGATTCGTTTGATCGCATTCAGGGATTCTTCAACCTGAAGCGTCAAACCTAGTAACCCGTACTTCAGTCCGGTCAAAACGCTTTCAACCTGCTCTAGGTCTGATTTTGATATCATTCCCGACTTTCTAGCGGTCACGTTGCGCCTGCTGGTTCTTCTTCGTGATCAGGTAATTCTACTTCTGGCAACACGTCGAAAATCGAAGAGTCCATGTCCAGAATAATCTGCGTCATGTCGGGCACTGTATTTCTAGGTACCGCGATAATGCAACGGACATGAGGGTCACACGGAACACCAGCCTTGTGCTCGTGCATCATCGTAAACATGATGGGGAAATATTTGTCGTCAGGGAGCGCGTCAATCAAAGACTCAGGCAACGTCCGATTGTATTTCAAGACGTTGTGCGAAATATGATTGATGAGTTTCAGGTAGTGCTTGTCGAGGTATTTAACTTTGCGGGGCATTAGCGTTGTCTGGCCTTCTGGGCTTCGTGAAACTTGAGAACAGCATCGGCCGCTTGTTGCGCTTCGGAAGAGTTGTAGCCTTCCTGCTTAAAGCGCTCAGTTGCGTACCGGTGCTCAAACGATCCGCGATCAACGGATGGCGAAGTCGTGGTGCTGCTAGTCGAAGGGCCGCCGGTGATGGCGTTTATAATTGCTGTAATCCCGACGATAATCAGCACGAAAAACCAAATACCGCTGTTTCCGCTGTTGTTTTGGCTCATACTTATTCCTTTACATTTCTGAGAAAATACCGGTTTGAGAACTGTACGCGTATTGCCTAATTTCTACGCGGTGCGATTTGTAAAACGATAGTCTTTCGTTTTCTGCTTCAGTGCGTCGGGCGCGCACTTCTGCTGCCCGTTCTGCAATCTCTTCGGGCGTGGGGTCGACGATCTTGGTATTCGGCGACCGTCTTGGAACGTGCGTGCGCCGCGGTAATTTGTTTCGCCGAGCGAATTCTTGCAGCGCGGCGTGTGTTACTTTTAACTTTTTGGCTATTTCTTCTGTCGGCAACTCTCCGTGCCACCACCGTAACACATCTAGTAGCACAATTTTATTAGTACGTTTTTTCGGCGAATCCGTGCCCGGAACGTTCATAAATCCTCAAAACGGCCAAAGAGGTGACCGAACAAAATAATCACCGCTATCAGCAACATTACGCCCAGCGTGTTTACTGGGCCGTTTGTTACGTTAACGGCGCTTGCCAGAAATGGCGACATGGCGGGCAAGAATAACGCCGCGCGCCAAAAACCACAAGGGGTTAGTCGTCGAACCTGACGCGCCCGTTTTGGCCGACAACGCGCTTGTGGAGATAGTCCGGCAGGTCAGGATCGATTAGTCCGGCGAGCACGGAGAGCGCGTTGAACGCCGTCTCGTTGATGCCGTGTTCGTCTTCCAGTAATGCGTTTGCCAAAATCTTGAACAGTATGGCAAGTGGATTGCGGTCAATTGCCAGTTTTCTTTTGGGCATTGTCGTTTTCGCTTTCCATTACGACATCCCAGCCAATGTGCGCAAAATTTTGCTTGGTAGCCAAAAAGTCGCCGTTGTCTACGAAACCAAGACTGGTGCAAACCAGCCGCTTGTTCGTGTGGTCAATGCGAAACGTGGTTCCTGAGCGAGGAATACCCCATACGCCGCCGTCTTTGATCGTGCGGACAAGATTCTCGCACCACGCAATTACGGCTGGCGACGGCGTGTCATCTGGATTGATGTTGAGTTCGTTGAATGCGACCATTAGATAGGCTGGAGTTGGCGCCGGTTGAAATGGGTTTCGCGGGCCTGATTCGCCTGCGAGTTAGATAACTTATCAGCGACCGCTTGGGGGTCGCACACTTTGGCAATGTACTCGATGAACGAGTCGAGCCACGGGCCGGCGGGTTCGGCCGATCGGACCTCGGAGAGCGAGTACGAGCCGTTGGCGCTGTACAGGTAAAGCATGCGGCTGCTGTCTTTGTCTTCGGTGCACCACCAGCGCGGGCCGCTGCCGGAGGAACCGCCCCACGATGAAAAAGACATCTCTGACACACGTTTGCTTCGTGCGTCGCAGTGCTGATATGTGCATTCGGCAAACTGCTTTTTGTACAGGCGCTGCTGGCTGTCCAAACTCAGCGGCAAATCGGCAAATTCGATAAAGATATCTGTGAGGCCAGACGTCATGAACGCGGTGATCTCGCGTTCGCGTTTGGCGGCGGCCTGCTGTCGGGCGCGCTCGTTTTCGTTGATTACGCGCTGCTGGAGCGCAAAAACTCGGGCAAGTGCTTCGCTCATGTCTCTGCCAGTTGAAGGATTTTGCGGGAACGTTTCACGACGCTGGGCGTTTCAAGGTCGATGTCCATGTCGACCAGCATCTGTGGAGTGATGTACTTGGACAACCACTTGATAAACGAATCAACAAACCTTTTTTTGGCGTCGGCTTGGTCTTGCGTGACGCAGAAATTGTCTTTGCCGGCTACCACGCGGTAATAAATATGTTTAGGGCCGGCGTCGTTTTCTGTGGCGCTGTTATCTTCAACAACCCACTCGCACTGGGTGTTATTTTTGCCGTACACCGTCAGCCCGGTGTTTTGGATATTTTCAATCGCCGTCGGATCGACCAAATCGCCAAGCGTGATTGTCAGGCTGTCGAGAATTTCGGGGACGGGGTTTGGGATTTTAATATTTTTGACTTCGTCCCACATTTCCGGCAGGCCAGTGTCTTTGAAATAAGCCTGTACGCGAACCAATTTCTTTTTGGCGTCTAGGCGCTTTTTTTCTGCTTTGGCAAATCGTTCGCGGTGCACGGCGGCAACGCGACGAAGAACGTCACTCATGTCATAGTCCTTTGCGCGGAAAACAGTCGGCCCATGCCTTCTTCTCGTCTAACCATTTGTTCTATGAGTTCTCGCTTTTCTCGTCCTCCGCCGCCGAATCTGAAGTCGATCCAGCGGTCGGGGGAGTATCCTCGCCACTCGATGTCGACAGTCTTTTTGTTGACTTTGGTGACGACGTAGTAGGCGCATCCGTCGCCCACAGGAGTTGTAAACATCTTGCCGACATGCATCCCGGCCGGAAGACTGCGTGAGTATGTGAGGGCCGCGTTTCTTTCTCGTTCGATGAAGTCATGATATTCGTCTAATGGGTTGAATGTCGGGCGGATGTCCGTAAGCGCGTCAACGTTTAACACGTAGCGGTCAGGGGTAACCGCGTCGTCGACAATGACCTGCTGCCCGTCGTTGTAATACTGAATTGACGCTTGACTAAACCGGTCGGCGACGCCGTAACACCACTTGTTCTTTTGCCGGTCGTACCACTTGACGTAATACATGTCAGGAATCGGCGTTGACACGTTTAGTCATCTCCTCTCGAAGTTGATCGATGACGACAAGGTGGTGCGCCACTTCTTTGCGCGCGAGAGTGCGCAGCATTTTCTTATCCCACGCGCCGTCAAGCGGCAGGGCTTCCGGCCACGACACGGACTCCTCGGCATAACCGGGATCAAATCCGGCTTGCGCGTACATGTCTTTCTGATATTGCAAATACAGCCCTTCAACCTTGTCGCGGTCGACGTGGTCTGGCGCCGTGTCGTCTTCGGATTCGAAGGCGAGCAGGTCGTCGCGAGCGTTGAGCAGTTCTCGAACAAGAGCGGCTTCAAAGCCGTGCTCCTGCTCGAAACTGCAAACAAAAACCTTAGTGATGAACGCCTCAAGATCGTCGACGGTGATTTCGTCGTCGCCTCCAAGGCGGTTCATCATGTAGCCAATTTTGTCAATTGACACATCCGGGTGCATTGTTTGCCTTTTCACTAAATGCTGTCTTGTACAGTACAAGACTGGTCGCCGGCCAAACGACACCCACAACGAGTACCGTAGTCGGCCAGAACCCCAACCCGGTCGCGCTGCCGAGAATGTTCAGCAGGTTGACGCAGGAGTTGAGGACAAAATCAATAGCAGGAATATTGGTATAGGACATGACACTAACTTTCATATGCCCCTTGCGGGACGTTTAATAAGCGGCCGATACACTCTATCGGCATCGCGATCGACTAGGCGTCATCCGACTGGCAGTCGGTCGCTTTCTTGTTTTGTTCTGCAAACCACTCTTCTTGCTGCGCTGCTGCTTCAAACAAGTTGAAGGCTTCGCAGAGGCTGCTTGGAATATTGTCGCCAAGCCATTCCTGCGTGAAGTTAGTGATATTGAACGTGCGGTCATTGTGGTTTGCGTAAATGCCGCAGAAGCCCATTCCGGGTTCGAAGTAGTACGCCTTCACGCGGAAGCCGGCGGTGTTTTCGAGATACGCGTAAAAACCGGTGGGCGGACCCCACGCGGTATCAAAGCCAAGGCGCACACATCTGCGGCCGCGGTCGTCAGTCTCGACTTGCGCGGGGTTGCTGCCGTCTTCTAGGCCAAAGTCCCATTTGGTGCCCCAGTTGTCGCAGCACCAGTCGTACCAGTCTTTGGCGCCGTGCTTTGTTATGTTCTCGGCTTGCTTCTTTTCAAGTTCAATTTGCTCCGGCGAGCCGGGCTGCCCTACGCAGCCAGACACTGTATTGCGCAGGTCAGCAGGGCACGGCCAAAGCGTGCTCATTGTGCCGCCGGAGTTATAGGCGGCGACGAGCCGCTGAAGTTCTTTTTCGTCGTCGTGCCAGAATGTTACAGAGTTTGAGCACCAGTTAGGCATGAGCAACCTTTTTTGCTGGAACTTTTTGCGCGTTGGCCTTGCGCAGGTCAAGCGGCCCCAGATTTACTTGCCACGTTTCTGCGGCCCACCGCAATATCTTTCTGCGATCGGCGTCATCATCTACCGCCCGCGTTCGGATGCTCCAGCGGTTGTGCCCCTCCAGTTCTACCGTGAAAAAGCCGCAGGCATGGATGCGCTCCGCAATTTTTTGCGGGCATTCGAACATCACGTAGAAACCTTGCGGGTGCCCTTCGCAACTGAAAAGCGGAGTTGCGCCAAGTTGCTCTAGCATGAGCACAAAATAGTTCACGCCCGGGTCAATACGTTCAACGGTATAGAACGGCACAACCGGCGGACGGCGATATACGTACAGTTTTCGCGCAGCGTCCCAAATGTTCGGTTTCTTCTTTTGTTTTGTCTTAGTTGCCATTCGTAGGCTAGACGCCAACTGCGGCGTCTTGCTGCTCCAGTTCTTTTTCTAGGTTTTTGCCGCGGCCAAACATCCACGAATGCTCGGGCTTAATGCATTCAAACCAGTCGGCCATCGTGGGAATAAGCCCAAGGTCTTCTTTTACGTGCTGTTCGCCGATGTAGCGCACGGGAACGACGCGGCCGTCAGAGTTCGTGATCGTCGTTCCAAATATCTTTTCCGCCATGAAAATGCCCTCGCTGTGGTGGCGCAGAGCGCGGTGACGGAAGTCAGCCATATGGGCTTTGGATTCATCAAACCAGTCGTGGATCGGCTGGTAGTCTTCGACGCAGCCGCCCCATTTCTGTACAGAAGAGAGCGCGTGGTGATAAGGGTGCGCCATTATTCCTTGTCTTCAAGGTGTTTGTAGTCGCCCGCGGAGGTGTCGCCGGCAAAGCGATCTTCGATGGCGCGAAAACAATCTCGTCGTTCGCTGGCTTCGTGCACGCCGGGAAATAACCGATCAATGGCCGCGGCAATATGCACTCCTGCACACCAACCGATATTGGCCTGTTCACCGGCAGTCCAAAACAGTTTTTCTTGTACTGTTTCTTCCATTATTTCGTCGTAGTGCATTAACGACAATTTAACGGTAAACAGTTTGTCGCATTCAATGTTGTCTGCCATTATTCACCCGTCGGCCCTGTGTAGAGTTCGAGCAATTCGCGGATATCGTCATGCGTATAGGACCAGTCCATTTTTCGCTCGACCCGTTCTGCGGCTTCCGCCCATACATCGTCGTCGGCGCGTTGAAACTGATCGGCAAACCACCACGCGGCAATGATATTTTTGACGCCGCTTTTCTTGGCGGCTTTTAGTTCTTTGATGGCCTCGTCAACTGTCATGCTGTGCCAGCCTTTTCGACGAGGTGCTTATGCAGCGCTTCCTGATAAATGCGGGCCTGAAACCCGCGGCCAAACTTGACGTCGTGCGGCAGTTCAAAATCTCGCACCATGCTTTCCAGCGCGTCGAGGCCGTAGATGCCTCGCATCTGGTTGACAGGTGTACCGTCCGGCCCGCTGATGGTGTGCTTCGGGTCGCTGAAGTCGCTTTCGTAAATGTTGGTGCAGCGGTCGACTAATTCCTGCGGCACGCCCACTTCAATAAACGCTTCTGGCTTGAAAATCGTATGCCCGTCGCAAATGTCAGCGGCGGCGAGCACGATCTTGGGATCAATTTCAGTCCACTTCAAGGTCTTGTTCCTCCCGGAATTCTTCTACGTCATCGTGCGTCGCGTAGCACGAAGACAAAGCGTTACAGTCTTCAAAACCTCGGGCGTAGATATCTACCGCGACGCCTTCGTCAGTTTTCTTGATATAGACCGAAAAGTCTCGACCGACACCGACCCACGTGGACTCGGCTGCGGAAGACATTTCGGCGTCAGTTTCTTCATTCAGCCGGACTCTCTTCATTTTCGTCTGTTACTTCGAGAAGGAATTCTGGAATGTCTTCACGTTTTGCGGCGGGGTCGTACTCGACGGTGATGTGCGCGGGTACTTCGTCGTACTTGACGGCGTTCATGACGTCTTCAAAGACGCACTGTTTTGCCTCGTCAACCATTTCTTGATTGTCGAGATCAACTACGTAGTTGACTTTGAATGAAACACGGCCAAGTCTAGACATAGACTGCCCTATCTATTTCTTTGGTGTCGTTGATAATCTGCCCGCTACGGTCTTCTTGCCAGCAACGCCACTCTTCGTGACCGCGTTCGCGTCCTTCGTGACTGTAAATTTTGCGCAAACGTTTAAATGCGCGTTTGGCTGCGGCAAGAGAAAAATGCTTTGATATTTTGCGTTTTCGGTTTGTGCCAAAGTTTGTGTACGTGGCGTATTCCCACGCCCACATTGATCGTCCGCGTACGCTCATCGTTAGTACGTAAAGTTTTCGGTTCTGACTTCGGTGTATCGTTCGTTGTGCTCGATTGTGATCTTTTCGTCGGCGATAGTAACGGCAATGTCGCCGTAACTGCCCGAATCGATTTCCCAGCCGCCGGGAAGCAGCGCAAAAAGGTCGTCAACAAAGTTGTCGCACGCCTCGCGGGTAATGAGGCTGTTTGGTTCTTTGGTGACCTTCTCTACCCAGCGATTCCAGTCGTTTCTGATTTCTTGCGACGTAACGGCGGGATTATTTGAGTGTTGTACGTTGGCTTCAATTTGCGCCGGCGTCATGTACGACACGACGCTGATTGTCTCAAGATCGCCGGAATCGCCGCAGCCGTCGTAGTACGCTTCGACGCGAATAACATTATGCGCGGAAAGAAGTTTGCAGAATTGTTTGATGCTTTCAACCATGTCGTTGCGTGTTTTTTTCGGGTTGCGGAGCCAGTCAAATATTTGGTCGACGCTTTGCCGCGGGGCTGGTTCTTCTGCCATTAATTAGTAAGATGCGTAAACGGTGCACGGTTTTCCTGTCTCCTGCTCCTTCTGTTCCGCCAGCGCGACAAAGTCTCGAAACGACTGTACGACTTTTTGGGCGTACTCCGGGCCGTCGTCAGGGTACAAATTTGAACAACGCGCGTAACAGGCTTCCTCGACGGTCATAGGCGTCGTCAGCCCGCTCATGACCGGCCCGTCAATAACCACGCCCGATTGCTTCATGAGTTCAGATAACAAAACCGCGACGTTGTGACCGCCATCCTTGCCTGTCGCCGGCTCTGTAACGGATGTCAGGCGTTCGCGCAAAATAGCGGCTGGAATTTCAGCCTCGCAGTTGTCGGCTTCGAACGCTTCGCGGACGAGGATTTTGGTGGCGTACGGCCCGCCGTGATAAGACTCGCGGAGATAGCCGACACTGCCAGACGTCGTATCGAAGCCGGTGTACTGGCGTTTCTGGTCTTCTTCCGTCATCCCATCCCACTTGAGGTAGATGTCGATTCCCATGTTACTTGGCCTTTAAGTGCTTAAGTGCGTCGGTCCAATTAGCCTTTTCGCCGTCGTAAACGCTCATGGCGCTATCGCTGTTTGTGCGCAGGTGAATAATTTTCTTGTTGTCAAACTTCTCGGCGGCGATGGCGGCAGCAAGAACTTCTTCAACGCTGTCGCGATCCGGTGCGCAGATGACAAATTCTTTGTTGACACTTTCGGTAATGTGCACATTGAAGTAGGGCATTTTTTCCTCTGTATAAAAAAGGAGGGCGCCGAGTACATACCCGACGCCCTCCGTGGCGGTGATTAATTACGACAAATCAGCGGCAGTTGCAGCAGCCGCGGCGAGCGCGGACAACCCGCACCGGCGCCTTGACCACCTGCACCGGCACCTCGACGACAGCGCGAGTCACCTCACGCGTCCGCTCGATCGTGCGGCCGAACAGGCCCTGACGGCACGACGAGCGGCAAGACCGCTCCGTGGTGCAGGTTCCGTTCTCGCACGTTGTTACCGTCGCCGGGGCGGACACGATGTCTGCCTGCGAGGTAGCCGCCGCAGTGGGCTGGCCGTGGTTGAGAACGCTAGGGGCGTTGTTGGCGGCATCCTCTCCGCGGACAACACTGCAAGCACACAGAACAAACGCGATAAATGCGTAACGCATTTAATCCTCTTCCTTGTTAGGTAGGCAAAAGCCTACGGGTCAATCGTCCCAATCATCCTCGTCCGGCTCGACGCACATTTGGTCGAGACCGCACGACTCAATCTGCCGGCGGAGTCGGTTGTCTTTGCTGAGCATCGACAAGAACCAATCCTCCAGCAGTTTGATTTCGTTTTCGGTTGGAGGCCGCTGCGGCAAGTCTTCCAACTTTATAGTTTTGCATTCGGCACCGGTCACGATAGCGTGCGCGTCGTGGCTCGGATAACCGTCTCCGTTGTAGTCATAACGGCAACCCGGGTCACCGGGATCGTAGTCGAATTCGACATTGAACTCAAACGTGCCCGGTTTTCCTAGGGGGTTTTCGCCGTCATCGTCGTCGATATCCCACGGAATCCAGTTGGTCATTCGACCACCTGCACATGTTCGTTGCGCATCTTTTGGTTGAGCCACGCTTCCTCGGCCGCAAGGGCGTCGGCGCGCGATGCAAACCCGTCTACGCGCGGGCCGCCGACTGGCGCAAGGTCGATATACCATGTGCCGGGTTTGTGCTGGTCTGGTTCGACGTGGCTGGCGCGCTTGATGTCGAGTGCTCCAAGTTCTGCCAGCGCGATGCTTTCACCGTATAGGCACTGCGCTGAACCGTCGGGGCGGAAGTATAGGTTCATGACGTGGCCTCTTGCAAGCGCATAAGTCGCCGCGGTCCGGCGGGTTCTGCGGAAATTCGTCGGGCTGGGAAGTTGGCAACTTGGCCATTTGGCATAATCTGGGCAGCACCAAGTCGGCCGCCGTATTGTGCCAGCAGGTTTAAATAGTTTTGCAAACTTGCCCGCGTGCGAAATTCTTGATGCTGAAACACGCTGCGCTGGTTTAGCGTAACAATATTGTCAGCCATGGTGTGGTAATCGCCGTACTCAACAGAAAAGATAGAGTGAATCAGCACGACGTGATCTCGCAGCACAATCGGGTACGAAATAGACGACTGATCGGCGACTACGGCAAAGTCTCGCAAATTAACGGCCGCGGTCTGGTGGTGATTGTTGATCTGGCTACGGATTAGTTGGGCTTGATTTTCAACCAGCGCGCGGCCGCGAATGATGCCGTGGATGACAGAGCAATCGCCTTTAATCTCGATCATGCCGACGGACCCGCCGTCTAGCGTGCTGCGCACAACCAGCGCATTGCCGCCGATACGGACGTCGCCCGTCATCGTCGTTGAAAATACTTGCGCGCTTTCGTTTACGTACGCCGTGTGATAAAGCCGGCTTGTACCAGACACGTGCGCTTGACCAAAAATGCGCGCGTTGCCCTCAACGATTGTCGTGTCGCGTACAACTGCTTTGCCGTATATCTGGCCGCTGTTGCGCAGCGTAACGCCGCCCGATACGACGGCGCTGCCAGAAATACGGGACGTGCCTTCGAGGCGCACAGGCCCCTTGACTGTCGCGCGGTTAAATATCTCGCATCGCCGGCCGATATAAACACAGTCGTCGACTGCCGCGGTGTCTGCAACCCAGCCGCCGCCGTTGTCGTGCTTGTGCGCGGGCACGCGGCCAGAACCGTCTTTGAAATCGTGTTTTGGCTGCCTTGGTTTTCGTTTCTTGATAACCTTTATTTCCTCCAACTGCTCAATTGGAGGTGTGATTACAGGAGGTGCTTCTACGATTTCTGTCATTTTCAACTCATGGGCAGCACGCGCCGCCTCGGGGCATTCGTGATCAAACTGTCCAGCGCCGTCTTGACCGTCGTCATCTGCTGCGTCAGGTTCTGCCGCAGGTCATTGTTTTTGCGCAAGTCCTTGGCGTCGATGCCAGCGACAAGGTCATTTGCCTGCTGAATCAACCCTTCCAACTGCGCGTTGGATCGCACGTTCATGCGGCGGAAGTTTTCATAGAACTCCTTGAAGTTCTCAATCGCCGACGCCTTGAACGTCTTTTTAGTACCATCAGGCTCGTCGGTCAGCCGCTCGACCAGATGCGCGATCATTTCCTGCAACTGCTCAGCAAACGCGTTTTCGGCCATGATAACCGCAGTCTCGAACCGCTGCTGAACCCGTGACTGCTCCTGCGTGTACAACTCGGGGTTGAACGTCATCAGGTAGTTCGGCGGCTCGACAGGCGGATACTCCCATTTGATATCAAAGACGCCTTCAAGGGTAGGCGGGTAGTCGTTGGGATTAAACAGGTCACCCAGTTTTTCCCGTGCCGCTTCCTTGATGGACTCGTACTCCAACTGGAGGTTGGCAGCCGCTGCGGCAAGTTGCTCCTTGAACTCCCGCATCTTCGCTTCAAATGCTGCGATCTCGTCTTGCTTGATCAACCGAATACCTTCCTGCGGATAGGGCAGGGTCATGCTGCGCCAATAACTCGACGCCTGACTCTTGATTGCGGTCAGGACGCGGTAGGTGTTGTTCTTGGTGTCGATCAGCCGCTTGGACGCGGTAACCAGATCAGTGGCCGCGTGAAAAGTATCGGCCGCCTGCTTGGTCTGCGTGTCGGACAACTTGCGCTGCGTGCCCAGCCACGAGAACGACAACTTGACGGCGCCCATCGTCTGGCGCAGTTCATTCGCCGTTTCGACGACACCTTCGTTCGCTACTTCAATCGTGTTTTCTGTTTCTGTTGACATGTTTAGTTGAGTTTCGTCCTTTGTCGTGGCGTTAAATTTTCGTGCGGAGGTTTGTGCGACGGTTGCGGGGCCACTATGCGCCCACACGCCAACTCCAAATAACAGTCTTTGCACTTTGGCTGTCCGTCAATTTTCCATGCCGGATCAGGCCGGCACTGGTCGTCGCTTTCGTCAATAATCTCGCCGCACGATGTGCAGATTGTTTTTGGAAGTGCCATGTTCGCGTTACTGCGGGATGAGTGTGTTAATCTTTCACGTGTTGTGAGGGTCGTTCAGACGCGTTTGGTAAACCAAACGATTTCATCTTCTCGTCCCAGTTTTCATATTCGCCCTCGCGGCGCATCTTGCGGCCAATGCGCGCTACGCCCTCGTTGACGCTTTCTGGCGCAACAGGGCGGCGAATGTCTAGGACTTGCTCATCTGGCAGGTCGTCGATCACCGCTTGAACGGCTGTCCAGTCTTCGCCGTCAATGAACGCCATCGTGGCGGTGCCTAAGCGGTTTGGGTAGAGGATAACCGCGTATCCGTCTTCAAGCATCTTGTCAATGTCAGACATAGTCGTCTCCGGAATTTTGACTGCCGTTACGCGGCAGTCAGTACGGGCGCCGGCGCTGTGTCATGTTTTTTTGCAACAAAACTCGACATTGGGCCGACCAGATTGACTGCCGTCACGTGGCAGTCAAAATTGACTGCCGTCACGTGGCAGTCAAAAATCGACTCCCGGGTTTGGGGGAGTCTGACTCCCGGTTTTGCCGGAGTCAAAATTGACTGCCGGGTTTGGGGGAGTCTGACTCCCGGTTTTGCCGGAGTCAAAATTGACTGCCGTCACGTGGCAGTCAAAGTTTGCTTTTCGGTCGCTTTTCACTCGCTTTTCACTTCGTAGTGAAATCGCAAGGATTAGCGAAAAACTCAGTTTTCGCTCGGGGAAGCGGAAATCTTACGGCGACCGCTTGCGACGGGCGCCGGACGGGCTTTTCCCACGCGCGAGTACAACCCCGGGTTATCCGCCGACAGGCACCGACCCTCGGCCCACTTGCGCAGGCTTTCGATCTGCTCGGCGCTGGTCACAGCCACCGGCACGACGTTCTGGGCCGCCTCGATGAGCGGGATGTCCAGAAGCGCCGCCAGACGGCAGCACGACTTGATCTCGGCACCAGTCCAGTTGGTATCGTCCGGACGCTGCTGCGCTTTGTCGATGCCGAAGTGATTTAGATAGATATCCCAGATACGCTGCCGCTGGTCGTCGCCGGGCAGGTCGACGAAGAACACGCCGTCGAAACGCTCGGCTCGGGCGAACGGCGCCGGCAACTGGCTGGCGTCGTTACAGGTGCCGATGAAGAACACGTCCGACGTGTGGTCGTTGAGCCACGTCAGGAGCGTACCGAACAGCCGGGCAGAGACGCCGCTGTCGGTCTGGCCGGACGAACCGACGCCAGCAAGACCCTTCTCGATCTCGTCGACGAACAGCACGCACGGCGCCATGGCGTCGACCTGCTTGAGGGCGCGCCGCATGTTGCCCTCGGACTCGCCCACGAACTTGCCCATCAGGCTGCCGAAGTCGAGCATCACGGTCGGGCGGCCGACCTCGTTGCCCAGCGCTTTGGCGAACTGGGACTTGCCGCAGCCCGGAGGCGACAGCAGCAGCACGCCCTTGGGTCGCTTATCGACGTTCTTTTCACCCTGCCGCTTCATGGCGCGGATGCAAAACTGCTTGAGGTTTTCGAGGCCGCCAAGGTTCTCGAAGTTGGCGTCGCCGCGATACAGAGTCATGGTGCCGCTCTTTTCGAGCGTCTGCGCCTTGATACCCCAGATCGTGTCCGGCTCCAACTTGTTGTTGCGCACCAGCGAAAGCGCGTAGGCGTTCTCGGCCTCCTGCCGGGTCAAGCCGCGGGAGGCGTCAACAACGCTGCCCACCTGTTCGTCGGTCGGCTTCTCAAACGCCGAACCCTCGCCGAACAGATCGTTGCAGATGTCCTTCAACTGCGTCTCGTCCGGCAGTTCGTGATGAACGACCGTAAACAACTTCTCGATCTCGGGCTGAAGCGCAACCGTCGGCGCAACGATCACAACGTAACGGCCCTCACCCTTGCCGCGGACAACGCGGTTGGCCAGCGCCTGCAAAACCTCGGGGTTGGGCAGGTACCGGTGGAAGTTCTTGAGCACGAGAATCTGCGTCTCGTTTGTCTTGGGCAGGTCCATCGACCGGATCGCCTGAAGCGGGCCGGGTGCGGCGACCATACCGCTTTCCAACTGCTGGTCGATATCCCAGACGTCGAAGCCCCACTTGCGCTCTTCGGCCAGCGCACGAATAGTCTTAACAGCGTCGTCGCACTCCAGCGACTCGACCCAAACGCCGGAAAAGCCGGCGCACACAAGTTCTTTAATTTCTTTTTCGAGAGACACGCTTTGCCTTCTTTGTTATGTTCTTTTTGGGTGCAACACGCGCCTGTTTCTTGACAGGCGCATTAATACGATCAACCCGCGCCGCGACGAACTCTTCGCCCTCGTCTGTCGCGCCGGTCATATCAAGTTTTCCAAGTTTCTCGCGCAATGCACGAAGAACTTCGGTGGCTATTCCTTGTCGACGATGCTGCTCGTCAACGTGGACCCACTCGACGTACAGGCTGTACGGGTTGGGCCATAAAACCACTTCGCATACTGGGCGGGGCGGCGAGTCGTAGTTGCGACCCCACACCGTAAATAACTCGCGCGGATACCCTGCATTAGGGTTGCGCACGACGCAGTGGTGAAAGATATCAAAACGTTTAGTTTGGATGAACGGACTGTACCCGCCAGTGAACGGCGAGAAATCCGGTTTCATCTCAGTTTTGGGTTTCAATCTGCTGCTCATTGGACGCCGCGTAGTAATCGCCGGTCAGGGTCTCGTCCGTCTTGGCGCCCAGAGCCTGCTCCAGCGCCCGCGACGCCTCCTGACACGAACTGCCGGTGAAGCCGAACGTCTCAATCTTGGTCTCGCCCGTGGGCGACACAACAACCTGAATGGTCTTACTCATGTATCAAGCCTCTACCGTGATGTTAAGTTTGATCGAACCGTCGGGCAGCGTCTCTTCGTAAACCGAGTAACCACCCTTCTGTGCCTCGTAAATCGCCTTTTCGACCGCGTACGCTTGAAGAAACTTATCGAGTTCTTCCTGCTTACCCCAGTTGCCGTTGTAATTGTCGTAAGCCGCGGCTCCGGTTTCCGTATTGAACACGGCGGGGTACGACCAGCCGGGCAACCTGACCGCGAGACCATCGGCGGATTGACCAGCAAATAATACATGATGACCGGCGACGGGCTGCTCAAGGCCAAGGCGCTTGCAGGCCGACATTACGGCCGTCGCGTCACGAACTTCAGTTTTGATTTGTACGATGTGTGACATGTGTTATGTGTGTTAGCAGGTGACAATGACTTCGGCTTTTGTTTCGACCCACACGTGAGCGCCGCAACTCAGTGGCTTTTCCGGCGAATAAATAGCATTAGCCGGTCCTTTGATTTCCAGTTTTTCGACAGGGTATGACTTGTTGCGCCACTGCACTGTGATAACGTTGTTTCGTTCGCCTTTGGTTTTGTTTCGGCGAATCATGTGCTGATTTACGTGAATTCGTTTTATCGTGCCGCGGGGCATAATGATCGTGCGCCCGGGCGTAAGTTTTTCGCGCCGCACAAAGCGGCAAATAGTAGCAGGCACGTTATGGCCTCCGGATTTGGCGCGACCAGAGTGGTCTCGCACGGGCGCAAGCGCGCCTAGATGCCTACCCGCCCGGAGCCGGCCGCAGCGCAGCGACCGACCCCGTGGGCGGGAGGCTAGACAAATCAGTTACCGAACGTCTGAGACAACTGCTCAGCCGCGGTCAGGATGCGGCCAGCAGCCTGAAAAGAACCGCCGCAGGCTTCAACAAAAGCCTCGGCAGCCTGCAACTGCGACATCGGCACCTTGAAGCCGTTCGCGGTTGTGGGCCGGGCTTTGTTGGCCTCGCGGCGCGGTGCTGCGGTCGGCGCAGCCGCCGTGGTGACATCACGCTTCTTGGCCTTCAGGGCCGACCGGCTCTTCTCGGGCGTCGACGCAGTCGCCGTGGTCGCCGCAGGACGGCCACGAGTCTTGCCGCCCAGTCCGGCTTTCTTCAGCAACTGGCTGACCTGCGCCGGGCTGACCGTGATCTTTTTCTTAGCCAGCGTATCGACGATGTCCTTGCCACGAAGCGACTCACCGACCTTGTGCCGGCGAGCAATCTCAGCCCGAACGTGATCCGACAAACTCATCTTTTCTGCCATGACAACATCATCCTCAGTGGTATCGGAGACTTCCTCGTCTCCGGCTTCTTCTTCGTCGTCAGCCACAGCGGTGACGACCTCTGCATCGTCTTCGACAACGTTCTGACTTTCGTCATCGACGTCGCCATCCTCGTAATCCGGTTCTTCATCGTCGGCTTCGTCTTCTTCGGCTTCTTCGTCGCCGTCGTCATCGTCGCCTTCGAGTTCGCCGGTTACTTCGGACGCGTCTTCTGCTTCGACAGCCGCGAGTTCGTCATCATCGACGTCTGCGCTGGCCAACTCGGCATCGACATCTATTTCTTCGTCGTCCATGACATCGTCTGAATTGGTCATCTTCCCTGTAACCTTTTCCGTGGCTGGCTTGGAAGTTGGCTGCTTCGTAGTTGGAAGCGGCTTGCCCCACAAGTTGGTCGGACTGATGAGTCCACCAGTCGACAATTTCTTTGCCATAAATCCTCTCTCCAGTAACGCGCCGACGCCGACCGTTTCGGGTCTTTAAACGCGTCTTGAATGCACGATATACGGGGGGAAAGAAAAATCAATCCCCCTGTCAATTTTTTTCTGCGGCGCAATGAAAACCGGCTGAAAAGCGAGCGTTAGCCGCTTTTGCCGAGAATCGTTTTCCGCAACTTCTCGATTTCGTCAGCCGTGCTGACGGCGAAGATTCCGGGGGCGACTTCCTCTCCCGCAATATCGATCGCTGCGGGTGGTGTCGTGGGCGCCGAAGCCCCCGGCGGAATAGTGCAGTTTGCTCCGCGGAGCCACTGCTGATTTAACTCGGGCCACTGTTCCATAGAGTGGATGGCGCCGAGAAGATTCCAAGCGGCGTGCGCGAGATGATCTTCGCTTCTATCGCCGCCGAGAAACTTGTAGACATGCGCAATTGCGTGATTGAGCAGGTCGGTGACGGGCATGCCGTTTTCCCAGTTAAACTGGCCAAACTTCGCAGCACCCTCAGCGTATGTTTCTGCTAACCGTCGCAACCCGATCGGCGTGATCAGGTCGTAACGTGTTTGCTCGCAGTCGGCGCTGCGAACTGCGCCTGTGTCATACTCACGGCGTTCTTGCGTCATTGGTTTCTTCCTGAAACGCAAAATAAAGTCGCGGCGTGTCGATGAAGGCCACGGTGCCGCGGGTGCCGTCGGCCTTTTTAATTACATGCACATACGGCGGATCGAAGTGCGAAACTTCGAAAACTTCCATGAGTTCGTCGTTAGACCAGACAGGGTTATTTGTCCGCGCCAGCGCGGCCTTTGCCTCGTCTGAACTCATGTGCGCGTATTGCGCCGCCAAAATGCGCGCTACGCCCTGCTGGGACGCGACGATTTCAATATCTGTATTTGGCGCAATCTTCGTCTTATCCATTTGTTGTTGGATTGTCTTGCTTTGGCAAATTGTTGATGGTCTCTGTGCGTTCTTTGATTGTTTCGGCCAGTTGCGCCGCGTACGTGTCAAACATCTTGATCTGATTAATCAGGTCTCGGTTGACTTCTACGTTGAACGCCGCGAGGCGTGTCAGCAGGCGCAGCAGGCTCGCCATGTACGGCGGCGTCGCATCGCGAAGCCGCAGCAAACCAGACGGAGCGTTTTCGGGCTGGTTGACCCAGAGCGGGATGAGTGCAATTCCGTGCAGTTCCGGCACCTTGGTCAGCGCTTCAACTGTGAACGCTTCTACGAGTTTGAAAAACTCGGCGTCAAACGGTAAACGAGTTTGAACGGCTGCGTTTTCAGTGGCTGGGGCCGGTTGGGCTTCCATGCTTTTCTCCAAATTAAAGGATGGGGGGATCGTATCGCATTCGGCTCGGCACAAGGCCGTCGATTAAGTTTCCGATTCGTGTTGCGGCCAAACCGTACACCACGACGCGAACGAGTGCGGCTATCGTACCGCCGAACGTGTCGCCTGCCAAGAGGAGCAGGAACAAGTAGATTGGGATATGATAACTCTTGCAAAACGGGCACATAATGAGTTCCCACAGGCGACCCTTTGCCGACTCCGGCGCTGAGACGTCCTGCCACGCCTGCACGTACGCGCGGGCGGTTTCAAATATGGAACCCTTGTGCCAGACCTCGATGATTGCGCCGGAAGCAAACACGACTGCAACGAAGTCGAGCGCGTTCATTTATGAACCCTTTCGCTTGCGGGAATTTTCTCCGCGTTTAATAGCATTGGTAGCGACCAGCATAAAATAGCAAGCGACAAGCGCCGCCAGCATGCTGTAGCCGCCAACAGTGTATGAACTAATCAGACCGCCGGCTAGAACAAACGCGGCGATCTGAACAAAAGTCTTGTTGACGTCTGGGCTGTCACTCATTGATCACATTCTGTGCAAACCCCGCTAGGCCATGGTTGCGTCTTTCCTCCGTCGACGTACTTTCGTGCGTACAGGAATTTGGGCAGGGGCAATGGTGCCTCTAATTTTAGATGATTTACAGGGTTATCGGGCAGGTACGCTTGAGGAGCCGGGCCGCGCAACGTATTCTGGTACGCAGGCAGTCGGCGCTCCATGTAGAGTTTTGCGCTTTTTCCGAATTGTGGCATAGTGTACTCCAATACAGCGGCAAGATACTGTTTAGTATACTCGCCGCTGCACGTCGGAACTACGCCCGCCATTCGCGGTACGCTTGAAATAAACGAACGCCGGTAAGTATGAGCAAAACAAAAGTTTTGGAAACTACTTCAAAGACTAACCCGCACAAGTAGTTGACGCCATCTTCCAACCACTGCAATTCAGGCTCGTCATCTGGTAAGTTTCTGTTACCGGGCTGTTCGTAAGGCACAATTATCCGACCGTCATAATCGCGCATATGGCACCTAATAGTACGCAGGACTTGCCTGCAAATAACACAGCAGCGATCGAAGTCGCGAATCTTGGCGTTCGGTCGCTGCTGGAAGAACTGGCGTCGATTAACGCCACGGATCAGAAAGCCGCGCAAGCACGCTGTCGCGTGTTAGGTGCTCTTGCGCAGCAACGTGTATTTTCGTCTTTAGAGCCGCTACTGCCGTTGGTGTTGAACCTAAACGGTAAGCCGTACACTCTAGATAATCACTACCCGTTTTCCCCACTTTTTCGTTGCCTGACACCGAAGAATCAGGTGTGGTGCACGGGCCGTCAGGTGTCGAAGTCTACGAGTCTGGCCGCGCACGGCGTTGTGGTGGCGAACTCCATTCCGTTTTTCAAAACGTTGTTCATCACGCCGTTGTACGAGCAGATTCGTCGGTTTTCAAATAACTATGTCCGACCTTTCATCGATCAATCACCAGTAAAGGTGTTATGGTCAGGCACGACGACCGAAAACTCAGTTCTGCAACGTTCGTTCAAAAACAACTCAATGATGTTGTTCTCATTTGCGTTGCTTGACGCTGACCGCGTCCGTGGTGTGTCTGCTGACCGTGTGTGCATCGACGAAGTGCAGGACATGGACCCCGATCACGTTCCTATCATTCAAGAAACCATGTCGTACTCCAAATGGGGGACCATGTATTTCACAGGAACGCCGAAGACCTTCGACAATTTAATTTACGGTTTGTATAAACGTTCGTCGCAAGCGGAATGGTTTATACCGTGTCACTCGTGCCGGCACTGGAACATCCCGGCGCTCGAACACGATCTTGACGCGATGATTGGCCCGTGGTCGCCGCACATTAGCGAGAAGTATCCCGGCACCGTGTGCGCAAAGTGTCAAAAACCCATCAGCCCGCGGCACGGTCGGTGGGTGCATCGCTATCCTGAGCGGCGTTGGCAGTTTGCCGGCTACCACGTTCCGCAGATTATCTTGCCGCTGCACTTCTCCGATCCCGACAAGTGGACGACGCTGCTGTTGAAGCGCGAAGGCTTTGGCAACATGACGCAGGCCCAGTTCTACAACGAAGTCATGGGCGAGAGTATTGACACTGGTCAAAAACTCGTCAGTGAGACTGATTTAAAGGGCGCGTGCTTGTTGAAGTGGGAGAACAAGAAAGAACCAGACCCACAATGCTATCAAAACCTGATGAAGTACCGGCACCGCGTCTTGGCAATCGACTGGGGCGGTGGCGGCGAAGAAGGCGTTAGTTTCACCGCGATTGCCGTGATGGGTTTTTTACCAGACGGCAGAATCGATGTGTTGTGGGGCAAACGCCTGCTCATCGGCGGTGATCATTTGCAGGAAGCCATCGAGTGCATGAAGTGGTGCAACAAGTTTAAGTGCGATCTTGTAGCCCACGACTATACCGGCGCCGGCACCGTGCGCGAGACGGTGATGGTGCAGGCCGGTTTCAATCTTGACCGCGTCATGGCAATGCGTCTCGTCCGCTCAGCAGCGCAAGACATCATTGTCTACAAAGAGCCGACACCGATTAATCATCGGCAGCATTACAGCCTCGACAAGACGCGCAGTCTGCTGTACACATGCCAAGCGATCAAAATGAAACAACTGCGATTTTTTCAATACGACTGGTCATCGCAAGATGCGCCCGGAATTGTTGCTGACTTTCTGGCGTTGGTCGAAAACAAGACAGAGTCGCGACTTGGCGGCGACATCTATACTATTACGCGCAACACGCTGCTGACTGACGACTTTGCGCAGGCTGTCAATCTTGGTGCGTGCGCGTTGTGGCACGTGTGCCAAGCGTGGCCTAATTTTGCGCAACTGGCCGGCGTCGGGCGGATTACCGCAAAACAGGTGGCACAAGAACGCGACATTGACTGGGCCGACGACTCTATCGGCAACAGTTACTTTGGCGGTTATTAATACAACCGCCAGCAGTAGTCTTTTAATTTTGCACGAAGACGGGCGATGTCGCGAATTGGGCAACTCTCGATTGCTCGAACGACTGCCAACGCCTGATCGTGCAACGCGTTCGCAGCCTCCGAACAGTCCATGCTGCTCGCGTACAGTTGCCAATTTTCTCCGTCGCGCGGAATGGCCGGTGCACTACCTTTTACCGCGTCGTCTACAATTTTCTGAAAAACGCCGTCTGGCTCAGTGTCGTAGGCGCCGAACTCCCTGTACTTTTTTTGGACGGCTTCAAACTTTTTGATTTCTTCGGCTACGGCTTCAACTATTGTTTTCTCTTGCGTGTCTGATTTCGTCAACTTTCTGCTTCCCCTCGTCGGTAACGGAGAATGTAAAATCGTTATTGTCTACGTCATACTGGCAGTCTAGCAGGTTTTGTTTTACGCCTTCTTGCAAGACGTTCGACATAATGCGATCCATGAGCGCGGCGAGCAGTTCATTTATCTTTTTCTTGGCTTCTTCTTTCGTGTCACCGCCAACGGCGTAACCGTCATCGCTCACAAAACTGTGCTCTCGGACAATATTCTCGGCCTCCTGTAACGACAAATACTGATGCTTTGTCTTTGCTTCGTCGTCGTTTGCGGGTGTTTCGTTTAGCCGAGAGATAAATCGCCCGTACATAATCAGCGCGGCGTCGCGCACTGCTGGAATAGTGCTGAGTTCAAACCGCGCGTCGGTGTCGCTGTAGTCGCTGTCGTCAAACAACGTTCGCCGCCTCTAACCGCGCAGCGGCAATGGCCGCGTCATACGCGCCCTTGGCGAGAATGCGCGCCCGCACGGCGTCGCGCTGCCGCTCAAGATACGTCTGATACTCGCTGTCTGTGTTTACGACCGCCTCGGCAGACGAAAACGAGTGCGGCTTGCCGGTAAACGAATTGTCACCGGCTTTCATGATGCGCTCAATTGCCGTCAACTTGACGTTTGCCCGCGCGTCTTCAAGCGCCTGTTCGTGCGCGACAGCGTCGGCAAGATTTCTAGCGGCGGCATTGATTGCGGCAACAAAGTTATTTGTCATAGTTTTTTAGGTCTTTCTTTGCCTGAAGTTCTTTTGCTGTTGGAATACGTTTCGGAAATTTTTCTGGGTGGCACAACTGGCACGACGCCTTGTTGCATCCGTTATGTGTTTTTCGAAACCTACCGGGCTTGTCGTATTCGTATCCGTTGATCTGCCGCGATTCTTCGCGGCGCCGGTCGATAATGTGTTTTTCTTCGTGGTATCGTTTCATGTTGCGGTTCCATTAGGGCAAAGCCGGTGGTCGGAGTCGAACCGACGACAGGCAGTTTACAAAACTGCTACTCTACCAACTGAGTTACACCGGCTAATGTGTTTACGGTTTGATTTTTTGTTGCTTCAACGCGCTGATGTATTTTACTACGTCGTCAAAACAGTCTTCGCACAACTCCATTCTGCACGTATCGCCGTCTTTTCGACTTGTGTAGCCCCATGTAGCGCAGAGCGTAGCGCATTCGTAATCGTCGAGTATTGTTTTGCAACTTTTTTCGCACACGTCGCAAAATATGTCGACGAGCGCGAGATGCGTTTGCTGCTGTTTTTCATATTTTTTCATGTGGCTTCTTGTGTTATTTGCACGGGCCAAAAGTACGGGAGATAGATCGGGTCATCCCAGCCGAACTGGGAATAATGCCTCAAATCCTTGCGCAATAGACTGCTGCGATGAGACGCGTGCAGTTCCGGCGAGCCGAACCATGCGGGGTAGCGGTTGACGTCGATTGTGGGCCGGAGCCGAGAGTATGCCGTTACGAACTCGTTCTCTAGCCGATCCTTAAATCCCCGCGACGTCCATTCGCGGCAAACTACGATTGCGTATACCAGAAGCGCAATCTCGTGTCCAGCCCACATCAAAACAGCGGGGTGGTGCTGCCAGCCTTTTTTGCCGGGCCTATGCTCGCCGATGGGTACGCCGCAGCAAAGCAAAATCTGCTTACACTCGACGCGTTGTTTTCCAAGGCGTTTGTTATCGAGGCATTTTGCCGATCTCCTAAAACTCGGGAGAGGCAAAAATGTTTGCATTATTAGTTTTTGTCGTAGTCTTTGTCGTCAAAATCTTCTTCATAACTAGGGTCGTCATCTTCTTCGTCCCAATCTTCTTCGTCATCGTCGTCGTCGCCTGACCAATCTTCGTCCTCTTCTACTTCTTCGTCGTCGTCTTCCCACTCTTCATCGTCGTCCTCGTCGTCGTCGATATAAAAGTTGGGCGTTGGAATGTTTAAATCTGAATCGTCATCGTCGTCGTCGTCCTCGTCGGCGTTGTCATCGCTTACGAATTCCCACTCTTTTTCAATGAAATCTTCGTCGTAATTGTCGTCGCGACGGTTACGTACGTTCGAGCCAGAAAATAACAATCCGACGTAAGTCATATTAACCAGTCTCTTTTTCCAGCGACTCTCCTGACGGAATAAGAAATTGATCGCACCAGTCTTTGTTAACTAGTACGCCTTGCATATTGTGTACGACTTCTTCGCCCGCGTAAACGCCGTCCTGTTGCAGCAAATCTATTATCGCCAACCAGTTAGGGCCGACGCTACGCTCTGTATAAAAATAACGATCAATGGCCCGTCGATTCAACCACCAATGGTCTTTTTTGCGTAAAATATAGTCATTGGTTTGCCGGCTATTTCTGGGTACCGGTAAAACCGTTAGTTTTTCGGCCGAAATGGCTCTGTTTAGTTCGCGCGCGAGTTCGGTGTGGGCAGAAGAGGCGTAGGCCATGAGGCTTTGGGCGTGCGCTAAATTGAACGCTACGCCGTATGTTTCGCTCATCCACGCGTGTAAGTCGTTGAGCACAGTTGCGTGGATGTTGTCTACGCGGCTGAATATGTTCAGCCGGTTTTTTAACGCGCGCTGAATGTACGCTGGCAAGACGTACCGCAGCGGGTCGAGGTCGTATTGCAGATTTGTTGGCGCGGCTTTTATCGCCTGCCAGCCGTAACTGAGGCCGCTGGTGGCCGGCGGTTGTTGCAGCCGTAAAAATAGCGGCCGATTAAAGTACTTCGGGACGTGCGGGTTAAACACGTCGTCGTTGAACGCGCTGTAGCCTAGAACCGGCCACGTCGCGGTTGCGGTAATGCTATTTAAAAAGTGATGCGAGTTTTTGCGCTGGAGCACTGTCGTTTGTTCGCCGGCACAACCCAAGGCCTCGCCGACGCGCTGGGCAACGTCGAAGTTTTGGCACGAAATTGCTGTGGCGATATAGTCTTTGCGCATAATCGGCGCGACGAGGTTGCCTAGCGCCGCGGCGGTGAACGCCCACACGAACGAGTTTTCATGGGCGGGCGTCAACAGGTCGCGAAGCGGCAGCGGTGCAATTGGCGCTGGTTCTGGAAACACCTTGGCCGTCTTGCGCGACGTCCAGCCTTGTGCCGGCTGTATTTCGCCGGCGTGGGTTAGTTCGTATTTGGCAAAGCGAAACGTGTGCGTATTTTCGTCCCACCCAGACTTGGTCGCCACGTTTACGAGTTTGGGCGGGCGCAACTGCATCGCGATCATATGGCTGCTTCTGTTCCACGAGCGGTCAAAAATGACCAACTTGCCGTGTGGCGCCATGACTGTCGCAGCATATGCCAACAAACCCATACGTTCAATTCGCTTGGCAGAGTCTGTAAACGTGTACTCTTGATTGTCCATGTACACGCTGCCGGAGTACATCTTGTCGCCGGTATCGGCTTGCAACACTTTGGCGATAGTTACCCGCGCATTTGATATTTGCTGCCCCATTTGATTCCACCACCCCGTGTCTCGCTCAATTACGATTCGCCGTCGACCTGTTCTGGTCGGAGCAGCGAGCGACATTTTGACCGCGGCGAGTACGCGGTCTTTAAAGTCTTTTGAAAACTGTGCTGCGTGCCGCTCAAGAAACAGGCTAAGTTTGTCGTGCGGCACAGTGAGTCGCTGCATGAACGCTTGCGCGTTAAGTTCGCTGACACCGATGGTCGCGTCAATTAACGCTTTTTGCCACGTTTTGGCGTTGACGCGCATAGCGCTGAGCCGCCCCATGATTGCGTGGTCGACGGCTTTACCGTACGGTTTTGTGACCCGGTTGGACGGCGGCACCGCAGCGGCGTAGCCCTTGGCGTTGCAGGCGCGGCTGATGAGTTCTGGTGTGGCTACGGCGCCGTGGAATATTCTGCCGCCGTTTGGTAATGCCGCCCATGTTGCGCCGTAACTTTCGGCCTCTGGACCGCTATAACTGGCCGCCAGCGGTAAGGTCTGCATGTGGCGCGCGAGATAATCGCACTGTGTTTGCAGCACCCAGAGCGGGTCGTCGGACACAAACTGGGTGCCTTTGAGCATTTCCGGCGCAGAGCCAATGACTTCTTTGAGCAGAAAATACCCGGCTTCGGGTTTTTGCCGGCGGTAGCCGGACAGCCCAATAAACACCTGCTTAGATTCGTTGATGTCGTTGTATTGCAACAACAAGAACCCGGTTAATCTTCCGGGCAGGTCATAAAAAGGAAATACAAGAGCGGCCCCACCGTCGCGTAATCGAGGCGGTTTCGCTCTTCCCATTTCCGCACAAACTTTTGCAATTTGGTCATAGTGCGCGACCCCTACAAGGCCGTAACATCCGTCAATTTCACTCCTGACACCAAACTCTCTAAGCCGGCAGGCGATAACGTCATCGCCATGATTCCAGACCTGAGATTCCGCGTCGAACCAGAAGTTCTCAGCGGCTTTTTGTTTAGCCAAAGCCCGGTCATAATCGCCAATTACCCTGTTCGCGTCGTTTTCCGTAATAATGCCGGAATCGCTGAATTTTGTGAGGGTATTTGGTAAACTTAGATTCCAGATATTGGCCCCAAACGTTATGATATCCCCGTGGGCTGAGCAGGCCGTACAGTTCAACCACAGGCCGTCTGTTAAAATATCATCGAAAACGTGAAGCGTGTTTTGCTGACAATGCGGGCATTGTAAAATTGCTGGGAAGACCGGCTTTTCCAACGACAGCCCCAAAACGGCTAAAGCGCGCAAATGGTTGTGTCGGCGAATTAAACAAGCAGGAAAACCCATGACAACTCCGCTCGATCAAACACAGGACGTGGCCGGACGCGAAACGCACCGGCTGACTACGCTTTTTGCTTGCCCTGATTTTGTTAAGTCTGCTTCGGCTGAGCGGACACACGGCGACAGCACACTGCCGCGCCACATGTACGCCGATCAATACAATAAACTTTATCCGTGTCATTCCGCGGCTGCAACATGGCTGTCCGCCCTTCACTTTGCCGACAAGCGTGCGTCGTTTAACGAAAAGCGCGCCGACGAGATTCATTCCCGCATCGTTGCGGCGGCTAAGTTTTTCGGAATCCTTGGCGCGGTAAATGAACTCGAAGAGAAGGTTGCGGCTGTCAACGTTGACGACCTCAACAATCTTTCTGACGACAATTTCGCTATCGTGTGGGCGGCTGACGCAGGCGCGAAAGAACGGCACTGGCCGCTGCGTAACGCGACTGAGGTCAAGTTCGCCGCTGAACATTTTAACACGTATCGCGATGAGTTCGTATTCGAAGACCGCCAGAAGGTGGCTGAAAAGATTCTCGTCAAGGCTGCCGAGTATGGCGCCGACATTGGCGATCACGAGCATGTGCTGTCGTTATCGGCTGGCTTCGGCGCTTGCGCCGCGAGTGTTGCCGGCGACATGCTGCGCAAGCGGGCGGCGCTTGTACAGCGCAGCAACAGCCCCGCGGCAGTTGAGATGTTGAAGTTGGCCGCTGTCGTCGAGAGCAACCCTGAAAACGCGCGCGAGCAAGAGATGCGTTTGAAGTTAGCCGCCGCCGTCGACGAGTTCGACCGCGTCAATCACCTCGACCGGCTGTATGACGCCGGCGGGTTGCCGCGTCCTGAAGAAGTGTTGTTCGCCGTGACCGAGAAGGTTGCGAACGATTTCATGCGCGCCAACGTCGAGACGACTACGGGCAATGTGTATGCGCTGGACGATCTGGAGAAACTGGCGCTGGAGCAGGTGCGTGAGTGGCTTGGCGACGATTTCGCCGACGCCGTGACTGCTGGCGGCGTCTACCTCGACCGCGACAAGTTGGCCGCGATTGTGCCGACGTTGGATCGCGGTATGGCGTCGATGCTGGACCGGCTGATGCAAGAGAACAAGATCGCGGCTGTCGTGCAGACAAAAGCCGCCGAGTGCTTACTGCCGCTCGAAAAATTGTTCGAACTTGCAGCCGAGTGACGTTTCGGCTATATTCCCGCGCGGTCTGGGTTCATCAACCAAGGGGAATATTATGCAGAGCCTCAACAAGTGGCTTGTGTCTATTTGTTTCAGCGTAGTCGTTATTTTGGCGCAGGTGATCGTCACGCAGTACATGGTGATCTCCGGTTTGCGCACGCAATTGGATTACACCAAGACTGCGCAGCGCATCGCGGGCGATCAAATTGCCGACATGATGTACGAGTTGTCGCGGGTGCGGAGCGAACGAGACTCGAACGACACGCAAAAGTTTGTTGAGGGCGTAGTCGCTGCGATTGAGCGGCGCGATGAGTTCAGCGCTATCTGGCACGACGGTTACAGCCGCGGGACGGAGGTGCAACAATACGTCGCCGAACTAGACGACAAACGGACCACCACGTATACTAAAGACCAGAAGAAATAACTGACGTGGAGTGGAGAAGCCCGGTCATCTCGTTGGCCTCATAAGCCAAAGAACGCTGGTTCAAATCCAGCCTCCACCACCAGATTGGTGTCCCGGCAGGGTCACCCTTTGAGCCTCGCCTTCGGGCGGGGCTTTTTTATTTGCCCGGGACACAATCAAGCAGCGCCGATCGCGCCGCCAGCAATGCCGAAAATGTTGCGTTTAACATATTGTACGACACGCGATCCATTTCTGGTTTGCAAATAAGTTCGCCGAGTTCTTCGTGGGCGGAGTGTATAAGTTCAAAAAGGGAAATTCGTTGTTTCTTCTGAAACTCTTTCTCCCGTTTTTCGTATGCTTTCTCTAGGTGACTTTTCTTGGCCAAAGATTATCGCCCGCAGCCGCGACAAAAGACTTCGTCGCGAGGGCGTCTCCTGTGCAGGTTTGCGATCCGCCAACATGGCTGGATCAAGATTTTGAGACGTTAAACGTGCGTCTTCTTCTGCTAAGCGCATCTCGACGTATTCGAGCCATGCGTGATATTCTTCCTCGCCATTACGGTAGTACTCGTCTGGCGGTAGATAAGGATCATTCGGCAGCCGGTCGTTCCAGCCCACGAAAAGCCTCCTCTTGGGTTAAAAGTTCGTGGCGGCTAATAATGATATCGGGGTCGGCGGTGAAACCGAGTCTGACCTTGTCGCCCACGATCTGTACGACCTTGACGACTATCGTCCGACCCTCTGGTGTTTTGATAACAATATCCTCATCATGCTTTCGAGATAGCACTAACACGGTATGGCCTTTCAGCCCGCGGCTTGCTCCAACATCTTCACGACGGAATCAGCGGCGCCATTGGTGAGCGACAGCGCTCGCAGTTGCGCGGCGAGAAGTTTTGTCTTGAGCCGAATGGATTGGTTGATGTCCTGCTTCTTGCCTTCCTCAAAATCATATACAGCGTTGAACATCGCGGGGTCGTCAGAGAAATCCCCGATGCTCGGCGATACCCGGGCCGATCGCAGGGCGATGCGCAGGATGTCCGGAGGATTGATCAAACCCTCGCTGTCCAGCACTGTGCCGATATAGGCCCGTATTTCGTCGGTAAACGGCTCTGCTTGGCTTTCTTCAGGCGGGTAGATCAGCAGGGCCTCTGTGATGCCCCACGCCGCCTCTTCGGCGTCTGCGGGGTCCCAAGAGGCGGGGTCGTAGGTGTCGCCGCCCAGAACGTTGCAGAACGCGATAAAATCGGGCAGGGACCGGTAGAAGCGGTCGGTGGTCAGAATCTGGATCGCCACCATCAACTTGTCGAGCGACAGTTGGGGCAGATCGACGTCGAACTCTTCTTCGACCTCAAGCGCGATCGTGGTCGGGTCCCACGTCAGCGCCTCCGTCCCGAACCGATCCAAAAACATTGTCAGCAGAACCGAGGCAAATGTTTCCCTGCTCGTCCACGCTTCCTGCATTATGCTTTTCGACATTTAACCCGCTCCTGTTCTCAATTAATAGCCGACCGCGACGGTACAGTTCACTTAGATTGTACCCGATCGACTCCATGGGCGGATGCGGTAGTTGCTGCTCGTCGTCACCCGTATCGAGGTCTAAAAACCCTGTACGGCCGGTCCACGTGCAGTACTGGCTGTCGGCAAACATTAACTGGTTTAACTGATTGAACAGTTCTGGTTCGGAGTACAGCCCCGACCATAATTCGGTCAGGATGGCTGTCTTTTGCTCGGGCCGTAAAAACGCCAATTTTTCAAACAGGTCTGCGGTCAATAAGAACAGCAGTACATGGTTTTCCACGTCGGCGTCGTCGGCTAACGGTTGCGCCCGTAAAACCGTGGTGAACAGATTGCGGATTTGCAACTTGCTGAGTTTTAGGACCCGTGTTATCATGCCCAGCGTCAGTTTCTTTTCACCGCTGGAGGTTTCCATGGTTTCCATTCTTGATGATCTTTCCAAGGTTACGCAAGGCCGCGCCGACTTTGTTGTCGAGGGTAATACTATCGAAGAATTACTGGACGCGTCTACCGCGCACCTTGTTGTAAAGAAGGCGGCTGAACTTGGGTTTAACCGCCCGGGCGTGTCGAACTCCGGCGGGCCGTACCCTGTCGACGCTGAAGGTAAGTCTGACGACGATTTGCTGATGGGCAAGCGCACGATCGCGGCTTACCGTCGCGACTTTACCGTGCTCGCGGCTCTTCTTTAATCTTCGCCTTCCGGGCCGAACGTCATCAGATGCGCGATTCTGGCGGCATAGAAATCTGCCACCATTGAAGATATCTTCTTGAACCGCGCGAGCATTTCCGGGACTATCGTGTCCCTGAACTCCTTGTTGACGACGGCCCGGAGGGCGTCTCGCGCCTCTTGCGAGTATTTAGCGTCGGCGCACTTCTGCGCGGCGCTGCGCACAGCCGTGCTGTTGTCCAGCATGACCTGCACGAACTTCGGGTTTACGAATTCGACGTTAAAACCATATTGGTCGACGAGTGCTTGCGCTTCGGCAACCTCGAAAACAGAGCGCCCCGGCCAGACATCCGTCTTTGTCGAATCTTTGCTTGGATACCGCAGCCGGTCCATCGACCAGCCGAACGCGGCAATGTCGTCATTTGGCTGCGCCATTTCGAAGGGCGGCTTTTTGGTCGGCTCTTTCTTGTCGATTTTTCTGCTGAGTTTTGACTTGGCCATTTTCTGATATCTAAGGGAAAGTGCGAATAGCGAAAACCCCGGCGGCTACGTAGCACGAAACATACCTTGTGGGTGATGTTTCGGCTACGTAGCCGCCATGATGTCGCTCCGGATTACCGGAGCGAAGCCGTGCAGGCGATATAAGCGTCGCGCTGGGCGACCGCTTCGGCGTACTCGTTGTACGGCCGTCCGTTGAAACCGTACGGATCGTCGGTTTCGATATCGAGCACGTCATTCCGCATCAAGGCGGCAATGTACTCGTGGTAGTAGCCGGCAATGACGCCGCGCAGTTTGGGAAGAGTCACTTCCATGATCTCTTCCTTCCAGAACTGAATACGCCCCCACTCGTCATCGGGGAACAGGCGCACGGCTTCAGCCTCGCGCTGCTCGATGACACGATCAAACAACTTGATCGCGTGCTCGGGGACAATCACGAATTCGGGACGCTTGAAGACCCGGCCCAGAATCGCTTGCTTCGTCGCTGCGACAGACATGCGGCAAACTCCACGGGGTTGTAGTTGCGCACTCCCATAACAATAGGGGGTGCAACTAATATGCCCGGTTTTTGCCGAGAATTTAGCAACTGCAACTACCGCCCGCCCTAGCCGCTAAACGCAGCGGACACCGCCTGAAGCGAACGTTCGGGCGAGCGGTAGAAGATCGCAACCTACGCGTGGCAGGTGCGGCTAGAACGTCATTTGCACGGTCTGGCCGGCGTTGTTGACGTAGACAATTCGCAACTGCTCCGCGCCGAAGTGCTTCTTTAACTCAGCCTTTTTTTCGGGGCTAAGCGCGGCCAAGCACATCTTGATCTTGGCGAGTTCTTCTCGCTGTTTTACTTGGCGTTTGCGAGCGCACGAACCGCAGCCGCCATTTTTAGCCGTGAAGATATTTTTTTTATTGGTGAAGCACGGAATCGAGTCGGCCAACGTTTTGTTAGCCAGCATCGATAGAATTGTGCTGTCTTCGATTACGACAATGCTGGGCATAAGCGCCTCCTTGCGCTATTCGGTTTCTACGTGCGCGCCAATCCAGACGTCTCCGCCGGGTTGCAATTCGTCGGCGATATCAAGTGTGTTTTTCAGGATTTGAATGTCTTCAAGCACGGCGTTCACGAATGCGCGGACTTCCTCGCGAGAACGGAGAAACACGTCAACGTAATTCGTGCGGAGCCATGCGGGGCGGCTGTTCGGCGTGGCTTCGTCTTCTGGGTACTCTTCGAGATCAACGGACGAGCACACGTGGTCAAACGTGGCGACTTGTTCGTCTGCACCCGGAGCGACAGGCAGCATCTGATACGCGAAAATCTTAGTCGGCATCAGCGTGGCTTCAGGGGCTTCGATGCGCACCCGGATGCCGTCAATGTCGTTTATGAAGTACCGACTGGTCGACCATTGAATGTGAATGTTGCGCTCGGACACGATAGCCATCGTCGGCTTGGGGTCAATGTCGCGGTCATAGAAATTGAGCGTGAGCGTGTCTTCAAGCCATACGGCGCCGGCGGAAGATTGTGCAAGTTCCGCGAGCGCTTCTGGTGTGGTCATGTTGACGTTGAGTGGCGAGTTGAGAATTCGCACGCGCAACGTAACCGGGCCAGTCGTTGTCGATTTGATATAGCCGACTGACAAGCCTTCGTTGTTTGTCAGGCTAGGTTGTACAATCTCGACGCCCTCGCGGTCAGCGACAATCTCTGCCTGCATGCCTTCCATCGGCAAGTTTTCGGTGTCCTTGACGCGAACCTTGACTGAAGCCCCATCGAGGCCGTTAGCCAAAATAAGCGGCCGGTTACCGTAAAATATGCGCGAAAGCGTGGGGCTAATTTGTCTCATTGCGCTACCGTTTCTGTCGATTCTTTGTCTATGAGTATTGTGTACGTTTTGTCGCCGTAGATGATGTTTACGCCTAATCCGTCGACGTCGATGTCATCTTGTTTGCGGCTTATAAACCGGATGAAGTTTCGTACCATGTCGTGATTGGTTTTGTTTGCCGTTTCCAGCGTCGACAAAAGTAGCGTCAAACACGGCGCGGCCCATGAGTGGTCTACGCGGCACGAGCAACCCTTTTTTTTGACCTCTTCTTGATATGCGTCGCGGCATTGCTGAATATCGCCGCGCATAAATTCGAACGCGTGGTTCTTGGCTAGAAACTCGTCCGTGAAAACCGCGCGCGCAAGAGTGTCATGAGAAAGAGAGAATCGACCTGTAATACCCATTTTTTTATCCTGTTAGAACGTCGAGTATTGCCGCTCTAAGATTAACATTTGTCTGGATTTCTGCAATTAAAGCACTCGTAAACGCCGGCGTCATAGCCGACGGTCCGGCCGGCCCCGGCACGCCTGTTGCGCCGGCCGGGCCGGTAGAGCCTGTCGCGCCAACTGGGCCTGCAACGCCCGTAGCGCCAAATTCGCCCGGCGGGCCGCAAATGCCTGTTGCGCCAGTGGGGCCTGTCGTGCCTCGTGGGCCAGTAGGGCCTGTGGCCCCGGTCGGGCCAGTTGGTCCAGCCGGGCCGGCCGGGCCAGTGGGTCCTGTTGCGCCCGTGGGGCCGGTTACTCCCGTCGGACCTCGCGGGCCAGTGGGACCACGAGGACCTGTAACACCTGTCGCGCCTGTCGGGCCTTTTGGACCGCTCGGGCCTGTCGGCCCTGTTGCCCCCGTTGCGCCTGTTGGCCCTGTCGCGCCAGTTGCTCCGGTCGGCCCTGTCGCGCCGGTTGCACCTGTCGGACCTGTTGCGCCAGTAGCGCCGCGAGGACCTGTCGGACCTTTTGGACCTGTTGGGCCTGTAATGCCTGTTGGGCCTGTCACGCCTGTGGGTCCAGTCATGCCTGTGGGTCCAGTCATGCCTGTTGGGCCTTTTGGCCCGGTAGCCCCGCTGGCACCAGTCATGCCACGAAGGCCCGTTTGACCTCGCTGCCCCGCTGGGCCAGCCGGGCCGCGTGGCCCTGTTTGACCTCGTTGGCCTTGCGCGCCTTGAGGACCCGGAGGCCCGGCGCTTGGCGTATTACCGGCACAGCCGCCGCCTAGGCGCATCAAGACGGAACGCTCTACGCGCACAAACGGCGCGGCATCATCAGCCGGGACTTGCTGGTTTAAAATAACTATTTCTTCGCCCGGCTGCGGTTTATAGTCCGGCGACAACGGGTCGTTTTGTGGGTTGTTTTCTTCAGCCATTTTTCACCACACTTTTGTCCGCATTATATCACACTCAAAACGCCGTTTAATCCACAATTACCCTAACAGTGTCGTAGGTGACGTACAGTTGATTGTTTATTAACTGCACGTCAGTTACGACGGTCATAATCGCTGTTGTCGGTTTTGGTCCTGTGGCGCCTTGTACTCCCGTGGCGCCGCTAGCGCCGGTCATGCCGACGGGACCAGAAAAGCCTTGTAAGCCTGTTGCACCAGTGGGGCCGACTAAGCCTGTTGCGCCTGTTGGGCCTGACGGCCCGGTCGGGCCTTCTGGTCCCGTTGGTCCCGCTGGCCCTGTTGGTCCTGTTGGCCCGGAGGCGCCCGTCGGGCCTGTAATACCGGTCGGGCCGGTAATGCCGGTTGGTCCCGTCGCGCCCGTCGCGCCCGTTACGCCAGTAGGGCCTGTAGCCCCTTCGGGTCCAGTTGCCCCTGTCACCCCAGTTGTACCGGTCGGACCGTCAACGCCGGTTGGGCCAGTTACACCGGTCGCGCCGTTGCACCCGCCGCCGCCACCACCGCCGCTCCCGCCGCTACCGCCGCTGCCACCGCTTGCGCCGCTACCGGCGCTGTCGCACGTCGCGGTCTTGAGATCGATATCGATGCGATACGTATACCCCTCGCTATCGGAACCCTCACATTTTAGTTTACCTGTACCGAGGTCGCCGTTGTTGACGTAAACATCGCCGCCGCAAATCGGCCGCAGCACGCCGAAGTTGTAGTAGTACCAAATTTTAAATAGGCAACAATCGTCCGGGTCCTGTTCGATATTGAATTCGAGTTTAGACTCGTTTTGTATTTGTACAATGCTTCTTGCGTAAAACGGGACAAACGTGCAACGCGAGTAATCAACTTCAAAGCGGATTTTATCGCACGGTTTGTAAACTTTTGTCTTATTGTATGTCCATATTTTGAATTCGCACGGCTTGTCTGGGATCGCTTCGATGTATATTTCGAAGTAATCGTCGGGAGCCGCCTCATACTCACGGGCGCACGTGTAGATGTACGGATTTACGACCGAGTCCGCGGTTGAGTACGTAAATTTGTAGTCGCACGGTTTGGGAATGCGGAGTTCGGGAATGATCTCCCAGCGGCACGGCATACACGGCCCGAGCGGCGGCTTTGGCTCAATTTTGAGTTTGAGCCATGTGTCCGGCGGTGCGGGGCTAACAACGCCGTTTCGATCAACCCATTCCAGCGGGAAATTCATTTCGCGTGGCCAGATGTCGACATACTCGCACGGCCAGCGGCTCATGTTGTACTTAATTTCGAGTTCTGGCTTGAACAGCGCTTGCGCCCCGCGGTCGCAGCAGTTGGCCCACGCGTCAGGTTGAGGCTTGAAATCGAGGCGCAAAGTATCCGGTTGAATACCCAGTTTCGTGTCGCACCAGAGGAGATCGAACTTTATTTTTTGTGGCTCAAACTTGACCTCTTGAACCAACTTGGGAATTGGGATCGCGATTTTGAGGTCGAACAAGAAGCCGCACACTTCTTGTGCGTCACCTTGCCCGCAGCAGCCGCCGATCGTGACCGTCTCGACTGTGAACGACGACAAGCCGCCGACGGCGCCGCCACCGCCGCCACCGCCGGCTGCGCACGCAGGCAAAGGAAAACCCGGGACGCACCCACCACCAAAAAAGAACGGCCGCACATCAAGATTTGTGCCGAATACCGGGCACGCAGGGCGCGGAATCGGGACGTTGATTTCTAAATCAATGTCAAAGTTGCACTCGTCTTCGCTGCGTTTTGTGATCGTGAACTTGTTTTCGGTGCTGACGAGGCAATCTGCATATTTAGAGTTGACGACAAACGTTGTAATTTCGAAATTAGGACAGGGCGGGACTGGGACGCACAGGTTCAAGTCAATATCGAACGCGCAGCCGTTTGTCTCGCCGCAATCGCCGGGTGTCTCGCGCGTAGTGATCGTGAACCTATTGCAATTAAATAACTGGTCAACATTTTCTGGCGTGATGTTTTCAATGTAGTTGACGTTGAACGAATTGACGTTGAGTTCCGGGCAAGGCGGAGGCGGCGGCAGAGGAACCTCGATCGTCAACTCAAAATCAAACGTGCAATTTTCCGGAGTTGTAGAGTTGCAGTCTTTCGGCCGCGGCGGCCGGCGAGTAACCGTAAACGTACTGCCGCCGCTCGACGGACACTTCTTTGTGTCATACGTCGTTTTGACCTCGAACTTCGTGACGTTGATTTCCGGACATGGCGGCCGAGGGATCGGCACAATAATTTCGAGATTGATATCAAAATCGCACTGGTCTGATTCCGTGCAGTCTTCGCCTTTGGTCACGCGCGGAATGATTTCAAACGTGCTGTTCGACGTGACGCAGTCAGCGTATTGTGTTTTGACTTCGAATTTGCCGACGTTGATGCTGGGGCACGGCGGGCGCGGTATTGGGACGTTGATTTCGATTTCAAAATCAAATTCGCAGCGATCGGGCGTACGGCAATCTGTTGACGGTATTTTTCGCTTCGTGATCTCAAACCGATTGCCGGTATTTGCACACTTATCTTCTTTGTCTTCGTAGTAAGTTTTTACGTCAAAAACCTTGACATTTAACTCCGGACAAGGCGGCTGCGGGATCGGGATGAAGATTTCTAACTCAATGTCGAAGTCGCACTTATCGCGCTTCTTTGGGTCATCACAGGGCTGCTGTGTGTATTTCCTCGTGACAACAAAACGATTTTGTCTGTTGCAGGATGTAGCGAAAAAAGCATTTTCGTAGGCACTATTGACTTCAAATTTAACAATGTTGATTTCAGGGCATGGCGGGCGAGGAATCGGAATATAAATTTCAAGGTCGATGTCAAAGTTGCACTCGCCCGTATCTTCGCATTCGCTTGGCGGCCGGTGGTTTTTTCGAATCTCGAAGCGGCTCGGTGGCGGAGGGCATTCGTCGTTGTAGTTTGCATTGACAGAGAACGTATTGATTTCGATCCTAGGGCACGGCGGCCGCGGAATCGGCACGACGAGTTCTAAATCGAATGTGAACTCGCATGTCCCCGGGTCGTTACAATCAATACCGGCGCGTTTTGACGACGTAATTTGAAATCGATTTTGCCCGTCAGCGATACAGGGTTGGTCGGAAAACCCTGTTGTGAGTTTCAGTTCTCCAACGCGCATCTCCGGGCAGGGCGGCGGCGGCACAAGCACGTTGATATCTATTTCAGCGTCGAACCGGCACGTATTGTCTGTCGAGCACTTGTCTACCGTGCGTAGAATTTTGAAGTCAACCCGAGACGGCGGTTTGATTGGGCAACTTTTGCTTTCGTTGTTATACGCAACTGCTATTTTGGACGACGTGACAAATTCTGGGCACGGAACTTCTGGCTCACGCGGAATGATAGGTAATTGGCAATCGAATATCGGCGGCGGGGTGGGCCGGATTTCACAGGACTCGACAAAATCAAAGTCGACCTTCTCGACTTGATCGCCAATGCCACACTTGTTGTTCGAAAAAAAGAAGTCGGTCATGTGCGGCTCGCGTTAGCAGTTTCCAGCAATATTTACGTTGGATAAAGATATCTTTAACGTGTTCGGGGTATCGGGGTCGATAGTTATGTCGACACCTGTACCGCCGGCGATAGTAATGTCAGGTCCTTGTACGCCGTTTATAGACGACACCAGTTCGTCGCACGCAGGGCCGCCGCTAAAGAACTGGCTGCCTTCTGGCGGTTGTTCGTCTTCGTAAAACGGCACCTCGCTCCCCGCGGCGCACAATTTGCCGTCGGGACGCTCGCCAAAATTTTGCCCAGCACTAATGTTTATTTCGTTTAGCGCGTCGCGTTGTTGAATGATCGCGTTATAGCCTTCTTTGAAACGAATGTTGCCAGTAACGCAGCGCGAATTAATGATGACGGGACGGGTGACGGTGTTTGCAGGGTCGCACGCTGACCGCGCTTCCGGTCGCGCCATGTTGCCGACGGTGATGGCGCGCAAATAACTTTTTACGAGACTTTGGATGCGCCCCGGCTCTAGCACAAAATTTTGCGTAAGCGGTGCGGTAGCCGGCGCTGGCATTGCAGCAAGTAAGTCTGTAAGCGGGCCGGTCACGAGAAACCCCGACCATGCCGGCTCGATTGCGCAACTGTTAACGTCTTTAACGTACGGCTCTGATTCGACGTGCTCAGATTGCCACTCTTCCGCGTCGACGTCTCGGGTAAAAACGAGCGGGTATTCAGCCGCGCCCGGCGCGTCTGTTTGCAGTTCAAACTCAAACGTGTCACCTACGCGACGGACTTCTGTGAGCCACACGCTGTGGGTCGACGCGTCGAACTCGCTATCGAGGCCCATGATAATCCCGCAATCAACAACAGCGGAATTAGGCAGTAAATCGGCCTGCCCCACTTTAAAAATAAATGGGTATGCGCGATACTCGTTATCGTTGTAAAAACCCGGACGAGGCATGTCATACCACCTTTCGGCCCAACGCGTCGATAAAAATTATGCCGTCTTTGTTTGATACACGCAACACAGTGTCTTCTACTTCAAAGCCTGTCGCGGTCAGCGTAAAATTGCCGTACTCGTCGGGCGGGCAGTTATTAATTGTTTTGACAAAATTTTTCGGTGTAAACCTTTCAAACGGAATGCACACGAAACGATTGAAGAGCGGCACACCGACAATATCGACGCGAATGATTTGATAACCGTTTTGTTCGCCGACGTGCGTGATGACCACGCCCGCGTCGCCGATAAGCCACAGATCGCCGGTGGTCAAATTTTCTTCCGCAGTTAGAACGCCTCTCACGCCCGGTTCTTGTGCAGGAATACACACCGACGAAACAAATTCTGTCGCGGCTGGCTGAAACGTGTATTCGCCCAGACTCCAGCCGGCGAAGAGCACAAGTTTGTCGGCGTTTGCTACAAGCGCCCCCGCAGGCCGGCCGCGACTATCGGTCAATGTCAGCACGCCGTTTTCCGGCGCCTGAATGGGGTTAGGCACGAACGACGTCGTTGCGCGATTTACAGCGCCCTCGTCGCCTATCTGTAATGTTATTTTTTGTGGGGCGATCGTGACTTTAGATACGTAAGCCCTGCGACCAGCCCCGATGGCGTATAGCGACGCGTCAAGAAACGTGTCGCGGGCGATCGCTGTCGTGCCGTCGTCTGCCAGTAGTGTCGCGCTATCGGCAAACGGGTAGCGCGAATCGCTCTGCTCGTCACGAAAATCCGGAAATAGTATTCTTGCGCCGCTCATGACACTTGAAACTTGTTAAAGTAGGCTATGCTGTTACTCGTAAATAGTCCGGCGCGACCGTCGACCGCTTCGTAGTCCGCCACATTTGTCACTAACGTCGCCACTTGCTGCTCGTCTGTGATGTCGTATAGCGACGCAGTTATTGCCGTCGTCGTGCCGAGTCCCGCGGCAGTTACAGATATCCTGTACCAGTGCGTTTGATCGACGGTCACATCTAATTGGCTTTCTTTAATTAACGATGTACCGTTATACCTGTAGATTTGCAAGGCATTGCTGGCTACGTCGATTATGGCCGCAATGTATTTGGTCTTGCAGCGCCCGTTTTCAGTAACGCGCATATAGTTCACGACGACACCGCCGTTTTGCCGATATCCGCCGCCTGCGGGATGAACCTCAACTGATATTGTGTGGTTATACGCCCAGTCACTCGCGCAACCGCGATAAAGCGCGATATTCAAAGTTCCGCGGCTCGTCGCTAAATAAGTGTCGTGCACTGTAAAGCCGGTCGCGGGTGGGCAACAAACGGGCGGCGCAGAATAAGACGCCACGTTAAAAGACCCAGACACAACTTCAAACAACGGCTCATGACACGGGCTGAATGACACGCAAATCGGCAACGCCGGGCACGGTTCGCTGTTTTCTTCGCAAACTACGTCGCGCGGGTCGAACGGCGGCCAGCAATAATAGTCCGTCTTTGTGTAATTCGGGTCGCACGGGCACTTATCGGTCGGCCTGTCTGTCTTTGGCGGGCGAGCACATGACTCTTCTAGACTGCGCGGAGTTGTGATATCCGCACCGCCGCATTCAGCAAACGTCCTGACTGATAACCCGGAGCCAACGGTGATATTTATGTTGCCGTTTACACAGTCGGGCTGCACGCCGTTGATGCGCTCAATCGGCGTTTTGGGGCACGTGCCGCTTTCGGGCCGCTGCCCGCATGGTCCAAGAAAATACGTCAGAGGATTGAAGACAATGCTTGGCGCCTCTGTCGCGAACAAAATAGCCCGGATAGGCTCGTAATTTGTTGTCTGCGTTTGCGGGTCATACTTTGGCAGCCGCTGGTCACTCGGCAGCAGCGTTTCGTCGATATACGTGGCGGTGACGGGCGGGGCCGCTGTCATGCGCACTAAACCAGATAACGAGGTTCGCAAATCAATTTTGCCAATCGTCGGGACAGGTAGCGGCCGGTATGGTCTCGCGTTGCGCAAACCAATGTATGTTTGTTCCGGCGTTGAGTAGCGGCCGGAAAAGTCAGTGCTGACACCCGCGCCGAAAACAACCCAACCGCTGACACCTTCGTGCAGCGCTTCAATCGCGTAGTTGACGTTTGTTGCGACGGGCTTTGATATCGACACCGCCGCGATTGTCGTGTTGTTGTTTGTGTCGGTCAGCGAGTCCGCGGCACCGAAAACAACGGTCACCAAATTGGGCGAGACTGTAATACCTTGCACGTACAGATACTGCCCAAGCGTTTCTGGAAACCGGATGTGGCAATCCACAATGATATCTTCACGAATAAAAGCGCCAGCGTCGTCAACGCCGGTGCTTTTATCGTCAAGCGGATATCGCCGCGACGCTTGCAGGTTGTACCAATTTTGATTGCGAACCGGCATACTTTAATCCTCGTCAAATAGTTACCGGTATTTCGCAGTCGAGTATTTGGCTGGCTTCAATAACGGCTGGCGGGTCGGTGGCCTTGCAACCAGCGTTGATTGGGCCATACCTGTCTACACCCGTTAATACGCCGCGAATGGCGTACGGATATTGCGGACAAAAGCAAAGTCTAAATTGCGCATACACAGATGCGCCGGCGCCGACAGTAGGAAATCGTACCGAGAAAACGGGCCAGCCGCCGCTGACGTCCGCGCCGCCGCTGCGGTTGTCGGCCACCATCTTTGTATATTTTGTGTCGAGCCGGACGCCTCCGACCGCAGGCGTTGAAGTAAAATTTACAGTAAGTACGACATTTTCTGCGCAGTCGTCGCAGTGGTTGCAGTAGAACAACACGACGTCCATGCAGGGGCACGGCTGCGGCACAAGCAACAACTCAAACGGGCGACGATTGCGGCAGTCGCGACTTTGTTCCCAGCGGTCGATGTTGGATTCGTGAAGCGTCTTAATCTCGGTGACGCGGTCGCCGATGTCGCGATAATAAAAACCTAGTTGCGACATGTACTTTGCCGTGTCGAGATAGTCGGCGCACGCGCAGCACGGGGCGCAATCGGCGCCGACAGCCATGACAGATCGCACAGGTGCGCCGTTCACGTTTTCGTAATTGTGCGGCGTACTTCCTGTGTATGCCGCAGGCTTTCGTACCCAAAGACAGTCGTTCGCTGTGAGGAAGATGTTGCCAGCGTTGTCCGGTTTGATGCCGTTAATCGTTTTAATTTCTTCGCCCGTAATTTCTGGGCATATAGGAATTACTTGATCTTCGCCGGGCGGACATACGTTCGTCGGATCGTCTTCTTCGCAAATACCGGTAGCGCACAAACCGTATTGCCCCGCGCCGCTGCCCGGACTTACGACAAAAGACACGTCAGTGTTTTTTCTTAAATTGACTGTGGCCGTGTCAGCCATAGTGATTTCGGTGTTGTGGCCGTTTACAAAACTGACTTTTTCTTTAAACCACGGCGTTATGCAATCTCCGTTTTGTACGCGCATAGCAAGTATGCGTTTTGGAATCTTCTCTATCGTCCGCTCGTCGAGCGTTGCGTGCCGCGGGCAATACTGTACTGGGCGCGGCGGCAGTTCGATGTTGTTGTGTACTTTGTCGTACTTGACGGCGCGGCACACTGCTTCGTTTGGCTTTGTCGTTTTGCGCCACTCGTAAATTGTGTAATAGGCGCCCCACGGTGTTGCCGTGAAGTAGTCGGCAGTTGTAGAGTCGAAGATGACGCGATCTTCGCTGTCGACAACGAGTAGGTCGGCGGCGTGCGTCGGTGTCGGGATCGCGACGGCTTCTGTCGGTGCAGCACCGTCAGACCACGCGTCGCCGGTGCCGAAGCCGTACAGCCAGTGAATGCGCAACGGGTTTTGCGCCACAGGCTGCGAACGGTAATAGCCGACGTCATCGTATGACAGGTAGAAATCTGCAAATAGATTTTCGACGTCGGCGATAGCGAGTGTTTGTATGCCTGCACCCGGCGATACAAATGGGTAATCTAAACCGCTTTGCGGCTGGACTACGCCGATGCCGAGTCCGCCGGCGTCTGGATCAGTAGATTGCCCGCTCATGGCGCACCTCAGCCTAACCCGCAGCCGCTATCGTTTAACTTACTGCCAAGTACAACCATAGACATTTGTGAAACTTCAGCGCCAAGACGGCTGACAAAGTTTTGTAATGTCGTAACGCCGCTTGTGAACAATTCGAGTTGCAGGTTTAACTCGTCAAGTTCTGAGCAGCCGCAGCATGGTTGCGCGCACGTATCTGATAGCGTAAGGCTGTTGGTGCCCGGGGTGACGTCAACACACGTGTTCGTGATAATAGTGAACGTACCGTTATCGCTGCACACGCCGTTGATGCAGCGAATGCACAGGCCGTCTTCGGGCACTGGGCATACGCAATCGGCGTTTAAGTTGGCTCCGTCAATCGCGTCGAAAATGATCTTGGTGTCTTCTTCGGTGTAGGCTACGCTGAGGCGAATATTGCTGCCGGCGACAAGCGTTACGTCGCCGTAGATGAAGTCTGTGATTTGCGCGTTGTTCTGTACGCGCAATCTAGATACGCCGCGAATAGCCGGCCGAATGACGTCAGGCTCTAGCGCGCCGCCATCTCGTGTAAATGTGTAAAAGCCCGGCGGCAGAATGTTGATCTCGTCAAGATTGCCGATAACAACATGCCCGATAGTGTCGTCAAATGCGTCAATACCGCCGAGCGCATACGACCTGTTTGGCGCAAATGACGCACGCGCGATATTTGCGCCGGCTACATCGACCGCGTCGCCCGTCGGCGGGGCGTACCCAACAATGATATTAAAACCTGTCGGGCTTATGAGCAGGTTTTTTAAAAAGAACCGACCAGCGTCAATTTCGTTGGTTGCGCTGATAGGCAGATACATCGCAACGATAAAGCCGTCGGGCAGCCGAATGACGCCGCGTGTGTCTGTTTTGGTAGCCCAATCGGTCAGCGGATAAGAGCGCTGCGAGTTGTGGTTGAGCCATTGTAAATTCCAATTTCCAATCGGCATGGCTCACCTATCATGTTGGGGCGCTACGCACTATTCCGGCGATGCGGAGTACTCCTACGTCATTATCGTACTGGTCAGAAATATCTGACCGGCGTTCGATAGTGACCAACACAGTGTCGCCCGCCTCGACGTCGAACTCGTCGCTGTTGCACTCGACAACGGTGTCAATAAGCAGGGAGCGCGAAGAGTCAGAAAAGTCTACGTCGGTATCTACGGTCGGCAGCGCTAACGCAGTCGGCACATATTGGCCTGTAACAGTGTTTAATACTCGCGGGCGCGGTAGCCGGCGATACGACATAAAAAGTTCAGGGAGTAATGCAGCGGATGATGGTGTTCCGCTGCGGCCGAAGAGTCGCACGCGAATCTTCATTTTCAGGCTTTGGTCTAGGTTGGCTTCAGGTACGTTTAACCTGACGCGCAGCAATGACGACTGTCCGGCTGGGAAGCCCAGATACGGGATGTCCATGTAAAGTCGCTCAACCGTATCGCTCAACCGAATGATTTGCGGAGAAATTTCGCGCTCAACGAGGTTGTCTGTGTAGTCGACGCGGACAACGCCCTGATGCACAGGCACGTTAGCCGCCGTAGTGATGCCGAGCGCAGTTTTTTCACCTGCTGTCAAGTTGCGCATGCTTGCTGGCGGGCGTGTGCCGGTAATGACGATAAAGTCCGGCGTTGTTGTTACAAGACCTTCGGCGATCCAGCCGCGGGTCAGTTGGTGGCGGTTAACTACGTTTTTGATTACCTGTCCGCCCACGGCTTCTTGCGGCCGAATCTGTAAATCAAGATTCAACTTGAGATCGCCCGTGCTGGCCGGCAGATCGTCGCAGTTTGTAATCGCCACAGGGCTGGTAATCAATTCGTCGCCAACCTCGTCGGTATCGGGCATGAGGCTCGTAACTACAGAGCGATCGTTGCCGAGGAGCATGCGCAGGTATATGACGACGACACGCATGACTTCGCCGCGTGGGCATTCGTCACCCTCGTTGTTCGGGAAACTGGTGTCGGGGTCGTAATCAGCGGGCCACGGGACGTCGCCGTAGCAATCGCTCATCCACCAGATGCCGTTGACGTCACAAATCGCAAGGCCGGCTTTACCAAGCGGAATCTCAGTCGCGCCGACAAGTTCTTGACCTTTGTCCCAAATCATGGACACCGACTGAATTGGGATCGGCGGCCACACGCGATTTAACGCGTTGTGCTTTTTGATGTTGTAACCAAAAATTGCGCCGGCGGGCGCATACGACGTGCTCGCGTCGTCGGGGTCGCGACGGAAAGTCGGGTGATTTGCCGGGAGCCAGCCTTGCATTTCCGCGTCGGCGTCTTCGATGACGTGCCGCTGCTGCTCGTCGTCGTCGGTCACGACGGTGTTGGTGCCGGCGGGTCGCGGCACAAGATCAAACCGGTAGTGCGTGTGCTCTTCGACGTAGTCTCGCGACTGCGGCATGACGATAACGCGCAACTTGTCAGAGCAGTTATCGCGCGGACCTTGCACGTGGCAGACGACGACGGTGACCGGCGGTTTTTGCTTCGACAACTTGCCGGGTTCGACGGCAGACAAGTAATACTTGCCCGGCGCCACATTTGGCCCGACAGAGTTGTCGAGGTTGGCGAACGTCACGAGGCCGCGAAGCACGATGTCAGCGCGGTCGCTGGCTTTCTTCTTGTAGCAGATGCCAACGCAGTCGCTGGACGGCTGGACTGTAAATACCTGCGTCTCTTGGTCAACCTCGACGGCGACGAGCGCTTTTTCGTAGCGCTGCGTGGTCCAGTTCCAATATACCGCGTGACCCTCTTCGACGTCCGGAGAGATGGTAGCGTCAACCTCGAATAACGCGCGGCCGAGTTCGGCTGCGTCGAGGCGGTCTTTTAGATATTCAGTCCGTTCTTCCAGCGTCCGGTCTGGACGGCTAACGACACCCGCCTGAACGGGTTCCTGCGGCTGAACGTGCTTGATGTTGTGCTGCCAGTTTCCGGACATCCTTGTCCTCCGGCGGTAAATGTTATTCGAACGCGATTTCCCACGTTAAGCCGATTTGCGACGAAGCCTCTTTCGTGACTTGATTCTGCGGCAAGAAAGTCGTGCGCGCAAAAATGACGTCTTTCGTTCGGTCATTAAAGTTGGGGGCCGCAACCAGAGCCGCGGCGAATACCTTGCTTGTGCCGTTGGGGGCACTGTGGCTGAACATCTTGCCGTGAACGCCGGTCGTGCCGACGCTCTGCACAAAGAATGTTAACTTGTTGAGTTGTTGGTCGACTGGCAGATTAGCCTCGTACCCGGTCGATACGCCGCCGGCTGGTTCCAGAATCAGCGGGATACGGAGAAAGTCGCGGGTCGGGTTGTCGACCAGCGCGTTGTAGTAACTAATGCCAGTATCGCGGGCGTTCGTACCCGGAGAAATATCTTGCTCCGGGTCCATCTGGTTTTCGAACTCTAGATACACGGCTGAGATGTGGTAGTTCGGGCGGTCAGGGTTCGGGCGGTAGCCGATCTGCTTCGCGGCGATAAAGCCCCACGAGTACTGGATTTGATTAGACTGCGCCCCGATCGGGAGTTTTAACCCGGTGGCTTCGTCGACTTGCCACAACGTAATGTGGCCTTTGACGCCGTCTTTTGCGCAGACCTTATCGTCGCTCATGGTTTCCTCACTGACACGTACCGGAGAGTTTCGTTAAAAGCGCGCCTTTGTCTTTTACGTAGTTTTCGTCGACGGTATCCGCCAGCGGCTCGATTCCCTTAAAAGAATCGACCTCAAACGCAACCATCTTTTCAGCGTTAATTCGTTCGGCTTTGGCCGCCAGTTCAAATATTACAATCATGGCGGTCTGCGGCGGAATCACCTGCCGTAGATGTCTGATATTGTACAATCCCAGCCGATTTTGTCCCAACGCCGGTACGTCTATTCTGATAACAAAAACGTTGTTTCGCAGCACGTTTTCGATCAAGAATCGCAGGGGGTTTATCGTAGCCGGTAAATTACTCGCGGTCGGCTCGCCACTGGGCTGTTTGCGCTTATCTAACATGTGCGCCAGCGTGCCCAGTTTCCGGTTTGGCGGTACGCGCACGATTTGCTCGTAATAGCCCGGAGGGTCTTCAAGCGACGGAACCCACCGATACAGCCAGCCGGTGTCTACGGCCCTGTACACGCGCCCAGACAACCCACGTTCGGGGAATACGGCGAGGGAGGCGTACGAGATGGGGTTGTAGAAGCAGTCTTCCTTGACGGTCTCAGCGGCCTCTACGCCGCGCATATGCAGTTCGTTAAAAAACCGCTCGACGTCCGCGGGAAAACCGCCCAGCGGAAATTTTACAAACGTGTAGCCGCTGCGGTGGTTTGGGTCGACTTGTAGCGGTACCGCCTTGTTTTCAAATACAAGGTCGCCGTAAAAGCACGTAGACAGAAACCCGTTATCGAGCGCCAGCGCGGCCAGTGCTTTTCTGGGCTGGCAAATCTTGTCAGAGTCGAGCAGGATTTCGTCGTCGTTCTCGGCGGCGATGGTGTTGTAGGCGTCGTCGGACAGGAGCGTGACGATGTCTGGGCGGTCAACAAGTCCTTCGTCCGGCGGCAGGTTTGAGTTGCCGAAGAAGAACTCACTGATTTCGAAGCCGCGAATCAGTTGTGCGCCGGCAGTAAGTTTTTGCCCGACCGCCACCACGGGGATTGCGGCTTCTTTAAACTTATACACGTTTTTGTCCGTGACAATCAGCAAGCCGGCGGAATCATATTCGACGACGGCTACCGTCTCGACCGGCTCGACGACGATGGGCATGCCGGTGATAGCCGCCATGGCGAGGTCGAGATTTTTACCGGACATACCTCCCGCGACGAGGCTGCTGAACACCGCGTTGACGAGGTCTTTGTAGTTTTGGCTTGTGCTCAGGCGAATGCCGAGCGCGTACGCAAATTGGTTAAATACGTATTCGTAATCGTACTTGCCGGCAAAACCCCACAGCACAATCTCTTCGTCTGGTAAGCCATTAACTTGCGTTGAGCGCTTAATGATGCTGGGGTTGGCAAACGGGTCTGAGATAAACACAAGCGCATTACGCAATACGTCGATTGTGTAGTCGACGTTCTCTGCCATTGCAACGGTTGGGAATGTGATCTTGTTAAAGATTTGCGATACGCCGCGTAATTTTGCCGGCAACGGAAACGAGTAGAGTTCGTTCGCCGCGGCTTGGTCAAACGCGAGGCTAACCACGTTGTCGTTGAATTTACCGAAGTCAACGTCGAAGCGTTCAGTGTTCGTGATCGCGCTATTTAGTTCGCTTTTGCGCAAGACGATTGGGATCAGCAGTTCTTCGTGAAATAGCGGGACCTCGTAGCGGCTCATGGCGGCTACAGTCTCCAGCAAGTTTCGGTGCGTCTGCGCTACGGCATACGCGGTGGCGTCGGCATACGAATGTATTTGATCGATGCCGGTATACGTACGCGCCCAAAAACTCCCCAGCAAAGATATCAGTATCTTGCTGCGGTCCAGATCGGAACCGGGGTATGTGTATTCTGTTTTCATCGCTTATCAGACCGCGAATCCAGCAGCGGTGTAGGAGATTGAAACGTCGTCTACACCAGTGACGAATACCGTGGTTCGGCCGGTGACCAGCCGTTGCGGGTCGTCCGGTATGACGAGCAATGTGCGGTCGCGCAAATATACGTTTTCGCCGTCTGGGCGCCTGATACGGCCGAACATATCAATTTCGCCGATGGCTTGCCGGCCCGTTAAAAACTTGTGTGCCGCCGTCGCAATGACAGAAGAGTGTAATTGGCCGCCAAATCCGACGCCGGCAATCGCGTCTACAACGGCCTGCTTCATCGCTAAAATTGTGGCGTCAGACACGACGTCGTTGTTCTCCGTCCGAATCTCGAATGAAATTTTGGTAAAGCATGGCACCGCGCTTTTCACAAGGATGTCGGTGGCTCGGGGGCGATTATCTCGCGACGTCATCGTGTCGTGGATGTCGGCGACGAGCGGCATGCCGCGGGTAGTAATTGTGTACAACGCCTTGCTTTGATTTAGCGTCAAACCAGACGAGAGCGTATCGCTGTCTTCGAAACGAATGATTGCGGTCTGATACCGCGTGTAAACACCTTCAACAGCGTAAATAATGTCGGGAACGTATGTGATCTGCGCCAAGTCAACGCCACGGGCGTCGGATAGTACCGCGTAGCCGTTACTGGTTTTGTCCAGTGGCTTGGCGACACGCACAACTTCGTAAAAACCGGGGTGCAGGTCGCGCGGAAGCGGTACTTGCCAGATTGTTCCATTCTCTCCGATGCCGACGTACGTTGCTTGCAGCGTGTGCTCTATCGCCTGCGCGTACGGCATCGTTTGTACATAGACGTCAACCTTTCCGCCGCCGGAGATCGGAAACAGGCTGTGCTGGTCGCGCTGTTGTTCAGGATCGCCGTACCCCAGTATCGAGCAGTGGAGTATGTTTTTGAACGCCGGTTGCGCGCGAATAAATTTTTCGTAACTCTTGCGGCTGCCGATAGTCGCGGCCGTCAGGCCGAGATCGAGTGTCTGCAAGTATTCTTCGTTTGTAGCCGAATTTTTACCGGACACGAAATCAGACCCCGAAAATACTTCAGAAATGTTTCCCGGAATAGAGTTCGAATAAAACTTTGTGCCGCGCCTGATATTGCCGTTTGTACCGGGATCGCGCGCAATAAACGGCACGGTTGCGGCGTACGTTCCGTCGCCGACATCGACCATGACGCGCTCGTTCGCCGCGGTCGCGATTGAACCGGCTGGAAGTACGATGTATGTGTCGGTAGGCACGAATACAACTTCGTCAGCGACATATTCGACATCGCCCGGTAACACGGTGCGGTCGTTCAGCAAAAATACAAACGTCGCGGCGCCGGTCGCTTGTGCGCCCGGATTGCGGGTCACGTTAAAGTTCGACAGTACGTGGTCTACGAGTTCGTCTTCAGCCAGCGCTGGATTTTGCGTGATCTGAAGCAGACTGCGGCTCTGCAAAATACGGTCGATGTTTTCGCGGACGGCGGTATTCAATACGCTGTTAAAATACAGCACAAGATCGTGAAATACGCCGCGCGTAAGTTCTACGTCCGGATGCCGTTCTTGCATCAATTGCGCCAATGTCAGCAACGTGTCGGCAACTTTTTCAGGCGCAAGTTCCCGAAGGCTGGATATTCCAAGTGGCATATTAGTCTCGCGGCACTATTTCTATTGGCAAAACGACTTCGCGCGAATCTCCCGCTAGACTGGTAATTTTAACACCTAACGTCAAAAATACCGCAGTCGTTCCGCTCTTTTGTGACACATCAAAACCGGGCAAAATAGCCACATTTGTAATCTCGGCGGATTTGAACCGCTCGTCATCTGGCATCTCGTCGGTTTCTTCGGCGCGAAGGTTGTTTTTGATAGTTAAATCAGCCAGCGCGAATTCTGTGCGAACATTGATCGGCGTTCGGAAGCCGCCGGTACGCGCGACGCGCATAAAGTTGCAGCCGCGCGCCGGCAAGCCGGGCATTGACCCGCTCTCGGTCATGAATTCAAGAAGCCAACGTTGTGCCAGTTTTTGCGCCGCGGTTGTAATCTGCCCGGACGTATCCTTATTAAACAACTCAAGACCAAGCCGCCTCTCGCCGGGGCCGGTCGTGTTCTGTAGGCCAAGATAATCGTATTTGCGGTTGACGTAATCTGATAGCGCCATACGTCACTCCTTGATGCTGCCGAAGTCGATAGCCGTTTGCACGCCGTCCCTAAAAAACGTAAACAAACTTTTACCCTGCTGGCCGTGACCGTCTAGTCGACCATGCATTTGCGACGCGCAGCGGATCATGCTGGCGTGCCTAGTGCGGAACGCGCGCTCTTCTACAGCCATGTAATCAGCCTGCCATTTCATCGCGTGGGCGTCGCCGTGCGACCCCGCATCGTCGCCCCATTTTCCTACGATCTCTTCCGAATACAATTTGTTGATAGGGTTGCGCTCCCACGCCGGAACGTGCAGCGACGGCACGTCGAGCGGGTCATTAAACTCTGGCGGCACGTGCCATTCGCGGTAGGTGTTGTGGTTCCTGAAGTGGTCGGCGAAGTTGCGCGCTTTCTTTTCTAACTGCTTGATGCGCTCTTCAAACTTACCGTCAACAACGGCTTTACCCGGACTATCTGGATGACCCATTGAAGCACCTTAAAAGTTGTGTAAATACCGTTGGTCAATCATCTGTTGAATTTTTGCCGCACGTTGGCTGACGGCGCCCGGGGTAATGTTCAACCGGCGGGCAATGTCTTGTGTCGAAGCGCGGCGCCGACCGTTGCGCCCTAGCGTCATGTCCATGATGAGTTTATCAGTCGGAGTCAGGTCGCCGTATACGAAATCTAACCACGCGTCAGTTTGTTTCGTGTAGTTCGGCAACGTACTGGCGACGTCTGTGTTTGTGGCATCTTCGCTGTCGCCAGATTGCATTGCAGTCATACCCTCAGCGACCGGCTGATTAAACGCACGTATTTTTTTGATACGGCGTGTTGACAGCCCTGTCATGTCTGCCAGTTCGTCATCAGTCGGGTCTCGGCTCAGGCTGTCGCGAAGTTCGTTCTCTGCTGACGAGAGCCGCTGAAAATCTAAACCGACTTGCTCTGGAATGTTGATGATGTTTTGTTCTTGCGCGGCTGCTCGGCGCAGGCTCTGAAGTTGCGACAGCAAATGCGTTTTGACGTTGCCCTTTTGCGGGTCATATGTGTTTAAAGCCTTTAACGCCATCAGCCGGGCTTTGTTTTTTAACGTTGGGCTTGCGTTCTGCCCTGCGTAACTGCTGACAGCCGTGTCGATGATTGGTTGCACGGTACCTAGCAGTTGTGTGTTGATTTCAGGCGACGGGGATTTGCGCCACGTGTCAAAGATATCGTCAAACTCGCGCGACGCTCCGTAACGCGACTGTGTTGAGAACGGCGGTTCGACGTCGCCGAGAATTGACGGTGTGCTTTTCTGCTTTGCCATAAGTCACCTACGCTATCCGGTTACGTTGCCGGGGTTAAAAGCCGGCGCGCCGTAGTCTATGGGCGCGTTGGCAGCCGAATTGCCGTCTGGTTCTTGCCCGGCGATCAAAGGGCCTCCGGGCCACGGACTCCCCGGCGGCATTTCTTTATAGATCGGCGCGCGGGTGCCGACGTAATGCACGCGGCTATCATAGTTATTAATATCGTTTTCTCGCTCAGTCCTCACGTGACTGAGCGTGAGCGACGTGCCAGCCTGATGCTGTTCCGCGTTGATTGCGAACGACACGTTGACCACGGCGCCGTACATCGGCGTGTTTTCTTTGCCGATCGCGGTGATAGGCGGCATGATTTTGACAATGCTGCCGGGGGCGATATCGAACCGCAGTTTGCCAGACACTTCGCCGTGACGCTGCCCCAGAATTGCAGACTTGTACCAATGCGACGCAAATCGGTCGTAAATATTTAATGTCTTTTGGTCAACATCGTCTTTTGATTTGTTGAGATAGGTGTCCTCACACTCGCGATGCGGGTCTTTCGCTTCGGGGTTTGGCTGGCTGCCTTTTTGCGGCGCGGCAGTAGATCGCCCTTGGTAATTGAAATGATTTTCCCGCACGTAACCCATGGTATAGACAGGGTTGGCTAACCACGCTGGCGGGTCGCGCACAAGGATGTTGCCCCAGTGATGATCGTGATCTTTTGGGTCAACAGGGTACATGCCGGCGGGCCGGCAATAGCCGTGGATTGGCGCGAGTTTGCCGCCCATCTGAGATTGTGAGCCGTCGGCCTGCGGTGCCCAGTAAATAATGATACTGCTGATCATGTGCGCGCAATTTACATTGAAATTGGCGTAGTTGTATTCTTCGCCCGTGATCGTGACGTACGGCGTGTGCAGCCCCGGGAAAAAAGGGATCGCTTGTGCAAACTCGACAGACGGCGAGATAGCAAACAAGAATGACGGCCCAAGGTCGCCGACAAGTTTGCTCCAGAACGAGTTGTAGCCCATGCCGTCCATGATCATGCGGCTGAGGCCGTCGTGTGCCGACAGGCTCATGTACGCGTACGGCTCTCCCCCGTCGAAGCCTTTCAAGTTCAACGGCAAAATGGCTTTGTATTTTTCTGGCGCCTTGCCCGGCATCCGTCGTAGCGCGTTGATTGCGGCTTCGTTGTTGTCTTTTGGCACCCAACTGGCTAACGCGTCTGGTGCGTCTGACGGCGGCGGGTCTGGCTCAGATTTGTCTGGTTTTTTGCACTGAAGGCGTGGATGCTTCATTGCGCAAATTGCTTCAAAGATGCGTTTAATAACTTTCTCCCACAGGTCTGTTTCCATATTCGTTTTTGTAACGATAATGGACTCGTCGCCCGGTGCAGGGTATTTGTTATCAATAAGCGGAATGCCGCGAACGCCCGTACCTCCGCGACGAAGAAAACCTTCGCCGGCTTGCGCGCCACCACCGCCAGTAAGATCGGCTACGACGATTTGCGAGGCGGCTTGCGTCAGATCGTGCGGCGTGCCCTGCGACCAGTCGCCATTGAGCATGGACGAGCAGTTCAAGTCGTCAAGCCAGTGGATTAAATGAATCGTGTATGTGCAATGGTTGCTCGACCGCTGGTAACCGATACCGGCATAGTAGCCGTCAAAAATAATGTATTTACCGTCTTTTAAGCCGTCGGTAATCGGCGCCTTCAAATAGCCGTCTGTAGACTTGACTTCAAGATAGACGAGACAACGGTCTCGCGGCTCTAGTTTTTCGATGACGTCGTGAATCGTGGCGCGCTTTTCGGTGCGCACTTCCAGCCCCGTCGCCACCTCAAGAGATGCGCTCGGAATTGTATTGAGCGGAAATGAAGCCGCGACACTTACAATATCTTCGAATTTAGTCTCCCCGCCTCGGCGATGTTTGAAAATCGCTTCTAACTTAAATTCAGTGCGGATGTACGGAGGCTCTAATTGCGACGTCATTGTCGGCGTAACTCCTCTGTGCGGTAAATCAACGCTAATACGATACCGCCAAGTCTGTAAACCGGCAACGGATGGTCGAGCCAGAGATTCTTGAACGTCAGATATGGCTCTTCGTTTTTAAAACCAAACAACTCTAAGTTGGCAGGCTCGCCAATCATTTCAAGTCCGGGGATTGCTACCGGCAGAATTGGTTCTGGAGTGGCTTTCGTCTCCACAAACCAACGGGCGATAAGTCCTGTCTCCGTTTCGGGCGCTGGTCCAGACGCAGAATAAACTTCGATCAACGTCAGCGCGTCGTTCTCGCTTGTGATGCGACGCAAGCCGTACGGTTCTGCGGCAAGATACAGATTAAGCCCGGCAGCATATGTTTCCGCCTGCAAATTCCTGTCGCGTTCGGTCGTAATGAGCGATTCGCCAAGTATCGGCGCACGAAGCGACAACAGCAATTTGATATCTGTTTGCGGCAACGTCAAAACTGGCGGCGAGTCGAAACTTTGCACCGTCTCAACAACAGCCGGCTGCCGATCGCCGACGCGTTGCAATTTTAATTGCATGATTAGGTTGCTGTTGGCGTCGAGTGTTTTGTACAGATCGATTGTGTATTGCCGGTGCGCGTGACCCAACGAGTTCAGGGACTTCAGGCTTCCCGTAACAGTGAATCGATAAGGTGTGCCGTACGTCCGGTTGATAACGACGCGTTTGCTCGTCGGCTCGAAAAACGGTTTGTTTATCTCTGGCCAGTACGTTACGCGCGGATCAAATCGGTAAACGTACTCAGCCAATTCTGTCGTGTGCAAATACGACAAGAGTTCACGGCAGCGGTAATTCAAAAAATAGTTGTCAGGCGCCGATCCGAATAGCAATTTGCGCACAATACCAAGCGTCGGCGTTAGTTCTACCGGCGTGAATTCGGGCGGTACGTACTCGTACCCAATGTCGCTGTAATGCGTTTTGCGACGGGCTTGATTGAGCAGTAATGTTCGCGCGTGGTTGATCATGCTTATTCTTTTTGCGGCAAGACTTCAAACCGGAGTGTCCAGTACCCGACCGGTCCGGTGTCGCTTTGGTTTACGTCGAGTTTCATGCCGGTCAAAAACCCGTGTAGTTTGATTGGATCGCCGCTCGGGGCGGTGAGCACAATTTTGAGCGCTTTGCCGCTGCGCGCTACGGCTTTGTTTTCGTTGTAGTACTTGTATACCTGAAAGATTTTCGAACCTTCTTTTGCGCCGGCGCACGTTTTGAGAAAACCAATGCCGGTGACGGTCAACATGCCGACGCGATCGCCGAACGAGTAGAAGTACACAAAGTCATTGACGGTGTGCAAAAACTGATAGTTGCCTGACATCTCCAGCGTAATGCCTTGCAGCACAAATTCATTTGTAAAACTTTTGCCGTCGATTTTGATAGTTAAAAAGTCTTCGTCTTTGCAGCCTTGTCTGGTGACTTCGACGGCGCCGGTGCACGGCGTAAAAACCATGTTTGCCATAGGTCACCTACTACGTCGATGTTGTGCCGCTGGACGGAAAATTGGCTGCGGGGTCTGGAACTATTGGCGAGCCATTATTCGGCGGGTTTATCGGACGCTGTCCGATAAGTTCTAGTACGCCTTCGCGCAGATTATTAAAGTTTACAGTACCGGTGACGGTAACCGTACCTGAGTCGCCACCGCCACCACCCCCGCCTCCTCCGCCGGCGGTCGTAGTTCCAACTTGTTGTTGCGGCGCGGCCGTTGCGGCTGGGTTGACGTTCGCCGACGTTGTGCCCGACTTGCTTGCCGCTGCCGCCGCGTCTGGTATGGCGCTCGCGGCAGACTGTTCAGCGTTGACAGTGGCCGCGGCCTCAGCCCCGCGGCGGGCCGCCTCTGTCTGCGATACGTCGCTGCCGGGCGGCATTTGACCGTCTGCGCCCGGCGGTGTTTTAGTTGCCTCTTCCGGCGGTTTGGCTGGCGGATCGGCTGGTTTGTCTGGTTTTGTCTCTGACGCGTCTTTCGGCCGCGTCTTCTCGTCCATTTCTTTTTGCGCGAGTTCTTCCTTCTTTTTCATTAACTCAGCGCGACGCTCTTTGTCAGGCGCGTCGTAATCCAGCCAATTGTCCGCGTTGCGTTCTTCAATTGCCGCCAGTTCAGCGTCGACGCCAGCCATGTCGCTCGGCATTGCGGCGCCGGGCGCTTGTACGGCAGCGGCACCAGCAGCGCCGCCGACGCCTTCAACCTTGTCGGCTTTGATGACCACTGTCGTCGCGTCGATCTCGGCTTTTTCGACTTTCTGCGCGGCGTCCTTGGCCATCTTGTCCATGTCATACTTGTGCGCCGCGTCTAGACCCATCGCGATTTCGGCGGCCTTCTGTTTTTCGCTCTTGTCTTTTGATTGCAGACCTTTTTGATAGTCCTCTTCCGACAGCCCCATCTTTTTCAGAATGGCTTCTTTGCTGTCGCCTTCGGTCATGATCGCGTCTTCTAACTCTTTGCGATCTTTCGCGCTCATGCCTTTAAACGCGTCATCGATACCCTTCATATTGAACATCGCTGAGACACCGGCACGCAGCGCATCTTTATCTTGTCCTTTTTCAAACGCCCGCTGCACGGCTTCTACGTTCGCGAGGTCACCTTCCATGCCTTCGAGGGCTTTACCGAGGCTGCCCATTGCACGCGAACGCAATTCTTCTTGCGTAAGATACTTGCCGTCTTTTTGACTGCGTTTTGTATCTTTGTACTCTTTGTCAAACTGTGTTTTGTATTTGTCGCTCTTGCGTAAGGCTTCGCGCTTTTGTTCTTCTGTAAGATGCGCGCCACTCCTTAGACCCGTCGCGGTCGTGTAGGCTTTCTCTAAATCGTCACCCTTCAGATCACCAATTTTCTTTTCGCGTGCGTCGCCAATTTCTTTGTCGGTGATGATTTGCGTGTCGTCGCTGACATTGCCAAGTTTGCGCAATTCTGCAATGGCTGCGGCATCTCCGCCGGCGGCTTTTTCAGCCAACGCGTCGACTTGCTTTTTAGTTACCTGATACTTGTCGCGCTCTGTCGCGGCGGTATGCATGCCAGCGCCCATCTCGCCGGCGTACTGCCGTAAGACCTCATCGTCGCCAATCGTCGGCGCCATGGTCTTCATGAACTGGTCAAGATTAAATTTTTCACCCTTCTTTCCGATATCAATAAAATAGTCAGACGCCCGCTGGCCGATGGTCGACTCATAACCGATGGCGCGTTTTTCGGCTTCTGCGCGGGCGGCGGCGTTTCCTGTTTCCAGCATGCCGTACACGTCGCGGTTATGGCCATACTGCTGCGACATGGCGGCAAGGTTTTGTCCGTATAGATCGAACGCCACCGTGCCCGTATTGGCCACCATTCTGTTTAAGGCAAGTCTGTCGCCCGTCATTTTTTGCGACATTTCTTCGGCCATTTTTTGCGCAGTAGAGTCGTCTTTTCCTTGGGCTTTAAAGTGCGCGAGCAACTTATCTTTCATGTTGTTTTTCATGTAGTCCATTTGCGCTTCTGGACCCATGTCGGCTGAGTCGAGCATCATGCCAGTAATAACTTCACTGGCGCCCATGATTTCTCGATCGTCCATGCCTTTTATCGTATCTGTCCCTTCCATCATGTGCCGCACAGCGCCTTCGGTCGCAAATGCGCTTAAATTTTGAATTCGTTCGTGCTTTTGCGTCATGTACCCGGCGCCGGCACGGGCAAACTGTTGCGTTAAAGGATCGTGCAGCGAGGCGTGGAAATCTGCTTCTGTACCGCCCGACGAAATAAGCAAATCTTGGGCAGCAAATTGCCGACCTTCGCCGATCATTTCGTACAGATTCTTCTTTTCACCGTTGTAGGTGTATGTGCCGTCGGAGTTGGGGTCGTTGTAAGCAGCCATCGCTGCTTCCATTTCCGTTCCTTTAAACTTGTCCGGGTCCATCGCATAAACGCGAGCCAACGCGGCCATCGACTTGGCGTTGCCCGATGCGTCGCCTTCTTGCAGCATCTGCATCGTTTGATTTTGGAACTGTTCCTTGCTCATCGTTCCAAACGTATTGCCGCTAAACGCACCGCTATCCATTGCGGCTTTCGTCATGCCCATCGTGGCGGCCACATTTTGCATCGTGATGCTTGGCGCTAACCCCAGTTGCTGGCCGAGATTGCCAGCAACGGCAGACATCTGCGCCAATTGCTGCATGCCGGTGCCAGTTTCACGCGCTAACGTCCGCATTTGCCGCAACGTGCTCGCTGCCGCCGCGGGATTCATCTGCCCCATCCCACCCTGCGTTAACTGATCGAGCGCCGCCATGAGCGCGGGCATCGGGGCGTTGGGATTGCCGTTGTCTCCGAAGATGTTGCGAACTGCGGCGAGAGCGTCTGTGTAGCCTTTTATTTTTGACGATGTGCGGCTTGCGTCGACATTACCGGCAAGGGCTTCGCCGCCGGGACCTTGTAAAATTTCTTCGGCAGATTTTGCGCTTTCACCTCGCGCGTATTTGTCTGCTTCTGCCTTGGTTGCTTCGAGATTGGCGCGGTAACCGCCCGACACACGATCAAGTTCTTTTTCGCGCTCAGTGGCGTCCATCTCTCGGTACTTGCGCCCGGCATCGTCGTCGCGACTTTCGAGGTCTCGGCGCGCCATTGTTTTAGCGAGGCGGTCAAGCGTGGCGTCGTCGAGTTTCGTTTCGGCGATAGCGCCAACGCGGTCTTTACCAGAAAGCGCGCCAATGCTTGGCGGCAGAATGCCGCGTTGCGCCAAGTTTTCAGCGACTTGACTAACTTGTCCGGCCATGAAGCCGTGCATCTCGTCGACAGGCATGCGGTCGGCGCGAGTCTGCATCATACCAATCGACGTCTCGTTGCCCGCGAGCACGCCTGATTCTTTAATCGCGCGGTCAAACTTCATCAACTCTTTGGCCTGCGTTGCGGCGTCAGTCGCCGTGCCGCCTTGCACATATTTCTCGTACAAACGCCCAACTTCTGTGTCGCCTTTGTTGCGTAGCCGCGATTCAAGGTCGGAGTCGCCGACGACGGCGCGATCTTCCATGCGAGAAGCCTCGCGCAGGCGTTGCATTGATTTTTCATCGCCAGCGCGCGCTTTGTCGGCGAGTTTGTTTAAATCGCCTTGCGGCTCGTACAAATGCGAAAACACGCCTGTCGTTAAATCTTCTAACGACTCCGCGTCCATTCGCCCGCCGCCGCCCGGGTCGCGGCGGAAATAGCCGATGCGATTGATTGTGTTGCCGAGGTTCTGCACGTCGCCTTTGGAGCCGTGCAGCAGCGCCTCGACGTTTTCAGGCCCCAACGCCATCCCCATGAAACTTTTAACCATGGGGTTATTCAACATGCCGGCGATGTTCGACGCTTGCGACCGATTTAAATCGCTCGGGGCGTTGTTGGTCACCATTGACCGCAGGCCAAGCAGCCCGGCCGACAGCGAATCATTCTGGGCGCCGGCGAGGTTGTAGGTGGCCGCCTGCGTTTGCTGCTGATAGTTCCGCATCGCGAACTGGTCATACAGCGCTTGTCCCGGCATCATGTGCGGCATGAAGTTGCCGGGACCTGCCATCTGCCCCATCAGGGGCATGGCAAACATAGATATCAATTGCGACATTTCGGCATTGTTGCCGAATGCAAATTGCCCGGGGTTATACATCCCGGGGTACAGAAACGGCTGTTGTTGTCCGCCCATCATTGTTGTGGTTTCCCGCCGTCCTGCGCACTACCCTGCCGCCAAATTTTAAACTTTTCAATCATCTTCTTGGTTTCAGGGTCTATTTTACTGTTTTGGTTGTCTGTTTCGTTGCTTTCGCCCTCTGGTTTCTCTTCTTCGGCTGGTTTGGCTTTCCACGGGAAAATGTTGTCTTGCAGGTCTATTAACGTTTCTCCGGCGTTCTTTTTGACGTTTGCAAAACTATCTTCCGTCAGCCCGCCGTGGGCCAAATAGGCGCACCAGTGCCGGTGCGTGTGCTCCAGTACGTGCTGGTTCTCACGCCGCTGCATTTCCAGCAGCACGAGCCGGTGCTTGATTCGCCAGCGAGTATCCGTGGGATCGGCTCGGGAGTAGTCAACCGCTCCCGATACGGCAGCCCGCACCATGTAGGCCGCTATTCGATCCCGTTCCAAAAACTTGGTTCAAGTGCCATGGCTTCAAGGCCTTCAAGGAGCCTTTGAAATTGTCGGAGGTGCGTGCCGACAAGGCGCCGAGTTGCTTCTTGAGCCAAGTGTTTATTAACTAAGTCTAACTGTTTGGGCAGGGGCGTGGCGAGCGGTTCGTCGCTATTGCCCTCCCACGTCATCTCTTCCATCAACGGGATCGAGGCGATGACCTTGCCTTTGCGGTCGGCGATCGTTTCAAGCGAGCATGCCAGCCGGTAATCCATCATCTGCACAAACCATTCGGCTTCAGTGGCTACCTTGTTCTTCTGCTGGTCGAGCACGAGTTGGCGATAGATCAACTTGTTCTCTTCAGCCAGCAGGCTGCGGAACGTAATGACGATCTTTCCGCCAAACAGTTCGTACTTCTTTTTGAATCGTGCGCCGCCCAACAGCGTCGCAATGAAGTCTTCCTTGTCGCGGTCTGTTGGCATAACTTCAAACTTCTGCCGCATGTCCCAGCCGCAGCGCGGGCAATACGCGACAACCGACGGTTTGAACTCTGCCGACTCCGGCGCAGTCGCCTCTTTGTTCTCTTCAGTTTTTGGCTTTTCTTCTGCGGGCTTTGATTCTTCTGTTTTTTCTTCAGCCGCTACCTGCTCGCGGTCATCGATAATTTGCGGACCTTCTTCCGTTGCGTTAACGATTTGCTTGTAAACTTCGCTTACGCTTTCGGCCATGTTCTTGGTTTGCTCGTTCAGTTCTTCGTCCTTCTTCTTTTTGCGGCCCAGTTCCTTGGCCTCTCGAAGCAGGCTTTCAATCTGATTAATCTGCTCTTCAGACATGACACCGCGGTCGATAAGCACATCGTCACGCTTCGACGGCGGCATCATCTCCTTCATTTTGATCATCAGAGTGCCAAGATCGGCTGGAATCGCTTCGCCGGTTTTCCAGCCAAACTGTTCAAGCGTTTTCTTGGTGAAGTCTGAAACGTACACATTATCAACCAGTTCCATGGCGCATCCTTTTTACTTACGCGGAATAATCGGGTAGTAGCCGTTGATGATCTTGTCGTTCGGCGCTTTGAACTCCGGATTTTTGTATTCGCCCGCCAAGCCGGGTGCCGGGTTACGCTCTTTGTCGATGTACCCGCCCTGCACTTGAACAATTTTGAAGTCTTGTTCTTTGTACGCCGGCTGATCTTGCAACCACTTCTTGCCCGGAAATGGATACGTCTTATCGCAAACTTTGACCGGCACCGGGCGCTCGTCCCACTGCTCCACCAGTTCGCCGCCGAGGCGTGCCATCTGCTGCCAGCGGTCTTCGTACAGCAAGAAGTCGGGAATTTTGTAGTCCTCGTCTTTTCGGAACGAGAATTCCATGATGGTCATTACGCGGTCATTACCCGCGCGTTTGTCGGTGTACCATAGTTCTTTTAACTTAGTCTCATTGATTTCGTCGCCAATATCGGGCACCTCGTCGACTATCAAATTTGTAAAAAACTCTACGGCTTCGTTTACTTTCTGCGTGCATTCGCCGGCGCAGGGCACCACAATTGGCGTTTGCTCTGCTTTCCTAGTGAAGATATGTCCATTCGCGGCAAAAAAACCACCGCTACCGTTACATAGCACGTCGCCGTTTACAAACACGCTGCCCTCGGTTCCAACTGGCCCGCAAAGCAACGTCACGTTTTCTCTGAACAAATTGGAGCGTGACGTAAACCCGCCCTGATTCGCGCCAAAAAAATGATACACCCCGCCGGAGACGTCTACATAGTGATAAATGTTTTTTGACTTCGTAACGATCTCTTTTTCGCCTTTCGCAGCGTCGAGCACAATGTCGCCTTTCTCGACCTCGCCGCCGCCGGTCCGCAAATAGATATCTTTAGCCAGCGTCACGACGTTCGATTTAGGTGCGCGCATTACGATGCCGCCGAATCGAATATCGTCGCCGCACTTTTCAAAGTCATACTCTATTGTTTTGCTACGGCTCTCAAGCAGAATGCCGCCCTCTCGATCCGACGTCTCGTTACCGGCAAGCACCAGCACATTACGTTCGGCTTTAATGCGCACGTTCTTTTCTGTGGCGGAGATATCAACAGTCTTGTTGGCGCGAGCAATGACGTCGTTCCCGGCCCACGCCTGCACGTCACGCCCGCCCTTGAGCCACACGTCGCCCGGCGCAGAGATAAATACGCAGCCGCCAGTCATGCGGATTTCACTGCCGTAACCGTCGCCGATTACGATGCCGCCGTCGTCAAGCAGCGAAACAAAAGACTCGGTTTCGTAAAAGTTTTGCGGATTTTTCTTCGCGTAACGGTGGTCGATGTAGAAGGCTTTAGGCTCTTCTTCCTTCAGGTACATTTGCGCGCCCTGAAGCAATTTGAACTTAGGTATCTTCTGGTTGAAATCTGCGTACGGAAGTTCTTGCTGCTCCCACGTCTTGTAGTCTTTGGCGTGCCAGTAAAACGCGTGCAACCCAGAGTAGTTGTATAGATAACCGTGCAAGTCGAGCAGGGCCGCGGCTCGCTGAAAATTAGGATACTTCTCGTCGGTCGTCTTGATGGTGCCGGTGATGTCGTGATCCGGCCCGGCGCCGAACATGCTAGCGGCTTTGTAGTTCTTCTCTGCCTCGTCGCCGTTCTTGTAGTCTTCGGGGCGTTTAATACGCTGCGGAAACGGCAACAAGATGCGCTTCGAGATATGCACGCCCTTGGCCGATGCGAGGAACAATCGCCCGTCTAGCGATTTGTTCTCCTCACTCAAGCCGTATACTGGCTGCTCTTCGTGGTCTTTAAGTTTGTCAGGACCACCTTCGCAGTTGTATTTAAGTTCGCCTCCGTTGCGCCGCGGTTCAATTTTCGAATCGTACGGCGTTTCGCCCTTTGGGCCGGGGACACCCTTATACGTCCAGCGATCTTGTCCGTACGGCGGCGCATGTACCAGTTGCCGCATGCCTTGGCCGAGATAGCCAAAGAATACTTGAGAGCGATGATACGGCTGCGCGAACTCGTGCTTGTTTTCCCAGCGCGAATAATACGGCTTTTGTTCAAAGCAGTGATAGCAGCCGGGTTCGTATTGTTCGATAACAGGCGGCCCGGGTCGTAAAACACCCATGCCCTCCCACGGGTACGGCGTGTAACCTTGCGAGTCGTTGCACTCCGCCTGATCCATGTAGGCGTCGCGCTCGCTGCCGGCCGTCCAAACCTGCATGTTGTAACCAGCAACGCGCAGCATGTTGTCGTGGTAGAAACCGTAAATGCCGCAGAAGTCATTTACAGCCGCCTGCATCATGAAGTCATCGGCGGTAATGCGAATACCGGTCGATGTCATGACGCCCCACTCGCCACCCAAGGTTTCGTCGTATGGGCGCCAGTTCGAATAGTCGGCCATATTCGAACTTTTTTCCTGCTTCAAATGCTTCTTCTGGCAGTCGTCTACGCGATTACGCGAGCACTGTGAGATGTAGTCTTGAAAGCCGCGCTTACCACAATCAAGCGTGTGCGGCACCGCCCCGAGAATAAACCCGCGGTAGTCCTTGTCTTGCACCATGACAATGACGCGGGTGCCCGGGATATAAGTATTTATTTCAGTCGAGCCGAATGCCGCCGAACTGGTGTGCGACATGGCCGCGGCAATGATCGGATTATGTCCGTGGTCGGGATGGACGATGTAGCAATTGGCTATCGACGTGCCGTCGTGAATGATCCCGGTCAGCAACCGGCCGGTATCTTGAAAGCCTGTCTTGTAGCCGACCATGCTCAAGAACGGGTCGGCTACGGCTGCGGCTTGCGCCCCATAATCACCCAAAACGCCGCGCCCAACAATTTGCTGCAATACAGATCGGGCGGCTTGGCCGGGGTCGTGAAAATACTGCGTCTGCGCAGTCGGTCGCTGGCCGACAGCAGAACCCTTTTGCGTGTGGCCGACAGCGCCGCCGGTCGCCTTGCCGGCGGCAGCGGACGCGGCGTTCATGACAATGCCGCCGACTGCGTTAGTAGTCTTGCCGCCGCCAATTAAAGAGTTGGCGACATTCGCCGCGGCGTTAATGGCGGACGGAATGTCGACGCCAAAAGAAGTTTTACCGCCGCCTCCGGCGGCATTTTCATTGTTCTCTGCCATTTAATCCACCAATTAAGGTGTGGTTACGGGTCCGAAGACCCCGGGCCGAAGCCCATATACCTTAAACGGCGGCTGCGGAAACCGCAACCGCCGTTTTTCGGTATAAGCCAGTACTAAACTAAATCAGGTGTATTCAAGATCGACGAACATGAATCCCATGGATTCCGTTACGACGATGTCTTGAGCCGTGACCGACGCGCCCAGCGAGTTCAACGTCGCCGAGAGCATCTTGTAATTCATCGTACCCTTCGTGCCGCCGCAAGACGACGCGCCAACTTCCATGTTGATGTGGTTGTCGGGCGCTTTGCAGATATCGCCGAACTGAGCAATCATCGCCTTGAAGGTCGCCGAACCGCCGACGATGCGGCTGAACTGCGCGGTACCACGGCGGCGGTCGCCGACGTAGTAAACCTTCGAAGAGCCAATCTCATAAATCATGTTGACAGTGCGCTCGCAGGTAAGTTGCGCCTGCTGGACGAGCGCGCCGTCGGCACCGCCAGCGGCACCCGGGAACGTGAGTTTGACGTCCTCAGCCCGGATGACGCCGTTGAGCGCCTGTGTTGTACCCTGATAGACCGATGGCATAGTTGTTTAACTCCTTTGGACTTTAATTTTTTGTCAGACAACCAAGTGCAGTTCAATGTTGTTGAGCGGCGCCGGAACGACGAGGTCCAGCACAATCTCAATCCGGTCCTTCAGCAACGGATGGACTTGCAGTTTCCGGATTTCGCCGGAGATCAACTGCGAGCCGAGTTCTTCCGTGTTGCCATTGTTGGACAGGAAGTTGATGATCGTCTCAACCTCGAACTTCAGACGACGCAACATGCCGGGCTGCACGTTGGTGCGGCCGATGAACGGACGCAGCCGACGCAAGAACAGGTACGACATCGAGTCCACATTCCGGCGGATCATCTCTTCCCGACGATTCAGGTCGAGATTGTCCGTCGTCAGAGCGTGCCGTGTGTGCGGGGTGCCGTCGCGGTCTTCCGTGACGATCCACACGCCGGCTTCCGCCATGCGGTTCAGTTGCGTTTCGTTGAAATACTTGTAGGACCGCGTGAAGTCGTCGAAACCGGCGACCTCAACGTTTGTCAGCGGCTGGTGGGGCACCACGCCGGAGACGAGACCAGCAAGCGCAGCAGCGAGGTAGTAGCCGGGCTGGGTCGTGCCAGCCTCGCCTACCTGATCGGGCCACACGGCGCACACGCGACGGTTCGACAGCGAACCGGCTTGCTGCGCAATGTCTTCCGCGATCTCGTTGCGGTTCCGGTTGTGCCAGATTTCAACGCGCTGAGCCTGCGTGACGGGCGCGTCAGCGCCGGTGTACAACCGCAGCGAGTTTTCCGACAGAACCTGATCAACAACGTACTCTTCGTACTGCTCTTCGCCGTACTGGTCGACAGAGAAGTTGTAACGGACGATGTCGCCGGGCTGGACTTGGTTGGTAATGAAGTAGCCCTTGGTATCGTTCGTGCCCGGCGGGACTTGCAGCAGCGTGTACTGCGAGCCTGTCGCGTTCGGGTCGTCCGCCAGCGTGGCAAGTACTTCTTCCATCTCGTTGTCCAGCACGCCGCCGATCAGCGCGCCGTTGCCAACCAGAAGTTGCTTCGGTTGCGCTTTGAGCGCGAAGAAGCCGGCCTTCCAGTTGTTGGCAATCTCGTTCGACTCGCCGCCGATGTGGGCAGCCCAGAGGTTCTGGACCATGCGGTCGAAGGTCATCGGGACGAGGTTATACATGTCGTCGCGACCCTTGATCCGCTCAAGAACCTGCACCCAACTGTCGAGGTCGGGGCCAGTGATCTTGCCGGTCTCGTCGAACTCTTCCGGATGCGCCACCGCGGTGTACTTCACAACCGTGCCGTTGCTATTGGAGAGCGCCTTGTAAACGCCCCACTTCAGCGGGTTGTCAGGGTGGAGTTGGCCAGCAAGATCGTCGAGGTCGGCCACGTCGCTGATCGAGTTAACCTCGTCAGCCAGTTCGGCCAGCCACTCGCGATATTCGGCGTACACGCGACCCTTCTCAACCGGCAGCGGCTGCTCAACACCGGTGGCTGTCCACTCGGGGTGATAAGCCGTGATACCTTCTTGAATGCAAATCTGGGTGTCTTCGAACCAGAAGTTCGTAAGGCCAGCGGTTTCCGGACGGACGCGCGAAATCTGGATGTCGTCACGGATGAACAACTTCAGATCAAGCGGCACGTTGCGCTCGGTGTTGGCTTCGTCGTCGCGCACGAAGTAGATCGGCGAATCGCCGACAACAACCGTGCCCGAGTTCGTCACTACCCAGCCAGAGCCGCCGTACGTGGTACCGCCAACGACCGGCACGTAAACATTCTTTACGATTTCCGACGTTTGGTTGAAGTCCGCAGAACGAACCCACGAGGGTGTTTCGCCGTCAGCCACAACGTACACGCCGTTTTCGGTCGGGTCCGTCTGGCCCACAACAAGCACGCGGTCGCCGTCTTCGAGAACTACGTCGTCGATCGTCTGCGCGCCGGAGAGAACAACGTTCTCGTCAGCCACAGCCGCAACCGACGTTTTAACAGTCGAAGCACGGACGTACGTGTCGCGCATCTCGCTCGGGAGGTCATCGCGGAGGATGAGTTTCCGCACCGGACCAGCCTTGCTCGACACGACGGCCACGTAGAACTTGTCGCCCTTGCGCAGGCCGACGTTCAGGTAAGCCTGAGCCGAAGCGCCTGTGCCGCCGCCACTTGTAAACGTTACCGACGGCGGATTGTAATAGCCGCTACCGGGGTTGGTGATGGTGATACCGTTAACAACGCCACCTCCGCTGATCGTGCACGTGGCTGTGGCCTGCGTGCCGGTCGGATCGTCGGGAGCGCTGAGCGTCACGGTCGGGGCTACGCTATAGGTGCTGCCGCCGGTTTGCAGTTCGATCGACTTCACCGGACCAGAGACCTGAAGAACAATCTTCACGCCATTGGTGCCGATGCCGATCTCGCCGCCGTTCTCAACAACCTCGGTCGGGCCAGAGGCGTCGAGACCCTTGACGGTGCGCGCCGTTACTTCGGGGAATCCAAGCGTATCGGCCGCCACGGCGTCGAACTCGCCGCCCTTGGTGACTTCAACGATGTAAACGTCGTTCTTCGCGCCGTTGTACGCGCCGGCAATGTCGCCGTCGGCTTGCACGGTGTAAACGCCGTCCGCGGCCGAATCAGCGTCGGCAGCGTAGAATTCCTGAGCAACAGCCACGACCCACTTCTGGCCAACGACAAAAGTATCATAAGCCACGTCGTTCGAAGCCGCGGCGGCAATGCACGCCTCGGTGTCGAGCACGTTGAACTTGACCTTCAGGCCGCGTGTACCGATCTCGGTCCACTCGTCCATGTCGTTCGGCACAACTTCTTCTTGATCGTCACGGCCGCTGGCGCTGCGCACGCGCAGGCGGGCGGCGTTGCAACCCGAAATGGTGCTCTTGATGACCTGAATCGTGTACTCTTCTTCGACGTCGCCGGACGCGAGGCCGTTATACAACGAGCCGTCGAGTTCAACGAGTTTGACGCAGTTTTCCTTACCCGCGACTTGCAGGTAGTTGTTGTCAGCGTCGGGTTGACCGTCGTCCTCGACACCCGGGTTGGGGATACCGCAATAAGCAGCCGTTGTGGGCTGGTTGTCCTCATCGACCTGCGCCGGCTTGATGAGCGAGTCAACAAGGTCGCTGGCGAAACCGACAACTTCAGTCCACAGTTCAACTTCCGTGCACTCGCCTTCTTGATCGACAACCGTGCGGAGGTAGGCCACGTCGCCGGCCTTCACGTCGCGATCATAGAAGTCGCTGCTGCGGGGGTAAGCCGAAGTGTTGGACTTGAAAGAGAGGTCGTCAGACTGAATCCAGTTGAACTTACCAGTCACGTGAGTGATGGTTGTATAAGTGCTCTGAAGGTTGTGCTCGAAATACTTGAGCAGCGCCTTGTCCATGTAAACCTTGGCGTAGGGCAGGTCAACAATCGAACCGGGCCGACGTTGCGGCCAACCGTAGCACACGTCATTAAGACGGTCGTACTCGCCAAGAAGAATCGTCTTCTTCTCGTCGAGATCACTGTAACGGTGAAGAATGGCGTGCGGGCCAGCGATGTGGGCGCGCAGCGGTTCCGTGATTTCCGTCGGGACGATCCGGAACTCTTGGAAGACTAATACTTGTGGCTTGATGTAACTCGACATGCGAAGGCCTCCGTGCCTCAGTTATTTGTATGTGCGGTCAAGTGCTCAGCGAGTAGTATACACAACCACTCATGACTGAAAAAAACACCTCGCAGTAAATTTTAACCTGACAACAAATCTGATGCCTTGAAGACAATCCGCTTGAGACGCGGGACGTACGGCTGGAGCGACCACGCTTCCTCGGCCATGTACGACACAGTGATCGGGACGGCATACCCCTGCATCACCTCTTGAACTTCTCCAACACCGCCGACCTGAGTTGGCATGAACTTAAACAAGTCCATCTGCTCTCTGATCATCGGCGAGAAAAGTATTAAAAACTTGAACACCTCCGTAGAGAGAAATTCGGCCTCGGCGCCATTTTGGGCAAGACAGAACAGAGTGTGACTGCCTTCCCAAAAGCCGGTGTAACCTGTCTCTCCAGTATAAAGATTTTCAATCGACCTGTCACCAATAACGCGCGAAATCCACTGCCAGTTGTTCCTTTTAATTAGAACAGCCGGCCGCTTGTCCGCCATATTGGGCACCCATCTGGTAATACTTTCTATCAAAATGCCGCCGGAGTTCAAACCGTTTTGCGACGGTTGCCATGTTCCAATCTCTTGGATATGGCGGCGAATCCTTGGCTCTTCTATATTTTCGGGGTCTGAGAAGTGGCCAATCAGTAATTGACGCAAAAACCCAGTCATTACATGGGGGCGCATGCCGTAAGAGCAAAGCGCGCTTACCTTTTCGATCTTATTTTCCGGCCCAGTACCGGGCGGGAACTGATCGTCAAACTCGCTGTTGTCTTGCTCAGGATTCGGGCAGTCCGTCATCTTCGGATTCCTTTTTTGGCCAAAACGCCGTAACTGAGTTCATTTTCTCTTTTTTACTGCCCGGGCTAAAAGGCAATTGAATCTTGGGCAGCATCTTTAACGGCTTACCGCGCAATTTAATTTTGTCGAGTTCGGGTTTTGGGTCGCTCATATGTCCCAAAATCCTTTTTCGTCAGGCGTCGGAGGTGACGGGCGGCCGGGAATGCGAGTTTTAATCTTGCGCGTCATCGGAAACTGATGCGCTTGCGCCGGCGGTTCTTCTGGCGCTTCTTTAACGCCCATGACCGGCGGGTAGGTCATTTGCATCGCGGCTTCTGGCGGTTCAACTTCTAATTCGTATGTGTCAGGGCCGTACTCGCCGGGCTTCTCGTACAAAATAACATAATCACCCACGTCGAGTCGCAGCGATTGAAGCCACCGACCGTTTACGCGCGTCTTTGTCTTTCCGACCGCCAGAGTTCGAGCGATCGTTGTGCCGTGCTCGTCAAACTCGGCTTGTGTAAACACGTAAACGTCTGCGCCTTCTACCGCGCACCCTGCCGCCGTGGTATAAATCAGCGCGTCAGTGCCCGTGTAATCGTGGTCGACCACAATTTGTCCGCAACCCACGATTGGTAATGTCGGGCCACGGCGAGCCGCAGGCTCTCCGCCGACTTCAAGCGCGTAAACGGCGTGATTGAACGGCAACAGCCCCATGCGCACTTGATACACCAGCGGCACGCCCCGAAGCGCGGCAGTTACTTGAATTGTATCTACGGTCCAACGCTCATCTGACGAGCCGTTGACCCAGATGTCATATTTATTCAGTGCCGGAAAGCCGATGACGCGCGCGTTGACGTACGGGTTCTCGCGCGTAGTTCCCTTTACATTACTGTCGACCTGCTCTTGGATTACCTGCGGCGACAAGTCCCAGCATTGCATAGCCACGGGCGGGTGATAACCGGTTTCAAACCCCGTGCCGCTACAAATCGGGCAGTCGGCGTCGGTGAGTTCTTCTGTTAACTGGTCACGGCAGCGTTTGCACGGCGTACCGTAGCGCAGAGGCTTAATTAAATACCCCGGCACAGCCGCCAACCGATTCCGCAACTGTTCTTTGCGGATAATCTCTCGGGCCAGTAACCAATCGCGCTCAGTTAACTCGCCGTAGCAACTGGCGGCCTGCGAAACGTAAGTGCCAGTCGGAGTGGTCAGGACGACGCGGTAGTGCGACGTTATGTCGTACCCAGTTTCGCGCCACTCCGGGTCGAGCGCAAAATAAGAGTCTACAACTGGCGCGCCGATGTTGGTCCAGTCGCTGGCATCCCGCAGGCCGGTTCTACCAAACTGGAGTTGGAAGACGTACGGGCCTTCATCTCTAAATAGACGCTCTAACTGCCACCACACGCGGGAAACGCCGCGAGTCATGTGGTCTACAGATACACGGCGAAATGGGAAAATGCGTGGTTGGCTCATAATTTGATTATACCCGCGCTTTGATATCTAAAAAAAAGAGGTGCGATGTGCGCCGGGTGGGAGAGGCTAGCCATCTCTCCCACCCGGCGTCCCCTGTTAACAACCTGCTTTCGCAGGCTCGCGATTAACAGGCTCGTTGTTCGCCGGCCATGACGGCAACGCCTCGGCGCGCTTAACATAGTATGCGCGTCCAAGGGGTACAACGAGAAAACACGCCTGCGGCGACTAGGGCCTTCAGGCTTGGCGTAAAGCGTCGCGTACGACGCCCGGATTCTACATTAAACGCGCCTGCCTATCCATTTTGCGCGCATAACTACAAATCCGGAGTACTGTGTATTACGGAGAACACTTACCGGCGTTTCGCTTTCGCGACGTCCCGGCTTTGCGCTCCGATATCCCTGTGGATGCAGCACCAGCCACCCCGAAAAGTACCGCAACCGACGAGGCTGCGGCTTGTGTCCACGGGCGACTTTTCGATCGCCTGCGCTCGTTAGTTTCCGTCGCTGAATCTATCTTCCCGCCAACGAACCTGAATGCGAGAAGATAGATCGGCCCGCGCAAATTACCTTTTTAGTAACTCCGCGGGCTGTATTTACGTAAAGTTCATAAGACACCTCCTTTCGGCGTCGTACGTTGGGCAGATTACTTCACAGCCAAGCCGAAACCGTGAAGCATGGATTCCGTCGTGGTGCAACCAGACACCATCGACAACTTTTTCATCAACCCGGCAGACCAGTCCGGATTGAGGAAAGAACTGGATTCCTCCAGCGCCGCATTACGCCGACCCAACGAGGGCCGGTAATTATGCAGCCAGACGACTCGGAGCACCGTCT